CAGCTTGTATGTTGATTTTTTGTTTATATTTACACAAAATTTAATAACATTATGAAAATTAAAAGTTTAAAAGACCCAAAATTCAGACAAACATGGGGTAGTCACTCAAATACATCTAGAAGAGCTTTAAATAAGAAATTCACAATGTGTTGTGGTGTAAGGAATTGTAATTACTCATCTAGAGCTTATCGAATTACTGATAGTCAATCAAAGACACATAATTCATCGTATAGATGTCCTAAACATGGTGATACTTTGATATTAATCGGTGATGTTATGCAATTACCAAGGAATAGACGTAAAAGAAATTTATTAATTAAAAAATTCAGATAATTATGTATGAAAAACAAGTTTATCCAAAATTTATCATCTTAGTAGAAGATGGTGTTAAGAAGTTAGTAATCGGAAAATGTACTTTCCACAAAGAATTAGTTCCACAAACAGATAGAGATAAAATCATTAGTGGTGGGTGGTTTGAGTATGATATACCAAACAAGAAGTTTCATCTAATGGGAGATTCATCAGATTTTGGAGAGGCTTTAAGAGAAGATATCGAAGAAGCTGTATTAAATGATGAGGTTTATTCAGGCTACTTAATAAGAAAATTTGATAATCATAAATTCTCACACAATAACGGTTTTGATACTGTTGATTTAAACTAAAAATAAAACCCAACTTAAAAAGTTGGGTTTTTCGTTTGGTTACGTTCCTTGTGGAAGAGGCTTTACCAAACCTATTATGTAACAGTCTGATAAATAAATGGTGGACTGGTGAATAAATCAATCTTAGACGCACATTCCAAAGCTAATGAAATTCTTTTTTCAACACCAACTTCATTGTTTGTATTTTTAAACTCTTCGCTCGTAATTAATGATGCCTTTGCGATATCACCACCTGAACCGATTGCTAGGAAATCATCATGATATTCAGCCACTTGGTAATCATCCATGATATGGAATAATCTACCACTAAAGGCAACTAATAAATAACCGCCTTGGTCTAATTGTTTATCCCTTGCATCAACATGAACACCTCTTTCTTTGAAGAACAACTTTAGTTTTTCAACGAAAGTGTTTACCATGTATTCCATTTTAGGGTCGTCACTAGAATATTCAGAACTATGGAATGATGGGATTGAGAAACCATATTGTAGAATGTTCATGAATCTAAAAGAACCACAAGCACCGATACCAAAATTAATACCGTTACCGTTCTTTTTAATGAACATCTTTTTGTCCTTTCTGTTTTGAGACATTCTAGCTTTTCCCGAAGCTTGTGTATCACAACCCATATAAATTTTACCGTCTTGTTTTACTGCTATAATTGTACTCATACTATGTTTTTAAGATTACTATAGTGGTGTTACTTATGTGTGTAACGCCATGTAATGAATAATCACCAATAGGTAATTTAATACTAAATGTTTCCCAATTACTACTATCATTAGTATCACCAAATAATTTACCTTCTCCTATATCGATATTAAAGAATTTCTTATCAAACTCATAAACTAAGTATTTATAACATTCTACGCAATGTCTATCAATGAAATCCTGAACTGTAATACATCCATTTTCATAATATTGAAAAGAGTTATTATGAAATAGTGGCAAAACGAAAACACCTCTTTCAAAGCAGTATTTAACAACTTCTCTCATTTGGTCTTCGCTTAAATCAAATTTATGATTCCTTGGCATTTCTGTTTTAGGGTCAAAAACTTGTATTTGGTCTTTTAAAAGATAATCATATTCAAACTTATCAACCGATTCAATAGCATCAGCGACAATATCTATATGTTCTTTTCTTTCTACAAAGAAACCCCCGATTGATTTACTTTCGGGGGTATTGTATTTTATAGTAAGTGCTAACTTTTTTAACAATTTACTTTTCGATTATGGTTAAATCACCAGTTACACGAACAAACTTACCAGTTTCTTTGTCTTTGAATTTGTAACCATCGCTTGATTCCTCAGTAGATACACGACCTGTACTAGTCCATTTACCAACAACGTTTCCACCTGAATACATTGTTATTTCAAATTCGCTACCATAACTACCTAAAGAAGCTCTAGATGCATCTGTACAAGATTGCATACCTAATGCTACAGCAAATAATAATAAACTTCCTAAAACTACGTTTTTAATTTTCTTCATATAATAATTGTTTTAAAATTTTTACAAATTTAATTTAAAAATTCGTCTAATACAAACTTTTTTACTATTTTACTACAAATTCTAATTCGGGTAAATGCTCATCACTAAAATAATCAAAATTGAATATATCTTGATAAATATCAGACTCATCAGAACTTATCAATAACGGTACGGACGATTCCAATACCAACCTAACATCAGATTGCTTTTCTAAAGTCCTATCACTATTATTTCTGTAAAGTACATTAGATTCATCACCTAGACGAACATACCAATTATAGGGTGGTATTTCAACAGGTTCATCACTAACTTTGTGGTAATCAACAACTAGGTCTTCACTAAAGTCTTGCTCTTGAATTTCATTCCACTTTTGTATTCCACCTTCTTTTGTGAAAACATAATAACTTTGGTGTGTTTCTGTAAATAATACCATATTACTCAAATCTTTCAAATTGTGTTAAACCGTTGCCTACTATTAACCTATATCTGTTATTTGAATCGACATTTATGTACATTATACCATCATTAGTTTTAATCTTTTTTCGAGTGATTTTATCACTACCGATTAAGTTTATTAAAACTGAATCACCTTTAACATCAATAACAGATGCAATTGGTCTTCCTTTAAAATCAGTCAAACAATAAGTATTTGCTGTTAATTTCGGGTATGTTTCAAAAGTTACATCATAGTGATAAATTGAAACTTTAGATAATTTGATTTGAATGTTTCTTACGATAACATCATTATACTTTTTAGAAATAAACTTCTTAATATCTTTTTCAGGATTATCTTGTTCAACCATTACATTATCTGTGAATGTGAATTTTGTTTTGTTTTTCCCACCTGCATAAGAAATCTTATAGAATTTCACATAATATGAAACTAATAAGTTTTCAGGATATTTTTCTAGTTTATCCAAGAACTTAAATTTATTTGGATTTTTAGAATCTGTTAAATATCCTTGTGAGAAACGCTTTGCAAGTTTGAAGTTTTTATTAATTTCAAATACATTAGTACAAATGAATGGTATATTCAAACCATGTGGAAAATCTTCAAAAACATAAATTTCATCAATATAATCAAATGTTGTATCTTTTTCAGACTCTTCATGAATACCGAAATATCCACCCACACGATTAACTAGAACAGCATCATAACTATCTAAATAACCTCTAATATTTACAGGTGGTACAAATGCACCAAATGATAATTCTGAAATTTTTTGTTTCATATCAGATTCAATCTTATCAATTATTCTATTAGATGTTGTTTTTAAAGTCTCTTTTGAAAGATATAAGTAAAACCCTTTTTGGTTTTTTAATGTTACGAATATGTTATATTCGCCTTTGCCAATTTCGTCCTTAGTTAAGAATGCTTCTAATGTAAGGTTATTTGAGTTGAATTTAATTTTTTCCATTTTCTGTATCTTTTTTAACTTTTTCACCAATCATTTTAGCCATTTCTAACATATGTAAAGCACCTTGAATACTATAAAAAATATGTTGCTCTACTAAATATTTGTCTTTAAACTTCTTAACCAATCTAAAAGGATTTGGGTTTAACTCTTTATCAATATGTGATAAGAACTTACGCTCATCCAATAAAGTCAAAATTCTTTCAGAGTGAAAATACCCGAAACTGTTAGAATAATGTAGTAAACTGTAACGTTTCATTTGTGTGTTAAGTGTACTTTTATGTTTAACAACACCTTTTAGAGCGTATGTTTTTTCTGAATTTTTTTCGATATATTCTCTAGCAACCTTTCCTAAGAATTTATAACTAAACCCATTAGGGAATGTTAAACAAATAAATGAATCATTTGGTTTTAGTGAATTTTTACAGATTAAAGTATTAGAATCTTTGAATACCATGAACTTATCAAACTTTGACAAGTCGATAACATTACCGATATTTAAACCTTCTATTTTATCATCAATTTGATATTCTTGACCGTCAATCGCTATTTTTTCTAATTTATTTTGTTTCATTTGTAAATATTTTTAAAAATTTTAATTCATTTGGAAATTCTGATAATAACTCTTCGCCCAATTCATCTTTATACATTTGACCCATTTCAAGCGATTCTGTGACATTTAAAAGATGATTTAATCCATTCACACCTTCTTTTTTAAATACTTCCTTAAAAAGTCTGTTCACTTCTTCATACGTTGAATTTGACAGACAATATTTGAGTAATAATTCGTCACCAATTGAATATTTCTTTAACATCGAGTTAAAATCGAATCTGAATTTATACATTGGTATGATTTTCTCAGCAAAATCATTTCTTGAACGTTTTGTGTAAACATCTTTGATATCAAATTCTCTCAATCTAATATGTGAATCAATAAATTCAAATTCTTCAAAAGATTCAACATTATAAATAATATGTTGAATTATTGATTTATCACTAATTAAATCATACATCATATAATGATTATCTTTGTGTAATTTTCTTAATGCTTCGGGAATGTGTATTTGTGGTTGGGAAATATTAATAGTCTTTAATTCCAATCCATAGTATATTGTTAACGCATAAGCTTCAACTACGAAACCATTCAGTAAAAGTATTTCAATAACTTTACTAGTTGGGAGTTCATTAATTGAGTATTCAACCCTTTTGAATATCTTTCTAATAGCTCTTTTAACAAAAAAGTTATGTTTAACATCCAAGTAATCTAAAACACCTTCTAAATCACCTCTACTATCAACATCACAATAACGCGCATAATCAGCAAATTTTCTACCAGTATTGTTGATAATATAACATTGCTTATGCACTTTAAGTAGTGTTAATTTCTGTGTTCCTGTTTCATAAATATCAATAGATATTTGACCAATATGGTCTAATGCTTCGTCTCTAGTCATTTGGTTTATCCATTTTGTCGTAAATAGCCTTATAAAAAGCCATCACTAAAGTTAATATAATTGCTCCGATTAAAATATCAGAGTCGTTTATAACACCTTCATAAAGCAAAAACTTTGCTTTCGGTTGTATTACTAAGTCAAACAAGTATTGTAATCCTGAAATACCCATAATAACAGAGACAACATAAAGTGCTGTAAAAGGAATTGCTTTGAAAAAATCTCTATATTTCATAATTTATAATCCTAAAATTCTTAATGCTTTTTGTTCTTTTTTATAAGTGCATTGTTTAGCACCATTTTTTCTATTATAACGACCATCGAAAAATATCAAATCATCAAAATTATCATCGATTCTAAAATCCATATCACCGTTATAAACGTCTCTATTCCATATATAATTAATATCTTCTTCACATTCTATAATCAAAACAGTTCTTTTTATTTCCAACTCTTCTCCATCAAATAACTTAGAAAAGTATTCAGTATAGGTGTCTATTGGTAAACCTTTTTCTATTGCTTTGTTGTATAATTCTGTAAAAGTTTTCATATTGTTAAATTTATATACACAAATATAAAGGTTATTTTCAATATAAAAAAGAAAAACCACAAAAATTTTTAAAATTTTTGTGGTTTAACATTACTTTGTACCAATTAATCTAAGGACTTCTTCTACTTCCGACCTAGATTTATAAAATTTAGACATACCGAAAATAACATCATTCGAATCATAAACGATAAAGTACCATTTATCAGTTCCGTTATTATTCACATCATTATCAATGTGAATGAAATTAACGTCTTTGATGTTTTTCTTAAAAGTTTCTAAGTGTTTTTCGGGGCTTTTAAATAACCTTTTCGACACAAAAACCTTCGTTTCTCCTAACTCTATAAATATTTCATCATAGAATTTCCTTTTCTTAATTTTGCAAACTGCGGTGTTTTTCATGTTAATTGGATTTATTAATATATTGTATAGTTCCAATATAAAAACAAAATCTTCTTAACATTTAGCTAACATCAATATCTGTATTTGGTTTAGGTTCATAAACCTTTATTTTAATCTGTTCTTCAAGCCTCTCAACTTCTACTTTTTCAGAGCAATCGAATAAAATTCTGAATCCCTTCAAAGTTTTTAAATGCGTAAATGATACAGAATTTGTTGTTGTAGAGATTTTACAATCGTTAAAAAACTCTTTAACATCATCGTGAGAAGACCAATAACCAATATCATAAATATCTATTGAACCAAGTTTTGAATTACTTCTTGCTTTATAAATTAATGTTTTTGAAAATGTTAAGTATTCAACACAATCATCATAGTTCTTTACTTTGGTTATTTTTATACGATTATTACGAAGAAAGTTCAAAATTTTCAAACATTTAATCCAAGCATCTAAAATTTCTGTAGAAGGTTTCATTCTTTTACCACTAAGTTTTAGATTATCAATTAAATATGATAATTCGAACTGGCAGTTTTTCATAGAAAACTTTATGGATTTACATTCATTCATTGGAATAACACTATTCATGATTTTTCTACAATGTTTCTGAACATCCATAATCTCTTTTAGTATATTATACTTTTGGAAAATTTCTTTATTTCTCATGTTTTACGTTTTTAAATTTACGCAAATATAACAAAATTATAAATACTATCAAAGAACTTGATGAAAAATATAACCAATTTATCACCATCCAATCATATAAATCATTAAACATCTTTACTTCTTGCATCATTAAACTGTTTTAATAAATCCTTAAACTTATCTGTTATACTATTAAAATCATCAGTTATATCTCTAACATACAACTGTTTACCCCTTCTACCTCTTTGGATAGTTATAGTATCTGTTCGTTCACCTTTATCCAATTCCAACTTTATAATAAAGTTTGCTGACATAACACGAAATACATCTTGTAGGTCAAGATAATACCATCCTTCTAAACCACATTCATCAAAAAAAGGCTTTATATCATCCGTCCTACATTCCATTATTGATAATGTTTTTAAAATTTCACCTTTGTTATAGACTCCATCAAAGATGTTCCTTAAAACATCTTTGATTTCATCATCTGTATAATCAATAATAGTATCTTTCTTCTTACCTCTAAATAAAGGCTCTTTTTTAAATATACTCATTAACCTCTTCTATGTTTTTTATATGATTCTGTAAGTTTATTTTGCTCTTCACTTTCAACATTATTTTCCGTCTTCTTCTTCTTCTTCTTCTTTTTCTTATTCTTATCCTTTTTACTATATTTTTTCAAACCTTTATCATCTTTTTCATTAACATCGAAGTTAATAACATCGTCTTTAGGGTCACCATTCAACATAACAAATTTATCAGATTCAATAATTTTAGCAATAGCTTTTTCATGGTCATTGATATTTGAAATACAACTATCCTGAACATCAACCATTGGAATCATACCATTATAATCTGATGGTAGAACTAATTCTTTAGAATCAACATCTTTATAAAATCTATTTAAGAATTTTTCTACATAACTTTTTGAGGGTCTTTTAAACTCCATTTTGAAATCCATTCTACCCTTTCTTAGTAATGCATGGTCTAATTTTTCAGGGTGATTTGTTGTGAAAATAACCATCACATCATCAGCAGAAAATGCACCATCTAAACAGTTTAAGAATGTTGAGAATGAAAACTTAGACTTTGATTTTCTTTTATCGAAAGCTGAGTCAGCATCTTCAACTACTAAAAATGATTTCGGTGGTAAATTACGAAAAGCTGTTCTTAAATTATTATCATCAATGTTATTTAATTGAAGAAAATAAATAGGTCTATTAAAGTGTCTAGAAAGCGACATTATCATAGTTGTTTTACCTGTTCCTGCATTACCAGTAAAAAGATAGCCACGCTTATACATTAATTCATTCTCTCTGTACCACGACTTTCTATTAACAAATTCTTCCATATCAGCCATAAGAGCTTCCTTACCCTCAATAATAATATTTTCCAATTTCTTAGGCTCTACAACAGTTTCTCTAATCCAATCACCGTAACTACTTGATGAAAAAACTTCAATTGATTTTTGTCTAATCTCAACCATTTTAGTCTTGGCTTCTTCATGAATATCTTTTATTAATTTTGTGATTGCTTTCTTAGCAAATAACCCACTAATATGAAACTTATTGAAATGTGCATTATCAATACTATTTGCGTTTTCAAGCTTCTCACGACCTTTAAAAATCCTAATGAAGTTTAGTCCTTTACGGAAATAGAAAAGGTCTTCAAACTGTCTAAAATGAACCTTCTCATCCTCTTTTTCTATAAATTCACCACTTAATAAATCATAATTGGATGAATAAGCACCGTTAAATTTTACAACAGCCTCAACATTCCTATACTTCGTCTCATAATTATTATACAACCAATGCTCAAAATAATAAAATAAATCATCTGTCTGTTCAATAGTTACTGAGAATACAACCAAACGTTCAATACGTTCATAAAGTCTTTTAAGCCAAGGTAAAATATATCTCGGTAATGATAAGAAAAATGATGTTAGTGTTGAAAATACTAAACCACCTTGTACCATTTGGTTTGTTTTAACTAACTCAATTGCTTGTGCGTAAAGTTCTGAAATAGTGGGTAAATCCATAAATAATTCTAGTTTTTAGGGTTATAAGATTTGATGAATTTCAAACCTTTTTTAATTGCTTTTTTCGCGTCTATATGACCGTCAGTATAAAATAATGGCGGTTGACCTTTCGAATGAGGTTTATAAATCTCAATAGAATAGTCATTTATCCTTTGATGAGTGAATGAAATATTCAAATTATAATTCACACACTTACCTATTAATTTTTTTAGTTTTTTCATTTTATTCTACTTTTTTAACTTTCCATTTTCTATATGAATGTGAAACACTTTCAAACTCTTTTGGTATGAATCTTATAAAACCTTTATCAGATTCAAATACTTTAGGGAATGATTTTGTGATATTGAATTTATTCTCATCCCATGTATCAAATGAATTAAATTTACCAGTACGCTCATTATATGTGACTGAAATAAAACAATGACCTTGCTTTTTAAGTTCATCCATATTTCTACCTTTAAAAAGTGCATATTCACCTGCATAAACACAATGTCCTAAACGATTATTTTTGTAAATCTTACCTACCTCAACATCTTTTAATTTAACAGGTTTCTCTTCTACATTTTCAGTTCCATATTTGTCTGAAATTTCTTTCTTAAAGTGCATATCAACTTTATCTTTACTCAAAAGACAAAAACCTTTTGGTACAAAAATATGCTCAAAATCAATCATACCCATTTTATTAATATTCTCTACAGTTCCATTTTCATGATATAACATAGTATATGTTGTTCCATTTAATTTTGCAAACCTTATGGAATTATAATTTGATGAACTTGAATTAATTATTTTAACAACCTCATCTAAATCAACTATTCTAAAGTTACTTTTTATGTTGGTTCTGTCACCTCTTTTTGTTAACGCAAATATATACATACTAGAAATAATTTTCTGTTTTCAAATAGTTTAAAACCTCAACAATCGCATCATAAACACATCCTATTGAACTTTGTGATTTATGTAACGAAAACCCATTGAAACGAAACATGAAATTTCCTTTTTCATCACGTCTCATAAATGTTACTGGATAAATACCATCAACATAAATTCTATTACCATTATCATCAACATCATTCGGTAATTCTATTTCACCAATTTGCTCAATAACATTCATCAACTCATCAAATGAAAATGTGTATTTCATAGTTGTTAAAGCACCAAATGTTGGATGATAACCATTTAAATTTGAAGTCTTTAACTGTTGACCTTTAATCCATTCCATACATTCATCATAAGTATCGAATCCTAGTTTATATTGTGAACTACCTTTAGTTGCATAATACCTTTTTGTTCGGTCAAAATCACCTATTAAAATATTGTTATTCATAATTTATAATTTTAAGTCCATTTCGCCCATTATTTTCATCATAGTCTCATTTCTTTTTCTACACTTTTCAATATACTTTTCTTCACCGTCAGTAACCATTTCGTTGTAAGTATTTAAATCATATGATTCACCGAAATGGTTTTGGTATTTGTCTATAAATGCTTTTGCTTCATTATACATCAAATATTTTTCCCAACCTAACACATCATATGATTTGTGACTAAATCTAGATTCATTTTCTCTATGATAAAGTTGTGTTGCCAAAAATTGTTCATCAGAGAATAAAGTATCATAAATACGATTTAACCAATCATCATTCAATACTATATCAACATAATCTTCATCTTCACACTCAAAACCTGCTATTGTTAACCAACCATGTCCTTTAAAACTTGTGCCATAAAAATCGTCAGGCTGTTGATTAAATAAAACACCTGCTGTAATTCTTTCAGAATAAAAGTTTCCACTAATAGAATTTACATAAACAGATTCACCCATCAAGTGACCTACTTCAACTAATTCGGGTAAATAAACTATTCTAGAAGTGTTAACTTCGTGAATTTCAGTAAGTAATCTAATATCTTCTATTTTTTCGTTTAATGTTTTCATTTTTATTATATTTTTGATAGTGCTAATATACAACTTTTTTATTTAATAGAACAAAAAATTCGACTAAAAAAGTCGAATTTTTCTCCATCAATTAAAAAATAAAAAATGAAAACTAATCAGTTAAAAAATTAGTAACATATTGTATAATATCTTTTGTCATATCTAATGTTAATTTCTTAACACCAACATAAACAGCATCTAATTCAAAACCTTGATTTATTCTAGGTCTAGATTCAAACTCACCGAATTTTCGATAATCAATCATTATCTTAGAATTTATATCGATGGTTTTATCTTTAGTGTTTGTATAACAAAAGTTAACATTTCCTTCCTTAATACCCTTTATATAAGCTATTTTAACTTTAATATCATTAACACTAAGTGTTCCAATATCATTATAAATAACTTCTCTACTTGAAATAATATTTTTAATCTTTTCCGAAATTTTCTGTCTAGTCATACCATCACTAATAACAGGTTTTACTTTTATAACTTTCATATTTACCCTTGTATAAATTTAGAATCATTTATCCAATCGATGTTTTTTACAAGTCTCCTGATACATCCGCTTTTTGTCTTAAATGTTTTAACCATATCAGTTGAACCAATCATAGGAAAATCATAACCTGTTCTTCCCGAAACATTCAAATTATACGAAAGTGTATAACTATAACCTTTTTCATTACCGTAGCTATCATCATCACTATGCTCTAAAACAAAGCACTTATAAAAACAATTATCAGGTAGATTAACTCTTATGTCTTGACCACATTTTGGGTCTAATGTTTTTACTAAATCGAAAAATTCCTGTTTCGTTGTAATTTCTTTTGCATCAATAGTCTTAATTGCCATTTTTGTTTGATTTTTATTTTATTAAATTTGTTCTTAAAACACTCATTGCACAACTTGTAGGATGGTTTTTCCATTCACTAGACCAGTTAGAAATAACTCTAGTTGCTTGTATTTCCAATCTATCACCTTTATCTTCAATAACAACACCTTCTACTTTTTTATAAAATGAACTACTTGATGTTACATTTGCTACGATTGTTTGACCTACTAAATTTTGCATTTTTATTTTTGTTTTATATTATTTTATTGTTTCGAATACTTCTTTAAGAATAGCCTTGTGTTCCTCGTTAGTAACTTCTGAAATTCCTTTGTAACCCATTTCTCTAGCTTTAGAAATCATAGCTTTATTTCTTCTTGCTAATCTAGCATAGTTTACTGATTTCATTCTCGCTTTATCTTTTGCTGTGATTGTTACTTCTGTATTCATTTTATTTGTTTTAGTTATTAAATCTATACAAATATAAAAAACCTTTGGCTTTCCACCAAAGGTTTTTCATTTATTTTTAAAAAAAATTACTCTTTTGATTCGAAATATTTTTTGTATTTCTCTTCATGTCTGACTTTCAGTTCAATAGCTTGTTCCATATCTTTAAGCTCGCCACTTTTTACTTTAGTGATAACCTCATCAATTAGGTCTGCTGTTTGATAATCCACTCGTAAACCTACCATTTGAAGACCTACTAGAATTAAGTGTTTATCATATTCATAATCTTTGATTTCGACATTTCCTTGCATAATATTATTGATTTTCGTTTTTAACTTGATTTAATAATACACCTAAAGTATCTTCAAATCTACCACCGAATATAGCCGATGTCATTGCACTTTCAAAAGAATCAAAACAGTAATGGTCTATTTTTCTAACTCTAGGAACATAGTATGAAAATTCTTCACAATCTTTTTTAGAAGTTTTAAAAATCAATTGTTCATCAGATTCTCCCGTATAATGAGTTAAAATTGTTCCTCTGAAATTAGTATCGAATATGTTCCAAATATCAAGAAATTCATTATCGATACAATACTTTAAATTTTCAGGACTCAAATCATTTAAAATAGACATATTTTCTAAATATGTATGGAAATCATACAAATCAACTTCCATCTTTTTAAACACATCCATAACTAAGAATAAGTCTTCACTATAATAGTGTTCAAATCTTGTGAACTTATCTTTGTTCATACGTTCCTTTTCAGATTGTAAATATTCTTTTACACAATCCCAAGAACCATCATATTTAATGAACCATTTGATATAATTAGCAATTTTGTTGTTAGTTCTATTAACATTTAAGCTTTCTAGCTCCATGAAAATGTTTGATAAAAAATCATCAGATTTAACTGACTTGCCTTTGAATCCTGTTTCAAGTTTTTTAGTACCGTATTTAACTACGATTTCACATTGTTCTTTTAAAGTTTCTGTTAATTTATACATTTTTATATTTTTTAATTCTATACAAATATATGAAAAGAAAAAGTCATAACAAAATTTTTATGACTTTTTCTTCAAAGAAATTTTCATTGTTATATAAAAATATGTCTTTTCACATTTCAAAGTGCTTGTAGTTGAGCAACTTACAAACTGAAATTCCCATCCTCTTTTTTCTAAATATTTTCTCATTTCACTTTTTAGATAAGATTTATACGTTTCATCTTCGAAAAGTTTCTTTCTTTTCTTGAAAAGTTCATACTTAGAGTACTTATATTCTACTGTAGATTCTACTTGGAAAAAGTCATAACCAATATTATAATGATTATCTTCATTTTTCCAATGTTCTTTGATAGCCTTTGTTAACCCTTTAGAATGTGTCTCAATGAATTGCCTACAATACAATTTCATTTTTTCCTTATGTTCAAGGTTATATGTTACTAAATCGCTTAAACTTATCATAATCCAAATAATTTAATTCTTAACCTACCACATAATGATAATGGTATCATATTCATTTCAGTAATAATTCTAACAGAATTTACAGTTACATTATCATCAATTATCACACTACTCCTAAAACTAACATCAACATTATTAACATTCCAACCTAGTTTAGCAAGTTCTAATGTTATTTTATAAGATAAACTTTTAATAATCATATCGGTTTGTTCAATATAACACACAAACGATAAGTGATTTATTGTTATACTACTTTGTTTTATAACATAGTCTCTTGGTGATGTTATTTTATTTTGATTTTCAAGTGTATTAAATTCATCAATGAAGCTTTTATAATAATCTTCAACAATTTGTTTAATAAACCTATTCTCAGGACGATTTACCATCCTTTTCAGATTCCTCATCTGTTTCCGTGGTGTCATTATTTTCATACTCTAAACTAAATAAATTTGCTCCTTTATGTAAAAAATCAATTTTATCCTTTGTTAAATCGATTCCCAATTCTTCCGATATTCCCAATGCCAAATCAACATCAGAAATAGTTAACTCCATAGGCTTCTTAAAAAGCTTTCCTTTTTGCTTTTCTAAACTTTCATTATGCATACGTACAATATTATTCCAATTCCTACGTATGAAATCATGTGTTTTTGGAAAAGACAATTCCGTGATGTTCCTGTGCGACCAGTTTTTATCACGGAATTGTAATATAAATTTATTCTTTGACATCGGCTGAACCTTCTTCTAATGCTTCCATCATACCAACTTCCTCAATCTTTTTAGAAACCTCTTCTGATTTAGATTGTGAAACGATATTAACGAATGGCATATCATCAAAGTATAGAATAAAGTTTCTATCAGCACCAATACCCATTTCATAAGCCATCAATTTATAATGCTCATCAGGAACAGAAAATGCACCCAAATCATTATTTTTCAATGATTTACTAAATGTTTCCCAATTTTGTAAAATTGTTCTTAGTGTGTATGGTTGATTATCAACTGTGATATTTCTTTTTGTTCTTCTAACGAAATAAGAAATCTTTACTTTTCCAAAAGACTTTTTTATTGCCTTTCTGATACCTCTTTTGTCTTCCTCTGAGACATTTAAAACTTTATTCATATATTTGTATTTAATTAATTTTATACCCTACTCTGAAAAATAATTTACTAATAAATCCATTTTCAAGTTCGTTCGTTTCTAAATTGTGATAGTTAATATAATAGTCGGATGTTACTTTAACACCCAAGTAAATACTATTAGACTTATCAATATATTGCTCTAATGAAACCTCACCACCAATAGCAGGTCTTCTTGCTTTATAATTCACATTTGCGAAACCTAAACGACCACCAAAACGTAAAACCCAATCATTGCCCCTAACATTATATCCTGCACTACATAAAAAGTTGAACATCATGAAATAATTAGGGTTATATAAATTTTCAACCTCTAACCCCATGTAAAACTTTTCATAATCTTGTGTCAATGCAAGACCGAATGAACCGTTTGTATCTCTGAAAACACTAACTATATGGCTATAATCTGTGTTTGTAATGTACTGTGCGCTAGTGTTTAACGAAAACATGACTAGCAAAATTAATAAGATTTTCTTCATTTTTCTAATTTTTAGTTAATAAATCCCTTTATAGCCAAAGATAAATAATTTTATCTAAATAACAAAGATATTTTTAATTTATTTTTTTAAGATTGGTGAATAAAGTAAAGTTGGTGAATTTTTCTTAACATCATCCATCTTTAAAAAGTCAATATCAAAACGACCTAAATCAAATGGTTTAGTAATCAAATGATAACCATTAGGTGTTGGGATATACTCAATTACCTTATCTTCTCCAATTGGTCTTAAAGTAATTAAATGATTAACAAGCTCTCTATCTTGAATAACGTTAATACCATCACAATCAATTAACCACATCTTATTGTAACCTTTCTTAACTGTTTGTTTACCAACACATGATGGATAAATAGACATCATTTTCTTATAAGAATCTGTAGAAGATAGTTCAGCAACTTCCTTTGAGAAAAAACGTCCAATAGATTCAATAGATTTAGCATTTAGATTTATGTAAGCTCTAGCACCAGTTACATCACAAATGTTTTTGATTTCCTCAGTCACTCTTTCATATTGGTCAAGAGATTTAATATAGTAATGACCTAACGAAACAGAATCCTTTTTCATACTCAAATTTGGATGGTCTTTCCTACGTTTTACAATCTCTGTATGGTAAATAACATCATCATCACCATGAATGAACCCGATGAGGTTCTTAATTAATTCGATATTATTAGTTTCTTTCATTTTCATATTTTAATATTATCTGTGTGTTTTACGGTTCTTTCTTCTTTTTCGGTTCTTACTTTTACGAATCTTTAACATATTCTTATGACTCGTAGTATGACCCTTAGCACTCATTGAGCGACACCCATAATAAGATTCTTGACTCTCATAAAAATTTGAAACATCTTGCTTTAATTCTTCAATAGAATTTGCTGTTATTTTAAATGTTTTACCAAAGCGTTCAATAGTTTCTGAATATGTTTCGACATCATCACTTATAATATTAAGACCTCGTTCGGGGTCTTCCACACTCATAGATGGCATTGATGGTAATAAAGGACTTCCCATTTCATGACAAGCTAAATGTTTTAAAGATGCCACACCCGATTCTGCATTTCCTATAATTACAGGTTCATGTGCTTTCTGTAACGACTCTAGGTGACATATATTTTGTTTAGATTCCTCGTTTTTATTCATAATTAAAAATATTTTTAGCAAATATAGTGATTAAATATGATATAAAAAAATAAAAATCCTGTAGAAATACAGGATTTTTATTTTAAATTGTTGCTAATGTGAATATGAAAGTATAAAACAACATTACTAATAATGGTAAAAATCGGAAACTTAAACCTTTTGATTTTCTTCTAGATTGTCTTATAATTTCAAAAACCAAAGGAAATGAATTTATAATAATTATGATAGTGTTTGTAAGAAAATCATTATCATTTAGTAATTTACTATAGTTGTATGTTGTATTTACATCAAAAATTATGAAAGATAGTAATAATACAGTAATTATAACAATCCAATAGTAGATGTATCTTATATACCTAGAAACAGCTACTCTAAAAATGCCATCTAAAGCATATTTATCTAAAATTTCCCTATACTTTTGTTTACTATACAAAATATTATATAAAATACCTATTGGTATATAAATGATTAAAATAAAATATACTTCAAGATTTAACGTGTAATGATTTATCAACAATAATATTAAATATGTATTGAAACTATAGAAAAATCTAGCATATGATTCCCAATCACTTATATCAGAAGCACAATCCAAATAGTACTTAATCTTTGCAAATAAAATACGCTCACCTTTTAATAACTTATCACCCAAAATCCAATTATATCGAGGAATATAATACCAAGGTTTCTCTTTTCTCGCCCTTTCAGCCATTCTAGATATATAATCTCTCATAATTTCACTTTCATACATCTTTTTATACTTAGATTTCCAAAAGGTCTTTAAAAATGACATTTTAATAAAATCTAAAGGTAATACAAACTTTAATAAATGTGTTAAAATGTAAAACATCAATTCTAACGAGGCAAAAAAGAAAACATAGGTTAATCTTAGGTATCTTTTAAATTTTGATTTTTCATTCATGCTATTATGTTTTGCTTCTTCAAACATTGCATAAGTATTAAATACGAAATATAGTGTTGTTAAAACACCGTAAATAAAGTTCATCATTTTTTCTTAGTTTTTAAATGGGTTAATAATTCTTTTAAATCCGTTTTATACATCGATTCAATTTTTGTTTTGCGAATCTTCTCGCGCTCATTTTCCATTGAATCAATTTCTTTCAATAACTTCAAGTACTCTTCTTTAGTTATCTTTGTGACCTTAACATCCAAAACATGATGCTTAATATTTTCTTTTGTTAAGTATGCTTTAATCTCTTTTATAGGTCTATTTCTTAACTCTAATTTACCATCAACAACAGCCTTAATAAACCTAGAAATATCAGTTTTGATATCGATTTGTTCCGTTATATTTTTAATCATCAATTTCTTTCGGTCATTATATCGACTTAAACGATATCTAACAAAGTACTCGATAACCTTATTTGGTGTATTCAAAGATTCAATAATATCCTTATTTTCATCCAAGAAAACATAAACATTCTTATGTGAAATACTTGTTAATCTCAATAACTTCTCTAAAGGCTCATTACTATTTTTAATAAGCTTCTGTAAGTTAGTTCTATTGAACGTTACAATATACTTTATACACTTATCAGAAGTCTCATTTACAAAATTTACAATCTTCTCCTTATCAATAAGTGTAGATAAATTCTTTTCAAATGAATCAAATGTCTCTGCAACTGGTAATCCTTCAATAATAACTTTATTACCCTTAATGGTATATTTTGAAGTAGTTTTCCATTTATCCTCACCAACATACTCATAACCATTATCGTAACCATCTACAAACGGTGTTAATTGAGTTAATTCAACTTGTTTCTTTCTACCTAAGTTTTCCAATGCAACTAATGATGCCTCTGTAATAGATTCCAAACTATATTGAATACCATTTGAGAATGCAAATCCAACCGCCGCGCCCTTAGACTTTGCTGTTAATACTAAAGGAACAATAGGTAAAAAGAAAGTCGGTTCAATCTTATTTTCACCATCATAGTTATGTTCAAGTATATCTAAATCAACATTATATAAAGATGAAAAGTCGGATAACATGAATTTAAGATAACGAATAGCTGATGCGTTTTGGTTTCTTAAATCACCACCCGAACCACTAATGATGAATGGTGCTGTGTTATCTTTATAAGATGCTCCTTGATTAATAATTACATCTTCAATAGAACTATTACCGTGATGATAAGCTGACTTTTTATAAGTCTCACCAACGATTTCTAAACCACTAACTGTTTTACCTTTCTTCATAAATGTTAGTGCTGAATAAAGTGATTTTCTATAAGATGGTTTAAGTCCGTCTATTAAAGACGGTATTGCTCTTTCCTCATAAGTATATTTCACATACTTTGTTGCATACTCCTTCTCGAAAAAATCCGAGATAGTCATTTTAGATGGTCGCGCCATAAAAATTAATTGATTTTAAAATTCTATTATATCTTTGTTTTAATCTAGTTACAACTTTTTCTGATATCACCTTCTCATGTTTAAGTTCATTAACTCTATCAAAAACACCCAAAGGTTGATTTCCGTTTAACTTATCGTTAATAGTAACCAATGCTACCAAGTAATTATCAATTGTTGTTTTCAATGATTCCATGTCTTGCATCTTATCATATAAATCCGTGTGTGCTAAATAATGTTTCATAAGTACAAATGTATTAAATAAAAATACATAAACCAACAATTAATACGATAAAAATTACAAAAAGAATTAAACATCCAAATTTTCCATCTTTATCTTTATTAAATGACATTGCCACACCCAATTCAACAAAAAATTCTATTAAAGCTGTTAATATTTCCATGATTCATATTTTTCAAAAATGTTAATAATTTCTTTATCTACTTTCTTTGCATACTCAATACAATTCTTTGTTCCACCATTAGTTCCATTAAAGAAAGCTAAAAGTGTATTACAATTATTTACCAAGTATTCATTTCTTATTTGTAATTTAGAAATATGATATAATCCATCACTTACAATTGTAACTTTCATGGATTCACCTAAAATATAATCTCTAATTTTTTGGTGATTAGAACTCCAACGAGTACCAAAATCCTTATAAGGCATTGCACATTCTAATGGAATACCAAGTTCCAAACTCGCCAAAGCCAAATGTGTATCAAATCCTAAAGCCATACCCGAAATAACTTTAGTCGGTTTCAATTCCTCTAAAACCGACTTTGTAACATCTATAGCTTTTCTTTTATCATATGGTTTTTTGTACGGGTCTAATCTGTGACCAGTACCTGAAATAACTTTACTTTTAAAAACAATACCCATATTTTTATGCATTTAATTGTTTCTCTCCAATATTTTTAGCATCAGATTCACCCATTCTATAAGCCTCTGCACTAATATTACCTTTTCTTCTATTAACAGATTTAACACTAGGATATTTTTCAGTTAAATAATTTCGAACAACTAAGTCATTCTTTGCAACAACTAACTGATATTTATCTTTTTCAGCAGGTGATAATTCATCAAGATTAGATTCTATTTTCTCAACAATACCTTTAAAAGCACCTTTCAAATAAGAATTAAAAAATACTCTTCTATCAAACATCAAATCATGCTTAACCAAAAATGAAACTGTAGCATCGATTCCCATTTCTTTAGCACTTTTAACTTTTTGTGTACGATATTCTTTCCAACGTTGTTTCGCCAATTCAGGCAACATCTTAGAACATAAATCATACATTTTAAATACTGTCTTTCTACGGTCTTTTCTACCAATAATTGTAACAGAATACTCACCAGTTTTACGAACAACATATTTCCATCCCATACCTGTCATAACATTAACAGCAGTTCTTTTATCACTATAGAAATGCTCACACATATTAGCTAATGCTAATTCTTTAAGTAATTCATAACGCCACTTTGGGTAAAATCCTTTTTCCTCTTCGAATTGAACCTTAGTTTCATTAACTTCTAATGAACCAATCTCTATATCAACAGCCTCAATGTCATGTTTTAACATTAGCTTCTCAGCCATTTTCATAGCATTTTCTATTTCTCCTTGGCTTGCTCCCTCATTATTAGCTAATGATAATAGCTTTTCGATTTTATCTAATACTGAATTTTTACTTTTTTCCATTGTTAAATTATTTTGTTATTACAAATCTAAAACAAAAAAGTGAGACTTCAAAAAGAAATCTCACTTTTTTTAATATCTAAACTCCCTAATGTTATTTAAAATAAGTATTTGACCTAATAAGCTAGAACGCAATTCATCCAACCCAATATCATTTACTATTTCTTCAATAGATGGTAGATAATACATTTTAAGCTCTTGATTTTCAACCATTTTTATAAACCGTTCTCTATAAACATTAGTTAAATATTTATAATATTCGGGCTTTTTTGAACCATCAAACTTTTGAATTTCACTTTTCTTTGGTAATTCGCCATCCATCAAAGAGTTAGCAATATAAAGTGAACGCATTGCATGAAATCTTTTCTTTGGATTATGAGGGTGTAGTTTCAAATCTCTTTTAGCTACTCCTAAATATGCTTTTATGACTTTTGATGTACGAACCAAGTTTAAAATTTCATTATTAGGGTCTTCTCTAACATCCTTTTCGGGGTCGAAAATCATTGTATCTACAGCCATAGTTCCATCACCTGATGTAATACATTTGATGTATTGTAACTTAGTCATAAACACATATTGTGTGTTATTTTCGGTATCATCAAATTGAAGACTGTGTATATTAGGTAATCCTATGAAAACTTCATCTTCATGGAATCCAAAAACCTTTTTAAAGTCATATAAACAGATATAATCATAATCCGATGTATCTGTGTTTGTTCCTAATAAACGAGAGCCAAAAAGTAATTTAGATTCTGTATTTTTCAATAACAAATCCGCGTGTTCTTTATTAATTTTATAATTCATAATTATAATTTTCTTTTATAAATTTAAACTTCATTTTCTTGTTTTGCTTCAACCAGTAATCAACTAAAGCTCTCTTAAATTCAACAGTATTATTAAATTCAATAAAATCCTTATAAATAGATGAAACACCATTATAAAAATCATGTGTATTACCTTCTAAACCATTACCATAGAAATCACGAATTGAAACCATGTTATTAGATGAATCAACACGCTCAACTATAACTCGATAATTATAGTGATAGTCTTGAATCTTTTCATAAATTTCTTTAAGTTTTACTAATTCTAAATCTTGCAATCTTGAAAAATTCCAAATGAAATTATAACCATCACCAGTATTTCCACCATCAGAAGATTTTTTATAATCCCCTAATTCTTTCAGGTCTTCATCATCTTTTAGTAAGTGATATTTTGGAAATGAATTTAATATTAAATACTCTAAAACACCTCTTGAAATACTAATTTCTATTAATTCGTTTTTATTTCCCATTCTCTACTGATATTACAACAATTTTTCTATTCGTAGAAATCATAAAAATATTTCTACCATTAAACAAATCTTTTGTCGATAACTTTAAGCTATCAAGATTATAAAACTCCTTTCTTGTAGTTGAAACACCTTTTGAAATGAAAATCTTATTGATTTTGAAATCAGATTTTACAACTAAAGAATCACCTTTAACTTTTACTGAAACATAATCAGAATTAACGTTTGGTATAACTTTAGTTTGACCAAATGTTAATGTTGCAACCATCATGAAAATTAATACTAAAATATTTCTTATCATCTTTGGTCTTGAATTTACGTTTAATGTGTTTGAATTTTCCATGTTTTTATTAATTTCTTATGACAAAGATAAATCAAATTTTTATTACTCACAAGAAATTTTTTAAAAATATTATGAAAAAATATTGTTTTTAGGTTTTATATCATCCCATATCATCCTATCTAGCTTATATTCATCGTTAAAGGCTGTTATTAGACGTTTTCCGAGACTTTTAAACAATTCATGGTCGTTTATATAGTCGTCAGGTAAAAAGTCGTTTAAATCGCTTAATATTGTGTTCTTTATTTGAAAGAATTGTTTTTTAAGTTTGAAAATACATTTTTTAACCTCATCATAGAACTCATCGGGTGTATTATCCTTTATAAACATCAATCTATCATTATCTTTTTCTTTCAAACACTTCCAAATAGCTAAAGGTGAAAATTCACCATACAAATAATGCAAGTACTTATAATTCTCAAACTTAATCTTTCCACGATATCCATTAGGGAATAGCATAACATACCCTTCCTCATTTTCAGTATCTTGTTGCTGTATTAATTTGAAATCATCAAAAGGTATCAACTCTTCTTTTTGATATCTGAAATCACCACAAGTAAGTTTTGACATATCGACACTTTGCATATTTGATGTCAAAATACCTATCATAATCAAATCTTCTTCATCACCATAATCAACAACAACTCTATTTGATGGGTGTATAAGTTCTAAACAATATGTTAAATCTTTATCCAACCAATTAGAATATCCGTTGTATTTATCACGAAGTATTGATTTAGCCATATTGCATTGGTCTGATTCAAAAGAACCTCTAGATGAAACATACCAACGACCCTCATAATTGAAAAGCAAGATAAGAGAACCATCTAGCTTTTTGAAATACTTAATATTATAGAGTTTTGTATCAGGTAATTCGAACTCAGGTTCTTCATAATTGAAAAACTTAGGAAAACCACGAGCAATAATATCACCTTTGGTATTCGTTACCAAACTACGTGCATTCAAAGTTATTTCATCCCAATGATTATCATATTGAGTTTGTTTAGAATAATTCCAAATAATAATTTCTTTGTTTTGTGGATGTCTTTGTGAAATTACCAAACCACGTTTTTCATAGTTCCGTAATGTTTGAAAAAGAGCTAATCCACTTAATTTTAAATCTACTTTCATTTTATAAATTTTTAGTGAGCAAATATAGTTATTTTTAACACATAAACCAAACATTTTTTAAACAGTCATTTTTAAGTTTATTTATGTTATTTGTATTTATAATATATAAAGGAAAATGCACCTAGGTACATTTTCACTGATTTTCTTTCAACGAAAAATGCGTTTTACTGAGAATCTTCCAAAGAATTTGTTAAAATATTGTCACTACAATAAAGTTTGCATATGTTGTATCGTTTACCAGTACAAACCACGAAAAAATTACACTAAGTTTACATTCTCTTAACATTAAATTTACATTAAACGACTTAAATATTTAATAATCAAATAATTATGAAAAGTGTTAAAAATGTTAAAATTTTTAACTTGCTAACATTAACTTAACATTCACGAGAATTTCGCTATTTTCTTAACATTAAATTAACATTTGTAATGGTCATTTTTAGGCTCATTTTTTGGTATAAAAAATATAATAAAATCCAACTTTTAAAATTCAATTGTTATATTAATATAACAAAACAATTTATAATGAAAATAGGATATATTTATTTACTTGAAGAGTATAGAAATTTTGAACGAGCTTTCAAAATAGGATTCACAACATCTACTGTTGAAAAACGTGTTAAATCAATGCAGACAGGTAATAGTGATGAAATAATCATTGTAGATACTTTCAGAACAAAACATTACTTGAAGGTTGAAAAGATGTTACATAATAAATTTAATCAATATGGTAAAAGAGGTGAATGGTTTAGTATGACTGATGAAATGGCTATGTCATTTAAACAAGAGTGTGAAAATGCAGTAAGGGTTATTGAAGCACTTTCCAATAACCCTTTCTTTAATAAATAAACCCTACATCACATAGGGTTGAATCTAATTAATAAATCCGTTCAAATACTGCATAAACAACGCCTTGATATGTGTATGAACCTAGTAACCTACTATTAGAGAATGTTAATGAATCACATTCGGTATTTAAAATATCAATAGTTGTACTGTGTTGTATTTCATAATCATCCTCAATATATGTTAACCAAAAACTACCATCAATATAATCAATTGAAATAGCTTGTTTTATAGGTTTACCTAAATATGGTGATATACACCCTGAAAATAATCCTAAATCTAATTTTTTGAAATTCATGTTTTAAGTTTTTAAGTTTTAATAAAGGTCTTCACTAAAAAGACGCTTTGAATGAAAATTTAGTTTTTCTATTTGTTTAGTTCTTAGTGCTATTTCAGCACCTTCTTCCCTACCAACATATCTATTATGATTTGTTAAGAATCCTGATTCATATTCACCTATTTCAGCCATCCTAAGACCTGTTATAGCTACTATTTGTACTATACAGTTTTGATGTCTCCAACCCGAAATTACAATACCTCTATCAACATTATTTGGTATCATGTTTTTATTCTTAGTTATTTCCTCATTTTTTAATGGTAGTTCTTTACACCAAATTGCGCTACAAATTACCTTTTCTTCAATTTTCATAATTTAAAAATTGTTTTGTGATACTTGTAATACTCTATAACCCAAAGCTCTAGCCCTTCTAACGACTTGACTTCTATCATCAAACATTGCAATAATGTTGTAATTCTCTTCTAATTTAGCCCACATTTCCTGCTTAACTTTCCAATCTTCTCTTTTGTCACCATCTTCTCGCATATATAGGTCTGATGTATGTACGTTATAAATCTTAGAAATCCAGTTTAATGTATCTTCTTTAGCTTGCTCAGAACGACCACTACAAAATATTATTCTAGGGTTTTTCTGACGATTTAACATAGTTTTATATGTATTATCATTACGACCTCTAGAAATAAGCTCTAATATACTACAAATATCATTGTGGTATGAATCTTCGCCAGTTCTAGTCATGTCATTAAAACGTCTTCCACAATTATTGTGTGCTAAAGTTCCATCTAAATCGAATATTATACAATTATCTTTCATCACATCATATGATGGTTTTTCAATAGGTGTGAAATCGAAAGGCTCATCTTTTAACTTCTGTCTAGTGAAATTATAGCGGTCAAAAAGTCTTTTCAACTTATCTTCACCAATACCCTTTTCACGATTATCATCCAAACCTTTAATAGTTTTGAAGTTCTTTTTATCAACCTCAATGATAACCAATTCAACAGGAACATTCCAGTACTTTAATTTCTTAATGTTCTTATATTCAAGGTGTGAAGAGTCTAAAATAACTTTATAACCTCTAGATAATGCATCATAAATCATATTATCTTCAAATTCAGAAATCCTTTTCATTCTCTTGAACATTTCTTGTGAATCATTCAAATAATAAAGTGATAGGTTCGAATCATCATAACCATATAATTGTTTTCTTAATGCATCGCGTGAAACAATTACCGCATTTTTACCTTCCTTTTCCAACTTTAAACGCAATTGTCTTGCGTAAGTACTTTTACCAGTTGCAGGTAAACCAACCATTGCATATATATGTGGCTCATCTGATGGTGTAATATGTGTAACTGGGAATAAACTATTCATTTGTTGTGTTTTTAACATTAAGTTCTAAAGCATCACCACTATCAATAAGATTATATACATCATAACCCATTGAAATAAGACGTTTTACAACATTGTATGGTAATTCAAATACAGTTCCATCTTTAACAACATTTTCCAAAGAATCTGCTAAAGTTTCATGACTTATATTTTCTAAAATCGGCACAGCCTTAGAATAAATGCTATGTATTTCTGCTAAAGCCATTGGTGAGTTTTTCAAATCACTAATACGCATAAGAACCAATTTTAAATGCTCAGGTATTTGGTAGTTCATTATAGTTATATCAGTATTACCACTTTTGAACTCAAAGTTTAATTTACCATCTTTATAAAAAAGTTTACCATTATTTGTATCGTTTGCGAAAACTGACCCTGATAAAAGGTATTCTCTAATAATATTTATATTCATAATGTTTAATTTTTAGAATGTAAATGTAATGAAATATTTTAAATATACAAATGAAAAAAGCAGATATTTTTAAAATATCTGCTCTTGACCGTATAATTATTCATCATTTTCGGTGCAATAAAATAAGTTTTTAGTAATAAGTTCGTTTATGAATGTTTTTTGTATTGATTCAATGAAACTAATACCTAAACTTTTTAATTCTTTACCCTGTCTTAAAGTCGAGTGCATATCAATAAATGAATATTCATTATTACCACACAATATACAAATATCAACATTTCCTGAATAAATTTCATAAACTCGTGTTAAATAATCGTTTAACATTTTCTTAAAACCTTCTGCCAAATCAGATTCAAACTCTTCTATCTCTAACCTTTTACCATTTGAGACAACATAAAACTGGAACATGAATTTATCATTTAATAACCCAAGAACACTTTCTTGAACTACATCGGGTATATTAATACCGTCATAAACATGGTGATATAATGGTACTTGGTATGGTGCTACACCTTCGGGAGTTTCCCTTATTCCAAAACATATACCTTTACCATCGAAAAATGCAGATTCATATCTTGACTTAATATCAGATGATTTTATATCTTTTAAGAAAATAGAAGATAATTTAACAAGTTTATTTTGTAATTCCTCTACAGATTCCCATTCAATAACATAATCAATTACATCTTCTGTAATCTCTTTATTCATTGATGTTAATGAAATGGTTGTTTTACCAATAGGTTTAATAATGTAAGTGCCATATTTAACCAAACCTAGCATTTCTGCCAAAATACCATTTACAAGGTATTTTGAAAATTGTTTAATATCTAATTCTAAGTGTCTATCATCAACTTTGATAGACACGTTTGCTTTCCTTATTAATCTCATAATTTATTTTGGTTTTTATTTGTTTAAAATTACATCCATTGCCTGCTTCCTATACATTGGCGCGTTATAATCTTTCGTTTGTTTAGCCATCCATAACTTAATAGAATCCATTGCTTCATCATCAGCAACCAATTGAATTAATTTAGGATTTTCAACCATTTGTCTATATTCTTTAGCTCCTAATGACCCTAAACCTTTGAAGTATTCAACTTTAAATCCTCTTTTAGAAGCTTTGTCGAAATCTTCTTGTGAATATAAGTACTTTTCAGTTTTACCGTTATACAGCTTATATAAAGGTGAATTAACGATATATAACATACCTGCTTCAACAATTTCGGGTGCTACAATCATAAAGAATGTTATTAATTGCGCACAAATAGAAATACCATCAACATCGGCATCAACAGCAATAACTATTTTTCCATATCTCAGCTTACTAACATCAATCTTTTTACCATATGTGATACCTAAAGCCATTGCAATATCATTTAATACAGCATTACTTGCTATAGCTGACTTGGGAAGACCATAAAGATTTTTTATTTTACCAGTTAGTGTATAAGACCCGTGTATTTTTGAGTTCCTAGCAGAAATAAATGAGTTACCTGCCGATAATCCCTCGAATATCCATAAAGCACATTTACTACGACCTGTTACACTTGTAGCATCTACCAACTTTTCAATTGAGCGAACAGACTTCTTTTTATTCAAAGCATCCTGTTTCTTGATTGCTTTACTGTCTTCACTAGATGTTTTTTCTTTGTGTAGTTGGATTAGGTTTTTGATAATATCACTTTTCTCAATATCCTTTAATACAGATGATGAAATAGAAGGTTTACCACCATTCTTACCATCAAAATTGTTTCTAGGAGTTATTAATTTTTCCTTTGTTTGGGTTTCGTATGTTGGTTTATTAACAACAACATTCAAATAAAGTACATATTGTGACGAAATGTTATCATTTGTAAAATCCATTTTATGATTCTTAGCCATGAATGCTTTCAAGTGATTTCTTAAAATATGATTAGCGTGCGATACGTGTTCACCACTAGAACATTCGGCAGAGTTAACAATACTATAATTGTAATTACCTTGATTCATTGGAACTACACCAATAGCATATTCCCAATTTTTACTCTTTCCGTAGAAAACTGTTTCGTGACCATACATTTCAACATATTCATTAAAAGAATCGAATTTATAATCTTTACCATTGAATGTTACTTTTAGACCGATATTTGTCGCCGCACCAAGGATGCATTTTCTTTCCAGTAATTTTAAAACACCATAACTAAGGGTTTCACCATCGAAGTATGACATATCAATTTTAAATGAAACTGTAGTACCTCTTTTACCAATATCACCATTAACAACTTTTACTGGAATCTTCTTTTCATACTTAGACCCAATAAACGCAATAGCTTGTTTTTTGTAAGCCTTTTTAGCTCTAGTTGTAATAGTTGGTGATTCTATATCGATTAAACCATTTCGCCAAGTTTGCTCATATTGAGAAACACCATCACAAGTTTTTATATAAAATTCTTTAGAGAAAATGTTTGCTAACTTAGAACCTAAACCATTAAGTCCTGCAACATTTCTATCAGCAGTATCGTCATAGTTTGTTCCTGTACCAATTTCACCAAATATCATTTGTGGTGTGTAGCATTTATTTACAGGGTGAAACTCAACTGGAATACCACCATTATCTGTAACAGTTACTTTCCCATCTTCTGTAGCATCTACAATAATATGGTCAATTACATTAACATTTTTCTGTTTTGATTTTGGTGTTTTTTCAAACTCTTGAACATTCCTAATTCGCTCATCTATAGAATTTGTAAGAACCTCATCACATAGTTTAAGAATAGCGGGTGTATATTCGAGCGTTTTAGGTTCGAATGTATTATCACTATCATTTAAAACGTGTGTTTGTCTTTCTACGGGAACTGTTGACCCTATATAAATCTGTGGACGTATTTTTATACGTTCTAATTCAGTAAGGGTTTTAACCTTATCAGTATAATTTTTACTCATTTATGTTTTAATTTTTACAAATATATGAAAATAAATTTATCAAGCTCTTTGTATGTGATTTCGTAATTTTTTAATTTTTGCGTATTCATTATATTGTTGTTTTAATTTTGTTAAACGCTTCTTTTGCTTCTTCTTTATTATAGTAATATGGGAATATAGTGAACCATTGATATCTGTAAAAGAATTTAAAAACAGGCACTTTTCTCCTTTCCATGATATGCCACCACATACCAAGTTTCACTAATTTTAGTTGTTTTCTTTTTAAATTAGCCATAATGCATCTTGTTTAGGTTTATAATTTTAACTAAAATCTTTAAATCATATTAAATGTAGATTTTATTATGATTTACGCTATAACCTAATTTCTCTACTTTATCAATATCAGACTTCAAATCATCTGTGTTGAAATAAAGTTTTGGGTTTGTTTCAGACCAATAAGCGTTTCCGAACTTATCTAATTTTGCTAATTCTAAACCATTTGGGAATCCTTCTACAGAAATTGTATTGATAATTTTAGATTCTAGTGATAATGTTGATAATGGTTCAATCATCATTTCACAATGTGCTGAATCATTACAATCTCTGTTAAAATCGTTGAGGTTATATTTGTGTAGTATGTTACCTTCTCTTCCGAAGTTATCAGAAAGGTAAACATAGAAGTTTTTTACGAAAATTGAAAATATTTTTCTAACACCATTTATTTTAAAAACTATTGTAGGTTGATTTGGGTCACCTATTAGTTTTATATTACCATCTGAGTCATGACCACCTAAGTAAGTAATTAAATATCTTCCGAAAGAAATTAAATATTCATTTCTCTTTGAAATCATTTCTCTTTTATCTTTTGTTAAAGATTCTAATAAGGTTTTTCTAGTTGCGTTAGCATCGTATAATGACATAATCTATTTTTATTTAATTGTTAATATTCTTATTTAATGTACACACTCCGAAGAGTGTGATTTTTTATTTTTTGGTTTATATGCTTGTGTTTTCTTTTTCAGAATCTACTTCGGCATATGAGAACACACATATTTCACCATTACTAGTAAAAATAGTTGAAGAGCAAAGCTCATACCATTCACCAATTGATTTTTTATGTTGGAAATAAGACATTCTATCATGAAATTTATTTCTAGACATACACCTTGAATCTATAATATAAAAATTTACAGGTTCTTTAATACCATCAAATTTAATATTTGTTTCAGCAACAACATTCTCAATTAATGTTTCTAAAATATCCTTTTTAGGAATTGCTTTTTCTATCGCTTCAACGATAATGTTTTTCAAAAATAGTTTTAATTTTTTCATTTACCAATTTTTTAACTGTTAATTTTTCCTAATACTAACCAAATAAAGTTAACCGACTCACTACCATCAGATTGTATATTAATATTATTTTCGTCCTCACCATCTTTTTGAATAATAGTTGTACCTGATGGTGTTAATACACCATTAATCTTAACATCATTTAATAAATAAATGACATTGATTTGTTGATTTGTTGTCATAAAATCCATACCTTTTTCGATAAGTTTAGGTATTTTAACAAATTGTAGAAGGTCTATAGATTTGAATTGAACACCAAGACCTGTAATTAGTGGGTAAAATTTATCATAAATTCTTGACTTAATTGTATTATTGTCATAGATTTGATGTATAAAAACGTCATTTTTACCTACTTTATCACCTAAGTAGTTCCATAATGTCATTTCAGATTTAGCGAACGCTTCAAACGTGTCATGTTGTTCTTTTTTAAGAACATTATTAAGCTCTTTCATAAAGTTCTGTTTTTAATTGTTCATATTCTATTGCTTTAGTCAAAGCACTAGGAATAGACATAATTTGTCCGCTTACATGGTGCTTTTCCATCCATTCCCCTAAGTCGGGTCTTTCCAAAGGCACATAAGATGAATGAAATGATATACCACTTTCATCATTATCCTTTAGAGGTTTATTAATATCTGTATTCATATAAATTTAATTTAGGGAACAAATATATGTAAATTAAATATCAATTCCAAACAATAAATAAAATAAGAAAAATATATTACAATGATTTTAAGTTTAAAAAACAAAAAAGCTAGTGTTTATGTAGATTCAAGTACTAAACAGCAGGTTGATTCTATAACATTAGATAACACATCAATAAACATCGTTAATAATAAAACGTTTGTGTCATTATTCGATACATCAAAAACTATATCTAACTTTAACGTTACCGTATCAAGTAGAGAATTTAGTATCGCATATCGTGATGGTTTAACTGATAATTTTATAGAGACAACATCAGCAACAGATACAGAACTTAGATTACCTGATAATAATGGTTATCAAATTCGTAAATGGAACTTATTAGTTTTTAGTGATAAAGAAGGTTCTTTCGAAACTGATATGAATGTTTCATATGAAATAGATGGTGTTCCATTATCTTATACATTCAAAGTATCAGTAAATATAATAGGTATAGATTCTAAGTTGATTGTTCATACACAAAATAGAAAAATTGATATTAATGATGATTATTATCAAGCATTTAGTGATACTGACTATAAAACATCAGACATAGACCAAAAATTAATGAATGAAAAGCGTAAAGAATACCTTTTGAGATATTTTGAATTAACTGCGGGTATTGGCTCTTATGATGCTTTATTAAATGCTTTAGATTATTTTGGGTATGGTGACCTTTTAACAATTCGAGAGATATGGAAAAATGGTGAGAGATACACAACAACAGATGTTGATAAAATGGTTTTAGATAGTATTGATAAACGCCTTACTGGTTTTCGTAAAACAAACCAAATGCAACTAGTTTATAAAATAAATGATTGGGATGGAACTTTTGATTCTGATGGTTTACCTAATTATGTAAATGTTTTATTAAACACCGAGGAAATTTTAATAAAAATGTACGCTCTTAGACGTGTTTTAGAACGCGACTTTTTACCATTAAATACAAAAATAGTTGATATTATTGGTGAACAAAAAGGAACAGTTGGTATTGATGCTAGGATATGGGATAATGTACAAACATTTTTTGATGTTAATATAAATGAACATTCAGATGGTGGTTTCGATTTCAACCTATCACAAAGCGTTATTGAAATTTCAGAACATGAAGTATTGAGAAAAGTTCCTCTATTAAAGGTAATAAATCCGAATGACTCAAATTATACAGGTGAGTATCAAGCGGGTGTTACAGATACTAAATTCGATTATAAATATTTTGAGATTGATAAAGTTCTTAACTATGAAGTTGATGAACTTGATGATGTTAACTTTCATTTAGATGATTTAGATTATTTAGAAAAGTATCTTAGAAACGACTTTGGATTAGTTGAAATAAACATAGACGCTGATACTTCAAAATATTCTAGGTTCAAATTTGAAATAATAAAAGATGATGTTAGTGTTTATACATCATCATTATACGAAATTGATGAACTTGTTGATAATTCTATTAAATTCGGAATTGCAGAACTTGGAAAGTTTAAAATAATGGTTTATCTATTTGATTATTACGGTGGTGTAACATTAATGAACCCAAATAATCAGGAATTTGAAATAGTTTTAGGAAATATAGATTTCAAATTAGCAAAATTAGATAGAAGTGAAACAAGTGATTTAAAAGGATTAGACTTTTGGAGTACTTTTGAAACTTATAAGGATGATAATAGAACTATCCAAATAGATATTTTTGATGATACCTATGATATAAATACTTGGCAAGAAAGTACAAATTCAAACCTTATATTCCGTTATAATGCAAAAGATTATGATAAAAGAACACTTCAATTAAATTCTTTTCAATACAACTCATTGAAAATCAGTGATTTAATACACACTAGGTTAACGGATTATGGTTATGAGTATGCTAGATTTATGGTTGATTTAATAGGTGATGGAACAACTGGTGATAGAACTATTTTAATAAAAGAGTTTGAGCATCATGATTGGATTGAAGTAACAGTACATTATGATTCAGCTATTTATGATGAAGATTATAAGTTTTATAATGATGTTGTTAGTGCTATAAATGAATCATCAGGATTATTGGATAACTTTACCGCGACAATTCAATCATATTCTGAGACAGATATTTTAAGTTCTAAATTGATGTTGAGGTTAACTGGAAAAAATGTTGGGTTTGGTATCAATCATTTCATTTTAGAAACAAATGCTTCTGATTATAACACAACACTAGAACATAAGGAAGACATTTATACTGTTATGCCATTTAGTTCTTATGTTAATATTTATCCTGACTTGACAAAAGGCGCGAATGATTTATACATAAACGGTTCTGTGGTAAGTAATTTTGATGTGACAAATACATCAGATTTAAAAACGGAATTAGAAACACAATATGAAAATTTAGGTATTAGAGTTAGTGTTTTTGACCTTGGTAATCATTTAATTGTATCATCATTAGAGGAAATAAATATAAAACATGAATCATTCGGATATGTTAAAGATTCTCCTAGAGGTGTTGAGGGTTCTAGATTAAAAGAAGCACCTACTGGTGATATAGTTAGTCTAGGTGTTCCATTTTATGCGTTTATAGACACTAAAACGTTAATTGATGGTGCTGATTACCTTTGGACTTTAAAAGACGCTCTAACAGGTGAAATTTTAGATACACAGAGTTCTTTAGTATATAGAAATATGTTAATATATAAAGGTTCATATACATTAGAACTTGATGTAGAAACAAAGTTTGGTAGTGTAAAGAGAATAAAAAATGGTTTTGTGATTGTCGATTAAGGCATTCACAAAACCATTTTGTGTTGGAACAATAAATACAGTAAGAAAAATATTTAAAACATTAACAGATATGATAACATCAAGTGTTCCAATTCTAAATGGATTGAAAACAGAAGGGGGTACATTCTATACATTTAGCTCAACAGTAAACGATTTTAGTTACTTATTTAATGATAGTAACGTTAGAATTGCACCAAGTAAATTTGTTGCATTACGTCTTCCTGATTGGCAAAATACAACAAATCAAAGAATGTATTTAGACCCAACAGAAGTAGGTCAACCATTAATAACAGACCCCAACCAAGTATTCCCGAAAATTTTACAAAACTATACAGAAAACTTAATTCAACATTCAGAGACATCAAGAACTGATAATTCTTTAGCCAACTATGCAGAGGCTTCATTTTGGAAGACATTACAAAAGTTGGGAGCTATGGAAATGGTTGATTCAGGTGAAAACGTTATTGAACACGGGGTAACAAAAAGAATTTATAGAGAGCGTGCAAAAGATGCTAATTATGAGCCAATAGTTAAATTCGTTGGTGATGTGAATGTAATGAAGCATACAAAGGATAAAGGTAATGAGTATATTGAAATGTTCATTAATTTACCGACTAGCAAAGGTGCTATGGAAACAATTAATTTCAAAAGAAGTGATATTAATTTCGGTAGTGGTTTAATTCCTACTGGTGGTGGTGAAGATTATTCAGCAGGTTTAGAATCTCAATATAATGCTAATACAGATAATGCAAGTGCTATTTATGATAACAGTTCAACAAAACAATATGAAGTAGGTAATGATTTATCTGATTGTGGTATTGATTTTGTTGATATCTATAATGACACATCAAAACATCAAAAAGGTGATTTTGAATTTAATGCAATAGCCCTTTATTATGATATTTATGATAAAGATGATGAGACTTTAACAAGAACAAATTTATATGGTATTTTTGTTCTAGAAGATTTCAATACAGCAATTGCAGGTGTTGGTCAATTACCAAAAGTTATGAAGTACCAACCTAGTGTAAATGTTAGTGGTAATGGTTTCTCATTCGGTTTAAACTTGAAATTTTCAAACTCTACAAACCATGTTACTAGTGAGATATCTATAAATGATTATTCACAAGTATCTATGAAGTTATACATGGATGTTTTAAATAGAGTTACTACACTTACAAATACCGCAGAAAAATTACTAGAAGTTATCGCAAATCAAAAATTACAATTGGATAAGTATCTAACTATTATGATGAGTCAGCAAGATTTACTTAATGCGAAAAGCCAATTGGATGAAAATACTAAAAATATTCAATTGATTTTAACTGGTAATGTAAATGGTGCATCAAATAGTGTACGTATTTCAAATGAAGAGTTATTTAAGGCATTTGATAATACTGTTAAAAAGATTTCAGAAGGTGGTAATTTCACTATAAATAACATCATTTCTAAAAAGAGTTATTTAGGTGATTTAATTGATGTAGAAAATAATATAATCGAGTACGAAGATGGTACAAGGTATCAATGGGATGGTACTTTGAAAACATGGGTACAAATAACATAAATTAATATGGATTTTAATTTTTTCATGGAAACAGAAAAGGGTAATAATCAACAACCTATATTAACATCTATCATAGACTTATTTTTTAGCGAAGTTGAACTTTTGTTAACAACTAAACCTATGGATGTTTTAGGAAATAATGATTTCGGATTCGATGCAGAAGGTCTTATTTGGCGTTTAAATGCAAATGAAGCACAAATCAAATCAGAGTTGAAAAATGCTATTTCGAAATATTGTTTCACTAATGAAGAGTTACAAGCATGGGATGTCGGAGTTAGATTTATGCAAGGAAACGAAAGGGATATAGCTTTAATTGATATTTTAGCGAAACCTTATGATGGTGATGCGAGAGAAAAAACATTCCTTTTCGATTAACTTATTAAAATAAAACAATTATGCCAAAAGTAAATTTATATTTTAAGGATAAATTCAAATTCCTTAAAGATGCTTATACAAACATAGATTCAATAAGTGCAAGTATCAGAGAATATATTGATAAAAATATACCAAATCGTTTTAAATCAATAGCAAATCTTTTCAATCTAACAATAGATGTCACTAAAGATGTATCAACATTACACCTTTTAAACCAAGAAACAGCAGAAAATGAATTAAATATTTTCACAGCCCAAAATGAAGGAAATATCAGAGGTATTGCACAAATGACAGGTCATAACCCAGTTTTACCAATATCAGCTAGAGGGGCTGTAAGAATGACACTTTTAAATGGCGACCTAAAAGAGTTTGGTAGAACCGTAATACTTAGTAGTGATTCTATTTTTAGAAATGTTGAAAATGGACTTACATATATACTTCAAAATGAGATAGATACGAGGATTGATACATCAAAACCTTATCAATTTCTACAATTAATTGAAGGTACAAGGAAATCGCAAACATTTGTTATAGATGGAAATAGTAACTTAGTTGGTAATAAGCTTTACACTATTAATCTAGATGATTCAGAGTATATTGAACATTATGATTTAAAAGTTTATGTAAATAATGAGCTTTGGAGTAAAAACGATTCATTAAAAGATATGATTGTTGATGAAAAAGCCTATTTAAAGCGAGTTGGATTCGGTAACCAAGTTGATATTATTTTTGGTAACGGAACATCAGGAAAAGCCGTTGAGACTGGTGATGTTATCAGGGTTGAATATCTTGTGACAAATGGTGAGGCAGGAAACACAACAAACGATTCAACAACATTTGAAATAATTAGCGGTTTAAGAGATATACAAGGAAACGGAATAAACGCAGGTCAATATGTAAGTATTGTAAAAGAAAGTGGTTTTGATTTAGGTTCTGATGGCGAAGATTCTGAACTAACAAGAGCAATGACTGGTTATAGCTCTAGAGCTTTAACTTTTGCTAGACCTGAATATATGAAAAGTTATCTTTCTAGATTAAGTATCTTATCTCATATTGATGCTTGGACTGACGAAGATGATTTAATTTTCAACTTATTAGCATTACCAAAGATTACATTATCTTCAATGAGGGAATATTTGACATTGGATGAAAGTAAGTTTTCTCTAACAGAAACACAGAAAACATCTATTAAAGGAATGTTAGATGCTTCTAGAAGAGATTGGGTATCTACAGAATTTGTATTTCATAACCCAGTTATCAAAAAATATGCAATGTTCGTTTTTATCGACAATAGCATAGTTTATGATAAACTAGATTTTAAATATAAAGTAGAAGATGTTATTTCTGAAATTATGATGAAAAAGACATATGGTGATGTTGATAAAGATACATCAAATGACCTAATTTCGCGCTCAGATTTCGTAAATGCTTTAGTTGATTTACCTGAAATTAACTCTGTAAATATAGATATAATAACAGAGGAAAATGAAAGTGCTAAGATTAACGGTTTTTATGATAAGGTTGAAACAGAAATAATCGGCTCATCAAAAAAGAAAATAACTCGTAGAATCGTAGTTAGTGAAGATACAGACCCAAATTTAGGACTTTCTGATATCGGTGATATAATTACGAATAAAAATGAAACACCTATTTTAAGAGGTGGTTTTGAAGTATATCAAGAAGGTGGAGCAACTCAATTATTACCAAGTAACGGGGTAATGATATTTTTAAAAGAAAATGACCAATGGGTTAATTTATAATAATAAATCAAACGAACAATGAAAAATTTAGAACACGTATTTGAAGAGCTTGTAGCAGTCGAAGAATCGAGATTGAAAAAAGCTAAAGAACGTCTAAAAAAGGCAGGTAAAAAAGCTTGGAGTAAAAAGAAAAGCTTTTGGAAATCTGCTTGGAGTAACACATCAGAATATTCATAATGGAAAATAGATTTAAACATTTGGAAAAAACGGAAACATTAAAGTATGATTGGGAAAATAACCTTTTGAAAAGGTCTTTACCTGTTCGTGCTTTTACAAATCGTTTAACATCAGGACTCATACTAGCTTGTGAAGTTATTTTAGTTGAGTCTATGAAACCATTACAGCGACTTCGCGAATGGTATAGTATATAAACTTCACAAATCCTATCGGATGATTTTATATTTTTCTTAAAAAAGCCCTTTCATTTCTGAAAGGGCTTTTTACTTTAACCATTTAAGAAAGAATCCATAAGCACCCCGTAAGGTTCATTGGTCGTTCCGATAAATTTAGTTTTAACAACGTTAATTTTAAATCTCGTGTTTAATTCATTTGCAATCCTTATAGCGTGAAATTTATCATTAGCCGATACTAATACAGAAATATACTCATCCCATCCAATACTATCAGTTCTTTCAATTATAAAAAGTTTGTTCATCTTAATAATGTTTTAATGTTAATATCTTTATTCACATTTTAAAACATCTTATGAAAAACCTTTAAACAAATGATTCCAACTTCTCTTTATTATTATAAATGAACGTATCTAAATCGTTTATAGCGAAACCCATATCTATTTTATCACCCGATTCCATAGCTTGATATAACTTCTCTCTAATCTCGCATAGTTTGTTTTTCATCTTCTATAATTTTATTAATTAAAAATTGATTATAATCAGGGTTAATTTCCCAACCTATAAACCATATTTTTTGGTCAAGTGATAGAAAATCATATCTATCACTAAAAACTATCTTAAAACGCTTCTTTAAGCGTCTAGGAACTCTTTTATGAGACTTCCTAGACTTTGGTGCTGTAAATCTATTATTAAATCTATCGTTTAACATATTAGAATAATTTTGTATAAAATCCAGTAACGTCTTCGAAAATTTTTGTTAACATATCACAGTAAACATTTTCGTGTAATGATACAACAGTCTTATCAAATTGTTTATTGAATTTAGAAAATTCCATTGTGTAAGTATCATTAGCATTCAAAGTAATCTTTAAATATTGAGCTTTAGATTTATTTCTTCTTAATTTCATTGATAAGTATAAATCTTTATCAGATTTAATTAAGTTAGTCACACCTGTCATAGTTAAAAATTTGTTCCCACCTAATTGTTCTAAAATTGTATTGTAAAAGCTCATCTTAATTTGTTTTTGTTGTTAAATAAATACACTACAAATATAAGAAAGTTTTTTAGTTCTGCAATGACAAAACCAAAAAACTTTCAATTTTTTTACTTAGATAACTCTTTATATTTCTTAACATCTGATTCCAACCTAGTTAATCTTTCAGTTTGACTTTTTATAGTTGATGTTAATATTTTAACTTTGGAATCATAAAGTGCTTTTATTGCATCACGATAGATATTTTCTTCACGATATTTATTCCAAGTTTTCTCATCAAATGATTCAACACCATAATTTTTAGCAATACACTTTAACCTTTCAGGGTCATTTTTAGAAATATCTTCAAATGAAGTGTTGTAAAGTTTATCAAATCCATTTTCACAATTTGCTATGATATCTTCTTTTTTAAAATTTCTAAGAATGCTTAATTTATTTTTATCTTCTTTTAGTTTGATTTTAACACTATCTAAAATACCTTGTGTTTCAATCAATTTTTCAACGCTAGATAAACGCTTTTTTGCAATCTTTGTAGTTTCTTTACTAAAAGAATCCACTATTCTTTTTAATGAAGTTTTCGTAATATATCTATAGTGGATTCGTTGAACAGAGTGACCACCACATATTATAACCTCTGTCTCTAATGGATGTCTTTCACCATCTTGTTCTATAATCATATAAACAACGATTTTACCTGCTCTGATGTTTGCTGTTAATTTGATTATTTTAGAATCAGATTTAACATACTTAGTGAATGCATTTATTATGTCGTATTGTGTTTGTAAACGAACTTCCTTTTCAGTCCATTTAGTGAAGTTAAAACCTTCCTCTTTATAGTATTCAATTGTGTTTTGAACAACTTGTTTTGTTAATGGTTCTAATTTTTTAAGTAATAAATCTAATGTTTTCATTTTTATTTAATTATATGACAAATTTAAAATAAATAATCCATTCCAACAAACTTGAAACGGATTATTTTTATAATTTTTTAGAAAAACCCATCAAATTTTTGATGGGTTTGTTTTTACTTAGATTCATTTATGATTCTAAAGATAGCATTTCCTCTCTTTTCTAACTGTTTGAATTTAATTTTGAATGAAGTTGATTCATAACCACCAAACATTTCAGCATTTGCGTATAATTCAGCAACTGATGTTACCATTAATATTAAGTAACCCTCTATTTTCATAAAGTCTTCAATATCTGATGCCTTCATTGTATGCATTTTCATATCATTAAGTATTAAGTTACCAACAAAAGGGTCACCATTTAACTTTTTCCAAGTATCATATGAAACTTGCGCGTGGTTCGGGAAATGTCTTCTACCATTTTCATCAATTTGAATACAGTATGGTTTACCCAAATCATGCATTATTTGATAATCTTTGATTGCGTTGAAATCAAATTTAGACAATTCATTTAGAATATACGCTTTATTTTCGAGTAACCATTTAGGTACTTTTTCAAATTTTGAAAGGTTACACATTTGATTTGAAACTATCATTTTATAATAGTCGTGTACCATTTCACCATGTTGTAGTACGGAAAGGTTATCCATTTGTTCGGTACGACTCATATCTCTTGTAACCTCGTCGAAATACATTTCTTGTTGTGTATGTCTAAAAAGTTTTAAAGATGATGTCATTTTTCTAGCTTGGTCACTAGGTACTATTCCGATACCCGTTATTTGATTATAATCGGGTTCATAGAACCTATAGGTTTGGACTCCCTTTGATTTTAAGAGTGTCTCATATTCGAGAAGTTCTTTACCATTCTTTGCCGAAAATGTAATTATACTTCTATTTGTTTTTAACCATGTTTCATATTCGGTTGGGAAATTCATTTGAAATTCCGCGGCTACATGGGCTGTTTGAACAACAGCTTGACCAACACTTAAATCTGAGCGTGTTATAATTCTAAATTTTTGACTTTGCTCAACCTTGTTAGAACGATTTGAATTTTTGGTTATCTATTTCATAATATAAAAAATTTAAGTTAAACATTAATTTGAGTTACAAATATAATGATTTATTCTGAACAACCAAATAAAAAGTGTCGAAAAATAAAAAATCACCCAATTGGGTGATTTTTTTACTCTTGTAGAACAGTATCTACAATAACTGATGATTCTAATTTGTGGATTTTCTCATCCTCAAATTCATTTAAACAGAATTTATATGCACTATCCAAATTAGATGCTTCGATAACAACATTTGATTTCTCAACTTTAGTTTTACCTTTATCATCTTCATACTCATACTTTGTTGTTACATCAAAGTAAGCAGAATTTTCACCAACAGAATCTTTATCAACATAAACACGAGAAATGTTTTTAATAGTGATTGATTCAACAGAAAAGGTTTTTAATGAGTGTTGTTCAGCATACTCATAAGATTGTTTTTCAGCATCACCATAATTTTCTGCTTCAACTAAAACTTTATCCTTCTTTGTTTTAATTTTTGGGTCTTTGTTTGCATCTTCCTGTGGAATTTCCACTTGGTGTGCAATAGATACTAAGAAATACTTCATAATTTATATTTGTTTTTGGTTTAAATTTCTTCTACTTGTGCCTTAATTCCGTTAACATCACGAGCTGTAATAACATGAGTCTCACCATCTTTAACATATAATAATGTTGGGATTGAACGAACATTAAACATAGCACCGATTTCAGCTTGTTCACCAACGTTAACAAAATTCACTTCTAAATCAGAATCATCTTCATTAATTGATTCTAATTTAGGTTTTAATACTTTACAAGGACTACACCAATCAGCGTAAAAATCAATGATTTTGCCTTCGTTTTGCTCTAAGAATACTTCTTTTGTCATTTAATAATAGTTTTTTAATATGATTACTTTTTACGATTCTTTTTACCTCTACTACCACCAGTTTTAAAGTTTTTAATGAACTTGTTAATGTTCTTTACAACAACATCAACTCTCATATTTTCTACTGGTTGAATACCTTTTCTAAGCATTACAGAAACTATATTTCCACTTCTAATAATAATCCAAATTTGATTTCCTGTTGAATCAACACCTAAGAAATCATAAATTCTATAATACTTTCCTGTAGGTTCTTCAACATATAAATCCGATTTTTGATTTATAGAGAAGTAACCAACCATAACAGCATAATCCTTATTACTTGGAAAATTCAACTTTGAAACATTTTCAATATTATCTAATATTTCTTGCTTCTTTTGCTTTGGTAAATCTACCTCATTAAACTTCTCAACTCTACCCGATAAACGTTCAAGTAAGTGATTTGATAACATGGCTTCCGTTAGATATTCAGAAACGTTTTTAACTTGTTTTTTCATTTGGTTTACTTAATTTTCTAATTTCTACTAATAAATCAGCAACTTGTTTACACTTTCTAGCGACTTCTTCATTATTTTCATCATTATTTATTTGACACCCATACATACCGTATAACTGCGAAAATGAAACGTTTTCACCCTCAATATTCAAATCAGTATCATCCTTTGAGAATCCATAAACAACAAATTGAATTTTATCACCATGTTTCAGTAAATCATTTGCCATACTTATTATATTTATAATTAAGAAATTAATTGTGGTTGTAGCAGGACTTGAACCTGCGACCTTTCGAGGGTAATATACCCGCGAACGCTCTACCAACTGAGCTATACAACCAAATGTTAGGACTTCACATAATAGTCTTCACCTATCCTAACTGGTGATATTGAGTTATCACAGGGAATCCACCACCTCTATAAAGGTTTGATTCATTATAAATCTATTATAGTTCGATTTACAAACAGTCGTGGTCAAGACAGGATTCGAACCTGTGACCTCTATACTCCGCGTATAGTGTTAAAACCCACTAACTTCAAGACCAAATGAATATGATGTGATTCTACCACAGAACCTATACCGTAAATAGGCGCGTTCTGTCCTAATTAAACACCATATCCTAATTCGTGGTTGTAACAGGACTCGAACCTGCGACCTTTCGAGGGTAATATACCCGCGAACGCTCTACCAACTGAGCTATACAACCATTTAAGTAACTCTTTTTAGACTATGGTGGTTACTTACTTTTAATACATGACCCTAGCGCAAATGGGTTCGGAATAATTTAGTATTAAAATTACCATATCAGCATTCAACTAATAACTGATTTTCACCTTACATTATTTTAATTGGCGGTTGGTTGTTCTAAACCATTCTCCAATAGTTGACCCAATTAGGGCTTTTAGTTTGTGACGTGTGGTGGATTCGAACTACGGTTATAATGTTTTTACAATCGGCAATACAAATCACTATGTCAACACACCATCTGTAGTAAGTTTGGTGACATTAATTGGTTCACCTTATCAACTACAATAAAAATTAAAGTCCTAGTGATAACCTTCATCTAAGTTACCTGCTCTCGATATTTCGGATAGACCTGTGATAAAACGCACTTTTCTCTATCGAGCTACACAAAAGAACTTTGTGCCGAGTACGGGATTCGAACCCGTGATTTCGAAGATTTAGAGTCTTGCGTCTTAACCACTCGACCAACTCGGCTTTGTTATTACTTATGCAAATATATAACTTTTCTAATTACCTGCAAAATTTTTTTGTAGAAAAATGTAATTTTTATACAAAAAATCCGATTCTTATAAAAATCGGATTTTTAAATAGTTAATTATTATTATGATGTTCCTCTATTGGTGTTTGGTCTTCATCATCTTTACTATCTTTTTTATCAAAAGGGTCAAATGGTTCAATAACCTTTAAGTCATTAGATAAACCAAATCTATTTTTAGTCCTTTCGGATAAACCTTTATTATATGACGAAAAAGAAATTGCAAAAAGTCTCTTGACTGCTAATAAATCATCATATTGTCCTTGACTTGCAATCTCAGATAAAACTGTATCTAAAGTGTCTTCATTAACTGTCTCACCTTCTTTTGGTGAAATATTTAATGCGATATTCTCAGCAATATCTACAATATGTTGTACCTTTTTTGTTTCTAATTCTAAAGCATCATCAATTGCTTTTTTACCTTTTTTAGTAATTTCTTTGTTATCCAAAGGGTTTCTGAAAACACCACCCAAATCAATTTTATCAATTGCCACATCCTTACCTCTTAATTTAATTGTTGGAGTAACACTTAATGGAACTTTTCTCGGTGTTGGTGCTTTAATTGGTGGTTCACCACTAGGAATATCCGAATCATCAGGGATTGGTTGAATTACTATATGTGGTTGTTCTTGTAATGGTGGTTGTTCTTGTAGTTCAATTTGTTCAATCATAATTTAAATTTTTTATTTAAACAAAAGGGTCTAAAACTAATTAGACCCATTAATATATCAATATATTTATTGTTTGAATTAAATTTTTTCGTAATAAATTACATTAAAAGTGTACTAGAAACCTTTTTAATAGTATCATAAGCGAATACTTTTGCTTTTTCAAAGTCTTCATATCTACATTGACTACAAGCATCCCTTACAAAATCATCAATCGCCTCTTTATTCATTGATAAATTACCCGATTCTAATGCATTTGATGCCATCCTATTAAGTGATGTTACTAAATATTTTCTCAATTCAGGCTCATCATCCAAGTTATAAGGGTTTGTTATATTTGTAACTTCTTCATTTTCTTCTTCCTCTTCCTCTTCATTATCATTTTCTTCAACTACAGAATCTATTTCATTAGTCTCTGTTTCAACTTCATTAGTTTCCTCGACTGTTTCCTCGACTGTTTCCTCGATAGTTTTTGCATTTTCGATATCAGACATTTCAAGTCCTGTATCAACTGTTAAAGTTTTCTTTGTTTGTTTATTTTCTCTCTTTGCCATGTTTAAATAATGTTTTTATCCAAATAAAATAAGTTCTAAATTCTGTTTAATAAACGGTGAAAAACTTACAATTATTTGATTCGTGTTATCAATTTTTACATCGTATGCGCTTGCATAACTTTTTGTTGTTGCGTCTCGTAAACCTATAGGTGAATACTCAATAGCACTAGGTGTTTGGATAATAAATTTATTACCTGAACGTGTTACAGTACAATTATTGTCAAGAAGTGTTGTAACACCATCTGTATGTGTTGCGCTCAATGGAATAATTTTAACCATACTTGACCTAACAGCATTTACAATATTAACTATATCATCATCACCTAAACCAATATTATTACCTGAATTTTCTTCTAAATCATCTATTCTTTCATTATGATTACTTAAATATTTTTCAATCTCTGAGAAGTTAGATTTAGATGCACTTCCTAATGATGCGTGTGATTCGCCTAAGTTTATATCCTTCAACTTTGGATTTGGTAATTTACTCATATTTTCATAATTTATACTATATTTATAGTTTTTCAAAAATAATTTTTTCTCTGTGTAAAGCACCCATTAACCATAACTCTCTTGTACATGATGAATAAAAGCCATCCCATGTATAAACCCCATTACCTAAATATGATGCATATTTCTCAAAATTATTGAAATACTTTTTTCTTAAAGAATCCTCATCATTGTTTGGGATTAGTGATTCTAAGTACTCTTCATAACTTTTAAAATCATCTATTTTACTTTTGTTATCAGACTTGCTCATATTTCTTAGTTTTAATTTTTATCTTTTGAATTAAAAGTTTCATTTTATTGTTTAAATCAACATCAAAAATCTTGGCTAATTCTGTTCTAGGTATAGATTTATCATAATATTTCAAAAGAAAGTTATAATCATAATCACCAACAATATTTCTAATAAATTCCAATTTACTATTATCAATACCATCTAATGAATCGAAATCAGTAAAATCATCATTATCTGTGAAATAATCATTTATGTTATGAGCATCACTATAATCTAAAGAACCAAAACTAAAATCTTCACGTATGTCCTTAATAATGTTGTGTGGGTGACTAATCATAAACACGTTCATTTCGAAAAATGATTGAATGTATTTATTTACCCAAGGTGTGGCATATGCATTGAATGAATAATATTTTCGTCTTTCCGACTCTTTTAATTGCAACCATCTGTTAGATGCTTCATTAATACCTAAATAACCATTTTGAATAGAATCATCAAGTGTTATGATTTTTGAATTTGAAACATTATTGTTGTAAATTCTTTTACCTACACCAACAGCGACCTTATATGATATTGCAAATAAAATATCTCTATTTTTTCTTGTATCGTTCATCGTATAAACAATATCATCATTCCTGTATTTTTGCTCTAACTTAATGATTCTTTCAGGGGTTGAGAATCCGTTTTTTGCCATGTATATTATTTTTATTATTGATGCAAATATATACATTAAATACCAAATAAACAAAGAATACTGTCGAACTATGAAATAAGAATACGTTTAACCATTATTTCGGATAGTAAACATAAATGTACAATTAATTCCTCATGCTCATTTCGTGTATCAATTAAAGAAGCTAATACATCTTCACTAATGTACTCATATAAATCAAATACATCATATTCCCTCACAACTTCCATAGTTGACATATCTGTTACAATAACTCGAATTTTACCATTAATCAAATCATTAAATAAAGTAAAATCATGTTTATCATTGGTTATTTTTACTGTTATTGCTTCATCAGTATTGAAATATGTTATATTGTTAATTGTGAATATATAACCATTACCATCAATATACTCCTTTATCTTATCTGAAATCATTGGGAATGTTTCTCTTATATATTTCTGCACCTCAACTTTCTTTAATTGAGTTTTATTCTTATTAACATATAGGACACCACCTATTCCATTTTCAAGTTGGAAACCAACGCTTGTAATCATATTTTTAAAAATTCTTTAAGTTAATCTTTCTTTTAGCTGTTATGTTTAACTCATAACCTGCGAACTTTTTCATGTACTTTTCAACACTTGTTCCGTTCGCATCTTTTCTTATTTTATTTCCGTTACTTTTTAAATATTCCTTAACAGATTTTGCACCAACTAAATGTGCAGAAGCTAAAATACCACTCTCTGTAATTTTAATACCATTTATAACAGACCCTTCATACTTATTTATGAATTTTCTTAAACGATACTTATTTATTCTACATAATGATATAAAAGCATTATCCTGTAATTCTTCATTTTTTAGAAAATCTTTCCTATTATGTATCTTTAAATCTTTTAATGCACTACCACCAAATTGATAACGACCCTTATAACCATACTTATTAATAGTATCATAGTTATCAGAAGATTCCTGCATTCCGATAGCATCCATATATTTAACCATACCTAAAGTAATATCTTTATCTACAGACTCTACAGACTCTATAGTAGTAATATCTTTATCTACAGACTCTAAAATGATTACTTCTGTTGTGACAGCCTCTACTTTAATTTGTTCTATAATTTGCTCTTTTTTGATTTCGATATTATTAGCTAATTCTCGCTCACCTTTTGAAAATGAATAAAGGAAAATTATAAATCCTACTAATAACGCTGTTGTGAATAAATTTTTCATTGTTGTTTAATTTTTATAGTGCTAATATACAACAAAATTTCCATCTGACAATAATTCAGATGGAAATTTTTATAATTTCGCGCTTCTTCTTTCAGTATTAAGAATCTCCACTCTTTTAAACTCAGGTAAAAGCTCTTCTAATGTTAAATCATTAATATAACTCGAAATATTGTTTTCAATAGCTAAAATCGAGTTACTATACCCCATCAAAAATTGTTTTATCGATGTTAAAACTAAATAAGATTCAGTTGTTCTAGATAATTCTTTTAATGACTTTCTTAATTTTGTGTGTACTAATTTCATTTTTATTGTTTTTAAATATCTTTCGATACATCAAAGATAATTCTTTTTTATAAACAATAAAAATAAAATATAAAATAATTTTAAAGATGTACAGAAACCATATCTAAATCAATTTTCAAATACTCTTCAACTTGCTCTCTAGTCAAGTAATTTTTACCACCAATCACTATAACTGTTGGTTGGTCATATGGAGTGTGTTGAATAATTCTATATGATTTTGGTGAAATCTTCATAACATCAAAGAAAATATCTTCTTGGGTTTTGTTCATGATTTTATAGTAATTTTCATACTTGTAATAAACTATGAAATCATTGATATTAGGAAACATTTCAGATAATAAATCAGGGAAAAGTCTTTCTAAATCTTCGAAATCAACACCTTTTAGTTTAATAGCATCTTCGTTTATTTTTATAAGTTTACCATTGAAATACATTATATCACACTCAATGTTTTCTACCCAAACAATTATTTCTTCAAAAGAACTCCTAGATAAATCAGTCTTTATAATGATTGGAAGACATTTTTCATCAAAAACTAAAGTTACGAACTTCATATAAGTTCTATTATAAGCCATTTGTGATACAATATCACTTTTATAATCTTTGTCGTATGTGTACATTTTTTAAGTTTTTAAATTTTTAAGTTATGACTGTTATTATTCAATAAATTAGTGTACAATTAATACAGATTCAGGAGACTTAATATCACTTAATTCAACACCTATTACAATATGTGGTGTTAAATTTTCACCCTTCAATACACAATTTGTTAATATATTCTCAGTACCTTTAATTGTATCAATATCAATAGAAGTAGAAAAAATACTTGTTAATATATCTTCTATTTTATTAGAAACCGATAATGCTATTTGTAAACATGATTCTTTTCTGAAAGTCTCATAGTAGTTTTCAGGAGTTTTATTTAACTTCATAGCTTGTCTATCGAAATCTTGATTACCAAAAAATCCAATACCGCTTTTGAACTCTTTATAATCCATTGAAGCTAATACTATAGTGTAATCGTATTTTTTGATATGAAATTCAGTAATATCATCTTTGAAAATTAAAACTCTAAAAGGTCTTATTTTAGTGTTTCTAGTCAATACTTTACTAATAGAATTTGCTAAAATTTCGGGTACTATATGGTCTAAATTATTCATTTTCTCTTTGTTTTTTATTAAACTCTTGTTTTAATCTTAAAATATCTTCATCATCGTCACATGATTTTATAAGTTCTTTCATTTCATCAGAATTTGATGATTTAAGTATGTTAGTCATATGTTGATAAGCATTTGATGCAGAGTCGTATGCAACACCTGTCGCCTTTAAAACTATATCTATTTGTTTATGAGTCTTCAAATCTTTTATACTATCATACATTTTTGAATAAACAGCCATGCAATCTAAAATCAACTTTTTATTTGTTATAACACCTTTCGAGTATAAATAATATAGCCCAAATTCAAATGATTCAGTTGATTGTTTCATTTCACGCAATTCCATGTCACTTTGAATTGTTGGTAAATCGCGAGAATCACCATCTTGAATAACCTCTAAAACCTTATAGTTAATTATAATTGAAACATCATTACTATCCATCCAATCTGATAAATCCGTCTCATCTAAATAGTCCTCGAATTGGTCTGCTATACTATAGTCTGATTTCAATTCGAAGTCTTCACCGCCATTTTGGTCTTTAACGATTAAGGTTCTTTCTTTATCAGATAATGCTTCGGAAAGCAAATGAGTTTCAGTTAACTTTGAAACCTCTTCTGCACCACGAAGCATTACCTTATATTCTACTACAATCTTCATAGTATTAAATATCTAATTCTCTAAAGTCAACTTTCTTTGACACCTTTGGTGTCTTGTTTAAAGATTTTCTCTTCAACTTCTTAGTAGCATTTTTTGTTACTAATCCGTTTTGACCTCTTTGCTCTCTTTGTTTTTGACTTAATTTTGCCATGATTCTAATTTTAAAAATGTTTTGTTTTTATGTTTTTAAATGTTTGTCACTTTAGACACTTCAAATATACAACTTTTTTTAGTTATACAATGAAAATTTTATTAAAATTTTAAAAATATTTTTTAAACATCTGATTACCAACCAAAAAGATTTCTTTTATATTTAAAATCTTCATTATAATAGCTAACTGTTTTCCTTAAAATAGAAAATTTATGTTCCAATTCCAATTTCAAAGCATCAACATCGATATATAAAAATTCATCAATATTTTCTAAACGTTCTAGATTTAATAAACTATCATAATTATAAATCAAAGGTAGTTTTATTTCAATATTGAAAATCCAATGAATATTTTCTACTAAAACAGTCTTTTTATTTTGATAAATATCACCAATTTCCTCAGCAACTATTATACTACCCTCATTTGGGATAGCTCTTCCCATATCAACACTTAATATTAATCTAGGTATTTTGGATATTTTTTCTCTTTTACTTATAATCCTAACATCAAATCCTTTTAGTTTTGATTTAGGTTGTGGGCTATAACGTTCTTCATCGAACGGCTGTTTTATGACAGCATCATAAAGTTCTTTTAACATTGTTCTATTGTTTTACATTTTGTAATTGTTTTACACAAAACTAATCAAAAAAGCCGAGATACTAAAAAATATCTCGGCTTTTTCTACAAAATTTATTTTATATGATTTAACTATATTTCTTTAAAACCTCATCTTTGAATTTTAAATAAGTGCCTTCGGAAGACCAAAGTACAATAACTTGTTTAACACCAGTATCATAAACACCCTTACTCTGTACCAAAACTTCATCATCCTTTTTATTCTCATTATAGAACTTCAAAAATTCACCCATCAAAGAATAATTAATGTGAATCGAATTGTGTTTTATTTTAGCACAATATAAAACATTAAAATCAAAATCTTTATAATCAGGAACTAAACCTTTAATTACTTCACTCATGATTAACAATTTTTATTATTAAAATTTGATGTAGGAAATCCAACACTTATAGAAGATGTAGTATCACCAATCTTACCGTTTAAAGAATTTGAAATAGGTAAGAATATATTTCTTAACATATATGCTCTAGCCTCATTTTCATAAATCTCTTTCATGTTAGACATAACACAAGTTGAGTTAAATGATGGTGTTCTTTCAATCATTTCACTTATTATTTTATTCTTTCTGAACTCAATATAGTTTTTAAATCTTTGGATTGTTTCACTTTCATTTTTCATTGTTCCTTCACCAATTCTGATTAATAACCATGAAAAAATGTAAGATAAAGATTGTTTATAATAATTGTATTCTGTATTATGTTTTAAAACAGACCTAGCAGGAATTAGGTTTACATCCTTTACCATCATATTTTCGGAAAATTCATACATTGAATATATCCTATTTATAGCTTTTTTAATTTCTTTTTCTTCAAAAAGTGAAGCAAAAAAATCAGTTCCTTTTTTAACAATTTCTAAATTAACTGGGGTTCTAAATGGTTCTTTCAATTCATAATCAACAGTTCCCAATACTTCTTTTCTTCTAGTTTCGAATAAATTACTTTCCATTATAATAGTTTTTAAGTTTTTTAATTATAACACAAATCTAAAACAAAAAATCCATTCCACCAAATGTGAAACGGATTTTTTATTAATTTAACCAATTTTCCTCTATCTTCTCAATTATCAAGTCCGATTCTACATCATTATGAAGTATAGAATTTGGTATTCTATAAAATTTATCTTCCTCTCTAACATACACATGAGGAACACCAAACACTTGTTGATGTAACTTAGTATCATCATTCAATGTTCTGTAAATTTTTCTCTGACAATCCTTCACATAGACATTGTAAAAGTAATCAAATCTTTTGATATCTTTTTTGAATATATGACATAGTGTTATCTCATAATCATCATCTATTTTATGTTGTTTTAAAAACTTTTCAAGTGTTTCACCTTTTGGAATTTCTAATTCCTCAAACTCAATATCTTTAAGCTCCTTAAACTTATTTTGATAATCTTCTAATTTCATAATCTATATCTTTCAAATTTAACTAATTCTTTACCATTCTTCATAATAGGTTCTCTAACTATATCCATAGAATAGTGCTTTAAATCAATATCGAAAGTAACATCACCTTCAATATCCATATCAATACGACTCACATAAATTTCATCATAAAGATACTCAAACATTTTATAAATTTCACCACCACCAACAACAAAAACATCAGTTTGTGTATTGAATAATGAAACACGTATAATCACATCGCGATAACTTGTGACTAATAGTAAATTATCATAATCATTTTTGCTTATCCTACCTTCACTCAAAAGACGATTCTTATACCCATTCTCACGAGTAATTACGATAGTCTTCCTATTCGGCAATAACCTACAACCAATTGATTCAAATGTTTTTCGACCCATTATAATTATTGAACCTTGTGTAACTTGTTTGAAATACTCCAACTCTTCGGGTATATTCCAACCCATTTTTTCACCATTTCCAATAATATTATTTCTTGCTGTAGCTACAATAGCCTTAAATGTCGCCATAAACTTATTTTTAAGTGGTTTTAAGAGACTTTTATATATATTCTATATAAATATACTAAGTATATATTAAAAAGTCTCTTAAAACTAGTTATTTTAACTTTCTAAATTTCTCATTAATTCTTTAGCACGTTCATAAATATTTATAACGTGTTGTTCAATCCTATCTTTTAAAACATTTTCTGCATTTTCAATATCCTCTTTATTGTTTAAAACAATCATATGATATGCGACTAATGACCCGTCTTCTGAAAGTGTACCGTTAAGATTTGTTTTAATCTTATTCATTTCAGACTTCCTGTAACGTTTACTTTTGTTTTGTTCAATAGTATCATAACATTTAGATTTCTCAACAACGTTTTTCACTTTTTGTTTATATTCGATACCACCGACCCATTTTTTACCACTACCTAATGAAGCAGATACAACAACAATTTCTGTCTGATTACTTTCCATAATATAAAATTTAAAATTTTAGCAAATATAAAGATTAATATTTTAAAGAACAAAATGTTTTCAAAACAAAATTTTTAATTACAATTTTTATAAGAATTTTTTAAACCTCTCTCCGCGCGCTTTTATTTATTTTATTTGTATTTATAATATATAAAAGAAAATGCACCTAGGTACATTTTTACTGATTTTCTTTAAACGAAAAATTCGTTTTATTGAGAATCTTTCAAAGAATTTGTTAAAATATTGTCTCTACAGCAAGGTTTGTATATGTCGAAAATTTTTCGGGTGTAATTGTTTAAAATTTAACAAAATTCATAAATTTGTTAAATTCTTATAAAACGTTGTAAATCAGTTACTTAAAATTGTAATCGAAAATGTTAAAAAATTTGTCATGTCGAATATTTTACGTATGTAATTTTAACATTTTTAACAAAATTTTTAACATTTATTTTAAGTACAAAAATAAAAAGTGTAGAATATTGATAATCAGTATATTATGAATAAAATTAATAAAATTATGTTTAAGACGAAAATTAGCCAAATATCTGTTAAATCTGATAATAAAAAAGACCAAAACTCTTTCGAATTTTGGTCTTTTTTATAGTATAATTTATAAAAATTTTTCTTTTAGTTAATGAAAAGTTTTTTATATTCGTCCATTTCATTAGTGAATAACGCTAATAAAAGAATGAATGCTCCTTTATGTATGAAAACATCTGAAACATCGTTTTTAGTTGAAGATAAATAAACTTCTTTTCTAGGCTTTGCTGATAATAACTTTTTAGATAATTTAACTTCATCACTAGAAGCAGATTTAGCAACACCTTTGAAGTTTTTTCCTTTAGATTCGATTTTAAATTCACTCATCATATCAGAGTATAAACCACCTTTTTCTACAAATACTGGTAAAATAACATCACCTTCACTTAAACGAGTATCAACATTTACAATATCCATAACCATTTGTTCCCAAGCTGATTGATTATCACCCATAGAGTTATAACGCCAAGATAAACCGAACATATCACCACTACCATTACCACCTTGGGTAAAATAGAATCCTTTATTTTTCTTGATATCTTTTACTAAATCACTAAATTTCTTAGGTTGGAATTTGAAATTCTTTTGTTTGAATGCGTGTGCTATAGCTTCATTAGCTACAACCTCTGCTAAACCATATTGTTCAACATATGGGTTTGATGTTGCTAAACTTTCGATATTTTCAATTTCTTTATCTAATTGTTTTACTTCTTTCTCAACCTCTTTATAAAGAATGAAACCGTTCATAATCCAATATAATTGTGATAATTCTTTTGCGATTATTGAAACCTTTTCTAATGTAGCTCCCATTTTCTCATTAGAAACTTTCTTTTCTCCATATATAGGGTATTCGATTATTGGGTCTATAACCTCTTTAGAATATCCCGAAAGACTAACATTTACAACTGTTCTGAATACATCACCCATATCAATAGATGAATAACCGTGATTCATTATAATAGCACCACCATAACCACTATTATCGATATCAATATACATTCTTGTATAATCTTGCTCATGTACATCTAATTTAGCCTTAACATACTGATTTTCATTTATTTTATCGATATACTGTTTAGCATATCCTAAAATTGTATCTTTACGTTCTTTTTTTAACTTTTTTAATGCGGATTCTGCATTTGTAATATTTCCAATTTTCGACCCTACTTTTGCCGATAAATCCTTTGCTTGTTTACCTACTTTCATTATAAATTTTTATTCTTATTTAATACTCATCAAATATAAGTATTAAAAATTAGTTATTAAAATAAATCTTCGATTTTAGCTTCGAAAATCTCACCATCTGCATCTAATTCAACTGTTGTTTCTGTAACACTAACAACAGTTGTTGCGAAATTGCCATACATAAATGGTTGACCCACAACAAAATCTGTTTCTTTTGATTCATTAACAGACTCAACTATATCGTAAGATTTTTTAGCAACAAGTTCAATAACATCATTAATTGAATGAGAAAACAAACCAATACCATTTTCAATAAAAACTAATCGACCATTATCGATAACAGCATCCTTAACCTTCCCTTCGGGATATTGAACTTTTACAGGCTTCTTAGCCTTGAAAATATCCTTAACCCTCTTCTCAACTTTCTTTAAGTTCTTGTTTTTCTTAGCATATTTGTTTGAAACCTTCATGATATAATCATATGACGCTTTATCCAAATTCTTACCCTCGGTATCTTTGAAAACACCACGCCAATTAATCTCACCAGTAGTAGGTGAAATCAATGCAACATATTGATAATCACCATTTTCCATTTTCGATTTGTTATAAATAGAATCCCAACCACCCATATTAGAGTGTCCTAAATCTGCTTTTACCGTTTTATTTCTAGACTCGGTAACATATTCTAAAATACTTTTCATTATTTATCTTGTTTTTCGTGTATTAATTTTAAATTAAATCCTTGGCTTTGTAAGTATTGATTCATAGCCTCTACAAAAACTACAGCATCCCACTTAACAATTTTTGATATAGAATGTACAACTTTTTGGATTTCAGAGTCAATCAGAACTGCTTTTTTCATGAAATTTTTATTCTTAGCATCTTCTATTTTTGTAGAATCTTTTCCGAATAGTCCTTTATTCAAATCTTTCAAATCTGAATAATTTATATCATCAAAAACTCCATTAATTACTTCCTTCATAACAGTTAAAAACATAGCCTTTCCATCTTTTCCGAATGGTTCAAAACCACCTTTATCATGGTTTAAATTAAGTGTTTTTAAAAGTTTCTCTATTTTTACTGATGCGTTATTTGATGCCATTGATTCTGTAACCAAACATTCTGTTAAATATTGTTCTATTCTCATATAAGTGTAAATTAAAAATAAAGACTTGTTTAAATCCAGTCTCTAATGAATAAAAATTGTTTATTATATATATTGTTCTAACTCAAAAATCCTGAAACTATATGCAAAAAAGTATAGTTTCAGGATTTTTATTAAAATTATATGTAAAAAGATATAATTAATCGTCTTTCTTAGACTCTAAATATTCAATATGTTGCAGAATATTTCCTTTCGGAACAAACCCTTTTGTTTGACATTTAAGAACATAATCATGACCATAATTAACCATATTAAACATATCATCCAATGTATAATTATTATGTTCAAACTTTTTATCATGAGGCATTTTTCTATCATTAACCATACGTTCTAATTGAACAGCTTCTGATAATCCGCTTGGGTTAGATGTTGTATCTAGAATAGATACAACCAATGCTTCTATTTCTAAATGTGTTGATTCCTCTTTTAAAAGACCACTATTTATTAAATTCTGTCTTACTCTCTGAAATAATGTTTTTTCCATATTTTATTTACTTAATTGTTATTCATATTTTGCTAATTTTAAAGTATTAATACTTAATTCATAAATTTCATCAATGTTAAGATTTACACATCCTTTATGAAATTTCCTAATAATACTTTTATAATCCTGTTCACCAATACATCTATTGTAAAAACTCCCACTAATATAATGACGAACTTCACCCATAATCTCTAGTCCATGACCTTTTAAACAAATCTTTTGTAATCTCTCAGCAACTTCATCAATTGAAAAAGATTTTGGTGAATATGATTTATAAACAGATTCTGAGAATAGTGTAAAATCTGTTTCTTTCTTGATACAAGTATCAACCATATAAATATAATCGTGGTGATATTTGAACTCATAATCAGACATTGAATTATCACTAAGACCTTGCTTCTTAACCTCATCTATTGCTTCCTGTAACTTTGGATTACCATACCCAGTTCTACCCGATTTTATGAATGATTCAATATAACCTCTACAATGAAACATTTCGGAATTGTTAATCTTTTGTTGAACAGCTTCTAAAGTCATATCATCTTTAACGTTTTTATGACATGGGAATGAAAAATTTGCACTCATCATTCTAGTGAAATCATCTACTTCATAATCAGCTAAAAATCCTTTTAAAGATGTTTTTGAGAACGGACAATCTTTACACAACTTAACACAAACAACTGGAACTTTATTTTTTGGTTCATCTTCTAATGAAGTTACTAAATTTTCTTCACCCCAAATAATATCAACAAGTTCCTCATTTCCATCAAACCATTCACCTAACGAAAGTATGAAAGTTGCTGTTGCCATATCATCAATTTCATCTTCATAATATGTAAGCTCTTCATCAAGTTTATACATTGGTGAAGGGTCGCGCAAAATCCTAAGACCTGCATTAATTTGTTCATGATTATCATCACCAAACATACTAAATCGTTGAACATTTTCTAAACACTTTTGAAGTGTTAATTCAGCTAACTTTATTTCTTCTTTTGTTCTCATTATGGTAAAATTGTTATAGGATTGTGAGTAATTTTAGGGGTTACACCAAATATAATATTATTCAATATCATATTTGTTTTACCAATTCCTGCGGGTAACTGAAACTTTAATGGAATGCCTTTTAACATTTCATCTTTAATTTTGTTTAGAAATATTATATTACGGTATGTGTCTCTATTATATGTTTTTAAATACTTTTTCTTTGCTTTTCTAGGTAGTTTATTTCCTTCGAAAACCATACAACTAACAAATTCCTTGATTTTACACCTAGTTTTCAATGGTCTTTCGACACCCATTAGATTTAATTTTTCCATTTTGTTTTTAATTAATATTAAATTCTTTGTAAATATAAGAAAAGTTAGACTTCCAACAAAGGAAATCTAACTTTATTTTTTATTATCTATTAAAATAGTAATTTGTAGTGTCTCTTATGTAACCTTCACCACATAGTTTATACTCTTCGAAATCTTTAGTTTCTAATAATCTTAATTCACTGATATTATCTAAAGTAGTTGCACTACCATCTTTCATCCAAGAACCTAAATTTGGTCTTAATACTAGAAATTTATTAGGACATTCAGGAACAATATAACCGATTGTGTGTTCATCTGCTACAACTAATGCGATTTGGTTTGTTTTCTCGATTACTGTTAAAATTTCTCTTGCGATTGACATAATGTTTTGTTTTGATGTTTAATAAATACACTACAAATATATGAAAGTTTTTTAGTTTTACAATAGCAAATCTAAAAAACTTTCAAAATTTAACATTCTTATCAACCTATTTAATGAAATCCTGCAATTTCTTTAAGATATAAACTCATTTCTTGGAAACCATTTTTATCAATATCTAATTTAGATAAGAAATCTTCCATTTCATCGATATAAAAATCAGTCGGTTCACCTTTAGTTAATATAGATTCAGTAATATTAGCCATTCTATCACATAGTTTACCATAAACACTAAGTTTATCGCTATTAACTCTTTTATAGTAGCTTGGTGAATTTCTTTCATCACGAGTTCCACCCCAAATATCACAACACATATTACATGATAATTGTGCCACTCTTTTATTTTCTATTGACTTGATTATGTCATTTTTGGTTAAACGAACATCTTCTACAGCATCATGTAAGTAAATACCTGAAATAGCAATAGCTCTTTCTTCGGGTTCTAAAAGGTGTAAGAACATGATACCAAAATCAACAGCCATTTGCAGGTGATAAGAATATCCAACGCCTTTTTTATAATCATGATTAGTCCAACGGTCGTGCGCACTAAATGCTAATTGTCTTGATTCAACTATTAATTTATAGTCTTCTCTTTTAATTCCTTGCCACATATTTATTTGTTTTAAATGTTAATACCTAATTGTTGACATAGATTAAACCATGCATCATTCCCACCTCTCCCATGAGTTGATTTCTTAAACTCTTCACCTAAATCTACAAGTAAATCATTGATACTTTTAGACAAATCAAGCTGATATGTGTATTCATATCGACCTACTATTTTACCATCTAAGTAAAGATATAAGTGTGATTTTGCATAAGTATCTAAATCAATATAGAGAATATTCTCAAAATCTCTACACATTTTTGGTTGAATACCATATGTAGTAAGTTCAACCATAAGGTTAAAAATAAGTTCGTTCATAATTTATTTTATTTATTTTTAAAAATTACACCATTCTCAAAATCACTATTAATTTTAACAAAATCGGGATTTAAATTTATAAGTTCGAAATCACCACCAGTACATCCATAATAAGTTTTATCATCTATACAAACAATATCATCACCATACGATAATAATAATTCACAACCATTAACTAGTGATATCACCATAATATCAGAAATAACCATATAATAAGCTATTTTAAGGGTCTTTTTAGGCTTTATATCAACATATTTAGTATCAATATCCACAAGCTCACTAAAAACAGTTTTAAGTGCTTCTGTATAAGTCTTATTGTTTTTATCAGGTGTTTTAAATTTTAAATTATTCATACTATTTGTTTTTATTTCTAAGTGTAATACAAATATACTATAATATTTTATTTAATCGTTATAATTATTTAAAAATATTTTTAATTTTTTCATATTCGCAATAAAAAACCCACTCTTTAAAGAGTGGGTTTTAACCTTGTCGGGATTTACATTCCAACGGCACGAATAGTGACTAACAAAAGTTCTTGCAATAACTTTTATATTGCATTAACAAGCGACTATACAACGTGTCCTAGCGTTGGTATATTTTGGAGTCATACGCGAATGATACTCAATCTATCAACTACGTTTCAATTATTTTGTGTCTCTTGCTTGACTCCTATTTAAAATTCTTTTTACAATATTCTAAAACGAAATCGGGTAAATCTTTTCCTTTATCAATAAAGTAGTTTGCAAAAGCTTCTGAGAATGCTTCCGATGCACTTTCTTTAATGTATAACGGACAATCTTTTAAATGTTTCCATTTCATGTGTATTTCAGACCATCCCGAACTTTTAGAAACTTTATTTCTACTATCATAAACGTGACCAAACTCATGAACAATAACACCTAAAGCAGTTTCAGTAACAGTTCTACGAACACCATGCTTACTAATATATTTATCGTTTAAATCCTTTTTTGCTACAGTCATACCCTTAGAATTTTTATACTTTGGGTTAAAAAGACATACTTGGAAAACATTTTTCTTAAATGATTTCGAATAGACTCTAATATCTTTTTTGATTTCTAAAACTCTATTCCAACCATCTAAATCATTCTTATATAATGACATTTTTCTAGCTTCATCCTTAATGAAATCTGTTGCATACTGCATTGGTATAATAACATCATCTGATTGGAAAGTAACACCGAAAGCCATTTTCATACGAGGGTCAAGTTTATAACCAATCATATCATTATATGTTTTAGCGTTTAATGGTGCAATGATGTTAGGAACAGCAGATTTTGGAACTAATGATATTGCTTTATCAATATCATTTTTAAAACCTTTCATTCCACGGTCAACATATATACTAACTTCTCCATGATTTTGATTAACTATTTCTTCAATAGTCATTGTAGATTTTAGGTTTTCGCTAATATATGTTTCTAAATCTTTATTAAATATTTTCATTTTATGCTACTTTCTTTTTCTGTTTTGGTGTTAATTTTTCCCAAAGTCTTTTCATTTTATCATGTATTGCCTGTTGAGATTTATACACTCTATAATCATCAGTTCTTTGGTAATCAGGGTCAAATTTAGCCTTTAATTCTAAGTATTCTTTATATGCATCGCCTTTAACTGGTAATTGTTGAACTTGCATTGGTAATTCCTTTTTAGGGTCATATTTGAACCAAAGCTTTTTATATTTACCTTTCACATAATGATTTTTAACATAGTGTAAATTTTTCTTTGGTAAAGTGATATTTTTTCCATTTCTTAATTTAAGAAAAACATTATTACCATCATCAAAAACAACGAATCCACCATCTTTTTCATTATATTGAACGATATGTGTTGTCAAGTTTGCTCTAAGTAAACCTAAATATGAATCTGTTTTAACTTTATCAAAATCAGTTCCGTTAATTTCTTCCTTTGGAACATCTTTTCTATTTTGATTTTGGTTATACATGAAAAAAGGTAGTTCTTGACCAAAATTAACGATAGTTCCGTTCTTACTTTTCCCATAAGGGTGTAAGTGCATATTTCTACCTTCAAATGTTTCTTTACCTTTATAAGCAGAAAATGTTTTATCGTCTAAGTATTTAATTTTGTAAAAAATACCATTATAAATTACTACACCACCTCTCGCATGGTCTTTCAATTTATCGTATGGTATATGATATGAGTTTGTTTCTTTCATACTACAAATATAATGTTTTAAAACGAAATATCCTAACATAAGCTAGGATATTTGTACAATTTATTAATTTTCGTGCTTGAAGTAAACTTGGAAATATCCGTGTTGAAAGTCTCTAAAACTAATATACCTAACAGTTTTCAACTTAGATATAACCTTCATATTTTCCATAGTAATCATTGGATATTCAACATGAGAAGAGATTTTGCACTCAACTTGTAATCCTTGTACACCACTCCAAAGTTCATCAATTCTAGGTGTTGCACCTAAACCTAATTCTCTAAGAATAACCATAAGGTCATTATTAGCTTTTTTATAAAGTGTTTTTGGGTCTATCTGTTCAGCCTCGACAATCTTACCTTCATCATCAATTTCCTCACTTTCATTAACACTAGCATCTTTTACATTGATGATTAATTTACCATCTTTTGTGATAGCATCCATCATTTTAGGTCGCCTTTTATCGCCATACATTCTATTAAGAATACCAGTTGCCCATTTAAGAACTTTATTATCATCATTGAAGTTTGAAATATCGAAAGTAATTTCTTTATCATTAAAATCTAAAACATTAAGATTGTGTTTTGAGCCAAACTCATGTTTAATCATTTTAACGATATACTCAATTTTAGTATCTTTTTTACCTTCATTTATTGAGTTTCCTAACTTTTCATTTATATAAACTGAAATATCTTTCATATTAAATTTTTATTTTACCTTTAAACGCTTTTTGAACTTGTCTGTTATTGAAACCATTTGATGATGAGATTGATTTAGCCTTACGCATAAGAATAGCTTTAAGACGGCTTACAGCTTCTTGTACTTCTTTTTCAGCCATAATTGACCTCATAATATTAGCTTTTGCTTTTCTAGCTTTTAATGCCTTCCCTTTAAGCTTTGGTGCGCGAGCTTTAACACTCTCGTTAGTTTCTTCTTCATCCTCTTCATCTGATGGAAATTGTTTTTCTAACTCATCATCTATGATATTTCCCATTAGTAAATAGAACTCATCCATTTCACCATCACCATCAACGTCTTTCATTTCAAGTTCATCACCATCTAATTTTGATTCGAACATTAATGATACGTTATTATATATTTTTTCTTCGGCACATTCTGCCAAATAATAAGATTCTAAACTATTCATTTTCCAAATTGTTTTTTAATATACTTTATTTATAGTTTGAACACAAAAATTAAAAAATCCGATTCAAAAATTGAATCGGATTTTTTGTGATTAAGACCCACACATTAAACAGTCTTCATCGTTTCCACTTTCGGAAGCTAATCTACTCTTTTCGAGCATTGCTTTATATTCATCCATTGACATAGGTTTTTCTCTAGGAGTTTCTAAAAGCTCTTGGTTTTCAAACTTCTTAATTAATTCAGGGTCAATAGTTACCATCTTAGCATCAGAAGCTGATTTTGTTCTTAGGTAATACATACCAGTTTTTAAACCTTTCTTCCATGCGTAAAAGTGCATAGATGTTAACTTTTGTTCTGTTGGATTCTCCATGAACAAATTCAATGACTGTGATTGGTCAATGAATAAACCTCTATCAGCAGACATATCAATAATATCCTTCATAGACATTTCATAAACAGTCTTATAAATATCCTTTAGGTTTTGTGGTATAGAATCTATTTCCTGAATAGAACCTTTTCTATACATGATATGTTGTCTCATTTCATCATTCCAAAGACCTAATTTCATCAAATCTTCAATTAAATACTTATTAATCATAGTAAATTCACCACTCAAAATACGTCTTAAATAGATGTTTGATGTGAAAGCCTCGAAACATTCATTATTACCCATGATTTGACCTGTTGATGCTGTAGGCATTAAAGCAGTAACTAAAGAGTTTCTAACACCATATTCAATAATTTCTTTTCTTAAAGAATCCCAATCACATAAACCACTTAATTCAGAAGCATTAACACCCCATAAATCGAATTGGAATTTACCATCAGATAATGGTGAACCTTTGAAAGTTTCATAAGCTCCATGAACTTTTGCCAAGTCTTTAGAAGCTGTTAAACCTGCGAAATAAATAACCTCGTGTAAGTTCTTGTTAATTTCTTTTGCTTCATCAGATGTGAATGGTAATTTTAACATAGCGAATAAATCAGCTAAACCTTGCACACCCATTCCGATAGGTCTATGTTTCATGTTTGAGTTTCTAGCCTCTTCGACAGGATAAAAATTCTTATCGATAACTTTATCTAAATTTAAAGCAGTTTGATAAGCTGTTTCATAAAGGTCTGTATAATCAATCATATAAGTGCCATCTTCATTAAGTTTTAAACATGATGGTAATGAAATTGATGCTAGATTACATACTGCAACTTCATCAGGTGCTGTATATTCCATGATTTCAATACATAAATTTGATGATTGTATTGTTCCTAAATTTTGTTGATTTGATTTCCTGTTAGCTGAATCCTTGTAAGCCATGTATGGTGTACCTGTTTCAATCTGAGATACTAAAATCTTTTCCCATAAGTGACGTGCTTTAATTTTAGCAACATATTTACCTTCTTCAATATACTTATTATAAAGTTCATTGAACTCTTCACCGTGTACTTTATTAAGACCTTTTGAATCGCTTGGTGACATTAAATACCAATATTCATCAGCAAAAACTTTTTCCATGAAAAGGTCATTAATCCACAATGCATAGAATAAATCTCTTGCTCTCATTTCTTCCTTTCCGTGATTCTTTTTTAGGTCTAAGAAATCCATAATATCAGCGTGCCAAGGTTCTAAATACATTGCAAATGAACCTTTTCTCTTTCCACCTCCTTGGTCAACGTAGCGTGCTGTTTCATTGAAAACCTTCAACATAGGTACTAAACCATTTGAGTAACCATTTGTACCCGCAATATACGAACCAGTAGAACGAATTTTATGTGTATTTAAACCAATACCACCCGCATATTGAGAAATCTTAGCACAAATTTTTAAAGTATCATAAATACCATCTATTGAATCTTCTTTCATATCAATCAAGAAACATGAAGACATTTGAGGTCTAGGTGTACCCGAATTAAATAATGTAGGTGTTGCATGAGTCATTTTTCTATTAGACATTAAATCATATGTCTTGAATGCATTTTCTAAATCATCACCATGAATACCTAAAGAAACTCTCATCAACATATGTTGAGGTCGTTCTGCAATTTTACCATCAATTTTTAATAAGTAAGCTCTTTCAAGTGTTCTGAAACCGATATAATCATAACCATAATCGCGTTCATAGTCGATATATGCGTTTATTTTTGCACTATTAGCTGTAACAACATCTAAAATTTCTTTTGAAACGATTGGTGAATGCTTTCCATTTTTAGGATTTACGTAGTTGTAAAGGTCTTTCACAACTGACGAGAATGTTTTTTTAGTGTTTTTGTGAAGATTTGAAATTGAAATATTTGATGCTAATTTCAAATAATCAGGATGTATAGTTGCTTTTGTTGCACAAACTTCGGCAATATATGTATCTATTTCACTAGTAGATACACAATCATAAAGACCGTTCATAATATCTAATGCAACTTTTTGTGGGTCTATTACTTCATTAAGACCTTTACACATAGATGAAATTCTTTTCACAATTTTATCGAACTTCATTTCTTCGGTAGAACCGTTTCTCTTGGTAACTTTCATTTAAAAATAATGGTTTTGTAGGTTAAAGAACCGCTTTAAAAAAGCGGTTCATAAATTGTTTTATATTTTTGGTTTGATTAAAAATCTAAGTCAATATCGAATGTATCTTTTTTACCGAATGCGCTATTTTTAACACCCGCTTTTTGATACTCCGAAACTCTCTTCTCAAAGAAGTTTGTTTTACCTTGTAGTGATTGCATTTCCATGAAATCAAAAGGATTTTGAGAGTTGTAAACCTTTTCACATCCGAACTCTGTCAATAATCTATCTGTAACAAATTCTAAGTACTGTGTCATTAATTTTGAGTTCATACCAATTAAACTAACTGGTAAAGATTCTGTAATGAAACCACGCTCTATATCCAATGCTGAAACTAAAATTTCTGTAATTCTTTCTTTAGGTACTTGATTAATAACATGATTCTTATGCAAGTGTATTGCGAAGTCACAATGTAATCCTTCATCACGAGAAATCAACTCATTAGAGAATGTAAGACCTGCCATAAGACCACGTTTTTTAAGCCAAAAAATAGAACAAAAAGCACCACTAAAGAAAATTCCCTCAACAGCGGCGAACGCAATAAGTCTTTCAGCAAACGATGGAGATTCAATCCATTTTAAAGCCCATTCAGCTTTTTCTTTTATTGCAGGAAAGTTTTCGATTGCCTTAAATAATTTATCTTTTTCTAATTCATCTTTAACATATGTATCAATTAAAAGTGAATATGTTTCAGAGTGAATATTTTCCATCATCATTTGAAAACTGTAGAAAAATTTAGCTTCTGTATATTGAACTTCTGCAACAAAGTTTTCACAAAGATTTTCATTTACAATTCCATCAGATGCCGCAAAGAATGCTAAGATGTGTTTGATATAGTATCTTTCATTATCATTAAGCTTGTTATTCCAATCATTCAAGTCTGATTGTAAATCCAATTCCTCTGCCGTCCAGTACATCGCTTGTTGATTTTTATACATTTCCCAAATATCATTATGTTGAATTGGGAATATAACGAATCTATTAGGATTTTCAACCAAAATAGGCTCGATTTGTGTGTTTTGTCCTTCCATATATGTTAACTAATTTAATGTGTGTATTATTATTTATACTTTACCGCAAAATTAAAAAACAGTTACATATTATGCAACTGTTTTTGTATTTTATTTACAATAATTTTACAATGAATTGATACTCATTATTTTACCATTTTCATCTGTTTCAATTTCATTTAAACTCGACTCTGAATAGAACCTATAACCTTGTTTTTGTGCAAGATTAGCCCATTTATAAATGATATCATTATGGTCATTATCAACATTAACATCATCGTCATATTCATTAATTTCACTAAGTTCTGATTTCAACTTATATTGTTCAACAAAATAATTAAAAGCATCATCCAAACTACCTTTAAAGTTTTTTGGTAGAAGGAAACAAAAATTCATTTTAAGCATTTTTTGACCATTTGAAATAATAGACTTTTTAGGCTCATCTAATAATTGTTCTTTTTTCTTTTTATTAGAACTATGAACATTTTCTAAATTCCACCAAATAATCAAATCGTTATCATACTCAGGAATGAATTTTATACGCTCTTTTATCCAATCTGAGCTATTTAAAATGGCTTCATCAATAAAGTAACCATAAACTTCTTTAGATGCTCTTAAATCGGCTGTAATCCATCCATCAATTAATCTAAAATTATAAGCAATAAAAGCTATTTCATCTAAATCAATATAGTTAGTTAATTTTCCAGTTCCGATTGGAACGAAAAAACCATAATCATTTCTTAGATTTAGTTGTTTGATTGACTCTTCTATTTGCATCCGATTTAATTTTAAATCGGATGCTTTTGATAGTTGTACTTTGTTTAAAATCTTTAGCTCCATATTATACTGCTACTTTACCTTTAATATGAGGGTGTGGGTCATAACCTATGATTTCAAAATCTTCAAACCTGAAATCAACAACACGCTTAACATTCGGATTAAGTCTCAATGTTGGAAGCTTTTTAGGCTCTCTAGTTAATTGTAAATCAACTTGTTCTAAATGATTAGTATAGATATGTGCATCACCGAAAGTGTGATGATAAAATCTAGGAATCATGTTAACCTCTTTACAAATCATTTCCATCATTAAACAATATGATGTGATATTGAAAGGCGCGCCAAGGAAAAGGTCATTACTTCTGATATAATGTTTCATATCCAAATAACGTTTTGGAAAACCAACTTTATCTAAATACTCATCAAATTCGGAAGTTCTTAGTTTATCATAAACCATATCTCCATACTTTAATGGATATTCTTTTTTGAAAAGTTCCATTCTTTCGTATGTTGGGATAATTGCCGTATAAACTTGGAAAAATCCGTGACAATTTGCTAAAGCACCCTTCCCATTCTCGATATTTTCTTTGAATGATTTCTTTGAATCAGGAATAGTTTCGGGATTCCATGAAGTTACAACATTCCTTCTAGAATCAGGATTTGTTTTAAGAAGCTCCAACATATCTTCAATTTGGTTAATCTCTTCACCGTTTGAACACTTCCATTTCATCCATTGAACACCATACATATTACCTATTGAGTTGTCAACAGCCCATTCATTCCATATACGTACTTTATTTTCAGTAAGATAATCGATTTTATCAGTACCTTTAAAGAACCATAATAACTCATGAATTACTGATGGCAAATGTATTTTCTTTGTCGTCACAACTGGTAAACCTTTTCTAAGGTCTATAGGTTGCATCTGTAACCCAAAACAAGAAATTGTTCCAACTCCTGTTCTATCAGCTTTTAAATCACCATTTTCTCTAACATGGCGTAAAATATCTAAATATTGCTTCATATATTTATCTGTTTTTAATTATTTCTTTTTTAAAAAGAAACCCATCAAAATGTGTGATGGGTTTCTTTAATATAATAATTTCGCGACCATTAAAACTACTCCTTAACCAAGTCTAAAATATGGTAACTTCGGAATTTCACCGCCTAATCATTTCAATTAAATTTTTCTATGTATATATTTTGTGTATAACTTTTCCGAAGGATGGTTAAGTCTCGACGGTTACTCCACAGTTTTATTTGAGTAGCAAAGATATAAAATAATATCATACTAACAAAATATTTTTTGTAATTTTTTAGACTAATTTATGATAACATTTTAATCATTTGAATCATAAACTCTTTTCGATACACCATATCTATAAATGTATTGACAGACATACTTTTGTTTAGAATATGTTGTTTAACACCTATTTTTAGGTGATGTATATCATTATTTAATACATCTATTGTTTTATTTGGGTTATCTAAGAGTACTTCATTATTTAAAAGATTCTCAATCACATCTACTTGACAATATAATTTTTGTCTTCTATTTTCCATATCCTTTAAAGTATAGATGTAAGTAGGTTCTTTCAACTCGTTTAACATCTTAATATCTAACTTTTCGATTTCGTTTTTGAATCTAGTTTTGAAAGATTCAAGTATTGATTTATTTTTGTTCATTTATATTTATTTTAATATTACACAAATGTAAAAAAGAAAAATGGAACTTCCAAGGGAAATTCCATTTTTTCTTTTAAAGTCTATTTTATGTATCTAGATAATGCTTGTATTTCGTGAAGCATTACATTAAGTTCTTTATCAGTAAACCGTTTTTCATCGTTGAATAAAAACACTATTTCGGAAACGTGTGTTTGATGTTGAAGTATAGGAAAAACATAAGCAGTTTTAAAACAATTTGTGCCAATTATGCTATTATTTTCATAACTAGTTGTTGAATCAATTCTTACATATTTCTTTTTCATCAAGTCTATTTGTAGCTTCTTTTCTTTACTTAGAATACTCTTTCTAGGTACAGAAAGATAAGTACTATCTTTAGACTCTACATTAACTAATTCTTTATATAATTTAATATAGTCTTTTGGTTGCAAAATATATGTCAATGATGCATCAGCACCATAACGATTTTGGAAGTATTGTTGTAAATCAATGAAATCTTTTTCATTTTCAATTTTACAAAGCTCAACATCAGCCATTTTTTGCTCGATTATATTTTTTGTTACAATACTAGTTGTGTGTATGATAGAACCCATAACAACTAATACTATAAGGGTCACATAACACCATTTAGGTGTTCTTTCAACGATTCTTTTCATGATTACATTAAAATTCTTATCAATTCGGTAGAGTTAATTAATTTTTCTATTTTATCTTGGTTTAATTCTTTATCAAAAGCCACCATTACTTCGGCAACTAATAATCCGTATTCATTCTTAATAGGAATGATATATAAAACACCAACCTCATAAGCTGATACCAATTTACTCAATTCAAAGCTTGAATTTTTATCTACTTTAATATATTTATTGTTTCGAAGTGAATTTAATAAATTAGGATGTTGAATTAGGTTAACTTTTTCTAAATCAATGAATTTATTACGATAATCACCACTATAAGAAACACGTTCTTTATATAACTTTTCATCACCACTTGGTTGATAAACCCAAACAGAAACAAACGATGTATTATACTCATCTTTTAAATTATTTGTTAAACGTATAACTTTGTTTAATTCTCTCACTTCCACTATAGATACATTCTTTTTGAATAACATTGACAATTCATCTTTGAAGTAAACTACAGTAAAAAGTGGATAAATACAAATAAATAAAATAATCATTTTCTTAATAGAAATTTCTTTAACAGCTTTTAAAGATTCTATTATCCAATTAAAATTCATGCCTTTCTTGATTTAAAAATTATTTTTATAACTGCTCCTTATCCTATATATCGTTTCTAAATCAACTTTTCAGGCTTATTTTTGTGTATTAATAAATTCAATTATACCTGAAACAAAACAGTCACATAATTTGTCAATAAAACACTCATCTTTAGATAGTTGATAATCATCCCAATTATCAAAGAAAAGACATTCTAAAAGAATAGCTGGCATATTTGTATTTTTAAGAACATAGAATTGCGACTCTTTATCATGGTCACCATCTGTTGTATCTTTTCTCATTCTCAAATCCATATGTTTTTCAACTTGCTTATAAACAAGTTCAGCAAGTTTATCACTTTTGGTTTCTCCTTTTGAAGTCCAAACTTCAAACCCACGCGCTTTTGTATTAAATGCATTACAATGAATAGAAATGTATAAGCTATTTTTTATTTTATTAGCTTTTTTAACTCTTTCAGTTAATGGCAAATCTGTTGGGTCTGATGGTTCTACAATAAAAATAGTTTTAAAATCATTTAGCTCTAATTTTTCATTAAGAACTTTTCCTATATTTCTATTTATAACACCCTCATATGCTATTTCACCATTTTGGAATTTATGCATTTTGTTTGGATAGGTGGTGTAAACATTGTTTTTAATCCCACCATGACCGCAATCAATAATAATTTTATATGTATTTGTTTTCATATTTTATTTTATGTAATTTCTTCTAAAATACCATCAACTATCTTTTGACCATCAGGATAAGTTTCTGTTGGTGGTAATAGAGTATTCAAAATCATCATGTATGTTATATCCATAGAACCATTATTAAAAGCCACATCTGAATTTTCATTTGTTGATTCAAAAATTAATGCATTTTCAAAATCTTGTGTACCATTTTCGATAAAAAGCTCTATCTCAATCTTAAACTTTTTAAGTAATATATCAATAACAAAACCATTACCGCTTTCCTCTGCACTTGCTATTAGGTAATCAATTACTCTTGTTCTTCTTTTCCTTAATTCTGTTTTTCTTTCAGCAGGGTTGAAGTTTTTAACAATTTGTGTTTTAGTCAAACCAATACTATCATCCGTATTAAACCAATTTATTGTCATTTCAATACCTGATAACTTACTATCATTTATCACATCTGTAAATATTTTTTCAACAAAAATTTCACCATTATTAATATAATCTGATTTAATTTTCCTACCTTTGTCATAAAGTGGTGATACCTTAGTAAGTTCTGAAAGTAGTGTGAAATCAAAGTCTTTTATATTACTTATAGTTGAATCCAATATTTTTGAAATTCTAAGACTTTTAAAAACTTCTCTTACAAATACTCTTTCTAATTTTGTAATAGTTATACCATCATTTTCTAATGTTAGCCTTTCGGTGTTAATATCAAATTCATCGTTATAAACACCATAATCCCAATTATGATTTTGACAAAATTTTATATCTAATGATATATCTAAATCATCCGTATTATTTGAATTTTTATTATAAAAAACCATATATTTGTTTTTATTAGTTAATAAACTATATTTAATATATAACTACAAGCTCCTATACTACCAGTATTAACCTGTAAAAATACTGATGGAAAAGATTCTGTTGATTCAAATGTTTCTTTAACTAATGTTGCGAAAAGATATGAACCATAGTTTTCCATATCATATTCATTTTTCCTTTCCCCACCATTAGTGAAGTAAAATGTACCATTCCCTGAACTTCTATCATCAGCCTCAGCCCTTCTTTTTGAAGAATTACCATCAATTTTAAATATACTACCATCGTGCCAACCCCAATTATTAACTGTGTATGTTGGTTGTTTATATGTAGCATCCCATGATATTGTTAAATAATTATCAGTATCTTCAAAAAGTGTTTGTGATATATTTGAATTAATTATACCTGTTTTCTTAACAGATTTTTTATGCCAATTTTCTATTAAATTGTCCTTGTTTTTTAATTCATATGTGAAATCGCCAATATTAACACAATCACCAACTTCAAATTTAATGTCTGAACCCAATACATCATTTAAAGTATCAAACTTATATGTTAGTTTTAACCTTTTGTCTAAAACCTCTCTATTTATTTTACTTTTAATTATTTCTGTACTACTCATATTAAACTTTTTTCATTATTTCTATAATAGCCTTTGTTTGAGCATCAACAGATTCCCAAATACCAAAAACATCACCAGTATAATTTTTCAATGAAAAAATATCACCATCAGATAAAACAACTATTTCTTCAAATGTTGATGGATTAACCTTACTTATAAAAAGTTTATGACCATTATCTGATACATTTTTTATTAAAATTTCATTAGTTGATTCAGAAGATTCTACCAACTTTATACTTGTTGATGAACTATTTATAATATTTTTTACTGTGTTATTTGATTTTATAATACCAGTTCCCCCAGTTCCCCCAGTTCCCACACTTTCTGATGTGAAAATTGTTTTAAGGTGGTTATATAATTCATCAACCGTATTAAACCCATTATCTTCACCAAATTCTTTTAATGAAAATGATACACTCTGCGCACTAGAAAATAATACATTAACTATATCACCATCGGATTTACTTATCATTAATACATTACTCTTATTATAAGATATACTCCCAACAGTAACATAAATACCATCGTTATTAATTAAAGCCATATTTTTAAAAATTAAATTAATTTTTCTTTACAATATGTATAGTTTATATAGACTTTATTCATCATCAAAATCAACTTGAACACCATCAATTTCAAAATTATCTTTTTCACCTTCACCATCATTATCAGTACCTAAAGTATTAATATCATTTTCTTCATTACCTTTTTCCTTTTCTTTTTCTTCTTTCTCAGCATCTTTCTTTTCCTTATCCAGTTCTTTTTCAGCATATCCAAGATTTTTAGCACGTTCTTTTTTGCGTTCCTCTTTATTTTTAGCATCACATGAACCATCTTCACACGAATCAACTTCCTTTTCCCAATCACCTTTACTTTCGAATACATTGGTTAAGTATTCTTTAATATCAATATGTTTCATTATTTTGTTTTAAATATTATTTTTTAACTTTATTAAACGACCAAACTTCATTAGCATTCCTTAATACAGAAGCTTTATCAAATTGTCCGAATTTTAAATCACCTTTATACATATTTTGATATTCGGTGAATGTTTGTCTTTCTTGTAATGTTTTTACTCTTGATGGTATTCTTCTCCCACTATCATTATAGTATGGTTCTGTAGAACTCATTGAACCAAATACATCTTTTGGTTTCCAATACATACGACCTCTACCACCTTGAAACATTTGTTCTATTTCAGCCTTACCCCTTGGCATTGCGTGTTTAAGTGTACATTCAACTATAATATCTTCGGGGAAATCATCATGACCCAAAACATCACCAAACTTTATAACGGTATTTGTTAACAATAAATTACCAATTGTCATACTAGGGTTGTGTGGATTTCCTATAGTAACGTGCCAGTTTCCAACAGGATTAGATGTTAATAATGAATTTGTATAAGGTATCGCAGGTCTTCCGATTTTATCCAATAACTTACCAAATCCCATATTAAAAACATTAGTAGCAACGTTTTTAAGAAGGTTTAAAGCATCCTGACGATTATTACCACTACCTTTTCCTAAAAATCCCTTAAACTCAACGTGAGCCTTATTTAAGAAATCATTAAATGATGTTGGTGATAGGAACTTTAAGTTTTTAATATATTTTGTTGGTCTTCGACCTTTCCAAAATCTAGCACCACCCCAAAACTTAGCATCATTAGTTACACACATTAAAATATGTGAAATAAGGTCTAAAAACGCGGCTTTTCCATTTATTCCATTGAATGAGCGCATTTTATAATTGAATGTTAAAGTAAACTCTTGTTCAAAGTTCAATCCAACATCGCGTATATGTGTTGATGAAATAGAATCAACCATACCATAAACTTTATTACTATCATGCATAGGGTCAAAAGATAATGCCACATCACCCCTTAATCTATCTTGTCCGAAAGTAGGGTCTATGAACTTCATTACGTCACTCATATAACCACCTACACCCGCCCGCGGCCCATGCATTTGCATTTCTTCCATAGTAGATTCAAGCTCCTTCCACCTCATACCTGTTGAGAATGACATCAAATCGCTAATCTTGTTATTTTCTTGGTCTGAAAACGTAATCATTCTAGCAATATCAGGTTCATCGTTTTCAGGTGTTATTGAAAATATATCATCAACAATAGGAAATGCAAAACGTCTAAGTGTAATCATTCTATTTAAAGGCACTTTTCTCAATCTTTCTAAGTAAATAAAATCCATAGGTTTGTAAATTGATGCACCTATAGGATTATTAATTAAATATTCAGGTGTCATTTCCCTATAAAGTGTATCTTTTAAATCCTTTTTATCAGTATTAAATAAAGGATAATTGTCTCCTTTAACGGTCTTTGCTCTAAATAAATGATAATCAGAAAATAATGAATGTGGTAACGCTTCAATATTTTCATTTTTTACCTCACCAGAAGGTAAAACAGATTTCTCTGCACCTCTAGGAAGTTCAGCTTCATTTTTACTATCATAAGAGCTTGTTGTTTTTAAACTCTCACTTGGTAAAGATGATGCACTTAATTTAGATTCCTTTGGTGTTAGACCTTCCGAATCAGTATTTAAAAAGTCTTTCACAACATTAACTATTTTTTCCATAATATAAAGTATTCTTTCTTTATTTATTGTTAAGAACTAAAAATAAAAAAGAGGGTTATGACCCTCTTTTTTTATTTCTTTCCATAATTTCATGCAAGTATTCATAAATATAATTACAAATTGACTTATATTCTTTTTCCATTTCTTCACGATTTGGAAAAACCATTGCACTAGATGCTTCAAATAAGAAATCTTCTAATTTGTTTTCGATAAATTCAACAACACTTTTACAATCAAAAGAGTACATTAAACGAGTCCTATTAACCTTTCTTTTCAAATCGAAGCCACGATAACTATTCCTATTCATATAGGTATTTATAACATCACCATTTTCAAAAATATTTGTCAATCTTATTCGATAAACTACTTGCTCATCCTTAACACTATGAACCTCTTCAATTACACCTTTCATCCTAATATAATCATAAGGGTCTTCTACAGAACTAACGAAAAAGTAACAACTTTCGCCTACGTTTAATAACTTTCTTTTAAGTATATCCATATTATTACTCTTCGCCTATCTTTTCAATTATAGATGTTAAAACACCAACTAATACATTCATACCTTCATCAGTTGATAAAATAATTTTTGATACTAAGCTTGGGTCAACACCCATTGTTTTAGCGGTCTTTACAACCTTTTCTATGTTAAAATCAAATATATGTTGGAATGAAATATCAACATTTACAGTCTCATCCTTTGATAAAGCCATAAGATTTGAAACTAATGAAAATGATGGAGAGTCTTGGTCAACACCATCTAATAAAGGATTTTTATAAATAACCTTCTCTACAACCTTTTCATGAACAATTTGTTTTTGTGAAGGGATAATAGTTGTTTTATTTCCTGATTCATTAGAAATAGGCACATTAACATTAGGTGCATTAGGAATTTGTTGTTGAGGTTGTATTATATCAGTATCACTAGGAAGACCCCTTGTTAATTCATCACCAGTCCTAAAATCAGGTGCTAATCTAACAGAAGGTTGCATCCAATCCCTCATTAATTCATCAATTTTCAAATACTTACCATCAGATAATATTGCAAAACCATTTTGGAAACTAGCAACCTCTATCGAAGCTGACTTTTCACCGTTCTTTTTTACGTACATACCAGTACTTAAATTTTTCATAATCTAAATATTTATAAGTTAATTTCTTTAATTAATATAACAATTAAAAACGTTTTTTACCATAAAAATAAAAAGGTGGGCATACAAAAATTGCATTACCCACCCTAAAGAATGAAAAAAATATATTTTAATTTATTCTAAAATCACCACCAAAATCACTATAAACATAAATGTTATATGATATTGTTGAAATTCCTGCCGCGTTAGATGCTGTAACTTGCACATTAAATGTTTCGCCCGAATAAGCGAAATTTATAGTTCCTGTGATTCTACCAGTTGAAGCATTGATACTTAAACCTGTTGGTAAACCTAAAGCACTCCAATTCGTAGCAGTACCACCACCATTAATATGACTATATGAAACAGACTCACCAGTATAGAAACTTCTTGTAAGTCCACCACCTATTAATAAAGGTGCATTTATCGTAGCTAAAGATGTAACAATAACTGAAACATTTTGTGAACCTGTACCCGAACCATTAATAGCACTTACATTAATTTCAAATAAACTTTGTGGTGTTCCTAACGGAACTGTGCCAGTTATAAATCCTGTTGTTGTATCTAAACTCATCCATGATGGTAAACCAGTAGCTCCAAAAGAAGTAGGGTCACCACTTGCTGTAATTCTATATGAAAATGATTGACCAACCTCAACATCAATTACATTACCTGACGTGATTACAGGAACACTACCTAAGAATGGTTCAACATTTATGAAAAACTTATATGGTGCTGATGAACCGTTAGAGTTTGTAGCGATTAATGTAACTTCATTATTACTTGGTGTTGTTGGAATACCCGAAATTTCACCAGTTGTAGGATTAATACTCAATCCTAAAGGTAAATTTGTAGCACTCCATGATGTTACCACACCAATACTATCAGGAACTACAGAAAAAGGTAAACCAACTGTTGTACTTAAATTTGTTGGTGAAGTAACTGACGGAACTCCGAAACCAACAAACATGATAAAGCAAACAACTTCATAAGGTGGTCTATTTTCATGTGCTTGACCACCACCCTCTGATTGAATTGTGTGGTTATGCGCATCACTTGATGGTATTGTTACATTAACATAGCCATTATCTGTACCATTACCACCACTTTCACCCATATTAGTTTGGTCAGTCCACCACTCAGGTTGTAAGAAACCAATTTGATTATCTTGTTCAGCACCTGAATATCTAAATCTTATTGTATGGTCGTGAACACCACCTGAACCTGTAACACCACCATGTGAGTGTATAGGCATTTGTGCTTTTGTTAGTGTAACGAAAGCTTCACCACCTCTAGCACCTACAACATTATAATCTGTGTTTGTTGCATCATATCCAACTAAGAACCTACCACCGTAATTTGGTGTATCATTATTACCATCACATAAAATAAATCCCGCAGGAATTGTATTAGGATTACCACTCCAAATAACTATTGTTCCAATTGGTAAATTCGAGCGTAAAAGTTTATCAATCTCAATTTTATCATAGTACCACTCATCTAAATCTTGTGCTATAACACTTGTAGGGTGTCCGCTTGAATCTAAATTCAAACCTCGGACAACTTTATGTGAATCTGTTGTTGGATTTTCAGCTTCTACCTTAGAACCAACACCTGCTTTATGTTTTATAACTAATTTACCACTATCACCAAATGTCTCATTTTCTATAACAATAGATAAACCATCGCCTTTGAATAATGAATTTCTAGAATCTAGTAAAACAGTCCAATTTGACCATGTGAATGTAGAACCGCTATCGTTTGAAATACCCTGTCTTTTTGATGTAACCAAATAGTTATTTGATGCTGATTTATTAACATATTCTTGTTCAATAACAACATTTGTACCTTCATCAAACCTATTTACTTTTAAATACGCATTTGTTGCAAATCCGTTAGATAATGTATTATTTGGGAAATTTGTATATGATGCACTTGAATTATATCTAATATCGTATAAACCGAATTGAGTTAAAAGGTTTGCGTTTGCGTTACCAACTAATCTAGTTTGTTGTCTATAAACATTTTGAGATTCTAATATACTTACTCTATCATCTAAATCATCAATCCATGTTTCTAAATCTTCTTTGATATCAAATAAAATATTATGTGTGACCAATAAATTTTGGTCATTAACAAGTAAATCATTTTTTGGTTGAAAAATAGATGCTTTTAATTCATTGCCATAAAGTCCTAAAATTTGTGTATTAGCTCCTATACTTGTGTATAATTTTGCATAATTTTTAGAGTATATTGAAACGTAAGGTAAATTAGCATTACCTAAAACCATTCTTTCACTAGTAGCATCCAACCAATCATAATTTGTTTTATAATCAGTCATTTTTAGAACACCGTTCTTAATCATTAATTGTAAATCCTTCGGTGAAAATAAAACAGTTCCCGACTTGGCTAAATCCAATCTTCCAACTTCATCTAATTTAGGGTCATAATCTGATAAAAATCTTAACTTGTTTTCTGTTCTGAAAATTCTACCCCATGTACTAAAATCATTAGAATCTTTATGACCTATTAAAATACCATTTTTGTATGAGTTTTGTAAAACAGCCAAAGCACCAAAATCATCAACACCTGCCATATAATCAACAGTTTTGTTGGTCAATGTTTTTTGAGCCAAATTATGATAATCTTTTGGTGAACCTGTTAAAAACATGGTATTAACACCATTACCGATATTTGCCTCTTTTATTGCAGAAAAAATGAAATCATTAGTTTCCAAACCAATACCCGAACCCGATACTGGTAAATCAATAATAGAATTGTAATTTGATTGATTGTTTAGACCCGCACTATTATCAGCATAGTTTTTTATTATACCCTTATAAATACCGTAAACATCATTGTTATTAAGACCTCCTAAAACCTCATTAATAATTTCGATAACCTCTTCTTCATTTAATGAAAGACCGTCAGCAAATCTAATACCAGTAGATACAAATTCATTTGTTAAACTACTGAACTGTATAACGTCTCTAGATGGTAAAACAATTATATCATTTCCAACCAACTTATCAATACCCAAAGTAGTTAACAACCGAGCTAAGTCGGCTGTTAACTGTGAATTTAAAAAGTTTAGTGTAACTTGTCCTGATGTGGTTACGGTAACATATTCAGTTATGAATGATGCTGAATTAGCAAAAACCCATTTATTACCACGCTCACCAGTAGCACCAGTAATAGATAACCCATCTTTACCTGTAACACCCTTAAAACCAGGTAGTTGCACTATCTGTTGGAAGTTATATTGTATATCTGAGACTAATGTATTTAAGTCTCTAAGTTTAATATTTCGTAGGTTTAACCCACTTGATTGTAAATTATCCATTTATTATAAAATATTTGGTCTGTTAGATGATTGAGTATCAATAGCACTAATAACTTGACTAGTTTCTGAACTTGTAACGCTTAATGTTGTTTTTCTAAACTTAGCACTTACAACTATATCAAACTTAAATAGCTCATTACCTACTATTAAATCGACACCCATTTTCTTTTTATATTCGATATTTGATGCAGATAATGATAATTTAGAATCACCATTTATTCTACCTAAAATATCTATCATTCTAAACTGGAAAACAACAGGTATTAATAATGCGTTTTGTTCACCATTATGTAATTGAATAGATGCTGATGAATCCGAGCTAGAAACTTGAATATTTTGAATATCTGTAAGTCTCATGAATAGTCTTGCACCAGTACTATTTCTACCTAAAATGTATTTATCATTATCAACAAATCCCATATAATCTATTGATGATAAATCTTGTTGTTTATTATCTTCCAATAAAGAATCGTTAAACTCTTGTATTCTTTCAAACTCAGCTACTAAAGCATCAGATAACGTACTATTTGTTGTATCTTGTAAGTATGCTTGATATAAAGGATGATTTATTGACATTGCTACATATCCTATACCTGTTGAAGCATTACTTAATTTAACCCTATTAAAGCTAGAACCATCATATTCAACAATAGTTTTTTCAGCTTCAACAGTAGTGGTTTCTTTATCACCTGAGTCGATTTCCGTGCTTGACTGTGAATTGTTTACGTAAACCAATTCATTAGAACCACTTACGTCTCTATTTCTAAGGTAGATAATTTGCCCATTTTTTTGAGCTTGTTTGGTGTTTGTTCCATGTTTCGCAAAACCAACATCTTTATAATTATTGTTGTCGGTAACACCAGTTAATAAACCACTAGATATTGATGTTATATCTGCTGTATTAGCATTGTTATTAATCAATTTAATATAAAATTCCTTCTCAACAATAGCACCGTAATTAGATTCTACGTTTACATCAACCTCATCTGTATAATTACCCGCAAATACTTCTATTGTTTGTAATTTATTTATAGGTGATGTTCTATCTCCTGTAACTAATTCTACACTATATGATGTTGTACGTCTATTAACTATATCTCTTAACGAAATAATCTCAGTTTGCATAGACTTTATCAACTCTTCGAGAGAAATTGTTTTTTGTTCTGTTGTGAATTGACCCGAAGCAATATCCTTAACACCTAAAGGAAAATATCGCTCTTGTTCTGTATAACCTAATCCCATTAATTTATCAATACCCCTAGATTCAAACTCCTTATTTACACTAGTATTGATTAAATCTTGTTTATTATCTTCAACGATAGATTTTATATCTTCATCTTGTGCCAACTCTTCGGGAAAAGAAACTTTTATAGGACTACTCCATTCAGATAATATTGGATTACTTGGATATCCTGCTTCACCAATAGCTTGAACTTGAATAATAACATTTTCACCATATGAAATAGGTATCTCAACTTGGTTTATGTTATTAACGTCAGCATCAGAAATATTAACAGAATCCCAAACAAATTTATTTCTATTCACATCAAATGTTTTCTTTAATGGAACTGATTTCAATTCATTCCAAGATGATATAGACGCATCAATATCACCAACCATTATAGAACTAGGTTCACTAACATCAGAATTTGTTGGAACATATTTGTAACGTATGTTATACTGAACAATTCTTTGTAAATCTCCTGTGATACTTGATGTCGGCTCATCAATCTCCCAAAAACCTAAAACTCTATACTTAGGTGATGCTTTTGGTGCATTCGCAAATGATGCCAAACTAGCTATATTATCAACAGTTGATGAAAATTCGCTTTGTTCTGTTTGTAATTTATTTATCAATAAATTTAAAGCTGATTCGTCTTGTGATTTCTCATCCTTCGATTTATATTGACCTTTTCCTATTTTTGTTCTTAAACTGTATATTTTATCAGAAGTTTTAAGTATTTGTGAACGCAATCTTTGCTTTTCTGCTGAATATCTCTTTAACTTCTGTGAATCTGCCGTGTTTGTTATATGCTTATTTACCTGAACAACCTTGAAATAACTATCATCTAATTCAGGTTTCGTGATATCACTAGCTAAAGCTCTCGGAACGGTGTTTTCTTGAACAACAGATTCCAAATATTCACCTAATCCTAAAATATTACTTGCATAATAAGTATTGAAATTAAACTCAATACCATTAGATAAAATCTTTAATGAATCAGTATCTAAAATCTTAGCATCAGAGTAAACACCCTGCACATCATTTTTATCATCTAAACTTGAAATGAATAAAACGATTTTATCTTGACCCTTAATAGGGATTGAAGCCGTTTTAACTGGTGTTGTATTGTCTCGGTATTGTAATGCACCTATACCAACTTCTAATGCACTTAAACCACTTATTAATTTGATTGTAACATAAATTCCTAAACCATCATTAACAACACGAGTAACTTTATAAAGAGTTAATCCATCACTAGTTATAAGCTCATCACCTAATTGTAATTCCCTTGAATCTTCTACAATATTCAACGAATCACTATATGTTAATTTATCAACTCTACAAGTTAAAGTATCATCATCGTTACTTGTTATTGACATAACCATGAAATCACCATAAAAACGTTGCTTTGTTGGATTTAACTTTAAAACATCTTCTTTAATTGTATATGATACATTATTAGTAGATAAATATTGCCTAACTTCTGAATATGACATCCCATCAGACAAACCATCTAAATTTTCAACAAAAAACTTAGTAGTTACCACATTCTTTTCATTATTGAAACGTTCAGGTAACTCAACATCTAAATGTGTTAATGGCGAAAGTAACTTATCAATCAATGGATTTTGTGATACCGAAATATGGTTTTTAAAACTCATTTCAGATAACGTCATTCTATCCAAAGCCTTTTTGAAAGTACTTAAAATTATGTTCCTTAATTTATCGTTAGCACCATCATTAATTGATACAATTGTTCCTACTCTAGATGTTCCTAAACCAATCATATTTTCAAAAGAAGCTTTCATTCGCTCAACTTCCGATTTTAAGAATATATTTGATGGTATGATAACATCCCTAGTCGAACCATCACCCAAATCTAATGTTGTGGTGATATTTTCTTTATCGGATGTAATGGCTTCATAAATTGCTTGCATAAATTTCAACGCATTATCGTTTAATCGATTCACGTCAAAAAGTTGCTGTGCCATTGAATTTGATTTTTTCATAAAATATTCTGTTATTTACTTTTCATTCTTAGTTTATTTATTGTTTGAAGACAAAAAATAAAAGGCTTGTGATTCTAAATCACAAGCCTTTCTTTTATAGTCCATCAAATCCTTTCATAATAATTATTTTACCTAGTCATTATAAAACTACTAGAATTAAACCCTTTTATTTCTGACTCTACCTTTTCCTCTAATTTCTCACCATCTGTCTTTAAAGCGTCAAAATTTATAGCAACATCACCGATATATTTATAATCAAATGTACCCAAAATTCTAGACAATGATTGTAAAGCAAATCCCTTTACATACATCTTAAAATGATGATTAGAATATAATTCAGTAATCGGAACTCTAACACCACATTCCAACATGATGTCACCAGTAACATTTGATAAAAATGTAATCTCATTACTAAATTCAGAAAAATCATGCGCAACACCTCTATTAGCCGAACTTATAGAATGTAGTGTTTGGAACTCATATAATGATATAACTTGTTGAACCATATCAAAATTACGTCCTTGAACACCACCATTTAAAGACATACCGCGAGTATGCATAGAACCCATAAAACGATTCATTGCATATAAAGGATTTCTTAAATACCTTGCTTCGGTAGTTTTAGAGAAGCCACCATCAGCCTTACGAACCCTAAATACAAACTTTATAGCTTCGGGAACTTTTATAGTAGATGCAAATTTGCCTTCACGCGCCTTTAATATATCATCATATTTTATTAAATAATGATTTCTTTGAACAGCGTTTGGATGCCATTCATAAAACCATTCAGCACAATCTTTAATGATTGTCTTTATTCTTTCAGGTGAAATAACCAATGGAACAGCACAATGTTCCGATATTTCTTGTTGTATGATTTCAATAAATCTGAAATCTTCGGGTAATAACTTCATTATATGTAAAAATTAAATTTTTCTGTAATTATTTTAAATTCAATATCAAATGGTTGCTCATTACACCACTTAATAGCATAATTCCATTTTGCTTTATTCAATTCAAATCCAAATGAATTTGGTTTGGTTAAACTATGTGGTTTTATCTCAACAAACCATAATCTACCATCAGTAAACTCTATAACACAATCAATGTTATAATTTCTTCTTCTAGTCTCACCCCTCTCATTTACAAATAAATAAGGTATAGAAAAAGGTTCAGAAACCCAATTCTTAATATATGGTGATTGCTCACACCAATAAAAAACCTTAAATTCTAAAGATGAACGGTAAATACATGGCTCATCATCAACCTGTAAATATTTCTTACAATCTTTTAAAGGAAAATAACCACTCTTAAATTTACTCTTAGGGTTTGGTTTTAAATCTTTAATAGATTTTTTACTTCTTCTTTCGTCTAAATCAATACTTTCAACTAATTCAACTAATGTCATACTTTAAACTTTTATTGCAAGTAATTCATTTTTAACTTGGTTTGAATCACTTCTTCCACTTCTTAAATACGAATACTTTATTTCTGTAACGATATAATCCCCAGTAAATTCATTGTTTAATGACAATCCATTTGACGGATATTCACTTTCTTGCTCACTTAATTCATCCAAATCAACATTTGAATCTTGTGAGTTCAACTTACTCAAACGACCGTTATTATAAAGTTCAACAGGTACATAAACAAATGGGTACAAATCAGGTATGAAATAATCCATAACCATACGAGTATAAGTACCTTGTTTATAAATCTGTATTAATCTATCGTTATTCTTTCTATTCGTTAAAATATTTGAATATGTAGAATCTTCATGAACAAAATTACTGAAAACATTATCTATTGAATTATCAATTGAATTTATGTTTTGAATACCAAATTCATTAAATGTGTTTTGTAAATGTTTTTCTGTAGAACGCTGTCTATAATTAACAATATTCTTAGTCTTTAAAAATGCTTTTCCATAATTAGAAATAGGAGTCCAATTATTTATTTGAGCATGAATATCAGTTTCATCATTATATGTCTTATTTGATAACTTTAAATCAATATTATCATCATACGCCAGTCCAGTAACTGGGTTGGTTTGAAGTCTAGTAATTTCACGATTACTGTAAGCATTCTTATATGAAACTAAATTCAAATTATTGAATGCATCAATGAAAATCTTACATGAATCATCTTGACCAACATCAATTCTATTTTCAGAATACTTTAAAAATGAATAATAATCATTATGACAAATATAATTTGCTGAATCATTAGATTGTTGTATATTTGTCACAAAACCTAAATCACATTCGGTTGCTATTTTCTTTAAAATATTATATAAAGAATCATTCCAACCTGTATTCTTATAAATGTGTAATTTAGGAACATCTTGAATAGCTGTAATTGTTGTTGATTTACTATTAGCAGAACCCGAAATATCAGTAATTATAAAATCCAATTTTATAGGCTTATGCACAGTATCTATGTTGTTAGAAATACGAATAGTAATCTTATCATCAACCATAGGAAACTGTTCTTCTAAAAATGCTTTATCATAATCATCGATAGTAACTCTAACAGAAGGTAGTAGCTCAGAACCAACAGTATATTTAAAAGATAATATTTTATCTTGGTTAAAAACAGTATCTTTAACTCGAATTAATGGAAACCATAAGCCTGCATTCTCTTCAATATTTTGGTCTTCCTCATTTGATTGTCTAACAACAATATCTTGTGGAATTATTTTAGTTTCAAATTCTTGTCTCATATCTTAAAATATAATTACACCATTCTTACCTTTTTTATATGTTTTAAGGTCTTTTCCAACAACTTTAGTTGCTATTGAATTATTACCACCCGAACTACCTTTTTTATTAATTAAAACGTCTCTTTTTATGTTTTTTGATTTATAATTAGCCTTTCTAACATTAGTGAAGAAACTAGCCAAGTTCGGAACTCGTATAACATCACCTTTCTTTACAGCAAAAACATCCAAAATCCTATTAAATTTAACAATAACATCAACAAAATCTTCACTACCTAGAATATGTCTAGCTAATTTATCCAATCTCATTTCGATAACAGTATCGACTTCAATATTTGCATCAATAACTATAGAATCATAATCTATTTCCCAACGATTAGAAGTTAAATCTAATTTAGGATATAAATTATTTCCTGTGTATTCAGAATCATCGAAAAAATCTTTTATTTTCTTCTCTTGTAAAAGTGTTAAACTAATCATGATAATCCGCTTTTTCAGGTGTGTTAAATAATACTCTAAATGAATTAAACGCAAATGTACAAGTGAATGTATCAAATTCAGCATTTAAACTTGATTTGGTTAAATCCAAACCATCCATACCTGTAAATTGAACACCCTGTAAATTAAATACAAATAATAGATTTTGGCGTATATCATAAATCTCAATATTCATATCGGGTATATTACTGTAATCAGGTTTATCACCGTTTTTATTTTCAGCATATTGGAAATAATGTTCATATAAAAGAAAATAATTCTTAAACCCATCTATATGCTTGAATGTGATGGTGAATGTTTTATCATCAATTAACGATTCTCTAGGTTTTACTTGTTTTGTATTAACATCAATAACACCACCTTGTACTGGTATTTGTTGTAAAATAGGCTCATTACCCAAATCAGGAAACTTAATCGATTGAATCGAAAAATTTAAAAGGTCTTGTATCGTCTCGATATTACCTTTATATATAGACATCCATTCGTTATACTTACCAACTATAGAAGACTTGAAAAAGTCAGCAGGGAAATGTGTCTTGAATGTACTAAATACTGGTGAATTAATCATATTAATATAAATTATCTAAAACCCAGTTATCAGGGTTGTTATTTTTTAAATCCTTAAATCTTTGACTTTCCATATAATCATTAACAACATTTTTCTCATTACCTGTTGCCTCAATCTCCCACGGAAAATTTAAATACGTTTCTAACGCTTTTTTATTCTTTGCCATAGTACGGTTAATCTTCTGAAAATCACCCATACTTATATACTGCTCACCCTTCCACATTATACCTTCTTCGGTGTACCAAAGTTGATTATTTTGTATCTGTCTCGCGTGTGTAGCCTCGTGTGCAATAATTTTCATCAAAGCATTTATTCCCAAATCCTTATTAACCTTTATCAATAACTTTGTTTTATCAGATTCCGTAACCTTTGCCATATCAACATAACCTCTATAACCATTCTTTAAACGAGTAACCATTACCCTAACACTAGGTGATAAACCATATAAAGAAAATACGTGTTCTATATAATCTTGTAATATAACATTCATCAAATCAGATGATGTTAATTTATGTTTAGCTGACTCAAAAACCATATCTGTCAAAATTGGGTCGAAATATTCTAAAATTGTCTTCATTTATGATATTGTTTTACTTTATATATCCTTCAAACAAAAAATGGTAACCGCACGAATGCAGTTACCAAAATATAACAAAACTAAATATAAATATAAGAAATTAAATACCTCTTCTAAACAGATTCATCGAATACAGTATCATAACGCAGTACCGAATTATTTTTATTTCTAGTATGACGATTCATACCTTCCATAAGACCATTTCTAGCCATTGTAGTAAAATAAGAAAATGCATTATTATACTCTTTTTCATTGAATTTATACCACTTTTCACAAATAATTGTTAATGCAACACTTCTAACATCCTGCTTTATATCTTCACTATCATATTTCATTGATTCATTTGTATCTTGATAATATGAAACTAACTTGAAAATAAGTTGTCCTGCTCGTTCTGTTAATCTACCTTGTGCTTTAGATTTAAGAATCTCTTCATTAAATTCATCCTTTGGAACTGGTTGTTTTTTAGTCATTGTAATTATTTATTTATTTGTTACTATAATATAACAATTCATTTTAAAATAAATCATAAAAAAGACGGCTTAAAACCGTCTTTTTCTACACTTTTATAAATTCAAGTTTGAATATTTATCAACAACATTCATAAAGTCCTGTTCATCAATAGGTTGTAAGAAAACCTCTTCTAAAAGAACTTTCATCTTACCTAAACTTGTTTTATCATTTGCTTTTGTTAACATACCTTCAATTACCTTTAAGTGTGGTAAAATCTTCGGGAATTGTAAAACCTCATCCCTTGTATCTAAAACCAACCACTCAGCTAAAAAAGATGTTGCATTCTTATTATCTTCAATTATTCTAATACTTTCTCTATCACGTCTTAATCCATGATTTAATCCACGAGAATATAATTTCATATCATCCATAGACTCAACATTTCCAAAACGGAAACTTTCAGCAAAAACATCATTCATACACTCTAAAAGGTCTTCAACATTTTCAGTTAATTGCATTTCAACACCTCTAACATTAATAGAACCCATTGTATCAAATTCAAAAACCTCTTCACCAACTTTTAATGTGTTATTTTCCTTTACAAAATAAACATCAACAAAATCTTCACTCTCAACAATTTTATAGTTTTTGTTATAATGTGGATTAGCGAAATATGAAAATGGAATTGTGATATTAGAACGAACCTTATCATTACTATCAATAAACTCACCCTCTAAACGCTTTTTCATAGTGTTGATGTTAGTAACCTTCATTTTATTGTCACCACCACCACCTAATGAGATTTTATTACCTACTTTAATTTTTGGTAAAAGAGTATCTGAATACTTAGAGTCTAAACTTTCTGTTAAACTATACTTCTCAGAATACTTTTCAAGTATCGTATATGGAACTTCAACATTTTTAAGTACTGTCATACCATTTTCATTTAAAATGTTCCCAACAGCCCTTAAATTACCTAATTCTTTAATATGGAAATAAGTAGTAATACCTTCATTCTCGTAAATCAATGTTGTACCCGCTTCTAAACTATTAACATCTAATCCCTCTGAAACATTCTTTCTAACACCTAAATAAGTTCCAAACCACTCTTCGTGTAAATCCATTAAATACTCAATGAACTTTGTATATTCTTTTTTAATCCTTGGATTATTTTTAGAATTTCTTTTCTCCTTAAAAGAGTTAATAATCTTAGTACTATATAATTCCGTAGTACTTGGTTTCTTTTGACCAACTTGATAAGAAACATCACCTAAAAGAGTAGTTAATTTCTTACCAAATTTTGACTGAACTTCTTTCATGTCATACTTCGGTGCTTTTTCATCAACTGATTCAAAAACCATTTTATTTTCACCTAAAGTAAACTCATTTTCATTTTGAGTCCAACCTTCTTTTACCAATTTTTGTTGTAATAATTCAACATTTTCGATAGATTCATTAACTTTATGTAATTCACCACCTTTATAAACTGTTACTTTCATTCTTTGTATATGTTATTAAAAAAGGGTGTTATAAAAACACCCTTTTGATTTGTTATTAATTTAAAAGAGCTTCGATAGACTCATTAATGTTTTTAGCTTTGGTTAAGATAGCTTTATAACTCTCTTCAACCTCTTTTTCATCACATTCAGACTCTAATATACTATCATCATAAACGAAAGTTTTTCCTTTAACTTGCTTGTTTAATTGTTTAGCATAGTCCTTTTTTAAGTATTCCCAATCATCCGATTCGAAATCAGGTTCAACCCAAGCTTTCTTTCTATAGTCAAAAGAACCATCCATAACTTGAATTTTAGTCTTATAACCATCACTATAAAAAACATTTTCATCATCATCAAATGCAAATTTGATAACACCGTTTTGTCCTTTATTAGACTCTTCTACTTTAACATCACCTTTATCCTTCTTTCCACCATCTTCATCTTTTTCCTCTTCCTCTTCCTCAGAATCGATTTTATCGGCAGGTGATTCTTCACCTTCTTTTACAGGTTCGTTTTTGATACGGTTTTTTTCCTCTTCACCTTCTTTTTCATCTTCACCTTCTTTTATGTAAGTGATTTTCGTATCATCTATTTTAGCAGTTCCCGATTTATCATCTTTACCTATGATGGTTACGTTAGTACCACCAATGCTAACATAAACATTAGATGTTTCAAATACTTTACCATCACCTTCGCGCTCCCATTTATTGTCGCCAACTTTTGTGTATGTTTTAAGTTTAGCTTTCATGCTTTTTATAACACCACCTTTAACAATAGTACCAACTTTTAAAGATTCTAACTCTATATAAAATGGATTATCTTGCATTCTACTCTCATCAACACCACACTCTTCTTTGTCAGATTTCCAACCTTTATCTACTTCCTCATAGAATTTCTTTTTGTCTTCATCTTTTAATTGGTCAGGCTCTTCAACACCATATTTCTTTAACATCTTCTTAAAGAATTTTTGGTACTCTTCTTGGTCACCTTTAGATTCGTTGATACCTTTTAACTTCTTTTTGAAAGCTTCTCTTTCTTCATCAGTTTTCAACTTATCATAAGCTTCAAGATTTTTATTTCTTTCCTCAGTTGATTTACCCCAATCTAAGTTATTCATCTTAATACCTTCTTCAACCATTTTATCACGCTCTTCCTTACACTTCATGTAGGTAGTTTTCTCTTCCTCTTCCTCTTCCTCAGATTCACCGATAAACTTTAAAGCATCAGATTCTTTAGTATCAATCTCATCAATAGATTTTATTAACTTGAATTTATAGTCAAATAAAGCAACTCTAAAGAAATTATCCTTCTTAGAATATCCCAAATCAACTTTATTAGGGTCAACTTTACCAATTAAACCAGTCATATAACCTTTATCAACATCATCCGTGAAATCAGGGAAATAAGAAATATCAAATAAATCACCTTTAGTAGTTTGTAAACCTTTAAAGTTGTCTAAAGCTTGTTTAACCAACTTCATATCTACTTTCATTTTCGATACTGATTTAGACTCTTCCATTTGCTCTTCTTCATCTTCTTCCTCTTCACCTTCGAAGTTAAGAACTTCATTCTTTTTCTTCTTTAACTTAGTCATTTCCTCACTAACTTGTGAAGACATTTCTAAATACTTTGTATGAGCTTCTGAACCTTCTGTAGTGGTTTTCATAGCTTCTTCTACTTTAGTTCTTGTAGCTTCTAATTTAGCAATACTTTCATCTATTTCAGCAACCTTTGCATTTTTAGTATCTTCTTTTTCTTTTTCATCCTTCATTTCCCCCTCAAAAATAGGCGTTGCATCAACTCCGATTTTCTCATTCATGAAGTTTACAGCTTCTGTAATACTTTCGAAATTCTTAGAACCTTTGAAAACTCTTTGTGATTCCAAAATAGAACCAAATACATTTTTACCAACAGTTGCAATCATACCAATATCACCAGTTGTGAAATTCTTTAAAACTTTGAAGTTTTCTAAACTCTTAAAGTTTTCGCTATTTTCAGAAATAACAACAAATGCATCCAATTTAGTTAACTCAGATTCATTCAATCCCATTTCGTTTACTTGGAAAGCAAACTCATTTAAGATTGATTCTTTTGAATTTAAACTCTCATTGATAACACCTTCTTTATCAATAACACTTAAAGACTCACCTTCTAAAACTAATGTTCCTAAAGCGGTATCTAAAACTGTTTGACCATCTTTGTTATATTTTAAATTTTTAGCATTCTCAGAAATTGTAACAAATTCTTGTGATGGTGCTTGTGTTGGTATAATTTCACTTTCTGTTACTAAAAATACATCATTCTGAACTCTAACGATTTTTCCTTGCTCTGTTTCAAAAACGTAAGAAACTGGTGTCGAAATCTCGAAATCAGAAGTAACAACATCTTTCATTTTAGATGCATTACTCTCAATTATTCTTTGCTCGATGTTTCTTAAATCATTATAATAGAATTTACTTCTTGATAATTCACCTGTCATTACAGATGCTCCGATTTTTAATTCACCTTCTAAGATTATAGACTCAATAATATTTTGAGTTCTTTCATCAATCTCTGATTTTCTTGGTGACTTCTCAATTGATTCAAATAAAAATGCAATATTAAATGCATTCTCATTTTCAACAATCATATTTCTTAAATTATCAGCGAATTGGAAAACACTTTTGTCCGTGTTTTGTAATTTCATACCTTCTACCACTAAATCATTAACAATGTAATGTATGTCGATTACAGATTCGTTGAAGTGTTTAAGCGCATTAATTTTGTACAATGCCCCTTTTGAAGACATAGGCTTTAATTGTAATAAGTTCTCACCTAATTGTGATTCTCCAACGAACTTATCTACAAAACTTTGAAAATTTTTCATACTTGATTAGAATTTTATTTTATCTTGAAACTTCTTACACTTATGACAAATAAATTTGTCGTTTATTTATATATTGTTTGAAAGCCAAAAGTATAAAAAAATACCTTTGACTTTCAAACAATATTATACAGTTTATTTATAGTTTTAATATAAATTATAACTTTTTCTTCTTGAAAATAGATTTAGTTACTTGATAATGTTGTGAACCCAACATACTCAAATCTGCATTGGTAACCTTACACATAATCCTTTCTAATGGTTTAAATAACATCTTTTCCAAATTCAACCTTATGTGTGGTGGTGGTGCAAATTCTTCGGGAAAAGAACAATTATCATCAATTGGATATGCAAATGTTTGTTGATTAATATCTTCATAAAACTTAACCCTTGAACCTTGCGCAATCATCGGATATTTTGATTCTAAACCGTGATTTATCACTTCATTATTATAACGAACACAAGCACCCATAACTTTATCACCACCAGTTTTTATATATTGACCATTAGGTTTTATATCATGATACTTGTTAAATGTACCCAACGCCCTAGCTTTAGAATAATCATCAATATGCATATCAGAAAAACTTTTAGTCATTGCGTAAGCCATCTTAAAGTAAAACTCATCAGAAACCTGTTTACTAGACAACATCAAATAAACATACTTTTTAAGATATTCCTTGATAATTACTGGTGTCGATTTTTGGGCAAGCTCTAAACCTGTAGATTTTAACTTAATACTCTTATAAGCATTCGGTATCGAATCAAAATCTTTAGGAATTAAAAATTTACCATCCTTCCAAAAATACGAACCAATATACTTTTTCTTTGCAAGGTGAATAGTTCGCCTTAAAATAGCCTCTAATTCAAATACTTGTAAATTCTTACAATTCCTATTCTCAGCATATCTTCTAAATAACTCCTTATGTATCTTATCAACAGGATTCATAATTATACTAACACATAATTCAGTACAACGATAACTATCAGCATCAGGTTTAACACCCAAGCTATCCAAAATAGGCTTCATGATAAAGAATACAGAATCCGTATCACCATAAATACCCAATCCGTTAGATGCCTTTACAGGTGTCAACTTATCAACATTAATAATATCAGCAAATTCAACTTTAATCTTTTCGAAATATTCAGTCTCACTAGCCCATCCTTTAGGTGATTCAAAATATTGAGTGGTTCTTACATCTGCCATCTTTGTAGCGTTACGTCCTTCGGCTGTAATGTCAGCGGCAACACACTTTTTATAGTATCTAGAAAATGGCGCACCAACATATCCATACATTGAATTTGCAAGAGTTTTTGCGGATAACTGTGTAGCATCATAAAAGATAGATGCATTCTGTAAATCATCATACAAAATCTCTAAAGCCTTTTTATCATCCTTTATTTCATCAACATTATCTAAACGCTCACATAAATCAACAAATGTTTTTTCAATCGCCACCCTCGCATCAAATAAATCAGGTGCGAGGTCAGGCGAATTTCCTTTTGTTGTAATTAAATGTTCATCAATAGCTAATGCCTTGAAAGCTATATCTAAAACATCACTCATTAGAATAATGGGTTTTCATCCATACCATCGAAACTAGCATAATCAACAGCTTCAATCTCTTCTTCAACACTTTCCAAATCAATAGATGTATTGAATTTATTTAAGATACCGATATACTGGAATGTATCAGAATCAACAGAATTAACAATAATACAATCCGTGTTATTCCAGTTGGTTATAAAAACATTGTGAGACTCAGCATCAATAGTTTCAATAACATCTTTTTTAATGTAAAACTCATCGAACTCAACATCTGTATCATGTAATTTAATTTCAACAGTAAATGTTTTGAAATATAAAGAACCGTCACGAGCAACAAATGAAACAGCATCATGTGATTTACCTAAAATATATTCCATCTTAGATGCTTGTTTAATCTTCTTTAATTCATCATCAGATAAAGAAAATGAACATTTAGCCCTAGATACATCAAAAATATCATTCAAATCTTCTTCATCATACTCATCAAAAGTAGCAGAAGCAACACCAACAGAAAATTTTATCTTAGCACTCTCATTGAATATAGATACATATTCAACAGCATCAAAGTTACCATCATCTAAAATGATTTCTAAATTAACCTTTTCTTTAAAATGTTTCAAGCATCCCGAAACTAAACTTTTACAACTGAAAAGCCAAATTCTACAAGTATTATCCCCTAAAATTTCTTTTACCTCATCGGCATTCTCACAGAAAAGACTTAAATCTTCATACCAATACTTACAAGTTGTTTCAGTTTTTGTCTCTTTTAAAGACTTGATTTTATCACCAGTAATCATAAGAGGTAAAGACTCAGCCGCGATTTTATCACCTTTCTTATCTCTAACAAGTGCTGATTTTATAATCAATCTCATAAAATTTGAAGGGTCTATACCCTTTACTATAAGTTTTCTACTCATATACTTAAAATTTAATTTTGTTCTATTTTAGTTCTACACCCATTTCCGATTCAATTATATCTTGAACATTTTTAAGTGTTTCTTTCCAATCCTCATCATACCTAAATGATTTGAAGACTATTAATATTACGCGAAGATAAGAAATTATTCTATTTTCTCCAAATAATCCTCTAGCATCAACAAAGTTATTAATGAACTGTAATGTATTCTCGGTACTCTCATTATCTTTTAATTGAATTAACCTATCAAAGATTAGATGAAACGGTTGTGTTCCATCTAATCTATTTAACTTCTCTATAAATTCTTTTATATCCTTATCCATGAGCTTCTATCATTTTTTTAATAACTGGTTGCATCTTATTATCAATAAATAAACGAATATCCTTAAAGTGATAACGCTCATAAATTAGTCTATTCCAAACACGAGTCAATGTACCATCATCATCTTTGTCATAAATAGTTCTATTCATTGAAACTCTATGACCAAGTTTAATAGCCTCTTTTATTTCTTCATCCGTAGCATTCTCTTTTATGATATTATCAAAAGAACAACCTAAAGACTGACCACAAGTTGGATAAAGCGACTTAAAATCAACAAGTGCAACCCATTCACCTGTTGCATATCTAGGATTAATTACATATCCACCCTCAAAATCAGTATCACCATCATCATCATCTGAGTACCTATCTTCGTGACAAAACACCAATCCGTTTGAAAATTGTTCATCCCAAAACATAGCATCACCTAAAGCTAATGTACTAAATCCGCGCTCTAATGGAATTTTCGAATAATATGTAACCATTTCCAATGAGGTAATTGTATTCAAACGCAAGTGAACCATCATTAATAAAATCGTATCTACTGCCGAATATGTAAGGAAATTATCTGTATCTAAAAATAAATCACGGAAACTACCATCATACTTTATTTTCGGAACATCAACAGCTTGATATCCAATAGCATCTAAAGCTAATGATGTTTTATCAATAGAATAATCGAACTTATTTATAACCTGCATCAAATCGACTTCTACTCTGTGACGTGGTGTAGAAAATGTTCGCTCCTTACGTTCTTGTTCTAAATCTTCCTTTGTCTTTTCTGAATCTTTATGTTTAGCAAACTTATCACGAGATATTTCACGATTCACCAACTCACCAACAGGTGATGCCATTGAGTGATTTACATTATTTTTTACAGCACGTTTATGAATATAAGGACTATCGAAATCAAGCCAGTTCCAACCCATGATGTGATGCATTGATTTTTTCTGTAAAGCAAAATAAACTTTTAATAATTCTCGCTCACTCTTAACAACAATATGTTCATATTTTAAAACACCATCCTTCGCATACTTATTTATTAAATCTTGTGCCTTTTTTGATGATTGAAAGTGTTTACGAACCCTTTCTGAAATAAAGTCTTTATATTCCTGTGTTCCCTCAATACGATTCATATCATCAAAAATCAAAAGAACTGTGGAAAGTTGTTGATTTGTTACCTGAATTGTTGAAATAGGGTGTTCAGCCTTTGTTGGCTCAGGGAATCCATTACAATTCCTAACATCAACCTCTATATCGACAGCATACCAATTCGGTTTATTATAAGCGAAAATCTTTTCTTGAATATCCTTCGGAACTTTATGTAATAAAAATTCACGCAAATTCAAGTCTTTAAATTCCCTATCATGTACCTTCTTAACTGGTTCACCAGTCCAGTTTCGATACTTTTTAGATTTTTGTGGGTCGTCTTCATCACACTTAACCCAATTCTCAAATGTAGTGGGTATGGATGTTAATTCTATTTGTCCTGTTTTATCGACAAAAGAAACTTCAACACGCCCTTTTCGTTGAACAATGTCTATAAGCATAATCTTATATAAATTTTAGTTTGAAATGCAAATATACGTTAAATAAATATATTATCAAAATTTTTTGTAAGGAAGTTATAGAAATCATCCTCATTCTTACCCTTTGGTGTTTCAACTTCAACATAAAAATTAATATTTACTCTTGGTGGGTATATAATATCATCTTTAGAACTATTTAAGTTTTTACCACTTATCGAATACTCTTTTGTAACCAAACATTTATAACCAGTCGAAAATTCTATCGAATATTTTCTTTTCATTTCAGTTTCTTCAACAATTAAAATATTCATCCAATTTGTTATTCCAATTTTTCGTTTCCCACCATTTAATAAACATAATTCATAAAGTATCTCATCACGTATAAAATTTCTATTCATAATTTATAAGTTTTATTAAATCACAAATGTATAAAAATAAATCATTTTTAGATAGTTTTTATAAGAATTTTTTAAACCTATCTCCGCGCGCTTTTATTTATGTTATTTGTATTTATAATATATAAAAGAAAATGCACCTAGGTATATTTTTACTGATTTTCTTTCAATGAAAAATGCGTTTTATTGAGAATATGATAAAGAAATTGTTAAAATATTGTCGCTACAGTAAGTTTTGTATATGTCAAAAATTTTTCGGGTGTAATTGTTTAAAATTAAACAAAATACTGAAATTTGTTAAATTCTTATAAAACGTTGTAAATCAGTTACTTAAAATTATAATTTAAAATGTTAAAAAATTGGTCATGTTGAATATTTTATGTATGTGATTTTAACAATTTTAACAAAATTTTAACATTTATTTTTAAGGACAAAATAAAAAGTGTAGAATATTGATAATCAGTATTTTAATTAAATATTCCATAAAAGTGGAATAATGTTAATATATTCCATAAAAGCGGAATATTTTGTTCATTATTTTGTATTGTTCACGATTCATGAACATGGTTAAAAATTGAACAAAATAATTATTATTTTAATTGTTATATTAGAATGATAAATATACTAAAGAATAAATTTATTTAAAATGGCATTAAAAGTAATTACAGCATCAAATACTGAAAGACATGAAGCAAGGCAAAAAGGTAAACATCTTATAATTGGAAAAACATACCATGTTGATAAAGATGTTGAGAAGTTTTTGAATGCGTATGATAAATCACCTGAACTTTTAAGACAAAATCATAGGTCTTTATTAAATGACCCAACTGTTAATGGATTCAAACTATTTTTTAACTTTTCAGCAACTGATGGTTTACTAGCTGATGAAAGTTATCCAAACTCTGCATTGAAATACTTGGATGATATCGGTGATACATATCGTTATAACATACTTAAATTATTCATTGCTAGACTTTCAGAAGTTAATACACATCAACCTTGGATTTTTAATAATATAGAAGGTCTTAGAGAGGTTTATACAAAACCTTTTGAGCAAATTTCATTCTTTAGGAATCAAAATAAATTAATTATTGGAACATATGAAACATTAGATTTAAAGATTGCATCTTTGAATAGAATGTGGAGAGAGGTAGTTTACGATAAAAATAGAAAAGTATTTGTATTACCTGAGAATCTTAGGTCTTTTGGGTTGTCTGTTTATGTTATTGATATGAGAGTATTTAAAACAGATATAAAATATCTTAGAAACTGGGAAACACAATCATTTGCTGAAATAAATCACCAGTTATTCGAGTTTGGAAATTGTGAATTTCTTACAGAAAGTGGTGGTGCTTTTTATGATGCAATGACAAATATGAGTGTTCAGGAAAACTTTAATAGTTTTGTTATAGGATTTGAGAATGTTGATTTAAGTATGTTATCACCTTCAATGATGGGTGAAATGACATTTTCTAGCGAGGAAATGAGTCTTTTAACAACTGTATTGAGTGGTGAAACTAAAGATTTCACACCTAGAAAAATTCTAGACCAAATAGCAACAAATACAACAGATAATATATCTAGATATGGTGAAAGTCAAGCATCATATTATACATATCAAGAGTATCAATTAAGTGGTTTAGCCACTAGAGTTTCAACACTTTCAAATAATATTGGTGCTGGGTTGGATGATATAAACAACCTTTTACAAGGAAATATTCAAGGTGCAGGTTTGGCTAATTTAATAAGATAATATGGAAAACGGATATTTTGGAACAGTAATAGATAATGACGACCCTAAGAAAATAGGTCGTGTTAAAGTCCGTGTAAATGGATTTTATGATAATGTTGATGAAAGTATAATTCCTTGGGCAATACCAAAGAATATATCATTCAATAGATTAGACCCGCCACCAATCGATTCTATTGTACAAATAGACTTCATAGAAGGTGAAATAATGTGTCCTATTTGGTACACATTTAATGGTAAATCAGCTAATGATATGGGTATTGATGATAATGAGTACACAAAGTCTGCCGTACTTCTTTATAAGGACTTAGAGGAATATGAATCGAGTGGATTAGTAAAGGTTCTTTTTACTGAAAAAGATGGTCTAATATTACAATATGATAAGGATGATGAATCAGCAATAATAAATTTAAGGAAGGATAATACTCTTTATTTCAAAAATAGTCAATATGATAAAGTTATACACCTTTCAAATGAGTCTATATCATTAGGTTCAGAAGATAAATCAGAAGAACCCGCAACATTAGGACAAACAAACCATGATGCTTTGGATATGACAAATGAAACAATTAAAGCATTTTCAGAAATAGTTGATTCATTTGCAAAAGAAGCATCACAAATTTGTATTAAATCATCTGTTTTAATGCCACTTTTTGCACCGTTTTTGAAATTAAATACACAATTAAAAAGTCAGATTTCAGGAAAAATGTATAAAAGTAATAAAGATTTTTACCCAAAAACAAAATCAAAAATAGTTTCTTTAGACTAAAAAAGCCCCGAATGGGGCTTTTTATTTTACTTTTTGTCCTTTTAATTTTCTGATTTTAGAATTAAGAATTTTATCTATCTCTTTTAACTCTACTTTCATATCATCGGGGTAAAGCTCACAAAGCCTTTTTAATGACTTTATTTCAATGTTATTTATTTTTAAGTAGTATTCGATAACATTTTCTTTAAACTCCTTTAAAACATCTATTTTCTTACCTTGTTTATTTGATAAAAACACAAAATTAGGAATAACTTTACCATTATAATATTTTCTGTGAAGCATATCTATAATAGTCCAATGTTTATATTCTTGTAATTTATTGATATAAATAGGGTCTTTTTTAGCTAATGTTCTACATAACATAAAATGATGTTCTTCTTTAGCTTTAGGTGTTAACTTTTTATAGATACTTTTCTTAATAAAGAATGCTTCCAAAAAATCATTCCATGAAATTTTAGTAATAGTATCGGTTTTTTCTTGGTTTAAAATATTCATACTTATACATTATTTGTGTTCTTATTTCTTGCCTGAAATTGCTTTACTAATTGACCAACTTTTAACATACTTCTTACTGATGGGTAACCTTCTGCATATTTATGAGTATAGTAATTAGGTTTATAATGTATAGTTTCTAAACCTGCATTGTTACATTCCTCAATAGTGCTTATTTTATCATCAATTATTAAACCAATACCATGCTTAATACAATCATTAACCTTATCAATAGAAACAATAATTGGTTTATCAGGAAATCCTAAATTTCTTAGATTTATTTTCCTATCATTTTCATGTTCGGGTGGTAATGCTGTGATATAATAATCAAAATCAAATGTTATTATTTCAGGAATATTTAATGCAGGAATTGTCTGCCAAAATTCATTATCACCTATTATCGAATAAAACACTTCATTAATTTCATCATTAGTCCACTCATCAAGCATCATCATATCAATTCCTTTGCGATTACAAAGGTGTCTGTAGAAGTCGAGGAAAACACCATCAACATCTACACCTACTTTAGTTAAATTTCTATTCATATCCTAAAACATAGTTTCAAAACCACTAATACCACCTAATAAATCATCTAATTCCTCTTCTGTAACATCACTTTCTTCATCTTCAACATCATCATCTATAGCATCAAACATACTTTCAGATACTGGTGCTGTTGAAATTAAGTTTTTGAAATCCGAAATAACACTAACCTCACACCTCAAATTAGATTGAGATTCGTAACAATCATCCATTTGCTTTAAAACATAATCAGGAATAGTTTTATCATTCAAATATAGTAAAGTTCTATTTTGTATGAAAATTTTAACGATTAAATCTATATCACGCATTAATGGATGTGATTCATGCATAACTTCACAAAACTTTTGAATGAATGCATTGTTCTTTAGCTCCAACTTAATCTTACTTTCAGGGTTATTATTCATATAAATTTCTGTAACCTCTAAAGCATATTCCAATTGAGATAATGTTGGTCTTAAAACAGTTCCATCCAATTTTGTATTTGTGTATAATGGTGCTAAAACCTTTTCTTCTGAACCCAAAACAGTATCTATCAACATTTGATTGAAATCACCCTTCTTATCGAAAACGTGCTTCATATTTTCTTTATACTGCCTCTTAAAATCATTAACCTTGTCAATTAAAGGTGTTGATTTTAAAGTATTTACACAAATATCCTTAACAAAATTAGGGTCGAATAAATCTTTAACTGTCACATCTTCTATAGTTTTACCCATGCGTTCAAGACCTTTTTTGATAAACATCATTGTTGGTTTGAACTCTTTTAACTGACCATTTTTATCTTGTTTTTTCCACGCAAATGTTGGTGGTATATTATCTTTTTTATCACCACTCATAGATTTAAGAAGTAGAAATTCAGCAGGTGTTGCGACCATGATATCATCTTCTTTAAAGTATTTAACTAGATTATCAGAAGTTTTAATATCATTAGCACCAAAATAACTTTCTAAAGCTGATGTTTCCTTTCCATGATTTGGGTAAAATTCATCTTTTTTACTCTCACACATTACCAATTTATTAGGTCTATCGTTTGGCATCTGTTTTAGAATGAATACATTTTCATTTGCTAATTGATGTGCATCACCATCGGATGTATATAAAAGAACTTTTCTACCATTTTCAATTTCCTTTTTGATAGCATAATAAAGAAAATCATCACCCTCGGCATTATCTGCTAAAAGTTTTGGAACGTTATACTTTTCTTTCATCATATCAGCAAAGTCATTGAATACAGTTTTTACAACTTTCATATCCATAGGTACTTCATCCACGTTACGATTTGCTTTATAAGTCCTTTTATCAACTGGTAAATCATTATAAATTTCAGGTACTATCATTTTCACTTTCTTACGCCATGAGTAACCATCTATTGCTATTTTAACATCATCTATAGCATCTATATAATCTGTGACTAATTTAGAAAAACCACTACACAATGCTTTAAAATACTCTTTAGAGTCTGATGTAGGATTTTTAAAGAAGTCTAGACCAGTAGCAAATGCCATTCTTGACATCAAATAATTTCCGTCAATAACAAAAACGTACTTTGATGGGTCGTGTTTCTTTTGGTTTAAAATCATATAAAAAATATTTTTAGTTTGCGCAAATATAATACAAAAATACTTAAAAACAAAAAAATCCCACAATTTAATGTGAGATTTTTTATATAGTTCCAAATAAGAAACCACAAAATCCGTATCTTTTATACTAATTCATCAATACCTTTTATTTGATTTGAATCGATTACATTCCAATTCAAATCCCAACTTAAATCTTTTTTCATACTTTACTTATAAAAATTTGTTAATACTGGGTTTGTCATTTCACCGAAAATAGATTTTATCTGATTTGGGTAAAATGCTATGTAAGAGAAGTTTCCATTATCTTCTCTATTATTTATATACTTGAAACCATCAATATTATGATTTTTAACCAAGTCTTTTTTAATAAGACCTAATTTAACATCATCATTTAGTTGATTGTATTCAATAATTTCATCTTTAGTGAAAATACCATCTTTATGTAATTGGTTAAGAACTCTTTCGATAGTAAACTTTCCTAAGTCGGGTAATTCATAAACATTCTCTAAATTAAGAAAAACATTCAATATTATAGGACTTTTACTTCTCCTATATGCTACATACTTTGCACACTCCAATGTTCCGAAATGTGAACCAAATTCAGTTTTAGTATCAGTATTGAAAATCTCAAAGTAAGTACCTGTTCCGTGAAAAACTGGTTTCTTAATCATTGAGTTTTTTAACCATTCTTTTTTACTTATAGATGTTGTTATCTTTTCTACTAAATTTTCCTTCATTATAAATTGATTTTACTTGATTTGGGTCAAAAATAATATATGAATCAGCTTTACCTTCTCTTTGATTTCTGTAAACTACAGAATCGTGACCCATTTTCTTAAACAAATTAACAAACATCATTTCACCCTCTTTTTCCATCCTTTCAGATTTTCTTATTTCTTGTGGTGAATTAAACTCAATTGCTATCCATTCCTTTTTAAACTCCAATATTTTTTCAAGTTCTTCCTTTGGTAATTTATTCGGTTCATCTTCTTCAAAATATTCACATAATGTAGGGAAATCAAAAGCTAACATATCATCAACTCTAATTGGATTCTCGCATCTAAGGTAAACTTCCATTATCTTACCACTTGAACCATATAGTATTGCGTTCGCGGCTTCCTCATCACCAAAATGCGCGCCAAGTTCATTATTAACTCTAAATTCATTAAATTCAGCTCTTGTTCCGTGATACATAACCTTTGGTGAACCATCTTTGTTTTTAAGTTTTGACTTACCAAACCATTTTTTAAACGTCTTCATAGTTTTTACATCTTGTAAAGATTCTATGATATATCTTTCTAAACCTAACATTATAAAAATAATTCTTCTGCTTTAACCCAAGGCATATTCAATGCATCATCTGTGCTTATTGGATATAAAGCTAATTTTTTAAGGTTTCTTACTTTAGGGTATTTATCTCCTAATAATGTTTTTGCTATACCGTGAGTTATTTTAACTTCACCAAGATTATATTTTGGTAATGTTGCCAATTCCCATTCAGCAATATGTTTATCATATGCATTTACGCTCATGAATGTAACATTTGTTTTATGCGGAAATTCATAAACAATAACACCAACTTCTTTTGGTTTAACAACATCAGTATCAATCTCTGAAAAATTATCTTTTAACGGAATCTCGAACCCAATGTGTTTAGAAATCTCACTAGCTAACTTCTTAAAGTTATTACCGTGACCTTCATCATACATTTTAACTTCGTCAAAATATACGTGAATTAATTCATGTATCAAAACTTTATCCAAAGTTTCTTGTGTATAATTCATCTTATTAGATATTACAACTTTTGTTTCTCTAACAGATGTGAAAACTTTCTTATTTCTCTTATCCCTAATAACTAAAGATGTTGTTGTTCCAGTAGCATTTTTAGTTGTTCTACCAAATTTAATACCACCTTCTATTTTTAACTTTGATTTGAAAAGTTTTGTGTTCCAGTACTTGAAACGACCGTTTAAATCATATCCTTTCTTATCAATTAAATCACCATCTAAAGCCTCTTCAACTTGAAAAACAAGACCACATGAACATGAGGTCTTTGTTTCTGTAATATTTTCTAAGTATTCTGTAATGTTCATTATCTAAAAATGTTTAGAATATTTATAGTTTATTAAGCAAAATCATAAAATTCTAGAAATTTTTTAGCATTTTGAGCGTCAGTAAATCTAAATTTAATTGTAGAATTTAGGTTCATATCAATTTTACAAAGAATTGAATCATCATCAGGTTTATACTTTCTTTCTAATTCTAAATTACCATTACTAGTTTCTATAGCATATTCTGCAAAAACCTTTGGTAAATCAACACTATCATTAATGAATAAATTGATTGCTCTAAATAAACATTCTATTTTCAAGTTACTTGATGTTATTACTGTATCACCACCATAATGAGTATGTAAATAACATGAATTTGTTAATGATACTGTACCATTTTTAGCAAATGAAAATTCTGTTTCATCCCAACTTCTACCACTTTTAAATGTTTCTTTGAAATCTTTTTTAAGATATTCCTTTTCATAGACTTCTAATGATTTATTTTCTGTCATTTTGAAAAGATTATCTAAAACAGATTCAACCGTTATATACATTTTATTAAGAGTTTCTAAACTATCTAAATTCCTATTATATTGAAACCTTTTATAGTAATCAAACTTAAAAAAGTAATTTTCCTCAATACAATCAACAGATTTAGATAAAAAATCTCTTTTTCTAGTCAAAATTCTAAACTCCAATTCATCAATAACATTTTTAAAATAAGTACCATCATAACCATTATACGATTTTAGGTACTTTATTTGGTCTTCCAGTTCATTTATTTTTATGTTCATGAAAGACTCATATTCTTTAAGCTTGGCTAAAACATCTGATTTTATTCGAGTACTATTATTTACAGTAACATTATTAAATTTATCTAATAGATTCATTTTTATTAAATTTATTTTTGACAAATATATACAAAAAATCCGTTTCAACAAACTGAAACGGATTTTATTTTTATTCATAATCGCCTGAAAGACCACTAAACATATCTAACGGTTTAAGCTCTTTATACTCTTCGTCAAGTATTTTTTCGGCTGTATCATCTAATGGTGGTAATGGTGGTGTTGGTGGTGGTGAAACTATTTCCTTATTCATTCCATGAAAATATTGAAAAATTGTTGTGTTTCTCAACCTTGTTCTAATTATACTTGGTAAAATACCATAGTTATAAAAGAATCCTTTAAACGAACCATCTAATAAATATGTTACACACCAATCATCTTTTGCTCTAACACCTCTACCGATACCCTGTAAAAATGAAATCATTGTTTGCCATCCATACCATGTTTTAATCCTGTTCATTTTACGTCTAACAAGTGTATCACCTAGTGATAAGTATGGAACTTTCATAAAGATATTAAATCTACATAAATCACCCTTTAAATCAACACCCTCTAAAAGTGAAGCACCAACAAGGATTCTGTTTGACCATCCTGCGTGTTCCAAATCCCAGTTTATTTGTCTTATACCTTCCATCTTATCTTTATTGTTTGTACAGAAAATAAATCTATCATCCAAACCATTATTTTCTAAATATTCCTTTAAAGCATCTTGAAACTCATAATTACCTGTATGAATCAAACCAGTAACTTTAGGGTGATATTGAGAAATATCAACAATTCTTTTAATTACTTTAGGAAGGTTGGTTTCTTTTTCTTTGAAATTTAGTTTCAAAGGTGGGTCGAACTGAACAATTGGAGATTTTGTGAAATCAAAATCAGACTGATTGATAATAGTTTGAACATCTTCTAATCCTAAATCGTCAGCAAATTGCATTAGTTCTTTATGAGAGTCACCGATTGTTGCGGACATGAAAACAGAATAATTTAAAAATCTATTAACATGAAATTTACTTAAATCGTCTGTCTTTTCACATCTGAAAACAGCAACCTTTTTAGACTTACCTTCTTTTTGTTGAATAACTTTAGTATCAACTACCATATACTGTAAACCAATCTTTTTATTTTGAAATTCTAGATATTCATTACTTTCAATAATTTCTGATAAGTATTCGATATGGTCTAAAATACTTTGTTGCTCGTCAGTATATTCAATTTCAATTCCTATTTGTTCTTCGGGAAAATTATCTTGTACAATTTCTGTATAAAGTTTAAGAACATGGTTTAAACCAGTTGTTGCAACTGAAATAACTTTCATAAGTCTCTCATTCATCATTGAAGGATTATCTTCTCTAGAAGACTTATCACATAATTCTAAAAATAATACTTCCGATTTTTCCAACCATCCAATAAATTGCTGAACCTTTGATATCATTTCTTTATACTTTGGTTCATTACTATAGTCTGAAACAATACCACCATACATACTTTCTATAAGGTTTAGCTTACTTTGGATTTCATAAGCCATTTTAGAAAATTCATATTCCTTTTGGAATGTTTCTTGTAAAATGCTTGGCATTGTATGACACTCATCAAAAATACTAACAGTTCTAGGTTTGAAAGGCGCACCACCTTGTAACTTTGGGAATACACTATTCATTTGTGATAGATAGTAGTTATAATTGAAAATTGTTGTCTTAGTTAAAATTGCTTTATTCCTAGCAACAACATATGGGCATATTTCACCACAAGACATTTTCTTAGGTAGTTTCGAAATTGAAATCTTTGAACAAGGTCTTGTTGCAAATGTTAATTCTCTATTTTCTAAGCATGGATAGTTTGATTGTCCTTTTACTTGTGCATGAGTTTTTGATAAATTAAACCTAATCAAATCATCATTGTATTGGTCTTGTAAGAATTTGTTAGGTGTTAAAATATAAGACCCGAAAACCTCACCATTTAATTTATCTTCTGCATTCCTTAGAAACTCATCAATCATTAATCCAAGTATTGTTTTACCGAATCCTGTTGGTGCTGAAACAACAAATGTTTTCTTACCTTTAACTATTGCCTTAATGATATGCATACAAACTTTAATTTGTCGCTTTAAACGGTCTTTTTTGATGTTTTGCCAACTCATAATGTTTCTAACAGCCTTAACCAAACATTCATTTAGTTCTGCTTCGGAAAGTTGTGAGAAATCAACATCAGAAGATTTTAGTTTATTTTCTTCATCTTCCAACATTTCCTGTTGACGTTCCAACCAAGTAGGGTTGCCATTATAGTCTGTTCCTTGATTAATGCTTGTCTTAATTTCGTTGCTCATAATATGCTATAAAAATGTTAAATTCATAATCTACGTCTAATATTGAATGCAAAGGTAGCGATTTATATTCAATGAACTCATTAAAATATTCTAAAGTTTTTGAATCACCATCAATTAATAACTTTTTGAACTCTTCCAAAGAAAAATTGAAATCACTTTTCCTATTTAAACACTTAACCCAAATTTCACGAATCGGTCTTGTTTGTAAAGTTATAAATTTAACAATTTCTTCGTAAGTTCTACCATATGCAACCCTTTCATACATTGTGCTTTGACCTATCTCAAAAGTTATATAATTCTTACTGATATCACTTGTTCTATTTCTAGGTTCGTGTCTCGGAAAGCAACTCCCGAATGTTTGTACATAGAATGAATCTCGACTAGGTGTGTAATCTTTACTAACTAAATCAACAAATGTTTTTAGATATGATTCGAAAATAATTGTATCACTATTATATAATTCTCTTAAATCATAATTATCTTGAAAGAATGGGTTTTCTTCCTTGAATAATTTCTTTAAAGTCTCCAATAAATCCTCTTTATCAGAAATTTGTCTTTTTAAATCTTCAATTTTTTCAAATATTGTTTCCATTTTTAAATGTTTTTTAATTCGATACAAACTTAATACTTAAAATATTACAAAACAAACTTTTTATTAAAAAATTTTTTATTATATTTGCGAAAAAATAATTATAATGTATAATTCTAGTAAAGTAAAAAGGTTAATCAATGAGGCACAATCAGAAATAGATGCTATAATTGATAAATATGAACCACTTATAAATGACGCTATTAAAAAGCAAATACCGAAAGACCATAAATTTTATTGCTGTATGGGTGCATCATTTTGTGAAAATAAAAATGGCGAAATAGTTGGTGAAAATTTCACTAGAGTAATTAATAATCTACAATATGAAGATTCATTCAAAACAGGAATGAATATCAAAAACGTAAACGTAAAAACTTAAATATATGAATATTAAACATTATATTGTCGAAAGACAAGTGGGTAAAACAACATCTATTATTGAAGGTGTTAATAATAGTACTGCTGATGCTTGTCTAATTATCACTTATAATAGAGCTTCTGTTAAAAAATTCGAAGATGTTATTCGAAGAGGTGGTATGAGAAAATGTATTATTAAAGGTGCTGAACAATTAGCTGACCATAATTTCGCAAGAGGTGGTGAAAAATTTATGATAGATAATAAGTATAAAAAGGTTGATATTTTTATCGATGAACTTTTCATCATTAATCAGTTATTGAGTAATAGAAAAATTTACTTCCACGAATATTTACAAAATCTTTCAAATAGTGTGCTTGAACAGAGTAATTTAATTATATACTCAACACCAACATTTAATTTCCATATTCAGGAATATGCGGACTATATTAAATCAGGATATACGAAAACTGATTTAGTGTATTATTTCTTAATGCCCGAAGTTGTTGAAAGTAGGTTCAATAATATGTTTGGAAGGACTGAGAAAGATTATATGAAACATTTAGAGAATAGTGGAATACGAGTTATTGGTAATGAGTTATTTCCTTCATTTTTAAAATTTTAAGGTATGGCATTAAACACACAAGGTTTTAGAGCTTCGTTGAATAGCATTTTTGAAACAGCATCTAAAAATGCGATTAGTTCATACTTCTCACCTAAAGTTTCTCTTAAAAATTCATCAGTTAGTGATATTTCTAATGCTTCATCAAATGGGTTTGCTAACGAATTTGTTAAATTTTCGAATGATTTTTCTAATGAGCTATTATCATATACACAAACAGGTGTGGTCACAACATCTAATGGTGCTACAAAATCATTACCATTTAATGCGCAAGGTTTAGCAAATCAATTAATAGGTGGATTAACTATTGATTTAATTTATATAATGAATAATAGATTATTGGGTGTTCCTAATACATTTGAAAAAGGGAATTATACGTTAATGAGTAATTTTATAGAAACATTTTCAAAATTTGTTTCAGCATCGTTGATAAATGGTGGTTTTATATCAGTTTCATCCACTAATGTTTATGTGAATGTTGAGAATATATTTAGGGAGACTTTTTATGAGGCATTTTCAGAGTTAGTAAGACCTGAACCAAGTGCTAAAAATATGAGTTTAGAACAAACTTATGAAATATCAATAAATCGATTTGTTACACCATTTTCATTGATTGGTGATAGACTTGCACCCGCTTTTGAAACCATTTTAAAAAGTAGTAGTGTTGCAACATCTTTAGGTGTTGGAAAAATTTCATAAAATGTTTTGGTGGTTTCGTTTTTATTTAATAGATTTGAAATATCAAATTTAATAAAATGAAAAGAACAAAATTAAACCTAGCAGTAAAATTAAAAGATGAAGTTTTAAAAAGATTATATCCTAGATATGTCGATAAGTATGTGAATGTAAAAGAAATACACCTAAATAGAGTCACAGTATCTATGGTTGTAAATGGTATAGATGATGTTTCAGTAGATTTTAGATTGGATGAAGTAAAAGAGTTTTTCAATCTTGATTATAAACAAAAAGGAATGACTGTTGAGGTCGAAACACATAAAAAAGAAAAAGAACCACTATTTTAGTGGTTCTTTTTATTCTTCTTCATCTAAATATCCATCAGGTTCATCTTCATCTGAAATCTCTTCGAAATCTATATATTCTGTGTTCTTTTCTTCTGATTGTTTCATTTCTGCTTGATTTGTTTCTTTCCTTTCCTTCTTTGATTCCTCAATATCTTCCATCATATCTTTGAAGTACTGATTCATTGCTAAAGCACCTCTAAATGCTTTTTCACCTATTTGTTTTGAATCACCTTCAATACCACCATCCAACTTTTTACTAACATCATCAGTTTCAACACGACTCAAAACATTTATAGTCGTATTTCCTGCTTCTTCGATATCTTCTTTTAGTGACCTTAAATAAGGTGAAAGTGTTCTAGAATACTGAGCAACTTTCATTTGGATATCCAAAGCACTCTTTTGAAGCTCTATTAATATACTATATATCTGTATATCAGCGTGCATACCTGCATCTATTTTCAACATCAATGTTGATACAGCGTGTTGTGCATATCGTGCTGACTCCAATAAACCTAAAAGGTTTGATGTTTCAACAGCTTGAATTGCTTTTAAATGGTCGTCATTATTGATTAGGTCAACATCGAAGTAAACGCCTAGTAATGATTTAACTAGGTCTTTAGCTTCTTTTTCTATTTTCGTCTTTTGTTCCTCAACGCCAAATTCTTTATACTCACTAAGACCTTGTAGGCTACCACCTTCATAAATTGAATGCCCTGTTATATCTTTTGGAATTAGTGAATCGAAATTTGCGTTATTTTCATTAAATTCAAAATCTTTATTCATTTTATTACGCGTTTGATTGAACTTTTATTGAATCAATACCAGTTTGACAATTATCAATTACTAAATAATCGTTTGCATCCAATGACCAGTTTGTTATCATTGGTATAATTTGTTGTTTAGGTACTGATTTTTTATTTACTCTAATATTTCCTATTGATGTTTTATGATTTCCTTTAATTTCCAATACTTTTTTATTAACTGGTATTTCAACACTTGCTAATATGTTTTGTACAAAATCAATTGAACCATCATTATAATATAACAATGAAATTGAAATATTTTTACCTCTTCTAGACAAAACAACAGAATAATAACCATTTTCTTTAATAGCTTCACCTGTAGCTGTTACATATTTGTTTATTTCTGAGGCTTTTGTGTGCAAGGTTATGAATCCGTTTGAATTTACATAAATCAATTCTGCATAATTTATACCATCACCAAGACTAAATAACATTACACTTTTACCAACTTCCGAAATTTTAAACCAAGCCGAAACACTATATTCGTTATCATCCATTTTTGATAAATCATATCTTGTTAAGAAGTCAACATCTGTATCGCTTTTATACATATATCTTTGGAACTCAACATCATTGAATAGTAAACCAGTTTTAATATTTCTAATACCTTTGTGAAAATCTAATAATTTGGAATCAATGCTTTGAAATTCTGATTCTTCTTCTGATAAGCTAAACTCAATATCATCACCATTGCCAGTTGCATTTTCTATCTCATCATATGCTTGGTCTGAATTTTCTATATCATATGCTGTGAAATCACTAAAATCTGTAATTTCCTCTTCTGCTTGTGAATTATCAATCTCAACACCTTCTTTAAACACTCCTAGATATAATTTATAAGCAACAGCCCTATGCATAAAATCTCTTTTCTTTTTAGCCGATGATATAGTGTACATTCTATCGAAAACATTGATGTAAATAGCGTCTTTTGCATTCGGATAAACATCAACACCGTATATATCATGCCATTGAGATAATAAAATTTCAACTTCGATATTTTCTCTATTCATAAAGAACTGGAATGAGTTGATATTTTCATTATTGTTTGCATCAGGTGGAATAACTACTTTAATCGCTCGTGCAGGTAAAGTTTGATACATTTTATATGACTTGAAAATAATTGATTTTGTTTCCTCATTCGGAACACGTTTAAAGTAAACACCGTCATATCCAATAGTCATAGCAATTGACTTAGAAATCTGTTCCCTCATATGGTGTGCATTATCTAAGTTCCTAAATGGGTTTAATGCATTATTTGTTATGTTTGATGCGACAATATTTATATCTTGGTAGTATTCCATACCACAAACATTTATTGATGAACCATTAACCATGATATTTTCAATACCTATATAGTTACTAATTAAAGATGATTGTGTAACATTTGGGTCAACATCAACACTTAAAAGAACTCTTAAATATGTTGATAGTGATTGTGTTTCTTCTGAATTTAGATATGATAAAGTATCACTTTTTGATGCATAATCAGACCAATTAACATTATCGAATGAGTATGAAAAAAGATAAGATGCTATTAAAGAACCTTCCTTTTCTGTATCTATTTCAATACTTGTTATGTCGTTATTTGTAATTGGGTCTAGGTATAGAACTCTTTTACCAGTATTTGTCATTTCGAATACCATATATGAAAGTATAAATATATTAAGTAATTTTTTAACGTTTCTCGTTAAACTCTTTACTCTATTTATCATTTTAAACCTTATTTAAAATACAATATGGCAAAAGACAATAAAATATCAAACAGTTTTTATACACTTAATAAATGTAATCCGCGTTTAAGTGGGAATATAAAGTTTGTTTGTGATGAGGATAACATATATTTGGATTCAATAAATTCAAATTCTGAACTTGCTAGGTCACTTTATAAAGCTTATAAATTGAACACTACAAGTAATTTAATGGTGAATCTTAAAAATTATGCTGATTTATTCGACATAAAAGATAATATTTTTGATGTAAAGAGTGATTCAAATCTAGTTACAAAAGAGCTTTCAGAACAACATGAAAGAATTTATAATTATGGTGCTTACTCTGATGTTTCAGAACTTATAACAAAACGATTTAGATTTTTTGCACCTATTTACATAGATAAAGAGGCTACAAAACCTGATTTATTTGTTGTTTATAGAGTTAATAGGAATGACTTTAATAAAGGAAAACCATTTATAAAAGAATTAGTTCATGTACATGATTTTAGAAGTTCTGAAATGGGTAAACAATTAGATAGACATATCAAGTATATGAAGGATAATATCGATGATATCGGTGTATTTGCTAATTTTGAAGAGGGTTTTAGCTTTACTGGTACTAGTTTAAATAGTGGTTTGCTAGAAACGAAATATGATAATAATATGGTTAATGTTTTGGCAAACGAAAGAACATTGACTGAATTTAATCATGATATTGTTGATGGTTTCAGGAAAAATGAAATGATAGATTCAAGATTCTTAAACTTGGAATTTTGTTTTGATTTAGATTTATCAAATGATGATTTAAACGATACATTTGTAGATTTAATAGGTTTTTATACAACAATGGATGAGTTAGAAAGTCTTAATGAATTTAATGATACAGAAGCTCATTTCAAAATAATAGAAAACAAAGGAACTATCACAATGTCACAAGATGTTTTAACGGAAAGTGATTTAAATGATAATCCTGTGGTTGTTGATACATTGAATGCAATACAATTCACATCATTTACACATAGTGGTGATTTTACACCATTAATAATGATTAAGCCAAATTTTCTTCCTAGTGTTGGTGAAAAATTAATACTTGAATTGGATGGTGTAACAGAGATTGAATATACTATTAGTGAGGATGATATCGTTGTTAATGATATAATGAAAACTGCTGAAAATATAGCAAAGTCTTTTACATTATATGCTAGAACAAATATTTCTAATTTATTTGTAGATGCTTTAATTTTCGAAAATGAATACTTGGTTATAAAGAGTCTTATAAATGATGAGTCTTATAAAAATATAAAATTGGTTGAAAAACCACGTAATTACTCTATTATACCTTTAAAATTCACAGATAATGTTTCTGTATATGAAAACACATTCTATAGTCCATCATCTGACTCGGTTTTAACAGCTTTTCCAATACCTTTAGATGTAAATGGTGGTGATAGTTTAAATTATAAAGAAAACACATCTAAAGTTATTGAAATGGGTAAATGGTTGGGTTATTACTTCTTTAATTTGGAAAGTTCAATTAGAGAAGATAATCCAAATGGTGATATAATTAATGTTATTAAAACAGAAAAGTCAAAATTATATAGATTAAAGACTTGTGAGCATAGAGCATTTGATTTTGATAGAGAAAATACATATCATGGTGATGTTTTTGATTTCGAATTAAACACATATAAACAATGGTTATTAAACCAAGTTAGTGATGAAAACTTTTTAGGGAAATATGATGTTATGCCTTCCGAATCTGAAATGAGTGAATATAAAGCTGAATTAGTATCGATTATTTCAAGATATTTTGATTCTATTTCATTAGAAAGGGGTATGTTAATAGGTGATGTAAATACTAGTAGTTTTGAAGCAACTAGTATTGATAATGAATTTAATAGACTATCAGAAAATTTAAACCACGATTTGATATCAAATTCAATGATAAATCAGTCTATTAATAAATTCATGTATAAGGATGGTTTAGATGTTTATAATAGACCATACACATTGAATTTAGCTCAACCTTTTAGATATAGTAATTTTGCACCATCTTTGGATATTAAAGATAGGGATTTGAGAAACGCTACACATTCATGGTTAGTTATTGGTACAGGTTTACCACCTTATATGAGGGATTTGAACGTTGGTAAAATTCCTGCTATTAAGGATGTTGAGATTGATACAGAACAACCAACAAATATAATTCAAAGATTTTACACAGATATAAATGAACCTGATGAAATTTCCGAATGGTTTGTTCTTAACGGTGATTTGATTGATTCGGGTGATGGTGGTATAAAGTTTAGTCCTAATAATAGTCAAAATTATATTTCAAGAAAGTTAGATATAAGAGAACAAGGAATTAATAGTGATATTAAATTTTCATTCAATTTTTCATTAGAAAATTCAGCAAACACGAGTGTTAGAACACTTATTGAAATTGTTGATTTAGATAATATGGTTGTTATAGATAGTTGGAATGTTGATGTTAATTTGATTGGTGGTGTTTCCGAAAATATAATAGATACAAAAGTTTTATCATTGGGTGGTAGTGCTGTTGGTGAAAATAATGAAATTCGTATTAGTTTGTCTTATGGTCATACATCTGATTTGACTATTTATGATTTGAATTTTCATAAAACTACATTAACATTACCTGTTTATAATCCTGAAATTAAGATTAATGATTCAATAAAAGGTTTTGATAGACATATTAATGATATTTTAACAAGTTACACAGTAAAGCATATTACTAAAGAAGATGTTTTAAGTACTGATTTCGATGTTTACAATTATATAAGGTCACATTCTATTATAAAGAAGGAAGATGATTTATACTCATGCTTCTTTAGAGGTGTTAAGATTGTTTTAGATTCCAAATATGAAGGATGGAAATTCTCAGCAATTCTAAATACAAGTACAGCACCTGAAAGTAAGGATAGAGATATAGAACTTTTAGAAAATGAGGCTTTCAAATCAATCACATTATATGTTACAATGTATGTTCCTGAACCTGTTTTAACAGGATTGGAGCAAGAAGGTGTTTATTGGTTGGATAGGTCATTATTATATTTTTCTGATGGTGATTATGCAACAGAAACAAGTTTATCAAGTTTCGGTAGAAAGAATATTTCATTACGTATTAATGATTCATCTTCACCAAAAACATATTTAGGGAACTTCAAAACAAATGATTGGTACTTTCAACAAAATGGTATTAATTATGTTCATGTTGGTAAAGGTTTATTAGAAAGGTTTGATGTTGATTTCACATCATTTTTAGAACTTAGACAAAATTTTGAAGTTTACTTTGGTGATACTGATGATTCTGAAACAACAAATTTCGGTATGTTAATAACATTTATGGATATACAGGAAATTGGAAAAGACCATTTTTGGTGTACAGAAATTCATGTAAAAATAAAAGAAACAGAGTCGGGTGTAACAACAACAATAGAATATGATATGTTGGCTGAGTATTTAGCAAATAATAATGTATTTTATGAACAAAATAAGATGGATATTGTTGAAGCTATTCTTTTGGAAAATGCTGAATATGATAGGGTATTAAAAAATGTAGGTGCTATTGAACGTTTTTCATTAATTTCAACATCTGATATCATGGATTGGATTAAGTCAAATAATACAACTGTTACTGACATTTATGGTAACACATCATTATTAGATATTTACCCAATTGAACCTGTAGCAAAGATGGCTGTTATAGGTCTTAAAAACGTGAATAATGATATACTTAATAGGTCTGATAAGTACACTATTAATATGATTAGGCAAAATGGTCTTTATACACCTATTACTAAGCAATTAAGGAAATCTAGTTATTTCTTTAGTATAAATTATACTGATTATGGATATTCATATAAAACAAGTAAATATAATATTTTACCATCATCTAAAAATAATAGTGATAGATTGAATGATAAGGTTTGGTTTTATAGGAAGGATTTTTCAGAAACTATTTTATCAAAACATTATAGAGTTTATAGTGATAAGAAGGATTTTAAGAACTTGCATTGGTTTAGTAATCCTATGGAATACAAACATGATATAAGTTTGGTTTTATCCAGTAAAAAGGTTATTGAGTTTGATGTTATTAAAACAGACTCTGATATAATTGATGTTTATTCAAATGTAAAGGATTACTTGAAAAGAATTTTAGAAAATTATGGATTCGATTTAAAGAACTTTACAGAACAAGATAAGATTGATATTTTAGGAGTCGATAATAACACCAATTCTCAAAATATATCACAATTCGATTTTGAAGATATTATTTTAAGAAGATTTTTTGATTCAGAATTTAGCAAAATTTATGTGATTTCTAAAGTTTTGAAAGGTGATGTTGAAATTGATTTTTATTCTGAAAATCCATCATCTTTAGAACTTTTTGATAATGTTGATTTGAATGAAAATCTTAAAATTTTAATTGATAGGGTTTAATTTGTCGATACTTTTTGTATCTTAAAAGTGGCTTTCTGATTTAATTCGTAAAGCCACTTTTTATATAAAAAATGACCCAAAAACGACCATTTTCCAATGTTAATTTAATGTTAAGAAAATAGCGAAATTCTAGCGAATGTTAAGTTAATGTTAATAAGTGAAAAATTTTAACATTTTTAACAATTTTCATAATTATTTGATTATTAAATGTTTAAGTCGTTTAATGTAAATTTAATGTTAAGGGAACGTAAACTTAGTGTAATTTTTTTCGTGGTTTATACTGGTAAACGATACAACATATGCAAACTTTATTGTAGTGACAATATTTTAACAAATTCTTTGGAAGATTCTCAGTAAAACGCATTTTTCGTTGAAAGAAAATCAGTGAAAATGTACCTAGGTGCATTTTCCTTTATATATTATAAATACAAATAACATAAATAAACTTAATATTTTTCATAGATAAATTAACATTTGAAAATACATAAAATTAGGATAAAATTTGATTTCAATTGTTATATTAATTAAAACAAAAAAAACACAATGGCTAAAAAACGATTTAGTGGAATAAAAAATATACGTTCTAGATTTGATAGATTTATAAATGCAGTTTCTCAGTATTTCAATCAAAAGGGATATACTGATGATTACAATATGTGGGATTCTATGCATAATAATGAAATCGGTTCTATTCGAAATAGAGCGCAAAGGAATAGAAAAGCTGTTGAATGGTTCAATAAATATCTTAGAACAGACCCTAAAGCGAAGTATCAAGGTAAAATGTTAGAACCTTCAATGCTTTATATGTTTAATTATGATACCCCGAAATATGAGGATGTTTTGGATTTCTATGATACTCAACCTTTGGTTTTGTGTATCGGACAAAAGAAAACAAAGTTGGGTGTTAGGGAAGTTGGGATTAATTTACATTTATTACCACCTAAAATTAGACAGTCTGTATTGTTTATGGTTTATAAAATGTATAAGATTCAGTATAATAAAGCAATGAAACAAGGTGTTGATACTGTTTTTTATCTAGATTGGAGAACTATAAAAAGTATGACTAAACAGTTAGGTGTTGAATTTGCTGTGAGAATGTATATACCTAGTTTGCGAAAAAAGACTGTGAAGTTTCCTCATATTGAATGGGAGCGTGCTATTTGGTTACCGTCTAAAGAATATAAAAAAATTAACGAGATTGAATTGGAGAGGGAATGGAAGAAATTTATAACTAAGGGTAAGACATCAGCAACTAGACGACTTGCATCAAAACAAGGTTTTAACGTATAAACTATATATACACTAAGACACCAAAAAGAAATATTAATCATAAAAATTAATCAAATTGAGTAATAAACAACATTTACTTGCGGGGGTTAGTAATCTAGATAAACTTAGAGACAACCGTAGAGAGAAATTGAGTAAGTTATTTAGTAATTTCAATACTGATATGACATCATACTCAAAAAAGGATTTACATAGAAAAGATAAGCAAGGAGTTCAAGCAAAGGATTTTCGTATAGAAGATGAAGAAATTTATTCTACATTAATTCGCCATAAAAAATTACTATCTGAAAGAAATAAAAACAAAGGTTTTCAAAACCTTGAACACGAAAGAAAGACTAACTATTATGATGATATTGCATCAAAACCTGAAATTAAAGAGGTTTTAACAAAATTATGTAATGAGCTTATCATAACTTCAAAAGAAATTCCTTCATTCGCTGAACCAAAAATTCATGATGATAGACTTAGACAGTTAGGTTTTAAAAAGGAAGTTTTAGAAAAGGTTAAAGAAAACCTAGATTTAAACTTCTCTGATTTTGTTCGTAAAATGGGATTGAGTGGTGATGGTGCTTGGCAAAAAATGTATCAATTCCTAAAGTATGGGAGAAAGGCATGGTTCATAATTTATGATAACCCAACAAATCCAAAAAAGATTCATCACTTTGTAGAGGTTGATGTTAACACTTTAGAACCTTATTATGAAAGGGGTCAAAGATTTTGGATTCATAGACCCAAATCGACTACAGATATTCAACAAAATGTGATGGGTGCTTCAAATTTCCTTAATAATTATTCGGGTGATGGTACTGTATTATTCGACCATGAGATTATCTATTTGAGTTGGTCTGATGATATGGAAGAAAATGAAACAACATCTTATTTGGAAGGTCTTATTAAGCCATATAACATGATGCGTGTTATTGATGAGACAAAGATTATTTGGGCTGTTACTAATTCTACATATAGGACAATGTATTCTATTCCTACACAAACACAAGGTCGTAACCGTTCAGAACAAACTGTAAGTATGACTATGGAATTATACAAAGATGATTATAATTTCGACTCATATTCAGGTGATGTATCTGTGAACGGTACTACAAATTTACCAATGAGTAAAGATATTTTCTTATCTAATGGTGATAGTGGTACACCCGAAGTTACTGTATTAGGTGGTGAGGGATTCGATATGCAGAATATGGAACCGAATGAGTATATGAAAAATAAGTTTTATAGTTCAACAATGATGCCTTTTAATAGATTTGAAAAAGGTGGTCAGGACACTTGGAACTATGACCCTACATCAGTTTATATCGAGGAAATAGGATTTGATAAATTCAAAAGGAAAATTCAAAACATATATGGTAAGATATTATTGATACCTTTAACTTATCAACTTATTTTGGAATATCCTTATTTACATAATGAGCCTGATTTAGCTGAAAACATATATTTGGATTTTAATTCCGATTCTGAATTATCAATGATGATTAGACAGGAATTATTAAAGGCTAAATTTGATTTCATTTCTGAAATTACTGATAAGTTAACAATAGATACACCTGATGGAGATACTATTCCTTGGATGCCTATTGAGTATGCTATGAAGGAATATGCAGGTTTTACAGAAGAAGAAATAAAATACATTGATAAATTGAGATTGGAGTCAATCGAAAAGAAATTATTAATGGAACGTAAAATAAAACAAACAAGAGCAAAGTTTGGTCTTGAAATAGAGTTTGACGAATTTAATGAAGACCCTGACAATCCTGATGGTGGTGGTGGTGATGATTTAAACTTCGGATTCTAATAAAAACATAAAATGAAATATATTTCGTTTTTGGTGTATGTCTTAAAAAGATTGTAGAAATTCTACAATCTTTTTTGTTTTATATAGATTTTTATTATACTTTTGTAAAAAAATTACGAATATGTAAAATCAAAAAACAAATATAAAATATGAGTAAAAAGACTGATAGCAAGGCTAAAGTTAAATCAAATAACAATAAAGCCAAGGCTAAAAAATCTAAAGAATCAAATAACGGAATTGAAAATGATGTTAAGATTTCAAAGACCGCAAAGAAAGGTTTCAGAAAACTTACAGATGAAGATATACAGTATATAACAACCATTTATTATTCTGATGATTTGAATCATGTTGAGAAGTGTGAGAAACTCACAAAGAAATTTGGTGTTACTGACAGAACCATTAGAGAATGGTGGGTTAAACTAGAATTATCAAAACCTGCTTCAAAATTACCACCTCAACTACAACGAGCGCAATTAAGAAATATAGATGAAGATACTGATATTTTAATCGTTACATCCGCACAAAACACCACAGCTTTAAATTATAAGCTTTGGGGAAATATCAAAACATATATTGAAGTTCTTAAAGAAAAATTTAACAAGAAAGCTCAAATTATTGTAATACCTACTAGATACAGAAATCCAACGAGTCCTGCTGAACAATTATCTAAGAAACACGCTAGGATGCAATGGTGGGATGTTGAAGTTGATAAATATTTATTCTATAATAAAATTCAATTTGGTGATTGTGTAATTTCTTCTGATTCACATATTAGACCAACAAAGAAAGAACCATTAAAAGGTATGCCATCACACGCAGGAAATAACCATTTAGTTGTTGGTTCACCTAGAATACATTTAGAAACAGCACCACGTTTTAGAGGTGATGCATTGAGAGTTAGAGCATCTACAGGTGCATTAAGTGTTAAGAATTATTCTCGTTCATTAACTGGTGATGATGGATTCTTTAATCACACATATGGATTTACAATCATTGAAAAGAAGGATAAAGACACTTGTTATATTCCTCGTTCTGTTTCTGCTGATACTGATGGAACATTCACAGATTTGAATATTAGAATTAAGGATGGTGAACACACAATCATTAAAAAAGTTGATGGTTTGGTAATGGGTGATATTCATAGAGAGCTTTTAGATATGAAGTTATATGAAGCTACAAAGAGATTAACAAAATCTTTAAGACCTAAAAATGTTGTTTTACATGATGTTTTAGATGGTTATAGGTTTAATCCACATGAGAGACGTGATTATTATTTACAGCGTCAAAAGATTTTACAAGGCAAATTCTTAATTAAAGATGAGGTTGAGCAAGCTGTAGAGTTTCCGAAAATGGTTAAGAAGGATTTCAAATGTGATAAGATATTGGTTATTGAATCGAATCACGATTGGTTCTTAGATAGACACATTAATGATATGGATTGGAAGAAGGATTTACACAATTCCGCAACATATTTAGAATATGCTAGTATAATGCAATCTACTGATTTAACAGAACACGGGTGCTTATTTGGATATCTTGTTAATAAGAGGTATGAAAATAAAAAGTATGTTGACTATATTGAATGTGGTAGAACTGTTCGTATTAATGGTATTGTTATATCGTCTCATGGTGAGAGTGGCACAAATGGTTCTAAAGGAACTGTTAAACAATTCGCATCATCGGGTAGTAAGACAACTACTGCACACACTCACAGTCCGTCAATTATGAATGGTAGTCATTGTGTAGGTTTAAGTGCTACTTTAAAACAACATTATACAAGAAAAGGTATGTCTAGTCATGCACACGCACATGATATTATTCATGATACTGGTAAAAGACAGCTTTTAATTTTTGGTGATGATTATTCATTATCAGGATTATTATAAAACAAGCCCCGAAAGGGGCTTTTTAACTTTAACATTTATTTAACATTTATTTAACATTTATTTAACACTTTAAATAATAAATAGTTAATATATTTGTACTGTAATTATTTTAATTACGGGGATTAAAAACATTAAAATTAAATGATTATGAAAAAATTTAACATTGAATTAAGAAGAGTTTTTAAAGCATTTAAAGAATTTTTAAAAGATTGTGGTAAAGGTGCTTCTTACGCATTAGGAAACTAATTCAAATAACATTTCATTTTTTATTAGGGGTTAAAAATTGATTATGTTTACTTCAAACCGTAGAACAAAAAGTTCTACGGTTTTTTATTGTCTAAAAATCGCCCCTATATCTTCTCGGTACATTTGTTCTTTCTACCATATATATAATAAACAAATATATAAACTTAAAAAGTATTATACATGAAAGAACAAGTAATTATTTCATTGAATAAGACCAACTCTTTAATTTTAGAGAGTGCTAAAGATTCGAAATTCAATGAATCACTAGGTGAAGTTCCTGATGGATGTATGCGTTTAAGTGGTGTATTTGGTGTAACAGGAGTTATGAACAACAACAATCGTTTTTATTCTTATGATAATTACAAGTCTGTTGTTGAGTCATTACAAGCTAGAATGCAAAATGAAGCTGTTTTTGGTGAAGTTGAGCATCCAAAAACAATGCAATTAACATGGGATAATGTATCACACAAACTTGAATCTATTAATATTAGTGAAAGTGGTGTTGTAACAGGAACTATTCTTTTATTAGATACTGATAAAGGTAAGTTAATGCAAAAGCTTGTAAAAAGAGGTCTTAAATTAAAGATTTCATCTAGAGGTAAAGGTGTTGTAACCGAATCTAAAGAGGTGAAATTGAGTGTTTTAGAGACGTTTGATTTAGTTTACAAACCAGGGTTTTCACAAGCTGTGGTTGATGTAATGGAGTCAGAAGTTGAAGGTGAAACATATATAATTGAGACAGCTTGTTATTCATTGGATGGTGAAGAAAAACAAGTAACAGAGTCTATTGATGTTGAGGCATTAAAGGAGTCGTTAAAAGCTGAGTTAAAAGCTGAGTTAGTTACTGAGAGTTCACAAAATTTAGATTTAGATATTGTTGAGAAATTCTTCAATGAAAACTTAACAAAGATTATCGAGAAATCTGAATTAAAGATGCAAAACTTACTTCACGAGTCAATGGTTAAATTTGGTAGAGCTACTCAAAACTGGGTAATCAAAGAATTTGCACCAAATCAATTAAACTACTTAAATGAGCATTTCCGACCTCAGATTATGGAAGAGGTTATGGAAGCACAAAATGAGTCTGCGATGGCTTATCAAAAATGGACTGTAAATGAGTTTGCGCCTGCTATCCAAGGTTGGTTCTTAGAGTCTCTAAATGATGATTTTAAAGCATTATTAGAGTCTAAAAATGAGACTGAGGAAGAAGAAGAAGAAAATGCAAATGAAGATACTAAAAATGGTGATAAAGCTAAAGAAGAAGTAGATACTAACGATGGTGGTGATAAGTCTAAAGAAGACGATAAACCAAACGATGGTAAACAAGTTGATGAATCAATAAATGAGAATCAAGAAGAGCAAATCAATGAGGGTGGTGAACAGAAGTCATTATCTGAAAGAATTGAAGAGCAACTTGAATCTATGACTAGAGCTAAAGAAAAGGAGCGTTTAGTGAATGAGGCTGTTGAAGTTGAGAAGCAAAAGCAAATCACGGAAGCCGAAGAGAAAAAACAAACGTTACTTGAAGCAATGCCAAACACCGTTAAACATTTATGGGAATCTTCTACAGAAGAGTTTAAAAACTTTGTTTTTGAGCAAGCTGAGAGTAGAGAGTTCGTAAATGAAAGTCAAATGACACGTTTTTGGATTGGACGTTTTAATAATAATAACGTTAAAGCGATTCAAGAAAACATTAACGAATCAAAGTCGAGTGAAGTTGTGAACAATCCATTAGTGCAATGGGCTAAATCACTACAAAAATAAGTAAATTATAAACAAAGTCTGAAAGGACACTAAATTTTAAAAAACAAATGGTAAAATATCAAAAAATTAATCCATCTGTAGCAAAGGAAAAATTCGGTGCATTAATTACTGAATCTACAGGTGTTGAGAATCAACAAAAATTAGAAACAATTGCTAAAATTTGTGCAATTACAGAATCTATCCACGCTAACGGAAGTCCGTTATTACAAGGACAGAACATTTTAGAATCTTACGGTGCAACAACTCCTGCACAGATGCCAACTATGGGTAGTTTTGTAAACCCACAAAATCCAAATGGTACAGTTGGTCAATCTATGGATAAGGCTTATCAAGGTGGTTCTGATTTCACAACTGCTCGTTTAGGAATCGCTATGAACGTTGCCGCGCAAACTATCGGATTAGATTTAGTACCTACTATTCCAATCGATATGCCTTTAACAACTTACGGTTTCTTAGATATCGTTTATGCGGGCGGTCGTTTAGATTCTGCTGAACACAAAATTTCTTATATCTCTGTAAGTGGTGGTATCATCGGAACTGAGGGATTAGATTATAGCAAGTTAGTAAAGGGTAATACTTTATATATCACTCCTTCTAACGGAACAGCTTTACAAGACGGTTTAGCTATCGAGGGTATTTATATGGGTAAATCTCGTATCGATGCAAGTTTAATCTTAAAAGTTGTAAATGCGGGTTCTTATAACGCTACAACTAATGCTTTCGTTGCTGATACTACTAATTCTGTATTATCTGTAATGAATGCTGTAGCAGAGGCAGGTTTAGCACCAACTGATGAAGCGGGTGATGTTGTTGCAGGAGATATCCAACATTTAGGTTCTGCTTTCTTAGCAAAACACGTATCTGCTTTAGATAATCACATTCAAGCGGCAAGTACTGTTGACCAAGTTACTGAGAATCCTGACCCAAGAGAAGTTGCAGAGAAAGGAACTACTTCTAGAATCGGTTTACGTTTCTATACTAAGCAAGTTGCTCCTGTTGAATATGCAATTGAAGGTGAATCTACAAGACACCAAGTAACTGACTTAGGAGCTTATGGTATCGATGTTTATACAGAGTTATTTAAGGCTGCGCAAAATGAGTTATCTCAATCTATTAACAAGCACATTACCAAGACTTTATTCAAGTTAGGTGTAACAACTGCGGCGAGCGCGGCAGTATCTAAAGGTGCTGATTTGAACTTATTTACAGCACCTGCATCTGTAGGAACAAAGGCAATGAATACATTCGGATTCTTAGCTTCTGAGACAGGAGAGTTTAAAGATATTATGGATGTTGACCGTTCAGGAGTTTTTGGAGCTGTTAAAAATTCTGAGACAAATAGTTCTGCTGAAAACCAATTAACAAGAGCAAGAAAGATTCAATCTAAATTACTTGCGGCACAAGCATTAATCAACAACTTATCTCGTAAGGGAGAAGGTGATTTTGCTGTAGTTAACTCACAAGTAAAGGCGGCATTAGTTGACTCTTTAACAGAAGTGAACAGCCACGCTAGTACTATTTCAGGTAATACTGCGGGATTATATAGATTAGGTAAAATCGCTAACTTAGAGGTATTCTGTGACCCTAATATGGATTGGACTGATACTCGTGTATTAATTGGGCGTAAAGGTAACGAAAGTGATTCAGGATTAAAGTTCATGCCTTACGATTTAGTAAGTACTGTAACTACTATTCCAGAGGGAACAATGTCTATCAAGTTCTTAGTAGCTTCTAGATATGCTCTTTTACCTGCTGGATTCCACCCTGAGTTAAATTACTTAACTATCGCATTAGAAACTGGATTTGGAAGTTGGATATAATCTAACTAAAACACTAATATTAAAAAAGTTGCATCAAATGATGCAACTTTTTTTATTCCTAAAAGTCAATATTTTTGGCTTGAAACGATATATAAACTAACAGAAATACTTAAATATTTCAAAAAGTTTTAACAAATTAAACATATATTTTAATATGAAACAAATTAAAACAGGTCAAGACATAAACCTACAGAAAAAAGGTACTATTATTGGTCAAAAATTACAAAGATTCGGAAGCGTTGAAGAGGCTACACAAGAGCTTAATGAAGACGCTTTATTCGGATATGTAGTTAATGATGGTATTTACCTTAACATCATGGGTACTCTTACTAAAATAGCCGATTTACAGGATATTGAGGATGCGCAAGATGATTCAAATTCATCAAGTGTTGTGTACTATTCAAACACAGCACCGACAACGAATTTAGCAATTGGGTCATTATGGTATGATTTAAGTGATAAAAGCCTTAAATTATATGATGGTTCAGATTGGAACGTAATTTCAAATGATGTTAATTTAACAGCAGAGCAAATCAATAATATCAATGAAATTGGTAATAAATTGGATAAAGGTACTTATGAAGGTACTGCTTCTGATTTGAAAAGTGATATTGATAAAAAATTAGATTCTGAATTTGGTGAAGGTAATGCAAATAGACGTTTAGTTATCGATGCTGATGGTGGTGTTAGTGTTGCAGAAGAGCAAACATTTACATTTATTGACAAATACGAGGAAACTGTTGTTTTAGAAGATTATAAAGTAATAGCTTTAAATTTAGATGTTTTTAAACTATCAGTACCTAGTGCTATTTCAGATGGTGCTATCGTTGGTTTTACTTATGATGGTACACAATATATAACACATGATGGTTCTAGTTTATTTGATGTTACTATTGGGGAGAATACTGGTGAAGTTCAATACGGTACAAGCATTGATGCAAAAGACATATTTAAGGGATTCTATGACATTTTCTTATTAAAAACAGGTGTTAGACTACCTCATTGGGAAACATGGTCTAACGACCAATCTAATAATACTATAATTATAATGCCTAAAGGTGGTTACGGTTCTACTGTTGATTTTTCATTAATGGGTAGTGTGAATATATATGATGGTGTTCAACAATCAATTCCGTCATTCCAAGATGATAATGTATCAACATACGAATCTATTGAAACTAATTTAATAGCCTTGATGAAAGTTGAGGATAATAATGGTACAATTACAAGGGAGTTCTTTAAAGGTGATTATAAAATAGAGCCAACTCCTACAGAGTGGAGTTTGATAACTAAATTATCACACTTAGAGCAAGATATTGAGTATTTACAAGAAGGTGATGCTGTACCATATACAGGTGCTAAAGATAATGTTGTATTAGGTGATAACTATTTGGATGCGGGTAAAGAAGTTGAAGTATTAAACACAGCTAGGTTTAATAAAGTTATACTTTCTAATGGAACTGATATAATTAAAACACAAAAAGAAAGGTTTGTGATTGGTGCTTGGCATCCTTCTGAGTCATTTTTAATTGGTAGTGGTTCAGGTAATGCCAATAAAGGTTATAGATTTTTAGGTATTGGTATAAATGCGGGTGGTCAAAATCAAGGGGATGATACTGTAGGTATTGGTAATGGTGTTTTATTTAATAACACGGGTCATAGAGTCGTTGGTATTGGTTATGCGGCAGGTCAAAACAATACAGGTTCACAATCTTTAATATCAGGGTATGCAACTGGTGTTAATAACTCAGGGGTTGGTGCAACATTACTTGGGTATCAAGCAGGTCATGATAATACTGCAAATGGTGGTGTTTTTATAGGTGACACAACAGGTTATTCAAATACTGGTTTACATAGTATTGGTATTGGTTACTGGACTGCGCATAGGAATACTGGTGAATATTCGATTGGTATAGGTTTCAAATCATTAAAAGATAATAAAGGTGCTAATACTTTAGGTATAGGTGCTAATACACTTAGATATAACACATTCAATAATAACACAGCTATTGGTTACAATTCGGTTGGTGATTTCAATACAGACGCATCAACTGAAAAACAAATAAATGATGTAACCACAGATGTTGATGTTGCTACGAATAGAATTACAATTACATCACATGGTTTTGGTAATGTTGGTGATATTGTGAATTTAAAATATAATTTAAGTGGTGGTGGAACTGCTATCGGTGGTTTAACTGTTTATTTTAATAATGATTCAGAAGCAAATACATTTGAAATTATTGATGCAAATACTATTGAGTTTTTAAATGCTAATGGTATAACATCTACAGGTGATAATACTGGTACTCACACATTAACTGCTCAATTTGTTATAGAAAATTCAACAGCTTTAGGCGCAAACTCTAATTTCACAAAATCCAATCAAATAATGTTGGGTGATGAGAATATTAATGAAGTATATTCACAAGGTGTATTCAAGTCAAATGCTGATGTTACAGAAATAACAGAAGATAAACATTTGATTTCTAAAGAATATTTTGAAGATAAAGGTGTTCCATATACTGGGGCAACACAAAAACTTAATTTAGGAACACAAGAACTTGAATTGGGTTATATTGAAGAGGTTTCTACCAAATCTAAATATTTTGTACCATTCTTATATAATGGTGCGCCAAACTATTTGAGATTCCAAAGAGAATATTGGAATGGTTCAGATTGGGCTACAACTAATGGTATCGGATTGGGTAATAATGCTTTAATTAATACTAGCGCGCCTAGTGGTATCGGGATTGGTGAAAATTCAGCACACTCAAATAGTGGTGATTCTGTTATTGCTATCGGTAATTATGCAATGTCTAACAATAATGGTGACAGTAGTATCGGAATAGGTACTAATGCGGGTAATGCAAATACTGGAAATCAAAGTACATTTGTTGGTCATAGTGCAGGTTCTTCTAACTCAGGTGTTCAAACAGTAGCATATGGTGCTTCGGCAGGATTTAGTAACTCAGGTAGTAGATTAGTTGCGGTTGGTTATAGAGCAGGTTATACAAATAGTGGTGTTAATTCTACTTTCATAGGTCATGAAAGTGGTAGAGGTAATACAGGTAGTAGTAATACTGGTTTAGGTTATAGGTCTTTATATGGTAACCAAGGGAATTTCAATGTTGCTTTAGGTTATAATGTAATGTCTGATAATGGTGGTTCTGCAACACAGAGTATTGGTATCGGTCATAGTGTTTTAAACAGAGCTACAGGTTCAAACAATATTGGTATTGGTCATAGCTCATCATGGTGGTCTTTATCTAATAATAATGTTGCTATTGGTTCTCATACATTGACATACTTAAATGAAGGTTCAGACACAAATACAGCAATTGGGTATGGTTCAATGTCTGATTTTATTACAGAAAACACATTTACGACAAACAACACTAATGATTTTGATGTAAGTAATAATTTAATTACAATAACTGGTCACGGTCTAGGTTCTATATCTAGGATTGTTTATTTGAGATATAAGAGAATTGTTGGCTCTGATAATATTGGTATTCCTCACTCATCTAGTGGTACAATATCACAATTTGAGGTTATTGATGCTAATACTTTAAGACCAGTAACATTTACACTATCTAGTGCAGGTACTAGTGGTTCAACACATCAATTCGAAACATTAAAAGAATTTACAAACACAACATCTTTAGGTGCTAATTCTTACGCAACGAAATCTAATCAAGTAATGTTAGGTGATGCAAATGTTGATGAAGTATATTCATATGGTGTTTTTAAATCAGAAGCTGATGTTAATGAAATATCAGACCCTAAACATTTAGTTACTATTGAGTATTTAGAATCAAATAGTAATGATACTGTTGAAACAAAGATTTTAACAGATGGATATTATCAAAGTTTAGAAAATATTGATACTAGAGACTTTAATATTTATAAGTCATTAGGTAATGCTTTAGTTTCTTTTGAATATAATGGTGTAACCCACGTTTTACCAAGTGGAACAGTAACAACATTTAGATATGATACTCATGTTGGTGAATTATATCCAAATACAGATGATACAGAATATTGGTTTGCTAAGTTCTATGAAGTATTTGAAACCAAAACAGGTTTAAAGTTACCTGATTGGAGATATTGGAAAGTTGACGGAAATACATTAAAAATTCCTTCTAGTGGTTTTGGTGTTACTGCTGATATGTCATTATTAACCAAGATATCAACAAAAAATACAGCAAATTCATTGGTTGAAAGTATTGGTACTGATGGTTCTAATAACATATTCGAGACAGAAAGAATAAGAGGTTTAGTAACTAAAATTTTAAATAAAAAAGATAATAGTATTACATATAAGCTTGATGATGGTTTAGAAGTTAGTGTTGAGAATGAATTACAATTAACAGATTTATTCAACAAATCACATGGTTCAAATCAAAATTTAGATTTAGGTGAAAATATTCTAAATTCAAATAATTCAAACTTTATAAATGATACAGCAATACATTTCGAACCTTTCACGGTTAATGATGTAGTTCCTTTTAGAGTACAAAACAAATACTGGGGTGGTTCATCTTGGGTTAATGCGTTGGCGTATGGTATAGGACAGAATACACTTTTAAATAATAAAGGTGCTAGGGTTAGTGCTTACGGTATAGAATCTGCAATGAATAACACAGGTGGTGATTCAAATGCATATGGGTATCAAGCACTAAAGAATAATACAGGTTCTAATGTTGCAGGTTTTGGTAACTGGGCTTTAGAAAGTAATTCAGGTATAGAAGTTTCAGGATTCGGACATAATGTATTAAGAAATAATACTGGTTTAAGAGCTACTGGTATGGGTGTTAATGCAGGTACTAATAATACTGGTGGTTATTTAGTTGCTATCGGTGGTTCTGCGGGTGCAAATAACACGGGTACAAGTAGCGTATTTGTTGGATATCAATCAGGGCAATCTAATACTGGAAATTATGTAAACGGTATAGGACATGATGCATTAAAAGGAAATACTGGTACTACTGTTTTAGGATTCGGTTATAGAGCAGGTATGAATAATAACTCTAATTTTGTAATCGCTTTAGGTTCTAGGGCTTTACATGATAACACCGCAAGTAATTCTATAGGTATTGGTGAAAGTGCAGGTTTTAGTAATAGTGGTTCTAACTCAACATTTATAGGTGATTATTCAGGACAAAATAATACAGGTCTTAGATTTGTTGGTATAGGTTCATATACAGGTCAAAATAATACAGGTGATAGAGCTATATTTATCGGTTATACCGCAGGTGCTACTAACTTGGGTGATAATACGATAGGTATGGGTGAACAATCTTTGGAAAAGAATGTCGGTGATAATAATATTGGTATAGGTTATAGAAGTGGACGATATGTTGAGGGTTCAAGTAATACATTTATCGGTCACGAGGCTTGGTATGAATTTACCGAAGATACAACAAACCATAAAGTTATTTCGAATGCTAATATCGACCATGCAAATGAAAGGTTAACAGTTACATCACATGGTTTAGGTTCTACAGGTAAAACAATTTTGGTTAAGTTTACTACTGCGGGAACATTCCCAAGTGGTTTAAACTCAACTACAGTTTTCCCAATGGAAATCATAGATGCTAATACTTTAGAGTTTAAAAATCATGTTATGAACGATGCAGGTACTGGTGATTTAACATTGATACCTCAATTAAAAATAACTAATTCTGTTGCACTTGGTTTCCGTTCGAAACCAACAAAGTCAAATCAAGTTGTTTTGGGTGGTGATTTTACAGAAGAGGTTTATTCTGAGGGATTATTCAAATCTAATGTTGAGATAGCTGAAATAACTGATGATAAACATTTAGCAACGAGAGAATTTGTTTTAGCAAACGGTGGTAAAAATATTTGGAAGCCATTAACTAATAAATTTAGTATGATTCCAAAAAATAGTGTTTTTCAAGATACGTCAGTTGCCTCGAACAATTCGCCTATGATTTTAATTCCATTAACATTAACAACTGGTGGAAAATTTGAGGTTGATTTTAGTGTATTTAGTAACCAAACTGGAAATCACCCTGTTAAATTCAGTACTAAGTTCGCTGTTTCGATGAATGAAAGTACACCATCTGTTACAGTAAGTGATGCTAATGCTATTTTATTAACAAGTAGTAATACAAATTACATACTTGAAATAGGTCAATTTAATGGTACATTATCAACATGGAATGGTTTAACATATTTGTGTATAAATATAAACACAACAACAGACGCACTAGATGCATATTCACAAGTTGTTGTCGAAAGATTAACTTTCACACCTTCAAGTTTTTCAACAAATGTAACATCATATATAGATGATTTATATGAAAATATAACATTTACCACCAAAAGGTTTGGTAACATTACAAATTCAGCTACATTATCTGAAAATGATATGTTACCATCAACTAGTGTTAAAGATACTAATGCTTTAATAGGTGAATCTACAGGTGTTCATTATGATATGGGTGATACTAATGTTATTACAACTAACATGAATAAATCATCAAATTATGCAGTTACTGGATTTGTTTATAATGGTACAGATTATTTCTTACATGGTGGTTCTAGCGCAACAGATTTTACATACGGTACAGAAACAGGTGAAATTTATTCAAATACCGAAGACCCTAAAGTTTGGTTTAAGAGATTATATGAGTTCTTTGAAACTAATGTAGGTGTTACATTACCTGATTGGAGAACTTGGAAAATTGACAGCAATAGTTTAGTTATACCTAATACTGGTTATGGTTCTACTTATAATTATACATTATTCGAAAGTTTACATACTGTTTCAAGTAGTGGAAGTTTAATAACATCAAATACTACTACAACTAACTTTGTTGGTTACACAAGTGAACCAATGACGTTACAAACAATCAAAGTAGAAAACACTTCTGATGATAGTTTAGTTAAATATAAGTTAGATAATGGTGATGAAGTTGAGGTTTTAACTTGGAAACAAATTGATTCATTATCTAGTTTTGAGAATGACCAAGGATTTGTCACATCTAATGATGCAGTACCTTATACTGGTGCTATAAATGATGTTAATTTAGGTGATAGATATTTATTATCAAATAATATTACTGAAAGAACGAATTTTGCTAGACACTACGCACCTTTAAGAGTTAAAAATAATGAAATTAGGTTGCGTTTCCAATCAGAATACTGGAATGGTTCTTCTTGGGGTAGTACTTCGGGAGTTGGTTTAGGACTTGAAGCATTGAGTGGAAGTAAAGGTTTAGGTGGTACTGGTATTGGTGATTATGCGTTACAAAATAACACAGGTAATTATGCTGTTGCAATTGGTGGTTCATCAGGTGTTAATAATACTGGTCACAATTCTATAGGTATTGGTAGTTCAGCACTTTATGCAAATTCTGCTGATAATGTTGTTGCGATTGGTGGTTCATCAGCTCAAAGTAATACAGGTAGTAACTCTATTGGTATAGGACATCAATCACTATTTTCCAATTCGGGTCAAAATGCTATAGGTATTGGTTATCAATCAGGTGGGAATAATACAGGTACAGGTTCTATAGGTATTGGTTTCCAATCAATATATTATAATACTGTTGCATATACTATTGGTATCGGATATCAAGCAGGTAGAAATAACACAGGTCAAAGTGCAACATTAGTTGGTTATCATGCTGGTCGTGATGCTAACTCTTATGCAGGTATTGGTATCGGTTCAGCTTCAATATTTAGTGCTGATGCGAATTATTTGATTGGTATTGGTAATAATGCGGGTTACTCTAATAAGGGTCAACAATCTATAAGTATTGGTTATAGTTCAGGTGCTTACTCATCAAACGAATATGGTATTGCAATAGGTTCTAATGCAGGTGAAAGGTCAACAGGTAATAACAATACTGCTATAGGTAGAAATTCATTAAAATATGCCGTAGGTGATTCTAATACAGCACTTGGTCAAGATGCATTTAATGATATCATAACATATAATGATAAAAGTATTGCTGATAATAATACAGATATTGATATTGCTAATGATAGAATAACTATAAATTCACATGGTTTCGGTGCTAATGGCTCTGTTACTTTGATTCAATATTCTGTTAGTAGTGGTGGTACTTCTATAAGTGGTTTATCACCATCTGTTCCAATAAGAATTGAGATTATTGATGCAAATACATTTGAGTTTGTTGATAATACGATTAATAGTATAGGTTCGGGTACACATACATTTAGTTTATTATATTCGTTCCAAAATTCAACGGCAATCGGTCATAATGCACAACCAACTAAATCAAATCAAGTTGTTTTAGGTGATAATATTGTTACAGAAGTTTATTCTGATGGTGTTTTTAAGTCTAATGCTAGTGTTTCGGAAATAACAGAAGATAAACATTTAGTTACTGTTGAATATTTAGAAAATGTTCCTAATGATGGTAATTTTGCTATCGTAAAATCGGGCGCGATTACACATACACCTGCTTTTGGTAACATTAATAAATACTTCAATGATATTAATGATGTTTTAGATGAGATTAGAACGAATACAACTAAGTATGATTATTCTGATTTCAAAATTATATTAGTTGGTAATAATAACACGTTTACAATTAATAATGATGAGTCTTATAACTATAGAGGTATAACAATTCAATCTAGTAGTCCTGTAACATTAAGAATTGAAACAAATACAAATCTTTATGATAGTAAAATATTAATAAATGATGGTATTATTGAGGTTTTATCACCTAAGAGTTTAAAAATGTATGATAGTATAGATATTATAGCTAAGAAGGTTAGAAATGTTACAGGTGGTGCGGGTAATAATAATCCTATCACAATGGCAACAAGTGGTGATGATAGCAAGATAAATATTGTTAATGTAAATGTTGCAGAATATGAAATTAATAGAGATTTAGGCGGTCAAGGTATAATGTCAGGATTTGGTTTTGATGAAATTAATTTAACTATTGGGAAATTAATTTGTACACAAACAACATCATCGTCTTTATACATGATTCAGCACGCTCCTAGAGAGGGTCAAATCGGAACTTATAATTTCAATATCGGTGAAGTTGACGTAACTGGTGTTACTGGTGGATATGTTGTTTTATTTAATAACTGTGGTTTAAGCCCTATTGCAATGACAAATGGTGATTATTCTGTAAAGTATGGTGGTACATTTAATATTGAATTGGGTGATATAAAAGGTGGTACTAATTTCCACGATTTTAGAGTTTTTAATGGTTTACAAAGTGGTATTTTTAACTTTAAAATGCATGGTACTATAGACCATATAAACGCGGGTATTTTATTACATACAAACAGTTTCTTTAGATTGCATTTTACTGCTACTGGTTATATAGAATCTACAAACAATACACGTTATTTGTTTGATTGTCAAGACCAAACTAGGGGAACAACTGGTGATTTCGATAAGTCTTTTGTACACTTAAAAGATTTAGTTTATAAAAATGATAGTGTTAATGCTAGAGTTGCAAGAACTAGATTTGGTCAACGTGATTATTCAGGAACTTTGTATGACCCATTAAGATTAATTATTGAGAATGTTGATTTTGAAAGTGCGAATGCGACAAATGCAATTATCGTTGATGCTGATAGTGTTAATAATTATCCAATTACTAGAACAAACCCTGTAATTGAATTTAGGGGAACTAATAAGTTCTTAATGGTTAATACAGCAACTTATCTTTTACAGGCTTCACCTGATGCTACTGCTGATGCATATACTGTTAAAGCTTTAGTAAATAACGGTAAGATAATGCACAACGCTGTTAATGCAAATTATGCTGATGGTAGAGAGATTGTAAATAATGATACAAGATTTACAAACATACTATAAATAATATAAACCAAGCGGGGTTTCAAAGCCCCGCTTTTAAAAACACAAAAATATGTCATTTATTCCTTCTAGAATTATAACGAATAAAAACGTGGATGTTGATTTTGACGGAAATCCATGTAGATTGAGACGAACAATAACAAATGTTCACACAAGAAATAACAAAAAGTACTATCACATATTAACTGAACGTGTTAGATTAAACGAAAACAAACCTATTTTTGTCGATAAAGTCGAAATAGATGGGTTTGGTAATGAAATTATTACACAAGAGGTTAAATATATAAACTTTGTCGAGGTTATTGACCAAAAAGATAGAGTTCAGATTAAATCTATTGGTAAAGAAGAGTATAACTTATCATATCAAGCTATTAAGTTAACTGTTCCTTTTACAGATGATGATTTATGGGAATTTGAAAAGAAACTTCAAGATATGGCTTTACTTGTTCTCACAAAGGCTTCAACAGTTTTCAATACTGGAAATGATGATTGGGAGTTTGAAAACGAGTATTTAGACCGCATAAACTCTGAAATTCAAGAATAAAACTATAAATACCTTAAACCGCACCTTAAAAACTTATTTAAATGCGTTTTAAGGTATTTTTAAATTAAATGATATGCAAAGAGTTCAAGCACATAAAAAAGTGTCTAAAAAGAAGTCTAAGCCACAACAACCCGCTAAGTTCGACCCAACCATTATTCAGAAAGGTGCTGATTCGCCTATTGATATGGTTTGGACTACAGAAACTGTTGATATAGCGACAGATAATATAAAAAACGGTCGTAAAACACATTCTCCATTTTTTGATTGGAACATAAATCGTAAAAAAGCTGATGTAGTATTTAAGCCTACCAAAGAAGAAGTAGAAGAGTATTTTATTTGTATGAATAATTTACATCATTTTGCTGAAGAACAATGTAAATTAAAAAATGGTAGTGGTGTAGGACATATAAAATTAAGAGATTATCAGGATGCTCAATTAAGGGCATTTTTGGAAGAGCCTAGTAGAAGACATATAATGTTATGGTCTAGACAGGCGGCAAAGACCACTTCCTCATGTATTTATATACTTTGGGAAATGACTTTTCAGAACAATAAACTTACTGCAATATTAGGTAATAAACTTGATACTTCAAAGGAAGTTTTAACAAAGATAAAAGAAATTTACGAATTGTTACCGTTTTATATGAAAGCGGGAATAGTTGGTTGGAATGAGAAGGTTATATCATTTGATAATAAGTGTGTTATTATAGCTAGACCATGTACAAAAGACGCATTGAATGGTTTATCTGTTTATATTCTTTATATTGATGAATTTGCGTTTTGTTTCGATGGTGATAGACAGAAACAGGAAGAGTTTTTATCACAAGCACAACCGACACTCGCCGCAGTAGATAACTCCATACTTATAATTACATCAACACCTAATGGTAAGGATTTATTTTTCGAGCTTTATAATAAAGCTGAAAAAGGTCTTACAACATTTAAACCTTCAAAAGTTTATTGGTGGCAAATTCCTAAAAGAGATAAAGAATGGGCAAAGAGAATGATTTCGGAAATTGGGCTAGAAAAGTTCAAAGTACAATTCGAATTATCATTTGATGCAACAATGGATAAATTGTTGAACCCATCAACAATGAGAAAGCTTGATAAAATAAGTAGAGATTTTGTTGATTGGAGACATAGATTTCAACATGATTTCCTTAATGATTATGTTTGTGATGGTATAAATGCGCTTCGTATTTCACCATTCATTGCAAAGAAAATTGAACACAAGGAAAATAAAAACTACTATATCAATATTGCTGATTTGGCTGAGGGATTGGGTGGTGATTCTGATTATACAACAAACCATACTATGAGAATAACTCACAAAATGATTGATGGAAAACCATATATTTATTTTGTTCAAGATATGGTTTTTGAATCCAATACAACTAGTTTAGATGATTTTTCTGAATTTATGTGTGATTTACATACAAAGATTTTAAACCAAGAACAAACAAGATATTTATTCGAAGCAAATAAATATGGGGATTATCATAGACTTACAATCCTAAATATTGGTGATGAGAATTTTGATAGGGAATTATACCCCGAAACATTCTTTAAATTCAGACGTAGTGCTGATAGTAATAGAATGACTGTAGGACTTTTAACAAACAGAGCAATTAAACCTTTGAGTGTAAAAGCGTTCAAAAAATCAATGGAAAAGGGGCTATTTAGGATTTATGATTCTAAAACTATTAGACAAATAACCAATTTTCAAAAAGATGAAAAGGGTAATTTTTGTGCCGAAGTTGGTCATGATGATTTGGTAACACCTCTATTACATTTAGCTTGGTTGGTTTCCGTTAATCCACCTAGTTTGCGAGAGTTGATAGAAGATTATTTAGCCTCTAATGGTTTTAATTTCAATGAAATAAACTACTTGGTTGATTTAAAAGATGATAGTAAATATGCACAAAAAATGATTGAAAATTAGTCATTTTTTGATGTAAAAGTATATATAAAATAAACCAAAAGTATATTTTGGTTAGTAAAATTTTAACGTTTAAAATTAATTATTAAAATGGCATTAAATTTAGATTTAGCAAACATAGTAAACAACAAGCCTGCGGGAACTTACTTTTTGTACTATGACAGAAGTTTAGTACCTGAGTTAGTATCTTCTAGTGGTCTTAGAATCCTAGTTGGTCAATCTCGTGTAGGTGCTGTTAACACATTAACATATCATGATACATGGACTAATTTTAAGTCTTATTATGGTGATATTGACAGAACATTAGAGCGTGATGGTTCTTACTTCCATCGTTCGGCATTCGAAATGTTGAATACTGGTGTACCAATCGCTTGTATTAACTTACGTTCATTTGATGATGAGCAAGATTTATCGGGTAAATTGCAATTAGCATTATCTTCTGATAAAAACAATTTAGGTGAAACCACAGTACCATTTAGAAGTCTTTTCAATACGGAACGTTTTTGGAAGGTTGATATTGATGCTGTTGTTGATAATACTGAATTAGATGCTTTTTTCTCTATCGCTAACGTTGGTTCAAGTCGTAAATCTATTTTCATTAGAAAATCATTTGATAGTGGTATTGATGATGTAACTATTGAATCTTATTACGCGAATACATTAAATAAAACTGTTCCTAGTTACTTATATCCAAAAGATAAAATAAATGATACTTTCGTTGATATTTTTGTTTTCGATAAGGATTTAACTAACATGGATGATAATAAAGCAAATTCTCAGTATGGTTACTTATTTACTGATGAAGGTATTGTTCGTTCAACAACTGGAACTTTAAGTGAGGCGACAGATGGTTTAACACAATTATCTCAAATTTCTGAAAGTGGATTTGTTGGTGTTTATACTGGTTCTTTAATTCCTGATTTAACTGATAGTGCAGGAAATAATATTTCTGTTGTTAATCAAATCAATTTAGATTTCACAACTGTAGGTTTAATGGCAGGTATAAACAAAACTGTATTAGATAATGCAAGTCGTTGGACTCCAACTGTTGATGTTGATGATAACATTGTTTATGCATCAAATGGTGGTAAACAAGTATTACCAATAGACTTTAACGGTCATAACTTATGGAATACTGAGGTTGATGGTTCAATTGATGTATCAAACTATGATAATCAAGTAATAGAAACAGCGTCTTATGTTAAGACAACTAAACATAAGACAGTTGATTATAATGATATCAAGTTAGAAGATTTAAGTAGAGATATTGATATCACAGCTATTAATATTGTGAATCCTTGGTTAGTTGGTAATGTAACACCAAATGGTTCAAACTTTGATTATAGTTTAGCTGAAACATCAAAGATGTATATGGTTGACTTAATGCCTATTAGGATTGGTGATAAATATGTTGGTAAAGATTCTAACTTATCATCAGTAACATCCTTAGAATATAAAGGTACAACTAAAATTTTAGTTGGTGTTCATACAAACTTAATGCCTTTACAAGCTGATGGAACTATTTTCCCACAAGATGCACAAGGTGAATTTATTTACCCAGTTGGTCACGCGCAAGCGGGTCAATTAGTTGAATTTGATTCAAGTGGTGCGCCTTTAGATGCTCCTTTATCTGATGGTGGTTCTGTAATAGCAAGACCAACATTAACACAAGCACAAATCGATGCTTTAAAAGCTTCTCACGGTACTGATAAAAATGTTTATTTAGTGAGTTTTGATAAACCGTTATATATGGGTGTTAATGTTAGTGAGACAAATGTTGCTGAAAGACCTGAATTAACAATTGAACTAAACAATTCTGAAACATTACAGATTTTTTATAGTTCTACTAGTCAAGTTATCTCACAATTAGAATTAGAAGAAATGGTTTCTGCTTATAAGCCTTTTAAAATGAGAGCTTATAAACAACGTAGAGAGCAATTTGTTAATAACACAGCTTCTAGACAAAGAGAGGTTTTAAATGTGTTGGTAAGTGAATTAGGTGATGCTTTAGCTGATAGAGAGCGTATCGATTTCAGATATTTAGTAGATGGTTTCAAATCTTATATTGAAAATAACTTAAAGAGCGAATTTACACAAGTTATTAAAAATAGAAATGTTGGTGCTACAATAATAAACGCTCCTTCAATAAATGAATTTAGAAATTCTACAGACCCATATTTTAAACAAACAGTTGATGGTAAGTTCAATGCAGAGTATATATTTAGAGGTGGTAATACATCTTTACCTTATACACAGACATTTAGTTTAGCTTCACCAAAGCAAGGTGCTAATCATGGTTATTACTATGCTCCTTGGTTTAATGTGAATGATAACGGTTCTGATATGATTATGCCACCTGCACCATTCGTATCAAACAATTTCATCGCTAAATCAAATAGTGGAAATCCATATGAAGCTGTTTTCGGAACTGACTATGGAACTGTGATTGGAACTAATATCAAATCTTTAGAGTATGACTTTACAGATGAAGATAGAAAATGGTTAGAAAAGTCAGGTATTAATCCTATCTTATTCCGTGCAGGTGGTGGAAACATTATCTTAGGAAATAGAACAGGATTTACACAAAATACTGCTTTAAAATATGCTCACGTAAATGAATTAATGATTCAGATTTATGAGCAAATGCGACCAATCGCGTTATTCTTATTAGGTAAGAAAAACACAGCTCAAAATAGATTAACTGTTAAAACTAGAATGGATAACGTTATGCGACCAATCCAAGCACAAGGTGCAGTTGATTATTATGAGAATATTGTAAATGATAAAAACAACACGGGTGAGATTATTTCTAACGCTTTAGGTGTTATGGACACAATTATTGTTCCTTCATATGTGAATGAAAAAGTTGTTCACCGTTTAGTTGTTAATAGAACTACAAGCGAGATTACAAACGAGATATTATAATAATTTACACCACCCTTTCGAGGGTGGTTTTATAAGATATTTTTATGAAGTCATTAATAAGTTATTATAATCCTTTATTGGAATCGAATATAAATGAAAGTTTGGTTAAAGATGATGTGATTGAAAACTTTACAATACTTTGTAAATATGCTGATTATTTTAACTCCGTTGAGATTCAATGGCATAGAAACAATAAATCAACACCAAATTCGAGAGCTATTCGAGAGGAAACAGATAAGCTTTTCAAGATAGCTGAAAAGGCAATAAGTTCGATTTATGTTTATTTACTCGATGATTATTCAAAGAATCCAAAAGATTTTGCTTTTGAATATTTCGATGATGATTTTATGAAGGGTAAAAAATTAGCAACAATTATACGTAGAACTGACGAATGGAAAAACTTTTATAAAGTATTTAAGAAATTCGATGGAGATACGATGCAAGGATATTCAAACGATTTTCAAATCAAAAATTTAATTCAACAATTCATTATAATTTCGAGAGAATTTGTTGATGATGTACAAACTTAAAAACAATTATAACAATGTTAGCACATATTGAAAATAGCGAAGCAGGTAGATTAAAGTATGAACCTGTTTTAAACTCACTTTTTAGATTAACTTTTTTGTTACCTGACAATATCACACCTGATGAAAGATTAACGGAACACGCAATTTCTGTTACAGGATTTCGTGATGTTGGTGTAGAAAATGTTCAGCAACAGTCTTTTGGAGCTAAAAGAAATTATGCTTCTACTGATGTTGATAACACCCAAGAAATTGAGATAACAATGTCGTTAAACTTAAATAAAACAAATCAAAATTACGTTTATAAAAAGATTAGAGAATGGCATAAAGCGGCATATAACTCAGAAACAGGTGAATATGGTACAGCTTCTGAATACATGGCAACTTTAATCGTTGAGCGTTTAGACAAAAAAGGTAACACTATTTCTACGAAAACTTTAAAAGATGCGTGGGTAAAAGGTGATATTTCGGGTATCGATGATTATGATATCACGAACCATGAACCTATCCAATTAGCATTTACTGTTATCGGTAATGGTGTAGAAACCTCTGAACAATAATATATAAAAATTGGTAACAAAAAATGTTACCAATTTTTTGTTTTATATTGTTATATTAAAGTAAACAAATAAATTAGTTTAAAATGGAGCAAAAAAATGATTATAGTTCAGCACTTGGGGAAGTGACTAAACAAGAAAATGGAGTTAAACAATTAACACCTAAAAACATAGCAGAAAGTGGTCACCTTGATATCATAATGGATTTATTAGGATATGGTGGTAGATTTTATCCAAAAGGAACTCAAATTTCTATTAGACCATTTTCAACAAAAGAAGTTGTTTATTTCACTTCTTTAAATGAAAATAACCCTTTGGAAGTTGACCAAGCTTTTAAATACTTAGTTTCAGAAGTTGTTAAAGTTAGAGTTGGAAATGTTGAGGTTAAAGATACATCGTCTTTTATTTATCAGTTTGATAGATTTGCTTTAGTACTTATTGCAAGGACATATTCTGATTTGAAAACAGATTTAACATTCGAACATAAATGTGAAAATATTGCAGATGGAAAGGTATGTGGTCATACACAAACTATTAAAATTATACCTCAAAATTTATCATTTACAGAATCATTAATTGATAAGTATTATGATGAAAAAGATGGGAAATTTAATATTGATGTTAAATCAAGTGATGGGAAAAGAACATACGGTTATTTCCCTTTAACAATCAAAGAAAATTCAGAAATCATGGAATTTATGATTTCTAAAAGAGACGATATCGAACAACATCAATTAAAAGCATTTATTAAGTTATTCCCATTCATGAGAAATCATTTAGGTGATAGTAAGAATTGGGAAGATTGTTTCCATGCATTTAGAGAATTAGCAAAAGAAGATGTAATCAATATGGCTAAATTAGCTGAAAAGGTTTCATTGACTAATAAGAATGAAATTATTAACGTATGTGAAAAATGTGGTCACTCGGAGGGTGTACCAATGCGGTTTCCCTACGGAATCAAAACTATTGTCTTTGATAAGATTGAAGACGACAACTTCTTATTATAAAAGTGAGATTGAAATAAACAAAGCGAGAGGTATTCAACCATCTGAATTACTTGAAATGCCATATTATAAATTTCGTATGTATTTTGAGTCTGTTAGTGAGGAACTTAAAGCAAAGAAAAAGTCTTATGAGGAACAACAAAGACAGCAACAAAGTAGAAAATGGAAAATGCCTCGTTTATTTGGTAGGAAAAAGTAATGAAAAGTCACATAAATTATGTATATTTGTGTGGCTTTTTTAAGTTGAAACTATAAATACTTAAAACCAAAATTATATTAAAATGCGAGACATAACACATTACATTAAAGAAGAGTTAGAAATTTCGGAATCTTCAAAAGAACTTTCTTTTAAAGATGCGAAAGAAGTTCTTAAAGGTCTAGGTTTCAAAAAAGGTGAAGATTTCAAGAAAGGTAAGGATGGTGGAATGTATGCAACTTCCGAAGAAGTTGCAATGTCAATTGCTGATGAAATTACTGATTCAGATTATGAATTAACCTATGATGATAAAACACTTAAATTAACAATACACAAATAACATGAACAACTATAAGGTAAAATCGGATGATGAAATGTTCGAGAAAAATGACTTCTCAAATAAAATTTTTTCTGAGTTAAAGTCTAGATTACACGCTCGTTTTGTTCAATATGATGTTTTTACTTTTTCGGGGAAATTCGCTTCGGTGGTTGTTAAGATTTCAACAGTAACTATCGCAATAAGTTTACCATATTTAATAGAACAAGTCGGTGATGATGAGTTCGTGGTTTATTTTAGAAGTGTATCTGTAAGAGGTAAATTACAGAGTGTTATAAGTTATCTTGTTACTACAATGAGGCGCGAAGAATCGAAATTATCAAAGTTCAAAAAATTGAAATAAAAATGAGTTTAAAAACATATGTTAATTTCAACAAAGCATTAAAAGGTGCTGAGTTGGAAAATAAATTTAGTATTGAAGAGTCTGTAGCTATTATGGAAGACTTTTCAAATGGTGAACAACCACAACGGATTCTAGACGCTATTTCCGAGAGATATTCAGAAGAAGAGAGTCAGAAATTAATAAAAGTTGTTAAAGAAGCATCCATGAGAATGGTGTTTACAGACGGTCTTTTCTTAAACTTCCTTAAATCAGGGGTATATGATTTAGCATATCCCGAAATGATGGATGAGTTAAGAGCTATTAAAAAACCGAAAAATGATAATGTTCATAAAGTGTTTAAAAAGCACTTAAAAACTGATAGATTGATTTTCGCAACTATATATAGTATCGCAAAATACGTTAAAGGTTTAGACACAACTTTAGGTATAGATAATTCTTTAAATGACTTATCTGATGATGAGCTTTTAGATATAGTAATTAAAGGTATGTTATCAAATGATATTATGGTGAAATCAGGCAAGGCAGTAATGGAAGGAGAGGAAATGGATTGTGAAATTTGTAAAATGGAAGACTGTGAATGTGAAATGGAAGAAGTTACAGAGGGTGCAAGACCAAAAAAGCTAACTGGTAGAGCTAAAAAGGCGAGAGACGAAAAGGCGCAACTTATGAAGATTGCTAAAAATGATAAAGAATTAGCAACACTTGTGGCTACTTTCAAAAACAGATACCAAAAGAAACTAAGGTCTTTAGCCAAATCAAACGGATTAAAAGTACCATTAATTAACTTCGATAAAATACGCATATAATGAAAAAATCAAATATTTTAAAATATAGCTTCCCTGTTGACACATATGATTGGGATTTATTTCTTAAAAGAGTTGTTAAGGAAAAAGGTGTTAAAGCTGTTGAGGCTAAAGATGAAGAAGGTCAATATCATGATTTAGTTTATCTTAAAAACAAAAAAGAGGTAATCGCTAAGTATTATCATAAGGAATTTGAGTATATGGTTTATACAGACCTTACGAAAAAGGATTTCTTTATGTATGTAAGAGGTTACAATATCAATATTGTAGAATCAATTAATGATGCTATTTTGGAAGCAAAATCACACGTTATAACGATTAAAAATGAAAATGGTATAGATTTACCTTACTTGGTCGCTGAAAGTCGCTCAGAAGCTATTAAAATAGCTGAGAACTATGAAAACTCAAATGTTTTTGAGTTCGATGCAACAAAAACATATTATCAAAATGAGGCTTATAGAAATGTAAACGGTTATGAGCTTTTAGATATGTTGGAAAGTGCAAAAGATAGAAAACGATTTGTTGCCAAAAAAATGAGTGGTGTTAAGGTTCAAGCTTATAACACTAAAGGTGAAAAGATTGGATATTATGAACCTAAAGGTTTTGGTGTTTTTGATACCCATAGGAACGAGTTTGTTATCATTGATATTTTTGATGATAGTGAAAAATATAAACCTGAACACGCTTTAAATGCGTGGAAAACTAAAAAGGTTGCACAAGAGGTTGCAGATGATTTCAATACACATGGTAAATTGGGTACTGGTGAATCATTCGAAACATTAAGATTAATTGAAAGATTTAAAGAGGATAAATAAAATGAGAGATATTAGAGACTATATTAAGGAATCTTTGGAAGGTTCTGCAAATTTTAAAAAAGTTGATGCTGTTTTTGAAAGTTCAGTAAACGAATGTATTGGAGAAATTGAAAATTCGGGATTAACAAAAATGATTGGTGAAGGTATGGAAGATGCTTTCAAAGATATCAATCAATTGAAAACACTAGAACCATATTTAAGACGTGTATTTATTGTAAAGTTATTTAAAGATGTTTTTGAGAGAACTGGTTTAGATAAAACTATGCGAGCTATGTATGAAGATTGTGATATTTACAATGCTCATGATGCTCCTAGAATTTTATTACAACACGTTTTCAAAGGAAATTCAAAAGCAAAAAACTTATTACAACCACTTTTTGATGCAGTTGAAGGTATGACAAATTATACCTCTATGTTTACAGAAGAAAGTAATAAATTGTATGCATCATTAGAGAAGAAAACACAAAAAATGATTCTTAAAACTTTAGGTATTAAAAAAAGTGATGAATCTGCTTTCGCATCAGAGGTTAGAGAAAGTATTCAAGAGTTTGCTGTTATGATGATGATTGATTTTTCAGCAAGTACTTATATTGAAATGGGTGAAGAATTTAAAGGTGAGGAAATTAAAGCTAAATTAATGGCTTTAGCACCACATTATAATAAATTTAAAGCTGAATTTAATGTAAAGTCAGGATTTGTTTATTGTCAAGGAACTTTAAAGGAGTTCGAAAAGCAACAAGCAATGTTAAGAGAACAATTAAATAATAGAGCAAAAAGAGAAAATAAATAAATTTTAACCTTAACTGAAAGGAGGGCGGTGTACCGTTTAACGTATCTAAGGAAAAGTCCATGTTTAGCATGGACTTTTCTTTGTTAAATAAGTTCCGAAGTATAAATAAAGTAAAAGATTATTAAACCAAAAAATATAATATATGTCAACATTAGGATTTAGTGGGGTTGAGTCTAAAAGTAATCAACCAATGGACGGAAAAACACACGTTGATAGTTTATCTGTTGCGGTCAATAATGACCCCGATTATAACATACCGAACATGGTTATCTTTGTAAAAGATGAAAAAACACTTTATTATCTTAAAGATGGTGCTATTGGTGATGATATAAGTCATTGGGCAAAATTAGGTGATGGTAATTCACTTTCAACATTTGAACCATTCACAGCAAAAGCATATACACTTGGTGAGACAGCTTCTGTTGGTGCTAATATGTTCATATGTATAAGTAACACAACAGCATCCGAAACACCGATAACATCACCCGAAAAATGGCTTCAATTAGGTGCAACTTCAAAATATAAATCTGATTTCAATGATGTAACAGGAACTATCACAATAGACCATGCTATTAATGATGCTATTTGTAATATCTATGATGAAAATGGTATGAATGTGGAAGTTGGAATACAGAAAACAAGCGCATCACAATTCGTTTTAACATGGAACGGTGATTTAAGTGGAACTATAATAATTTCATAAGATGGATATACAAGTAAGACAACATAAAGATTTTAACAAAAATAGTATTAAAAATGCTAGGATTCCTGATGTAAATTCAGGAGAAGAGCATGATGAAGATGCTATTAATAGAAAATTTGTCGAAGAAAAACTAAAAGTAAAAAACCTTTCAGCAACAACAACAGTTAATGATGTCGGTGGTATTCCCGCAGGAACAGATATTGATGGTAAGACTGTTAATGAAATATTAGATGAGGTTTTTAACCCTCTGATTGCACCAACATACACAAAACCAACTGTTCAACTTTCTATACAAAATTTAGATGAGTTAAAACAATCAGGTAAACAAGTTGATGTTGTATTAGAAGCAATAGTTACATTAAATGATTCAGAAGGTATAACAAGTTATACATTTTCGGGTAGTGGTATAAACACACCAGTTGTTCAAGCAGGTAATATATTTACTGTTTCAAATTTTGAACTTTTAGAAGGGATTCAATCATGGGATGTTAATATAAGTTATCAAGGCTCTGTAATTAAAGAAGATTCACACGGGAATGATGATAATACTGGAATTTTTGGTGATGCGAATGATATTAATAGTGATGTATCATTAGATTTAAAACCACCAATTTTAACAAATATTTCTAGAAATAGCGGTATTAACTTTACAAGTATGACAGATGTAGAAATTCTAGAATCTGTACCGAATGTTTTGGACTTCGCTAATAAATTCTATTTGGAAATTGATAAAGATGTTACAGATATCAACTTCGCTTTACCATTAGAAAATGCAGATATTGCAATTATGATGGATGGTGAAGATATTTCAAGTGCTTTCGATACACAAACCGTTAGTAATATAAAACCTTGGGGTGTTGGTTCAGGTTTCACATATACAGTTTTTAATATGAATACAACATCTGTATTAACAGAGGCTAAAACTTTAGAGGTGGTGATATTTGAAAAAACTTTCGATTCTATAAATGATATAATGTTTTCATCAACAACAAATGAAGTTTCAATAAATGGTGAATCTGCTTTGGTTGTTCCGAATGGTGATTTCGATGTGTATAAAGTCGGAACAAATCAAATTAGGATTGTTTCAAATGTTGGTTTTATAACTAAAGTTGAACACGGAAGACCGTTCAAACAAACAAAGTTCTATTCAAATGATGTAACAATCGATTTAGGTATAGAACATTCTGATTATGAAAATATTACAACAAATTATAAATTTAGGGTTTGGGTTGTTAATTCGCTTACACCAACACAATCAACAAAAATTATAGAATAATGGCAGGATATAATAATACAAAGGTTAGGGATTTAAAAGTTTCTTTTCAAAGAACGAATGCTGAACCTATAGATAAATATGATAATATCTCGGCATTAGACCAAATTGATACTCAATTACCTGAAAGTATTAGGTATGATGGTATGTTAGTTTATGTCGAAAATATTAGAAAATACTACTTCTTTGATGGTGGTATCACAAATAGCGATTTCAAACCTGTAATAAATTTTCAAGGAACTAAAACGTTCGAGGCTACAGTTGATACCGTAGCTAGTACAATTATTGAAGTTGAGCATAACTTGGGAACTGTTAACATAATGGGTCAATTCATGCATGATGATGAATCATTATTAATATCATGGAAAAGGGGAAAAGTTGATGGAACTGAACGTGAAAATTATATTCACTTTGCTACAAATTCGGATTATACTGATTTAGATATTATACTAGTTGGAAAAGATGTTGATGGTGTTATTTCGAACGACCCTGCATTAACTCAAACATTAAGTGGAATGTATGGTTTAATGTCAACAACACATACAGCTTTAAACGATTTTCAAAAAATGGGTGATGCTTTAGTTGCGTTAGGTGCTTTAGCTGTTCCTCATGAATTTCCATATTGGGATAAATTCAACACGGATTCTGATATATTAGGTTTTGGTTTAAGTTGGGATAATTCGATACTGCTTAGAAAAGGTGCATCATCTTCTGATAATCGAATTGAGTTTTTAACAGAAGATGTGTATTTTAATACAACAAGAGAAGTTATTTTTGGTAACAATTTGAGGATAATAAATAGTAGAGCTTTACAATTTTTATCTACAGATGGTACAACTAGGCATGATTTGGATGGTAATTTAACACAAAATTCAAGTTCAACACTACCACCACACACTTCACAAATTTATGGTGTTACTTCTAGTAATGTTGTACCAACACCAACAAGTGAAGGTGTTATGGGTGAAATAAGGATTATCGGGAATTATAAATATGAGTGTATTGATACAGACGAATGGATTAGGACACTAATTGAGAGAACTTGGTAATTTTTCGACAAAAATATTTGGAATAAAGTGTGAATAGTTATATATTTGCACTTTATTAATTTTAAACGTTTATTATTATGAGTAAATCAGGTGAAAAAGCTACTGGAACACAAAAAGCTAAAAGAGTTGCTAAGAATGATGTTGTGAAAATGGAAGCTCTACAAGAAGAGACTAAAGGAATACAACTATCAGAAGAAGAGCAAAGAACTATTCAAAGAAATAGATTAGAACAATCTAGAGACGACGAGTTCGTTAGAGAGTATAACGAACTATGTAAAAAGTTTTCTAGAAATTTAGCTATTGACCCAAATAGTCCTATTGGAATGCCTCAATTCATGGTGCAAAGGTTACAATAACAAAAAAATCCGATTCAAAAATTGAATCGGATTTTTTTATTTTGTTAGTAAAATTGTGGCGACTATAATAGTTGCGCCAGTAATAACATATGCGGTGTTTCGCTGTCTTCGTGTTAATCTCAAACGCTCTTTTGCTAGTTCGTTTTCAACATCATTTTTCTTCTCATTCGTTGAAATTATTTTTTCTAAATGATTTTGATTTGTTAGATACATTTTGTTTTGTGTTTTAAGGTCACCAACTAAAGTTTCCAAAGTCAAAACCTTTGAACTATATCTAAGAACTAATTTTTCTAAACGTTTATTCGTTTCTATTTGTGTAGCGTAATCTTTTAATGCTAATGAATCAATTACAAATTCGTTTTTATTAATTTTTCTTATTTGTTGTGCTGATACTGTCGAGGTGTTTATAAACAATGTCATAAGAAAAACTAACATCGCTGTTATTAATGACTTCTTTTTTATATTTGATTTCATCCTTTAAAGTTTTAATTTTAATATTCTTTTCAACAAGTACTTTTTCATACCGTTTAATCTTCTCATCAAAAACTTTGATTGAGTCCTTACCTTTAGAAACGACATTCTTTAAAGAATCGATTCTATTTTGATATTCTACTTTTTTGTCTTCAAGTGATTTCATATATTTAGTATCAACACCGTTTAAGTTTTGATATAAAAAATAACCAATCACGAAAAGTATCAAAAAGTAAAGAACATCCTTTATTGTGAAATTACTTAGTATTTTCATCATCTTCTGTATTATCTTTTTTATTCTTTGTAAAAGTAAATATACTTTCACCGTTTTCTGTTCTTTTCTGTAAAACTTTGCCACCAAAAGCTGTAGCCAACATTAAAGAAATTAAAGTAACATTAGCTTCTTTACCCATCAATAAAGATGTTAGGGCGATAACCATAGCCGTTGTAACTATAAATGTACCCATAAAACGAGTCCAACTATACTCGGATTTCTCTTTATGTGCTTGTAAAAAGTTCTTTCTTAACTCTTTACTTCTAAATATAACCATTAAATATACAAAATATCCTAAAACTAGGATATAATGTATATGTTGTTTAATAAATTCTACTACTTCCATTTTATTTGCGATTTAAAAATTAAAAACCTTCTTTTACTTCTACAGTAGCTGTTAAATCACCACTTTGTAAATATTCTAATAACTCTCTTAACGATTCTACAATATCAGTATTACCACTAGATAAAACGTTGGCTAATTCATCCATATCCTTTATAGGTTTAATATCTTTAGATTCGCCTTTTTCTGTTTTATTAGTTGTTTTGTTTGTCTCGTTATTGTTATTAGTAACTGTTGAACTATTTGCTGTCATTAATGCTTCAACAAAATTTCCTAAAGCCTCTACTAATTTTTCAATTCCTTCACCCTCATTCAACATATTCATATTATGGAATAAATCGTTTAATTTAGACAACTTTTCCAAATCCATATTATTTATTGAATCTCTCATAACAACTGTAGATGCTGAAACAGATTTAAGACCCTTACTAGCACCCTCATAATTAGCACCTGTTAAAGTCTTTATAAATGATGATGTGTTATCAGTAGCCTCATAAAGAAATTCCATTCCTTGATTTTCAGTATCTTGAAACTCTACGAATACTTCACTTAACGTTCCTAAAATACCTCTTATATTTGTTCCAAACTTTTGTACTAATGTTCCATCCGTATCATTTGCAAAAATCTTAACCATATCAGATAATGGAGTGAATACAGAACCGATATTTCTAAGTGCATCAATACCATTTTCAACCTTATTTGAAAAAGGATTTGTTATATTGAAACCACCAATACTAATACTATCTTTTTGACTTCCAATCTGTGCTAAAGGGTCTGTTAAAGCCATCAACATTGAACCAACACTTTCACCTATTCCTTTGAAATCAGTATTATTTTTCATATGAACACTAATTTCATTAATACCCATAGAAAGGTTTTTCAGTAATAGACCTAGATTCATAGTAGAATCGATACCCTTTCTTAGAACATCAAAACTTTCATCATCATGTTTTGCGAATGATGCATGAATACCTATTAAGAAAGAATCTAGTGTAGATACAGCACTATCAACATTTTCCTTTGTTGTTGATAGTTTCGTGAATAAGTTTATAGCACCACCTAATGCCACAGTTGTTGTTGCCATTAAAAGCATAACTGGTGTAACTGCGGCGAGTTCAGCAAGGTCTAAGAATCCAAATTGTGTGAATGTATCTTTTAACCTCATCACAGTATTACTAAATCCTGTTAATGTTTCTTCTTTAGGTGCTTTCACTTTATTGACCATATTAACCGCTAAAACTAGTGGTAAAGTTGCACCAGTTATTAAAGCTGATTGAGCAATACCCGAAAGTAAACTTGTCAAACCACCACTCTCACCAATTTGCGCTATAGCATCTTTAACCAAAATAACACTATCAGCGAAGTTTTGTGCTTGTTCAACACCTAAGTTTACTGTAGCTACTTTATTCAATCCCCATGATAATGTTGCTAAACCTGCACCCATACTTAATGCTACAATAGCACCAGTACCAATAAGAGCGGCAACAACAGGAATACCCAAAGCACTAAAAGCCCCTGCCGTCAATCCAATTGTTCCTGCTATAACACCTGCATCATCTAATGTAAGACCTAAACCTTTAATAGAATCTAAACCTTTTGCTATAGCAATCATTGAAAGACCTATACCACCAAGTGCTAAAGCACCTATAAGTGAGTTTTTACCTAATTTTCCCGCTAAATATCCAACACCAACCATTCCAGTCATAGCAATTAATGCTGTAGTCACATCTTCTATAGCTATATCTTTAAAAGACATCAATGATAAACCTAAAACACCTGTTGATAATGCTAATGCTCCAAGTGTTAAAGCGTCTTTAGGATTTGATTTTTTAAGTAAAGAACCTGCAAGACCAACACCTGTAATTGCTGTAGAAGCTTTTGCAATAGAAGACCATTCAACATTATCGTAAGGCATTAATGCCAACCCAAGACCGCCAACACCTAGAGCTAATTGTAAAAGGTATTTACTAACTGACATAGAACTCTTACCGAAAGCACCGTCATAAATTGCTATTGCTGTACCTAATCCTAAAAGTGATGCACTAAATTCGAATAACATTGATGGGTTTACAAGTTCTGTGAAAGCCCAAATAGAAAGACCCATTGTAGCAATTCCAAATGATGCGTTTAATAAATCTGTCTTAACACCATTTAATAAATGTGATACTAAAGCCAATCCACCAAAAGTTGCACCCAGTAATAAGATTGAATCAAAACCAACTAAAGCTGTAAAACCTGCTATTGATAAACCTAAAAGTGCTAGACCTGCCGCGATACCACCAATCATTTTGAAATTTGGTATTGATTCATTAAGTTTTACAAGACCCGTAACCATTGCTTCAATGGTTGTTAATATTGGCTTTGATTTTGAATAATCTTTTTCTAATATCTTATCTAGTGATAATGCAATATTATCTAAGCCATTTGCTACAGATATTAATTGAATATCATCTAATTCAGCCAATTTTGTAAGAGATTGCATAAAATCTTTTGCATCACCCTCGGCTGTTAAATCAACACTAAGTATTGCACCATGTTTAAATGCTTCCATAGAATCGAAGTTTTGACCCATAGCTAAATGTGCTTCGATACTTGCTAAATATGAATTACTAGCGGAAATAGAAGAAACTATCATATCCAATTTTTTATCAGACTTTTTAGTTATTTCGTATAATGTTTCGTTATCACCAACAACGGCTTTATAAACATCTTCTATAGTATGTTCATCTTTATTATTAAATATGTAATCAATTGAGGAACTTCTGTTGCTCCCCGTATTTAAACTTTCCTCTAATGCCATAATAATTACAGTCTTTATTTATATTATATATCCTTGAAAGGATAAATATTTAAAATAAAATCGAACAGTTATGCAAAATCCCCGTAATGCAATGGGAATGAATCAAAAATTATTTGAATCATTCTTTAAACCATTATATAAAGAGGCTTTAAGAGCCTTTGATAATGGTGAATTTAAAGTAAAATGTGTTAAATGTAGTGATGTTGATTTCGTTTATAGTTATTTAAAAACTAAACGTTATTCATTAGGAACAGACTATATTTATTATAGACTTTTAAGTAAACATAGTAATAAATCTATATATAAAGTAGTATGTAAAGCTTTAGTAAACAGTTTATTCATAACACCTTATAATATTTTGACTAATTTGAATAGATTTTCTGTAGAAGAAAATAAGGTAAATAAAGAAAAGATTTGTTATATTATTATGTGTATAAATAGATTTACTAAATAATTAGAAATTAAATGAAAGGAATATTAGAATACTTTAAAGCTGAACGGATTTCACATCCATCAACTTCTGATATACAAATAGGGTTAAACCTATGTGAAAAGATTTCTGAATCTATTTCAAAATTAGTTGGTGAAACTTTCGGTGATGAGGTTGTCACATTTAGTACTAGAAATAACGGTATAAAAAGTATGTTAACTGTTAATAGTAAATTAGATACACTTCAATTCTCAATAAATGAATCTGAATCGTTTTATGATTTTATTATTATTTTAAATTCAACAGATGATGTTTATGAGAATGAAAATAACAAATATGAAAAAGGTTATTATACAAGTAGTACTGATTTTAAGAACAAGATTAACAAGTATATAAATGAGTCAAAAGGAAGATAACGAGGAAAGGTTTGCGACTAAACCATTTAGAGTTTATTACAAAAAAAGGTTAACAGATGTTGATGAGATAAGAAAAGATATTGTTAGAAATATTGGTTCATGGTCACATCAAAACCTTTGTGTTGATAAACATAAAGAGAGTAATGGTCTTTTACCTTGGCGTTGTTTTGAATGTCATACGCGTATTTATGTCGATATAGATAAGCTAACTGGTAAATCAATGTTTTGTAATAAACATAAACCTGAACGATTCGATAATAGATTTAAACAAAATCCTATATTATTGAAGTATATTGATTCATTTTTTACAAGTGTTAAGAAATTAATAATGAAAAACACAAATACTAATTTATATGGGTAAAAAAATTATGAAAGTTGGTTTGGATATGTCAATTAAATCAACAGGGGTTTGTATAGATATCGATGGTTATAAGAAGTTATTTCTTTTTGTTGATGAAGAATTAAAAGGTAATAAAATTATAGAAGGTGTAGAATATATTGTTTATAATAGACGTTTACCAAAAGATTTTTCACATATTGATATGGATATGGTTAAATTAATGTCATATGAATCATTAGCTGATAAAATACTAATGAAAATTATAGAGTTTAAAGACATTTATAAAATTTCAAATGATGATGTTTTATTATTCTTTGAAAGACCATCTTTACAATCAAAAGGTCAAGCATCACTTGAAATTCCGATAACAAATGCGATAATCAGACGCAAGTTATTATCTATTTTTAATATAGGTAACTTTAAAGGATATCCACCTTCTAGTTTAAAGAAGGCATTCACAGGAAATGGTAGAGCTAGTAAAGATGAAATGTTTGAAGAGTATAATAAAAGACCACATTTACCAAAATTAATTCAGAAAATAAAAACAGCAAAGATAGATGATATTGTTGATGCTGTTGCTTTAATAGAAATAAATAGTTAAAATGGATGTAATACAATATTTAACAGAAGCACTCAAAGTTGGAGATTTCAACGTTGATGATTGGCTTAAAAAAGGTCAAGGTATTAAGCGTATAAAAATGCCCCAATTACCTAAAGAAAATTTCCCACAGTTCCTAATGCATTTTGCTAGGAAATATAAGATTAAGGAAATGAAAGTTCCTGTAAGTAAACTTAAACCTATTCAATGTGAAGTTAACATGGAAAAGGTTAAAAAGATGGCTAAAAAAGGAATTGGATTAGATAGAACATATTTAGTTTCAAAAGATTATGGAATTGCTGATGGAACACATGGTGTTTTATCAGTTCTTTTATCAAATCCCGACCATGAGGTTAAGGTTTATAGAACAAACCTACCATGTAGAAAAATGATTGAGATTCTTAATAAAATGAAAGGAACTCATAACGCTGATATAAACGAAAATGAAGATGAATTTTTTAATATAGATTTTGAATGGAAATAATTAACTTAATTAACAATATATTAGATTACCTACCATACACAATGTATGTAATTTTAGGTAAATTAGCTTTCATAGCTATTTTGGTATTCGGATTATACCAAGCGCAAAGACCACTATACAAGAAATTTGATTGGTATAGTGATATTATAGACTTTTTAAAGTTACCTTATCATCAAGTAAGAATTTACTATTGGACTCCTTTAGAAGAAGTTATAGCAATTTATTGTAAACTTAGAATGATGGATTCAAGTATTTTTACTTACTCAACTAGAATCATGGCTTTATTCGTAGCCAATAGATTGGTTAAGAAAGAAAAGTTAACTATAGAATATTTAGATAATGTTTATAAACTTTTTAAGGAAAAAAATAAACATATCTAATTTGCTTCATAATAATTTGTTTAAGCCTCGTTTTACGAGGCTTTTATTTTACCATATAATAAAATTTAAAGCTATTTTAGCCGTTTTAAGACACTTTAATATATTTTTATATATTTAGTATATAATATTATTTTTAATCCCTTAAAACGGATTTTTATTTTTCGACACTTTTTATTTTAGCACAAAAATAAAATGTTAAAATTTTGTTAAAATTGTTAAAAATCACATACGTAAAATATTTAACATGACCAATTTTTTAACATTTTCAATTACACTTTTAAGTAAATGATTTACAACGTTTTATAAGAATTTAACAAATTTCTAAAATTTGTTTAATTTTAAACATTTACACCCGAAAAATTTACGACATATACAAACCTTGCTGTAGCGACAATATTTTAACAATTTCTTTATCATATTCTCAATAAAACGAATTTTTTATTTAAAGAAAATCAGTAAAAATGTACCTAGGTGCATTTTCTTTTATATATTATAAATACAAATAACATAAATAAAAGCGCGGAGAGAGGTTTAAAAAATTCTTATAGAAATTGTAATTAAAAACTTGTAAAATCAAATAATTGTTTTATATTTGCAACATAAAAACATATAGATATGATTAAAGAGCGTAAATTTGACCAAAATGGTGAATATCCTATAGAGGAATCAAACTTTGAATTATTTTCAGGAAAAGACAATGTTTACTCATCCATAGTAGAAATTAAAACTAAAGATGGTAATAAGCACTATGCAACATATAACATCACAGAAGATGTTTTCAAATTAATACCTAACATAAATGATGATTCTGTTGAGCATGGTGTTGAGGGAACTGGTGATAATTTACCATCAGAAAATGTTGAAACATGGAAACCATATCTTTGTTTAACAACATTAGTTGATGAGTTACAAGGCACTTGTAAGAGTTTGGATGAAGCTTGTGAAACTCAACATATAGACTGTTTTGAATTAAACATTGATGAATTGGGTAAAATTGATAATGAAATTTTCAATTGTGCTGAATGTGGTTGGTGGTGTGAAATATCAGAACAAGCAGAGGATGGTGATGATTCGGTATGTGTAGATTGTTGTGAATAAATTGTAATTTTTACAAAAAATAATTTTGGTAAACTAGAAAAAAGTATTACCTTTACAACCGAAACAATAAATAAGTTATGTTTGATGCGATGATTAGTCTGAAACACATAAAAACAGGTTCACAAATTTTTTAATCGTGAAACTATATATAATAAGAGGCTTGAAAAGTCTTATCAAACAAACATTTTTTATATTTTTTAACAAACATTTTTAATAACATTTTTAAATTAATTTTTTATGAGTACAGAAAACACAAACCCAGTAGTAGAAGAAAACTTATTTGACTTATCAATGTTCGGAACAACTGCTTCTGAAATTGCAGAAACTTTACAAGAAGATGAATATGAGTCTAAAAATTTCACACCTTACTTAGAGTTAAACCCACAAGGTAGAGCAGATAATAAAGATTCTTGTTATGTTAAATTAATTAAGAATCCTGATGCTAAAGCTAAAAACATCTTATCAAAAGTATCTTATAAAATCGTTACAGAGTGTTCAAACAGAAACTTTATGTTTGATTCATTGAAGTCTTTTGGATGGAATGATAACACTTGTATTGTAGCTGATTTATGGAAAGATTGTAAAGGTAACAAGGTTGATGAAGAGCGATTCAGAAAGCACTTCCAATTCAAAAAACCAAGAGTTGTTTTAGTTCAAGTTATCAAATTTGATTCTAGACCTGAGTTAGAAGGACAAATCATGCCTTTAAGAATTGTTGAAGAGGTTGAAGATTTAATCAAGAAAACAATCGAACCAACAAAAGAAGAGATTGAAGAGGATGGAGTAGTTGCTAACAATGTTTATGACATTTTCGAAGGTCAAGCATTACGTTTAGTTGCAGGAGTTAAGCAAATTCCAAAACCTGACGGTTCTACAGTAACTGGTCGCGACTTTAAAGATTCTAAATTCACAAAGTCTGTAGGGTATATGGTATTCTTTGCACCAAAAGAAGATGCAGAAGGAAACTATATTACAAAGAAGATAACTATTGGTGAAAAAGAGCAAGAAGTTTATGATTATGAAAAAATCGAATTAACGGCAGAAGAAAGAACTGCATACGCTCAAAAGAACTTCCAAGGTGTTCCATCATTATTAGCTAAGTTACAGAGAGTATTAAAGTACTTAGGTCACGAAGATACTCCAAAACACGCTGATTATGGTTACAATGAGCCAAGTGAAGATAAAGTTAAAAACGTGACTTTATTAGTTAATAAGTTCAAGGCGGGTGAACCAATGACTATTTCAGGTGATGTTGCCACAGATGAAGGTGCGGAAGGTGCAGAAGGTTCTGAAAGTGGTGATACACAAGCAGGTGAAACAACTGGTGAAACGGTTAATGAAACCGAATTAGATAGTATTGTTGAGCAAGCTATGGATGCACAATAAAAAATGACATTTTTGAAATTAAAAAGAAGCTCGCTTATATTTAAGCGAGCTTCTTTTATAAACGGTCTATTATATGAAATTAAAATTTGTTCGAAACTTTAAGTTTCTAAAAATTATAAAAGCAACATCTTTAGAATATGACCAACTATCAACAATGACAACAGGAAAACGATATTCATATGAAAAGAAATCAGATGAATATTGTAAATTTCTTCACAATGGTAACTTAATACCCGCAGGGTTCTATATATCTGTTTTGGGTCTTAAAAAGATGGGGTATAATGTAGAGATAACCAACATAGGAGAATACCTTAAAAATACAGTTAAAACAGATGAGTTGACTGAATGGTTACAATCAAAAGATGATTTGAATTTCTTACCATATGACTATCAATTTAATGCATTGAAAATTGCAATAAATTATAGACATTGTAGGCTACTTTTAGACACCTCGGCAGGTAAGTCATTCATAATTTATTTATACTGTCGCTATTTACTAGAAAGGTGGCAAAAAGAAGAAGCTAAAAGAAACTTAAAAGTTTTAGTTTTAGTTCCTAGAACAGAATTAGTTCGTCAGTTACCACAAGATTTTAAAGATTATTCAAGTGCGCATGAATTGACAATTTGTGACGAGGTTATGGGTGGTGGTGTAGAGTATGAAAATTCTACAGTTGTTGTTGGAAATATTGATACTGTTGTTAAGAAACCGTTATCTTGGTTTAATCAATTCGGAACTATTATAGTTGATGAGGCACACAAAGTTCAAAATAATTCAACCCAAAAGGTTCTTAATGCTATGTTATTAAGTAGTAATTGTGAAAATATTATTTCATTAAGTGGTACTTTCGAAACAAAAGATAATGGTTCGTCTAATTATGACGAGTATAAAGCAGTTACAGAGAATGCATATTTGGGTTCTATTTTGATTAAATTGTATGTTGAAGACTTGAAAGAAAAAGGTACAATTACACCATGTGAGATAAATTCTTTTCAATTTGTTGGTGACTATAATTTATGTAGAGACTTTTACACGCATCCTGATAACGAAAATGAGCAAGGGAGATTTTTATTTGAATCAAACTATATCCAAGGAATCCCTATGTATCGTCAATTAGTGAATAGGATTGTTGCGCAAGGTGATTACAATCAAGTATTATTATTTAATACAAAGGATTTTCTTAAAAAGATGGCTTCGGAAATGCAGGAGTATTTAGATAGTATCGGTTCTGATAAGAAGGTTTTCATCATTCATGGTGATACGAAACGTAAAGAACGCGATTACATTCTTAATTACATGAAAAATAATGAAGGTTGTTATTTATATTCAATGTATGAAATCCTTTCAACTGGTGTTTCTATTAAGTTATTAGGTGGTATTAATTTAGTGGATTCTACTATTTCTGTAACTAGGGTTAGACAGTCTATAGGTCGTGTATTGAGATTACATCCAAAGAAGTTAAAAGCTATTGTAAATGATTTCTCTGTTTTATTTAGGAAACATAATCATAATTGGGGTGGTAGTCGAATAAATAGTTATGCTAAACACTTAACTGAAAGGAAGCATATCTATGAAAAACGAAAATTCCCAGTAAGAGAAAAGAAGATTGATATTAAAGGTCGTTCGGATTTCATGAATGAGATTCCAAGATGTATGCGACCAAAAGAATAAGGTAAAATGTCTTTTTAATTGTTATATTAATATAGTAATTAAAAAGACATTTTTTCATGAGACATAAACAATTAGTTGATGATGGCATAGATTTATCACATATAACGGAAACTTTTGATAAATCAACACATATAGAGATTAGTAATACTGTTGGTGATTTTTCTGATAAAAGTGATACATCATTTTTATTCGAATATTTACAACAGAATGACTATAGATATTCACCTTATATAGAGACTTTACGAAGTGAACAAATTAGGATAAAAAACCCATTAGTTGCAAATCAAATTTTTGGTGATTTGTATGGTGCTTTTTCAAATAGGATTGATTCTGTTGAAATATTCGATGTAATTATAACATATTTCGGTTTTGGCGAACAATACTATTTCGAGAAGCTAATTTCACAATATAGAAACATATTAGTGAATGATTTATCTAGGAGAATGGATATTGATTTAAACTCTATGGATAAATAGAGTAAACAATAAACATTACAACAATGAAATACACATATTTTGAAAAAGCTATTATAGCTATGGTTTCTGAAATGAAAACATTATTTAAAAATTACGGTTTCGTTTCAAACTTATCCAAACATCAAGATTTTCCAGTTTATATTCAAAATTCAGGTGATAGGGCTTATATGGAAGTTCATTCTAACGAGATTAAAGAAGTTTCAAAGACAGAAAAAATTATACTTCCTGCTTTGGTTTTACATTTCAGGGGGGTTTCGATAAATGAAGATGAAAAAACAAACGAAACACAAGGTGCTATAACACTAAAGCATAATGGTTTCGAACAAGAGTACACAGGTGAAGTACAACATTATCCTTGTGAAATTAGGATGGAAGGTACATTTTTGGGTACTGACATTTTTCAGTATTTATCATTTGTTGAATATATGATGAACGGTGTTTATAAAAACAAACCTTTTAATTTCAAATACATGGGTAAGAATATGGAAGGAACTATTGTAATGGAAACAACAGACCATGACCCTGAATATAATGAGATTACTAATTTTGAGGATTTTGAAGAAATGTCTAGTCATAATTCTATTTTAGCGATGAATGTTAAATTACAATATCCATCATTTAATTTGAACTCATCTTTAAGTGGTGATGTTGATGAAAGTGGTGATGGTATTTACGAGGGTGGTATAGGTATTCCAGTAAATATGACAAAAAAAGGTGATGTTATTAAGTCTGTAATTTCATATACTGATTTAGAAAAAATTAATAAACCAGTTGGTGAGTTAATTGTTGGTGATAATTTCCCTGAAAATTTAAAAAAGAAATTACAAAACGAATAAAAATTAACAAATTATGAAGCAAACATTTTGGTACAAGGTGAAAACATATTTTATATATTGGTTTTTACCGTTAGCGTTGTTTAATTTTATACTTGCATCTAGTAGGTATTTAAGACAACGAAAAAAGATTTTTAGATTGATAAACTCGTCAGATGATTTAACAAATGAATTGTATGAACATGGGTTTTATGACCATACTATTAAATTACCTTTCAAAATACCATTTATAGGTGATGAGATTAGAACAGGTATTTTAGAATCTTTTCAATTAGTTGAAGGTGCTGTCACTAATATATCTACAGGAACTCAAAGGGTTTATATAATGCAAGGTATTAATGAAATGCTTAAAGAAGGTCTAGCTAGAGAATTAGCGAGAGAAACAAGTTTGAAAGTTATTCAACCAAGTTCAAAGGTTTATATTGTTGATTTAATACCTTCTTGGTTAAGCTCTTTTAGAATATCTTTAAATGAACTTATAGTAAGTATCTTATTTTCAACAGGTATGCTATTTTTGTATTTTATTTTGTCGTTTTTTGTATTTTAAATATGGTAAAAATTAATTTCAATGGTTATATTAATATGTAAAAACAAATTATATTATTAACTTATTAAATTTTTAAATTATGAGTACAGAAGCAAAGGCTGTTTTAGAGCCAGTTATTAATGCAGAAACAGGAGCAATTGAAGTAACAAGAGAATTAACACAAGAGTATGCGAACGAACTTATTCAACATATTGAAGATGAAGTAAGAGAGGTTTTCGAACCAATGGCAGGTGTTGATTTTATTAAAGAACATGGAAAGGATAATGTTATTAATGAATTATATAAGGTATATAATTCTGAGAAGGTTGCAACAGAATCTATTCCGATTTTATTAAGAGGTTTACCGTTAAAAGCATTAAAGGTTTTATGTGAAGATGTTCGTTACTACCAATCATTTTCTAAAGGTGTTGAGAATTTAGATAATTTCATTACTATTTCTGAAATGTTTGATGGTGTTGACCCTGAAAAAGATGCTATTACACTTTCTTTAGAGCAAGTTAGAAAAGTATCTGAATTATGGAGTAAATTAACTTTCAAAACATTAAAAGAAGCGAAAGAATTAAAAATCATTCGTGAAAACATGAAATCTGTTTACGCGTCAGTTTGGTATTTAGATGTTAAGGTGAAAATGATTGCAGAAGCCGCGAACATGATTGAAGGTAAAATCAAAAAGTATATTTTAGAGTTGGGATTGGTTGATGCTGATGCACCGATAAAAAAGCATGAAGGTGAAGAAGAAGTTGTAGTAACAGATGCGGAACAAGTAGTATAAAGAATAAGTTGATTATATTATTGTTTATAATTTTACAAAAAGTGGCTAGATTTTTAAAATTTAGTCACTTTATTTGTATAATCAAAAATTAATCACGTTATTTGCAAAAAAATATTTTTATATGAATACAAAAACATTTGCTTATATAGCAATACACAAGGATTATAAATTTTCAGATGAAACACCATCTATTTTATCATGCCCATCTGTTTTTAGAGCATTGTCACTATTTAGATACTATTATAGTCGTTCAATGTTCGATGATTTTATTTTAGTAATGGATGCTAAATCAAAACCATCAGATGTTGATATTCTAAAAGAGATTACTAACGAATTATTGGATGGTAATGTTGAATTTAGATTTAGTTCATGCTATGGTACAACATATCGCGAAACTAAAGAAATGCAAATGGGAACTAATGATTCGATTATTATGGACGCATTCAATGATTCCGATGATTATACATCAGAATCTAGAATAAGTGATGATTATAGTTTTTATGATATTGTTGATTCAGATGAAGATTTTAAAGTAACTGATGTTGACCAATGTATGACTAATGCATTGACTTTTACTGAGTTTAAAGAAAATCTACATCATGAGGATGAATTAACTAAAAAAGTTTATTCAGATATACTATCACAAAAGATTTGCCCTCAGTATAAAGATTTAATAGATTATATGTCTAAAAACCCAAATCATAAAGTTTTAATAATGCCTACACCTGTTTATGGGTCAAGTAGAGTATTTGATGATGTAATTAAGGATAAAAAGATATATAAATATAAACAAGTGATATTTAGTAATGTATTAGATTATTCACTAGAAGATACTATTCAGATGATTCAAGATTCTTTTTCATCGAGTGATAGACTTGTAAGGAAGTTAAAAGATACTAATATGACAATCCTAATGGATAAAGATGATGTTTTACGAGAAGCTCTACCATTCGTTTTAAGAGACTTTTCTAGTAATGTTGATATCTATATACCATCTTGGGAAAAAAATTACTCTATATACGCTTAAAATCAATTTTACATAACATTTTTTAAACATTTTTCAAACATGAGTAAACAACAGACAAACAAAGTACCTTTATTAAAGGTCATTGAATTTGCTGAAAAATTCGGTTCTACTGGAACAGCATTTATTTTAGCAACATTAGGTGTAATCACTCAAACTTTCCATAATGGATTCTTATTTTTTCAATTATCATCATTTGATATCTTTTGGTTGAACCTAATTCAAACGACAATTGGTGCATTCGGTTTAAGTGGTGCATTACTTTACTTTACAATCCGAGCTTCAAATGGTGGTTCAAAGGTTGTAAAACAGTTAGTATGGCTTTTCTTTGCATTCGAAATATACGCAAACGTTTATTACTGGGCTAATAAATATGTTATTTCTGTTTGGGGAACTGATGCTGTAAATTGGTCTAGTATGATAATAGCTATTCCTTTTGCAATCATGATTCCATTCACAATTAAAGCATATGCAGGAGAACTTGATTTCACAAAAGCATTAAAATCTAAAATAGGTGATGGTTTAAATGATGGTTTAAATGATGGTTTAAATGATGCTGTAAATGATGCTGTAAATGAGGCTCTAAATGATTCTGATATTGTACGTAAAGATGATTTAAAAGATTTGGTTAAAACTGATGATTTAGATTCATATATTAAGGATGGTGAAATGATGAATTTAAACATTAAGACAACAACTGCTGATGGTAAAGAAAGAACTAAAGTTTTACCTGCTATAATGAATAAGAGTGAAGAAGTTCCTTATTATATTTCAGATGGTCAAGGTGATAAACAAATAAATACAACAGTTAATGAAGATGAGTTAGAAGATAAGGAAGAAATTGATGAAACTGGTAGTAAAATAGAAGTTAAAGTTATAGAACCTGAGACGAATGAAGAAGATTAGTATATACTTAGAAGAGAAGATAAGTGAAAATGAGTTCGCTAGTACACCTGATGGTATTGATGGTATGGGTTCTGTAACAAATGGTGATATATCATCTAATGTTACTGATACCATAGATTCAAAAACAGGTTCTGATTTGGATAGTAAACCAAATAAAAAGAAGAAGAAATAATAATAAAAAATTCCAACTAAAAATAGTTGGAATTTTTTTATTTCAAATATTTATGTATATTTGTAATTCAATTTTAAATAATAATAAAAATGACTAATAAAGAAGTTTACGAATTATCGATTAATGATAAAATCAGTTTAATAACAAAACATACTGATGTTAGTGTAAGTTATAAAAACCCTCGTTGGTTGGAAGTTTTCTATGATAGGTATGAGAATTTCAATACTGTTGGTGTGACTGTTAGTTTTTCAGTAACCAGTAATAAAGATAGTAAGGGTAATTTTTACAAGTCTGTTAATTATAAAATAGAAGACACAAACAATGATATAACTATTGATTATACCCAAGATTGTTATGACTTCTCTGATAATCTACGTGTGGATGCTATGTTGAATGCATTAACCTTATATTTACATAGACTCTATGAATAAAATTAAAAAGCACTTATTTCAGGAATTGTATAATGATGATTTCAATCCAAAAAAATCATTATCTTATTATATAAAGGATTATAATAAAAATATACCTGTTAGATTCTTTGATGGTTATGATATAAATAATGTTAAATCAAAATGTTTTAGAAATATGGATGAGGTGTTCTTATACACACCACTTATCCAAAATGCTGTATTTGTATATAAGTATCTAGTTTATTTGCGAAATACTGAAAATAAAAAGGATATTACATTACAACATATATTTAGACTTTCATTATTGAATGAATCTGATTTCGAAAAGTTTCCTAAAGATGATGATGCTTTTAATTTTGCATTCTTAGATGATTATAGTAAGAAAGCAATAAAAACATATTCTAAAAGAACATTATGTAACCTTTGGTTTGGATTAGGTGTTGTTGATTTGGAATTTAGAAGACGAATCGAAGAGGTTAATATAAATTCATTGGAAAGTAGTAAATTGGTTAAAGTTAATGGTATAAGTTTCTTAAATGACTTATTTGATTATAGTAAAAATTCAAATTACGGTAGAGTTAATTCAGATAAATTGTGTAAAATTTATGATTATCAAAGAGAAATAAAGGAATGTGAAAATGATTTCATTTCAAAAATTAATTTACCAAGTGATGTATATTTCGATGGTCATAGATTTACTGTATTGATGAAGGATGAGCCAGTAGATTTAATGTTCGATATTGATGAATCAAAAACCTACAACATTGGTGGTAATATTAAAAAGTCTATTGAGAATTTCAAAATAAGAAATCACGAACACTATATTGGTGGCGAAAATATAAAATTCCCAACAAAAATGAGTAAAAGTGTTAAAAATAGAAAGGTTTCAATAGAATGTGGTTCATTCGAAAATGTATTGGATTCGTGGGATTATAACATTAAAACTATCATTGATGGTGTATTAAATGGTAATATTGATAGTGAAGCGTTAGAGAGATATTCATTTATTTTAATGTTAAAAAATGGCGGTAAAACTAAAAACGGAATAGAATTTTCTGAATTGGTTGATGATTATAAAAGGGAAAAATATGAAATAAAACTAAAGTATGATGAATATATCAAAACGACAATACAAACATTAACGAATTTGGTGTATAAACATGATAGTAGTGTTTCTTTTCTTTATAAATCTGAAAATGGTTATATTGTATCAACATATAGACGCAACAAGATTAAAAAATATCAGAATAAACTAGTTTCACACGCTGAGTTTTTTGATAATAATTTCAATAAGGTTGGTGAGGTTGAAAATTATAGACATTTTGAAGTAACAAAATACTTTAAAAGTAAGAATAGTAATAATCTTTTTGAAAGAATGATTTATGAAACATTTAAACAAATAGTTAATGATACTAGTTTTATCTTATATGATTTGGAACATGATTCGTCAAAACAATTTGTTAAAGATTATCACAACATAATTGAAAGTAAAAAATTATCAATAAATGAATACAGCGCACCTTTGGGTATTATCAATAATAGATATGAGAAAATATTTAAAGCAAATTCTTTAGATTATTTTGCTAAAAAACTATCTAATCAAATTTGGGAATATGGTTATGCTGATATTAATAATTATACAGAATCTGTTAGTTTGTTGAAAAGTGGAAGATTATTTATTAATAAAACACATAGCTCTGAGAAATATATAAATATTGTTAATGATGAGTATGAGTTACATAATGTTGATAGATATTTAATTTCTTATATCAATGATAATGGAGTTAAAATAGATACTATAGACTTTAGTTCATTCGATAATATTAGATTCAATGATATAAATTATGATATTTTGGATGAAACTATCGAAGAAAACATAAAGCAAAATTATGATTTATCAAAGAAGGTTTTGAGTATTAAATCATCAAATGATTTTGAAAGAACAATGAAAACAAAGGTAGCAACAGATAAAAGGAGTTAATTATGAGCAAATTTGATTATATATGTAAGTCTGTCGATAGAGACATTTTAAAAAATATGATTAAAGAAGGTGACATTCATAGAGAATGTGTTAAGAATGAAGAACTTTTAAAAGAAATAGATAACGAATTAAATTCAGTAAAATAATGAAGAAATTTACAAAAAAGAGTACAAATGTTATAGAAGGTGTGTTAAACAAACTAAGAAGTGTTGAAGATTTTAGACTAATTTTCTCACCACTAACTTTCATGTTGGTGGTGGTTATAGTGTTCCGAATTAGTTATAATACTGGTTGGTATAACGGTAAAAATTTCACAATCGAAACAGTAAATGAAATGCAGACTAGAAATTTCAATATGAAATATGATTCACCCGAAGTCGAAAAGGATGCTGAAATTTGGAGACAGATAGGAATTGATAATGGTTTTTGGAATGATAAATATCAAGAACGTTACGATAATATTTTATTCTATGTTAAGGAATCTCATAATATGGGATATTCAATTAATAAAAATGGTGATAAAGTTTATCCAATAGCTTATACAACATTTGATGTTATAGATGGTGAATTATTCCCTGATGAAATAGTTCTTTCAGATGCGACATATTTTGACTCAACTGGTAGAGCTTATGTTTTAGCTCATGAAATGGGTCACGCTATACTTTTATTAGATGATGATTATAGTGATTTTTCTAAAATAATGTGGTATCAGTCAAAGGATAATTATGCTAACTATACCAATATCTATTTCTTTGTTGAAAAAATTAAAGAACAGTATAGACAAAAACCTGATAAGAAACATTTGGAATATTTAATTAATGCTGTTAAAGAATATAAAAAGATTAAAGATGTGTTATCAATAAGAGTTTATCTTATGAGTGATATGGAACATAAAATTGTTTTAGTCTCAAAAGATAAATAAATAAAGATAAATTAACAATGAATAGAATACGAATTTCAAAAAATGTAGTATTAGAGATTACCGATGCTATTGAGTCAATAAATATAAATGAGTCACCAAAATTATTAGCTTATGATTTTGGTGCTGATTTCTATAACAGGAAAATGTTATTATTTGAAGATGGTCAAAATGAAGACCGCGAAAACTCATATATAAGTGAGGATAATATTTTCCTTTCATCAACACCAAACTTTTATCCTGATGATAAAATTTCAGCAAACTTTCATGATAACAAGGATTTAAACACAATTCTAAGTTTAGTTTCAAATCCAACTATTCAATATAAGAAAGTTAGAATGTTATTTGCACAAGGGTTTTCATACTCTACTGTAGGTGATGGTGTTGCTATGACAACTTTAAATATTAGTGCAATAAGACCAAGTAATAATCAAAGGGTTGATTTACTAAGTGTTTTAGATACTTATGATAATTCAAAGATTTTAGCAATTCCCGAAGTATTATTTGATAATCAAGTTTTCAACTCAGCTATTGAGTTTAGAATGTTGGATTTACAATACTTATTTACTAGTGAAAATTCGGATGTTATAGAAATAAAAGAGTATTTATTTGGAACAGATGATATTGATACACTTTTTGTTGAACACGCAGGTGTTAATATATCTGAAATTGTAAACTTTAGTGAGTTTGGTAAGCAATTTACAAAGTTCTATGATGCTGATAAATCACGTTCACAATTTTCTGCAAGATTTAGTAATGATGAAATTGTTTTAGAAGCTAGTGTAAAATCTAATGGTACTGTTTCTGCTCAGATAATCCACGAGAGATTTGATTTAGAATCTATGCTTAAAATAGATTCAACACCTGTAAGTGTTGAATATACATTTTTGTTTTCAGAATATAAAGAAAATTCAGATTTAATAGGTAATAGAGTTATTAAATTATCTAATCCGATTGATATGTTTTCTATTACTGAATATAGATTGAATCCACAAGACGAATCTTCACAAATTAATGTTGAAATAGAATGTGTTATCACAATGAATGATAATAGTACTATTCGTAGAAGTGGTCAAGTTGTTATTGCGAATCCTGATATTTTAAAGGTTCAAGAAATAAATTTAGATATTTCAGAAGATAGATTAACTAGGAATGTCACAAAGGATGTTAGACAGGTTGTATATAAGAACGATACACCTAAAATAGTTAATATTGATAGACCAGTTTTCGTAAAGGTTGAGGGTCGATTAAACACCATCACCTTAACACCTTTTATACAGACGGTGAGAATAAATACTGATATCGATTTGAGTTTATTGAGTAAGGTTAAACTTATGATAGGAAATTCTAGTTATGAGAATGTTACAGATAGTAAAACAACATTTACTGTTGGTAGTGAATCATTCTACACAACTGATAAAACCTATTATTTACTTGATGAAAATAATATAGTTGTGAGTTACGGTAATATTGAAAGGATTGAAAAATAATGTATGATAAAACCGTCAAAATGTCAACTTTAATACACATTTGTCTGTTTTTTCATACAAAATGTCAACTTTAATACACATAAAAAGTCCAGTTTTTTAATTAAAAAACTGGACTTTTCCATTTTCTACAAATAAATTTGGTTTAAATGATAAAAATACATAAATTTGCAAAATATAAGCTATTACAATAATTTAAAACCCCTTGTGATATAGATGGATGCGAAAATAATACGCGAAGTACTAGTCGAAAATGATATAGTATTAAAAGAAATTGCTGAAAAATTAGAAATATCTCAACAACACTTGAATAATATTTGGAATAGTAAGGATGTTAAAACAGGTACACTATTTAGGATTGTTGAGGTTTCGGGATTACCACTAGTTTTATTTCTAGTAAGGTGTGAAGAAGTTCTAAAATGTGACCCAAAATTTGAACATTTTGCTCAAATGTATATGAACTTAGCAATAGAATAAATAGTAAAATTTAAACAATAATTTTTTTAAAAACAATAATTTTTATGAGTAAAACAAATTTTCCAAAAAATGATGTAAATATCGAAAACTACACATCTTTATGTATGAGAACATTCAACGACTTGGGAACACCATTAAATAACTCCACACACATGGGATTAGGAGTTAGTGGTGAAGTTGGTGAGCTACTAAAAGCATTATTCAATAACGATATGGATAATGCATATGAGGAATGTGGTGATATATTGTGGTTTATTGGTGTCGAAAGTGAGTTAAGAAAAGAAGAGCTTAACATAAATTTTGGTGAAATTTTCACACAAGCATATATGTATATATGTTCATTAGAAAGAGATTACAAGAATGCGAGTTTAATCACTATGATAAAAAGAGTATTTGGTTACCCTACATATGCTAATCCTTTAGAAAACTTAATTTATGAAGGATTTAGTTTTGGTGATTATATTAAAAAGTCATTTGCGTATGGAGCTGAATATAAATCCACAGAGATTGTTGAATCTGCAATAAAAACTGTAGCAGGAATTATTTATGAGCTTGGTTGGCATAAGTTAGAATATGTTGAAGTTGTTGCTAAATTCGAAGAACTTTTACAGACAAACATTGATAAATTAAGAGCAAGATTCTCTGATAAATTTTCAATGAAAGAAGCTTTAGAAAGAGACTTAGAAAAGGAATCGGAAACATATAGTGGAAAACATTCATAAAATTGAATTAGTCGTTTATATTTATTATAACGATGAAAATGAAATTGAAGTTTGTACAATAGATGGTGAAGTGCTTGGTATTTTCAGCGAAATCCAAGTACATCACTTTTTAAGGGCTGTAAAGAGAGGTAATAAGAATCATTATACTTTTGAAGATAATATCAATAATTCAGATAGATTGCTATGGTCTGTTAGCAAGAAACGACTTAATGATATGATAAATGTGAATAGATAAAAAACAAAATGTTTAAACAATGATATCAATATTGAAAACAAAAACAGGTAAACTAACAAATAGTGAGGAAATAGAGCTTGAACGATTAATTGAACAAGTAGATTTTAAAATGGGTGAACTGCATTCTAATTGGGATGAGTTCAGGAAAACAATGAATGTTAGAGTTGTTAAAAATGAAAATGTTTTCATTATGTCATATGAAACACAAGATTCATACTCTGTTTTCACGAAATATTTTAAGGGTGCTGATGTAGAACTTAATTTATCAATCAAATCAAAAAAGTTTGGTGATACAGAAGTATATCGTTTAAGTATGTTTGGTGATGATATTTGGACGGATTTTGTAGATATTGAATTGAAAGAACCTTTTCAAAAGATTGCAATTGCGCGCTCTTTTACCAATTTCCTAAAGGGGTGTTATCATTATATTTCTTTAACAACACTAAAGAAGTATGAATAATGAGAAGAACAAAGGTTGAAATTACCAACGAATTAAAGGAAAATGTTAAATTAATAACAGACTTCCTAAATAATGATTTTCAGAGTTTAAAAAAAATGGTTGAGGAAGCTGAACCATTTTTTTCTGAACTTCATAAGATGAAACATACCGATTATCAAAAAGTTAGAAAAATACTTTTAAATATTTCTAGAGAATCAATGAATATTAGAAAATCGGTATTAGATACACATAAAATTTTCACAAAAGACAAAACTAAAGAAACGTGATAAGATTAGATAAAGCAATAGAATCAGTAAAAAATATAGGTAGTTTGGATGCTATGTTTAATTTAGGTACTGAAACACAATCCGATAAAGTATTCATTTATATGGATAATAGAATGGAAGTTTCACTAAATTTAAGCAAACCAAATAATAACAATAGAAACCTATTCGCAGAAGTTATTTATAAAGATAAAGACTTTAAAATAGGCAAACAATCATCATTGACAATAACATTTCCAGTAAATGAATCAATCGATAAAAATATTGAAATGGATGAGTTAATTGAAGTTGTTAAGTCATGTATGTCATGCAATATTGACTTCATAACAAATGTTAACTTCTCTAAAAATGGGTATGTGTTAGAGATTGAAAAAACATCAAAAAGATATGTTTCGATTAACGAATATATAAATGCTGTAAAATTCCAAAAGAGATTCGATTCAATCGATAAACTCCTTAATTACATAATTTATAGAAAACAATTACACTCAAAAGTTAATATTAGTGTAAGTGTTTCAGAATCAGAACATAATAATATCAAAACAAGTATAAGTACTATGAAAGCAAACCTTTCTAGCTTATATGAAAACATAATCCACAACATAAAACCCGAAATATCTTATGTTGATGATTCTAGAATAAATATTAGTGTCGGTGATACAGTAAATCAAAGAACATATTTCAGTATTCAGTATATTGATGATATGGAAAAGTTACACACTATTGATGGTTGTTTCTCGCATAATTTAGGTATAAGCTTCGATTTAGACGCTGTAAAAGACCTTCATGGTGATGAACTTAAATCAAGAACAATATTGATGGAAATAGCATATAAACTAGCAAATACACAAAGTGGTTTTGTTGCTAGATATATAACTATTATGAATCAATATAGAAAATTCGTTAAAAAGATTGAAAAGGTTAACTCAAATGATACAACACTACAAAAAAATTTAGGTGAATGTGTTGATTCTGTAACCGATAAACTTTTAAAAGCTCAGATATCTAAACAGAATACATCTAGTAAGACTTTTTTAAGTAGCTTTAAAGGATTTAAAAGATATATTGAACTAGATGGTGTAAACAAAAATAGAAGGCATTGTGATATGAATATATACGCCCAAAAAGGTGAGTATTTATATTTAGAATATACACTAAAGGTTGAGAAAAACCGTATTAGGGAAGATGCAACTAAATTCCTAAAGGCATATTTTATTTAAAAAAAATCCGTTCCGCGTTTTGTGGAACGGATTTTTTGTTATATATTTGAATAATATTTAAAAATAATTAAAAATGAAATCAATTAAATCAGAATTACTACAATTAAAAAATGAAGGTGTAAAAAATGTATTATTAAATGGTTGGGAAGAGTCAATAGAATATGTTATTTCATTAGATACATCAAACTTAGAAAGATTAGAAAAAGGTTCATATAATCAAAATTTATAAATCATGGTAAAAAACACAAGTAAGGAAGATTTTTTCTTCGATGAAATAGAAAGACATAAAGCGCATGATAAACCAGTTAGGGGTATCTATGACACAATGTGTATATTTTCTAAAGCTATATCAACACTTAGTTATATATGTCGTAAACAAGGTGATAGGATATCACAAAAATTCAATAAAATATATAAACAAGACCTAAAGAAATGGAATAGAATTTATACAGACTATCTTAATGGTAGATTGATAGATGAAATTCCAAATTCACAATATATTATATCAATAATGAATATTAAAAATTCAATTGAGATTATTGATTTTTTCGATATTTCTTTTATGGGTGATGATTGTGTTATGGGTGTTCTTATAAATAGTGATTTAATTAGATTTAATAAACGATATAGAGGTGATAATGGTAAACATGAACTTAGATTAGAACTTAGAGGTCTAAAATTCGATTATGTAGAGTATGATACGGATGGTTTTGGTGGTTTCAGATTCAAGTGTGGTAAGTTATTCCATTATCTTTACTTTAAAGGTGGTAGAAGCAATATATTCCATAAAAAAGATATGGAATTTTCTTTGAATGAAAATAAGAATATACTAACAATTAGAGAAAAGATTTAAAATGAGTAAACAAGATACTGAATACAGAGTAATGTATAAGTACCCTGAACATAATAAGTGGACTACTTTTGAAATGGGGTCTTATTCTAAATATGTTGAAAGAATCGGTATGTTTAAGCGTGGAGAGATAACCAAGGAAGAAATATATGGTTTAGAACAAGCAAAGGAACATATTGAAGAAATTAAAAACTTCAATAGTAAAATATCTATTAGAAATAGTAAAAGACATTTTGAAGGAGTGTTTAAAATTTTAAAAGTAACTAAAGAAATTGTTTATGAAGAACTTTAAAAAATATAATGATATGGATGAGTTTTTAACTAGAAGGCTAATCAAAAGTATAAATGAGAAAAGTTTCGGTAAATCAGAACTATTCATAAAATGGGCTAGATTACTTAGAGTTATAAAAATCCAACAAAAAATAGTAAGGAATCAAGGTAAATTAAAGTATTTCAGTCACCAACGAGACTTCAATATAGAGAATAAACTTTATTTAAAGAAGCTACAGCGTACTCTTAGTCTATTCCTAAATGGTAAATCGACAATTGGTGATAATTGTATAATTTCTAATGATGATTTATATTTATTGGAAAGAAAAGCTAGAAGTATAAAGGTGATAAGTGAATTTGGATTTGCATTTAAAGATTTCTTTTCCAGTAAAAGGTTGGCTGATAATAAAACATCATTCGATGTTTGTAAATTTGTTCAATCAAAATTAGTACTTATAAAAATTGATTTTCATACAGAACTAAGACCTGTTCAAGTAACATTTGATGATAAAAAAATAGTTGCTGAATATACATTTGGTTCAGGTGAAATAATAAAGGTTGTTAATATCGAATATGATAACAAATTATTAAAAATTTCTAATATTAAATTTACTGACAAAAACAAAATTTACATAAATGGGAAATACACAACAAAGTAAGCCTTATGATTGGGCAGGAAAGGTTTGTACTGAATACAAACTAGAAAGCGGTGATATTTTAATGATTGCTGTTTACAACGATAAAATAGTTGATTGGAGACTTAATCACACGCTTATTTTCAAATATGATGTTTATGTTCGTCAAAAAGGACATCAATATTATAGACCATTAAACGGATTCCAAAAAACAAATATAACATCAGATGATGAACTACCTAAATTCATAAGTCAACAAATGATTTATGAAGCTATGCACAACTTTTGGTGGTATAACAACCCTTTAAGAATTTTTCATAATGGAATGGTGAATGGTAAGATGAAGGATTTTCAAGTTAATGAAGTTGATGAATCAGAAAGTATTATGGAAACAATAGGTTATCGAAATATAAAGCATAATAACAACACAATTTATAATAACGATTTATAAAATATGGCTCAGAATTTAGCTAATTCTGAGCCATATTTTTTTATTTTTAACTCACTACAAATTTAAGTGTAAAGTATTAGTTTTCAATATTATACACTTTTTATTTTGTCATTAAAAAAATAAATGTTAAAAATTTGTTAAAATTGTTAAAATAACATACTTAAAATATTCGACATGACAAAATTTTTAACATTTTCGATTACAATTTTAAGTAACTGATTTACAACGTTTTATAAGAATTTAACAAATTTATGAATTTTGTTAAATTTTAAACAATTACACCCGAAAAATTTTCGACATATACAAACCTTGCTGTAGCGATAATATTTTAACAAATTCTTTGAAAGATTCTTAATAAAACGAATTTTTCATTGAAAGAAAATCAGTGAAAATGCACCTAGGTGCATTTTCTTTTATATATTATAAATACAAATAACATAAATAAAAGCGCGCGGAGAGAGGTTTAAAAAATTCTTATAAAAATTCTTGTTTTAATGGATAATTGTTTTTACATTTGTTGTATCAAAAATTCATTAAAAATAAAACATAAAATTATGAATACTATTCAACAAAATTTAAAAGAAGCGTTTCCGATTGGTGAAGTTGTATCAATTGACGCAACTAGAATTTTTAAAATAAATTCATCGGAAATAAAAGTTGGTGAATTGGTTTTACTAAAACCAAGTAGAATTACTGGATTTGGTCGAACTTGTAGAGTTATACATGAATCAAAAAACTTTTTGAGTTTGGAAGTTATTAATATTTGGTTTCCACACTTCATTGATACACCATTTGGTGAGATTAATAAATTAAAACAGTTCAATGGTCAAAATGACAAAGATTTGATTAATTTTAAAAATGGTTGTATTGGTAAGGTTTTTAAAATAAACAAGGCAACAAACTGTGGTACTAGTATTAACAAAGATTTATCATTAGCAACATTTATTTAATTATGGCAAGTTTATCATTTTACGCATTAGGTGAAGATTTAACAAGACAGATTCAAGATAATATATCATCAGGAGAATTTCACATAGCATTGGAAATTATTTTATCGGGTGGTTTGGATATCAATGATGAAAAACATATGGTTTATATTTTGGGCTTCTTTAGAAAGGCTTTTATTTTAGCAGGTGATACAAGAACCGAAGAAGGTATTTATATAACACCTCAACATGATATATCTGAATTAGAGACAGCAAACGAAATGCTTTATACTGGTTGGAGAACTTTATTAAGTCGTTTAAATAGAGATTATAGAGTTTCCTATGAGACATATCAAATTGAATATGTTTTAGATAATGATTTCGATGATAGGGATGTTACTGCATTGAAAAAAGTTTTTAAAGCTGAGACATTAGGAACAATATTCCGTGATTCTATTTTCATAGATAATAATTTTGGTGTGTATTCGATGGATAATGTTAATGAATATCCGTTAACACAAGAGCAAAAATTAAGAAACGGTGTAATAACTCAATGTGGTTTATTTATTGAATGTGGATTTGAAGGTCATGTTGATTTATACCCACTTTTACACGCAACTGGTTTGAGTAGTACGGATAGTTGGTTCGATTCTAATGAACGAAAGGTTTTACATATTTCAAGTGGTCAAGTTAAATGCAACTATTTGGGAAATGTATTGGAGAGAAACTGGATGATGGATAAAAAGAAACATAAACCAACAGAAGAGCAACTAAAGATGTTATATCACATGAGAAATCATTTTAATGAATTTTACGCTTGTGGAAGGACAACATCAAAGGCTTTATTGGATTATGTTATCGAAGAAGAGAAGTGTGGTGCTAAATTTGGCTCATTAGCATTTTTAAGCCGTTTTAAGGACGTTTCTATTCCTGAGTATAGTAAGACACCTTTAGATGGTAAATATGCTCTTAGAACGTCTCCAAATAAGTCTATGGGTGGTATTTTAACTTCATACTTTGGTATTTCTACTGAAAAATGTGAAGAAACTATAAAAACTATGGAATCTGAATATGAAAAGTATAAAGATTTGCGACCACAAAATGAATTTCATTATTTTTATCAAAGAGAGGTTGAAGGTTATATTGGTGTTGCTAATGTTTATGATGGTAAATTTGATATTGCGATATCAGACAAGCGTGATGATATTGTTGGTGGTAAAGTTAGTGAAATAAAGGTTTCCAAGTTGGTTTCTGATTATATTGAGAGGTTGATTATGGAATTATCTAAGGATTTTGAATCTGATGTACAAATTGAGTTTTGTTTTGATGGTTTTAATATTCATATTTTACAATTGAGAGTTACGAGTACGCAATCAATTAAGGATGTAAAAGTGCCTAGTGATGCAATTTTAGGTACTTCTCATTGTAGAGGTAGTAACATGGCTATACCCGAAAAGGTTCTTGTAATAGACTCTGAATGTGAATCTAAGGAATTAATCGACAAAGAAATTTTGATAGTAAGAGAAAATGTTGTATTTTCGCACATATTAGCACTTTCAAAGTCTTTGAATATACCATCAATTTATGGTGTTGGGAAGGATTTCGATTTAGAAGGTGTAGAATTAGTAAAAATAAACACCCTTGGAAAGCAAGGATTTGTAGAATTAAAATAAAAAACATATTTTTTAATGCGTAGAAGTAAAAGACTTTTAGAAAATGGTGATAAGTACGAGAGGGAAATAATCGTGCATAATAATGGTGTAATGGAATATAACTCAATGAGTAAAGTTAAATCTTTCATGGTTGTAGCCCAAGATGTTGATAGATACCCAACACCTAGTTCTGTAATTGCTGTAACATCATCCGATAAAACTAGATATTGGGATGCGCCACCAAAACCAAGGACTTCAAATACTCAACAACCGATGATGTTTGAAATTGGTGATGATGGTGAAATGAAACCTATGGGTGGTTCAAAAAAGACCGAAGAAAGATTTTTTTCAAAACAAGTAGCTACACAGGAAGTTGGTTTAAAAGAGCCTAGATACTTTATGATAGTTGATGAGGTTACACCAAAAGGTGATATTATTTGTTATGATGATTTGGATAATAAGCACGTTTTCAAAGATAATGTTCAAGTGGTTGATTTATTCTTATATCCTGCTATGAAGATTTCACATACTTTCCAAACAATTTATGATTATAACGAAGATATTATGGCTATAAAGCTTGGTGACTTGGCATCAGAAGATGAAATAGTTTCATTCGTTGATAATATTCATGGTAAGAAAATGGTTCATGATAGGGTTGTTTTAACATTAACAAGTCAACAGCGTATTCACATGAGTGATATTTTTACGGATAGGGGTATTTTACCTGATAACATTTCTAGAACTGTTAGAATCCGTTTAGAAAATTGCATTAGTTTAGATAGTGATTTATCAACAGGTGTTTATGATGGTGCAAAGAGTGCTATTGAGAAATTTTTAAGTTGGGGTTATAATGTTGATATCATTTCAGAAAAGAATGGTGTTAAAGGAAAGGCGAAGGCATTTTTAGAGCATTATGATATACCATTCACAACAGTAAATGGATATTCACCATATCAAATTGTTATTGAACCAAAGTCTTGTTTTATGGATGGGATTGACTGGGATGAAATATTAGATGCTGTTTATGAAAAGGCACATAATAAGTCTTTTAAATCTAATGATTCGGAACATGAAGAGACTTTCGAAGACTTTTCTAAAACTGTTAGTGATACTGTTACTGAAATGGTTGATGTAATTGGTGAAGTTGAATCTAATGATAATGATGATAATGATGATGATGATGATGATGATGATGATGATGATGAAATAAATGAACTTTTAGAAGGTGATGAAGGAGTTATTTTAGAATTGGATGATGATGATGATGATGATGATTTTGAAAAAGAACATTACTTATTCTTACTTTATGTTGAGCAGTTTGATTATGAAGAAATAAGAAATGGTGATAGTTTTAAATCAGTTTTTCCGTTAGCCCCTGAATGGGATGTTGTTGAGAAATTACAAGATTATTTTAATAGCAAATTATTAAAATTTGATGATATGCCGTTGGATTTACAAAAAGTTGTTGTAGATTTGCAACTTGAAGAATATTTTAAAAAATAAAACTAAAACAAAAATATATTTATGAGTATAGTACGTAAAGAAAAGAATCCTTTATCTAAGGAGCAACAAAAAACACGTAAAAAATCACTATGGGTTGAAAAGTATAGACCTAAAAATCTTGATGATGTTGCGTTACCAAACGATGTTAGGACACAGATTCAGTATTTTATTGATAATGGTGTTACAAGAAACATTTTAATGTATGGTGATACTGGATTAGGTAAAACAACAGTTATGTTTATTTTGGGTAAATTGTTCCCCAACAATAAATTAATAAATGGTTCATCACAAAATGGTATAGATACTGTTAGAAATATTATCGAACCTTTTGGTAATGTAAGTTCATCATCATCAAAAGTTAAGCTAATGATGATTGATGAGATTGATAATTTCACCAACGATGCCAACTTAGCTTTCCGTGGTGTAATGGAAAAGGATTCAAATAATGTTCGTTACATTGCTACTTGTAACTACTATGAAAACTTAAATAAAGCAATTTTATCAAGATTTGGTTGTAAGATTGATTTCAACTTTCGTGGTGATAGAGCTAGAGAAGTTCTTATGCAAAAAGCTAAAAGAATTATGTTTATTTGTAATGAGGAAGGTTTAACAATAGAGAAGGATGCTGTTATGTCTTTATTATCATCATATTCTGATGTTAGAGATATTATTGAGGCTTTACAAACGTGTTATGAGAAGGGTGAAAGAACGATTACAAAGGAACTTATTTTACGTGAAATGTCTGCTGATTTTGTTGATTATTTTAAGTTATTTACTAAACCTACATCTATAACAACAATTAAGAAGTATATTTTAGAGAATTTCCCTAATCAATATTATAACCTAATTATTGCTATGGGTGATAAAATGATTACATGGATGTATGAGAATAATATTAACACGAATATTTTAGAGTATTTGTATGTAATGGCTCATAAGTATAAAAACGAATCTTTGAATAAACCCGACCAATTAACTAGTTTAATGGCTATGTGTTCCGAGGTTCAGTTCTTAGTTAAGAAACAAAAACAACAATAATATGAAGAGATTAGATATTACTAATGAAAACAATGTTGAATCGGTTATTGTAAAAGGTGACCGATTACAACAACTTTTAAACTGTGAGACGGTTTTAAAAAATAATTTATGTGAAAATTATTCACAACCAATTATAAATTCGATGGCTTATTCTCATGAAATTCAATGTGAAATCACAGCATTGGAACATGATAAAATTGTTGCAGAAGAAGAATTGGAGCAAGTTAAGAATCTTACTAAAGAACATTTTGATTTTTTGAAAAAAGAGATTCAAAAAGGTAATGTATTATCGGTTAATTTGTATAAAACATTCAATGGTTATTTTGAAAATATGCCTGATGAATCTGAGTTTAATATTAAAGGTTTGACTAAGTTTTTAAGTATGTTTTTAGGTGATAATGTAAAAATATATGATATGGGTGTTAAAAATAAAAATAACCCATACTTCGGTAATAGTATTGAAGATGAGACTTCTTATGTTTGTGATGCGTTCAAATCACTAATGAAATCATTCGATTTGTCAGGATTAACAAAATCTGATAGAATTGATTTAGAATCAGCTATTTATACAATAATTTATAATAGTGTTGATACTAAAAATACAAATAAAACTTTAGAAGATAGTATTAAAGGTATTACATCAAATTATGAAGATAGTCAAAAAGAGCTTCAAAAATACTATGGTAAATACTATGCTAATAGATGGATGTTTTACTTAGGATTAGGTATTACAATTGGTTCAATCGCTTTAAATATTTTTATGTAATGGATTTGATAATTAAACACGATAGGATTGTACCTAATAAAGAATACGAAATTCTAAAAGATGCATATGAGAAAATGCAGAAGGTTGATGAAATAGAAAATATTTGTGAGAAGTATAAATTAGCAAAATCTATTGATAGTCTTAGGAATGAAATGTTAAATGCTGAAATGTCATTAGAACTAAGAAAAGAAATGTTAGACGACTTGAAAAATAACGAACTTTTCAATAAACTTGATGAGTTTGAATTATTGAAAGGTGGTTATAACGTATTATGTCTTGATGATTCTAATTTATCTTTTTATAAGTTTGATAAAATATTACAATTTTCAAAAGTTTATAAAACAGAAAACTATAGTAGATTTGTAGAATTTATACAAAGACATCACGGATTTTATACTGCGACAAACGAAGATGAAAGGTTTTTAGTGGATATATTTTTGAAAATAAAATTATTAGGTTTTATTTTTGAAAATGGTAATTTACATTCAAATGGTGTTATATCATTGAAAGGTGATGTTGATTCTGAACTAGGTTATTTGCGTAATAGAAACTATGAGTTGGAAAAAGAGTTGAAAGAACATAAAGAATCTCACAAAACATCTATTGTGATTAAGGAAAATATTATTAAAGATTCTGTTAAATCAAACCAACGTAAAAGAGGTATTATATTCTTAATGGGTGTTGTTATTACTGTTTTGACTGGTTTCTTAATTTTTGGTTAAAAAATATAGATATTATGAAAGAAATAAAATCATTAATTAAAACCAAAGACTATATAATTCAGATTGATAATCATTCTAAAACAATAACACTAGTGGCAGGTGAAATTCCACAATTTGTATTTAGTGAGGTATTAGAATTATATCAGAATTATAAAGTATGTTCAAGGCATAGTATTGATAATATTATTGTTGATGAAAAAATAATGACCGTAGAAAAAGAAGTATTAACCGTTACCGAAAAAGATGAATCTAGGATGTCGAATCATCCTAGACAAAGTTGGGTAACATCAACAACTTATTAAAATGAATAAAAAGACAATTTTAGGCTCTAACAAATGGATAGAGCTTATTGAAGAAGAGTTTCCTACAGGAAAGTACACATACACGCGCGAGGTTAGATGTGATGGTAATATTGTTGCAATTATACCTTTTAGATTTGTGGATGGTGAATTGGAAGTCATGATACGTGACGAATATACACCATGTTGGAATATGGGCAAAAATCCTTCATCAGTTACTGGTGGTGTTGAAAAAGGTCAACATCCGAAAGAGACAGTAAAACAGGAAATGATGGAAGAGACTGGTTATTTAATAAAATACTCAGATATTTCACCATTAGGAACTTGTTATGGTACAAAAAGCACAGATACTATTTATCACTTATTTGCTGTAGATTGTACAAATGCTATTCAAACAAAACCTAAACCCGATAATGAAAATGATATGAACGAAAACATTTCATCAAATCGTTGGGTTAGTACATTTGATATTAACGCTTTAACAGAGGTTGTTGACCCACTTTGGTCAATAGCATATCTTAGGTTTTTAACACTAAATATAAAATCAAATTAATATGATGATAGGTGATATTTTAGAAAACTTTAAATCATTTAGTAATGATATTAAAGACCGACATATAGCAGGAGTTGCTTTAAAACTTAATGAGGAAGTTGGTGAACTTTCAACAGAAATAGCTATTGATTTAGGTATGAGTTATAAAGAAGCGGGTAAAGATGGCGTGGTTGGTGAGGCTATTGATGCAATAAACTGTCTTTTAGACATAATTTTGTTAAACAAACCTGACATAACGGCAGACGAGTTGAATCAAATACAGTATGAAAAATTGAAAAAGTGGCATGATAAGTGTCGTAAATAAAAATAAAATGGATTTTCCTTTGGAAATCCATTTTTTGTTTGTAGATTTGCTTCATAAATTAAATATAAACAAAAATGAAAAAAATTTTTAATTATATTGCTAAATTTTTTATACTAGCTATATCACTTATAGGTTTCGTATATTTATTTAAATGGTTACTTGATAAATTATTCAAGTTTATATTCGTTGTTGTTTGTATTTTTGCATTAATTTTTATGATATTTTTACGATAATTAAATTAATTAAAAACTTATTAGTTAAGCTATCAAATACATGGATTGGTTTGATTTTGGCTTTAGTTGGAATAATTTATATTGGTAAATATTTATTTTTGTTCCTATTGTTGGTCTTGTATATAATCTTTAACATATAAAACTATGAAATACTTATTTTTATTCATTTACTACAATTTAACCAAAGCAGTAAACTTATTAATTGCACTACTTTCGTTATTTATTTTCGGCTTATCTTCTATTTTAATAATGATTTGGTATTTTGATTTAGGAAGAGGACGAATTTTTTTCGAAGATGTATTTTTATCTCCACCATATTTGAGAAACTTTACTAATTCATATATCTCTAGTATAAAGAATTATAATGATGATTATACCTATATTTGGAAAAATAACCTTAGATATTATTTGGGATTAAGGCATGATTATATTATAGAAAATCACTTATTGAAAGAAAATTATTTATACTACGATTATAAGTCAAATTATTTCATAAGTGTTTTTGATAATTTACCATATAAATCAGATACTGGATTTAGTAAATCAATGCAGGTTTATGTTCCTGTTAGTTATGAATTTAAAAAAGGTTTGATAACCACACATGATAATGATGAATGTAGAATAAATCCTTCAAAGTATTATATTGAACTTTTTTGTAAAGACCTTTATGGTCAATGGTGGGAAGAGTCGATTAAACGTATTATAAAAATTAAATCAAAACATATTAAAACTAACTAAAATGAGATATATTATTTTACCAATTATTAAAGCTTTATTTTTCCTAAAGTCGATGTTTGTACTTTTAAGTATTAGTATTTTATGGGTTATCACATTTACTATTTTAACATTGTGGTACTTAAATCCAAAGAAAGCTTATAAATTAATTATTAATGATGGAGAGTTTCCACAAAATTCAAATTTCGTTTTTAAAGAATTTTTAATAAGTGGTTATGCTAGGGGTTTAGAAGATGGATATAATTACTACTGGAAAACATGGTATGATTATATATTTTGGAAACAACCAGTTTTCAGGATAGATACATCTTTGGTTGATAGATATTCATATACAACATTCTATGACCCAATTAATAATCTTTTACTTTCGATATGTTCAAGGAAACATGATTTAAATCACATTGATGGAAGTATTTACTTTTTAAGAGTATATAGAAAAGGCGATGATGCTGAAATGATTAAGAGTTTCGATTTAATTGAAGATAACGATTATGATATGGAATACTATTTAAAGAAATATTGTAAAGTAATGAATGTTAATTATTTACAACTTCAACATTTAAAAAAATATTAATATGAAAATATTTTATACACAAATACCAAGAGCAAAAGCGGATTCGATGAACAAGCTAGTAAACATAATCAAAAAGAAATCTGCTAAAAAGGTTTCTAAAAGGGTTTTTCAAACTTGTAGTTATTCGATACCTTATCAGTTCAGGAAGGATTTAAAATTTGATGGTTTGGTTTTAGAATTTCACATTTTATTCGATGATGAGAAAATTCCTGAAAGTGGGATTCCTTTAGAAATTGGCGAAAGATATGATGAAAAAGCTTTCGATATTTCAATTCTTAAAGCTCTTATTACTAAAGATGTTTACTTTTGTTACACAAAGCAAGTAGATAGAACTATCAAAACATTTAGAGACACTTATAGACCTGATTCTCAACATTTATATACATTCTTATTAAACGAATTTGCTTCATGGTCTTCGCATTCATCTATGACTGTTGGGTATGATGAGCAAGACGTTTTAGAGCGTTATTTGGAATCTGAGAAGAAAAGAATTATTAAGTCTATAGAAAATACCAATAAAAGAATTTCAGAACTACAAACATTTGTTGGTGGTAGTAAAAAATTCTTAGAAGAATTGGATAAATTAAAATAATTTCACTATATTTGGTGAAACAAAAAATTATAAATTATGGGAGTATTTTTTAAATTTATTAATAAAGAGGAAGAAGTTAATGTTGAAACACCTGTTAGTGAAAGACGAATTAACGAACGTGAGTTAAAAGACGGTCGTAAATTTTGGAGAACACATAATGGTTTCAAGTTTTGGGTTGAATATAAAGGCGAGATTTTAGAGGTTGATGAGGCTTACTATGATAGACTTGTAAGGTTATATAAAAAGAAGCCAAAAGATGATTAAGGTAGTTAAAGAAGACCCTGAATTATTTGAAAACTTCGGGGTTAATGAACGTTGTACTTTATGCTCTAAAGAAACACAATATTGGCATGAACCAACAAACTCACCAGTTTGTCAATCATGTGCTGAAACACAAACAGTTAAGTATTTGAAGTGTGTTAATAGTGCTAAAAAAAGAATGGAGGCATTTATTATATCAGAAAAGTTTTCATTCACAAAAAGCGATACTGCTAATTTAGAAACGTTTAAGAAATCGTTGATTTCAAAAGGTTATGATAGTGAAGAGGATGTTGATAAACTAACATCGGGTACTTTCATTTACTTTTGTTATTTAATTTATAATTAATCATGAACATTAAAATAATATCAACTAGTATGAAATTAAAAATACATGGTAGGGAATTAGAATTTGTGATACCATCAAATAAAAGTGGACTTAAATTCCCATCAAAAGAAGACATTGAGAAAATGTTAAATAATAGAGTCCAATTAGTTAATAAAGAAGAAAATAACATCACATTCAATCATGAAGAGTTTTATCATGATTTATGGATTTTAACTCATGTTCTTAATGGTGGTGAGAGAATTGATGGTGGTAGAATGCTATTACAAGTTATTGAAACAACACCATATAAGAATCCATTGAATACAGAAATTGTTAAATTCGTTAATTATTGTATTTCAGTATTACTTCCAAATTCTAATGAAAGGATAAATTCAGATTATGGTTTCGATACTGAAAATGATGATGCAAGATATAAGTTGAGCTTACGCGTTTATGAGTATGATTTTAAGAAAGATTTTAAAATATTGTTTTTGGGTATGGGTTTAATGGATGGCTTTGATTTCAAATCTATTATAGATAAACACACAAAAGATGTTTTTATTAACTATGAAGAGCTTGAAAAGGAATTGTACAACGAATCATTTAGATATTTGGCTGATAATATAGATTCTTATAAGAGTTTAGATGTTTACTCTGTTAGAAATACTGAGCCACATAGAAACTTATTTTATCCTTCTATTTTAGAGATTATCGATTCACTAAAGAAGTTAAATCCTAAAGCAATTGATAGGGATTTTATACATAGAAGTGTTTTTTATGCTTGGTTTCCTTTAAAAGCATCAGGTGATTGGACTTGGTTAACTAATGTTATTCGTATTGAAGATAAAAGACCTATTTTATTCCAAGGTTTGACTAGTACGGTTTATTATGAAAAAATTTAAAATTTTTATTGCGTAATAAAAAATAACAATTTATATTTGTGTCAGAAATCAATTTAATAACAAAAATTTATAATTATGTCAAACAATTTAATCAACACATTAGAATTAGGAACAGCAACTTTTATAAACGCTAAAGAATTTATCGCACCCGAATCTGTTAACTCAACTGCCGCGATTCATTCAAAGATGTATAAGCAACAAAAAGACCGTCCTAAATGTCAATTGAGAATAACAGATTGTAACGTAGCTATGAGACTTTGGAACTTCTGTGATACAGAAGATGAAAGAAAAGAGTTTGTTGGTAAAGTTGATACCATTATTGAACATCTTTTAAAATTTAGAGGTGAATTAGGTGAAAAGTTTAATGAACTTTTTGAAGACCCTAGGTTTTTAGAAAATCCTTATTTTTCAGATAAAAAGTAATAAAAATCCAAAAACTTTTAAAGTTTTTGGATTTTTTCATTGTGTAACTAAAAAATAGTTTTATATTTGTTATATATTTAAAAACAAATAAACATGAAAAATCAAATTCAAAACCCTGATAACAAAATATTATTAGTAGTAGGAAATGAAAATACTTTAGGGTATATTTTCCCACAAAAACCTAATATTTTTAATGTATTAAGTGCAAGTGTTTTGAGAGGTTCTACAATGTGTGAGAATGTTGGATTCTACGACATTGATATTCATAAAATAAATTATAGATTAGCTAATGAAAAGGATTTCGATACTTATAGAACTAGTACTACTGGGTTTTTCAATAATGATGAATATTTACACGCATAAGATATGGAGTGTTCTATTTTAAAAGATAGTAGTGTTAATTACACAAGGTATTATTTATATGAATACCCTAAAGATTTTAGAATACCTAATGATTGTCCTGTTTTTTGGGAAGGTAATAATGAATTTAAAAGTCCATTAAGACAGGCAAAATCATATCTAAAATCAAAGGGATTCAAAAAAGTTAAAGTTTACACAAATGGTAAATTTAAAGAATATGAATTGTGAATGTAAACATATAGTTGCTACCGATGGTATAGCAGAACCGTTTGTTTTAATAGATGGTAAATGGAAAGACTTGATAAATTTAGGCTTTAAATGTCCTAAGTGTGGTAATGAAATTGAATTTTCAAATAATAAAAACTATCCTAATATGTGGGATGTTGAAATATAATATTGTGATTATGGTAACAAAAGAATCAATTATGGAAGCATATGTTTTCCTAAGAAAAAATAATCAAAGTATTCCTGATGAAACTTTAGACTTCATGAAAGACGCTTCTTTGAAATCTCTAGAAGATTTGAAAAATGGTGATGTAAAAGTTGCTACTGGTAATTCTGCTTTAGTTGAGGAATGGGATAATACTGAAAACGACCATTGGGATGAGTATATTGAAAAAGAGCCAATAAATGATGCAGAGAAATGTAATGAATGTGGTCATTACATGGTTGAAAAAATGAGTGGTATTAAATGCTCGAATGATGATTGTAATAATTTTAAATGCTTTTAAATTATGGTAGTTAAAAAATACTTAGACGGTTCTAAATTAGAACATAAAGATTTCAATATAAATAATAACGAACGTGTTGAATCAACTGTTATTATAACAAGAGTATTTGACGGAAAGACTAAAACTATAGAACATGATATGTCATGTTTTCTAAATGATGGTGGAGTTTCTACATATCAATGGTCTGATGGAAATTATGCTTGTGACTGTAATAGGAGTATTTTCTTTGGTGAAGATGTTCCCGAAGATATTATGGAAATTGAGTGTACAGATGGAAAATACAAAGTGGAGTTAATAAACCCAAATAATAATAAATCGTTTTATAAAGAATAATTATGAGATACGCATTATCGATAGATTTTTATAATCAAGGTGAAATCACAGACATTAAGGAAGGTGATTTAATAACATTCGTTTCATTAAATGGTGTTTTAATGAGTGGTAAGGTTGATGAAATAAAACTTATAGGTCATACAAAAGTTCCAAAAGAGTATATTGTTATTTACAAAGGTAATAAGTATATTGCTTGTGCGGATTATGTTATAAGAAGAGGTTCAAAACCTTTAGGTTTAAAAACAAAAATTGAAGTAAATGATAGTGGTTTTCCACTAAGAACATAAGTAATAAAAGAAATCAGTACAATTCCCTTAAATGGGTGGAAACACGATTAAAGTAAACTAATTAGAGCCAAGTTTCACAGTAATGTTTTTAGAGGTTCTATTTTTAATTATTATGAAGAAAATTTATATAACAGAACAGGTTAAGAAATATCCGATGATTGGATTGATTAGTAGTAATTTCGATTTCGTACATGAATTTAGTGATGATTTGGATGGTATTTTATACATTCCTGAAAACTGTTTTCATGATTTAGAATCTAAAGATGGTGGTTCACTAGAGAATGACATAATAGAGTTTATACACAATGCACCTATTGTTGGAAGACAGGCGCGTTTGAATAAGATTCAACAACATATTGTTTTAAATTCATTCAATATCAAAACTCCAAATACATTCTATAATGAAAAAACTAATAAACCATACAAGACATTTGGTGAGATTCTATCAGGTACGAAAGATATGGATGAATTTGTCATAAAACCTTTAAACGGTGCTAAAGGTTGGGGTGTTGAATTGTATGACAATTTATCATTACAAAAAGCATTAGATAACTCGTATAATACATCATTCATTAGTGAATTAGAAAGTATATCTGAAAAGCAAGACCCAATGATTAGGGAAGAGATTTCATATTCTCAACAGGTTTTAAGAGATTTTGATTTTGCTATTCAGGAAAAGGTTAATATAAAGAGGGAATTTAGAGCAATCGTAACAAATAGTGGTTTCATGATTTATGAAAGGGTTTCTTCATCAACATCAAAGAATGGTCTTAAAAAGTCAAATATTCAAGAAGATTTTGATGTAAATTCTTTACCTGAATTGGAAGAAAAATTATTGGTAAAAATAAATGATACTATTATTAAAGTACAAGAAGTTTTAAATAAATTCAATTACCCTTGGTTATCAATTGACTTATACCAAGATGAAGAAGGTGAAATCGGTGTCCTAGAGTTCCAAACAGAATTTGCATTTAAAGGTTTCATGAACAAACTTAATGAATTAGTTGAATTATTAACAACAGGTTTGGAAGAATCTTTAGAATATAGAATGAAAAATGGAGCTAATATTTAGTACTATTAATTATTATTATTTTTAATACCAAAATAGCACTTATATATTATGTAGTATAAAAAAATTTTTATAGAAAGTGATTTTTTTATATAAGAAATTAAAAATCAGATAGTTAAAGAAAATTTTTAACACGTTTTTGTCACAAATTTAGTATATATTTGTGACAAAAATGTGTTAAAAATTTGGTGGTTAAAAGATAATGTTGTATATTTGACGTGTAGATATTTAATAATTAAAAAATAAAACAAAATGACTAGAATTACAAAATTATCACAGTTAAGAAAAGCAGAGGATATTGTATTAGATTATAATAAAGTAAGTGAAGTTTATAAGTTCATCGATGAATCAAAAAATTCATTCAAGTACTTGAATAATATAATTGATTTACAACATGATGCAAAAATGTCTGTATTTACATCAATTAGTGGTAAAACCGAATTATTTGTTAAATTTGAATTAGGTGAAACTTCATATTTCGGAATGAGATTAAATGAGGACTTAGATGTTATCGAAGATTGGTATTATTATGATTCTGAAAACAGTAATAAAAATTTGGAATTAAAATACATTAATAAAATTTCTAGGTTATTCAATACATGGGAAAAAGAGTTACAGGATATTAAAGAAACTATTTTATCAAAATATTACAATGATGAAATTTTAGAAATCGTAGAAAAAGCAAAAATAATTAACACAACTTATATTTATAAGACTAAAAGTAATATTGAAAGGATATCAGATGATTACGATTCAAGAAGTAAAGAGTTAGATATGAGTAACGTTTCGGTTAAAGAAATTTATGAACACTTGGCTAAGTTAAGTGCTGATGATGTTCGTGAATTAACTTGTTCTATTTCTATCGATAAGAAAGGTGATTGTTTGGGGTACTTATATTTCTGTTTTGAAGAGACTAAAAAACTTATAGCAGAAGTTGATAGAGTTAGAGCAAAATACAATTGTTAAATTAATTACAAAAATCCTTTGGTGTTTTCCAAAGGATTTTTTATTTTTACCAAAATTTTTATATTATGGATATAGGTAGTAATGGGAATTATCCATCAAATGTTTTATCTAACTTCTCAGCAAACGCCTTTAAATTGGATGGTTATGATTGCTTCATGGAAGGTTTTTTACAGTCATTGAAGTTTTCAGGTATCGAAATACAGAAGGAAGTATGTACATATTTTGGTAAGAAAGCTAAGTTCAAAGGTAAGAAAAAGAAGTGGTATAGAACACAAACATTATATTGGCAAGGTAAACCAATGAAAAGAGATTCTAAAGAATATCAAGTTCTTTTAAATCGTGCTTATAATGCAATGTATGAACAATCGGAAAAGTTCAGAAAAGCTTTGCATAGTACATCGGGAAAGCTAACTCATTCAATGGGTCGTAGAAATATAAACGAAACAGTTCTCACAGAACAAGAATTTTGCCATAGACTAATGACACTTAGACGAGACGGTAAGTTATACCCATGTGAAATGCCAAAAAATAAAAGTTTAAAAACTCAATATGATGTGCTTTTCGACTTTGATTCTACATTAAACGTGAGCTTAGTTGAAGAATTTGCAAAAGAATTGCAGAAATCGGGTTTTAAAATCGGTATTTGTACAACTAGGAGTAAAAATCCTGTTCAAGTTCGTAATGTTGAATTTACAGGTAATAATGATTTATTCGTTGTTTCAAAAAGATTAGGAATACCAACTAAAGATATTTATTTTACAGAGCATGAAGATAAGGCACACTTCTTATTGAAAAACAAAGTGAATGTTAAATGTCTTTTAGATGATTGTGAGCATGAAATAGTGCTTTTTCCGAAGTATAATCCAAAAGTGATAGCTATACATTATAGCACTAAAAACGATTGGAAAAAAGAGATATTAACAGTTTTACAAAATGAAAAATAGTATTAAACAGAAATATAATAAAGAAGATTTTAAACTTTGGATAGGTTTAATGATTTTGTTAACAATGTTATTTACTGGATTATTCGCAATCATATTATTAAATAGACCTTATTAATATTATGATTGAAGTAACTTGTATAACAGATGATTTAGAACACTATGATAAAGGGGAAACCTATTCAGTTTATAGGTGGGAAAAAGATGATGATTGTATTTGGATTAAGGACAATCTAGGTGGTAGTGATTGTTGGGGTAAAGAAAAATTTGATGAATATTTTAAAGGACTATAGATTATGTTTAGAAAACACAGAAAACAATTCTTAATTTTATCAGCTTTAATTTCAATTGTAAGCGGTTTTGTATCAGCTTTAAATATATTTTTTATGATTAAAGTTGATGAAATGATGTTGTATAAAGACTTATTATTCATTATTTTAATAATTTCGACATCGATATTTATAGTGTGTTTCAGTTTATTTTTAACAATTTTGTTTGAAAAGAATGAGTTACCAAAATACACTTATAATCTTTATACTCATGATGATAGAATAAATTTAGATAAATCATTATTACATCATGGTTATATTGTTCATATTTTTGAAGATAACACTAATTGGTATTATGATAAAGAGTATGACACTTGGATGCAAATATTAACATCTTAACCATAAATATTTTAAACAAGAAATTATGGTTAATATAAGTGAATATTTAGAAGAAAAAATCAATGAACAGGAAACGATTATAAATGAGCGTTATGTTAATTTGACATCAAAGGAGCAAATGAGAGAAAATATCGATGTTATTTGGGATATTTTGCAAAGAACTTATGCACCTATTGGTGGTTTTCTTACAGCAAAGACAAAAGAAGACCTCATCAACAAAACCGATTTTATAAAAATGGTAAGAAGAGAAGGTAGAATAGTAGCAGTCGCGCTATATAAAGATAAAAAAGGTCGTAAAGCTATAGCTAAAGGTTCTGATGGAACAGATTTGGGGAAGAAGGGTGTTAAGGATATTTACATGGAAGATATTAAATTAGGTAGAGCATGGGGTGAATTTAGTGGTGCTTCTGCGGGATATCAAATAAAGAAAGGAGCTGTTCCAATACCATCAAAGTATGCAAAAGATATTTTAGGAAAGGAAATTTTATCTTATAATGATGATGGTTTTCATTATACACGAGAAATCGGTGGTGAACCTCATGAAAAAATTATCTTAGGAAATCCTAAGAAATAAAATCGAGATTTTTTATCTCGATTTTTTGTTTTATATAAATATAATTCACTATATTTGTAGTGTTAAAAACAATAACAATTATGAAGAATATACTATTTTTAAACGGATTCAATGGTGGTAAAGGTTCTAAATATGGAACTTTGAGAAATACTTTCAATACAGTTTATCATTTCAATTATAGTAATGATGTTGATTCTGATTTAGATAGATTGCAAAAATTCATTGATAAATTCGATATTGAAGTAGTTGTTGGTTGTAGTTTAGGTGGTTGGTTCTGTCTTCAAATTGCTGATAAAAATAAAGATGTTGATTTTCATTTAATAAATCCAAGTTATAACCCATATACTAACATGGTTAAAAGAATCGGTAACACATATGAAAATTTTGTTACTGGTGTTAAGTTAGAAGTTACAAAAGAGTATGCCGATGGTTTCAAAAACAAAATAGTTAAACCTAGTAATACAAATACTTATGTTTATATTGGTGGTAATGATGATGTTCTTAATTATGATGAGTTGGATAATGCTTTCTTAGCTACTGGGATGCCTTATTTCAGATATGAAACAAATCAAGACCATAGACATAGTGATATTAGTGAAGTTATTAATAATATACACGCTAGTAATGAGCTACTTTAAAGAAAATAAGAAAAAATTAATTATTGAAGCTTTAATTGTAATAGCTATCACAGCAATTCTTTTATACATTCCACTTTCAAAATTACCAGTATTAAAAAATTAAACAATGGAAAGTAATATTTTAGATTTAGTTAGGAATAATGAAAACACACGATTCACAGTAATGCGTGTTGATGAATATGATGAACAACGTGAACAATATCACAATCAAATAGAAGAATTTGCGAAAGATTCATATTTGAGTGATAATTTTTATACAATAGAGGCAAAAGCAAATGCTATCGGATTTGATGAAAATGATTTTGTACACACTATGTATAATAAGGATGGTGATGTATTCTATTGGTTTAGTCAAACATCAAATTTAGTTGATGCCTTAGATGAATTGATGAATTATGTTATCACATACAATGATAATAAGGGTTGGTATGATGTTATGTTGTTCCATCAAGCAAATAATGTTCTTTTAGCTGATTTGGATTTACATACGGAGCATAATAAAATTCGTTGGTCTGAACATTCAATGAATATGGTTAAAATATTTTTTGAGGTTGATTTACAAACATTAAAACATATTTATGAAAGACAGGATAATTTTCAGTAAAAACAATAAATTTGTACACGTTAATGGTGTTAGTATTGTTTGGAATACAGGTCGAATTTTTGTTATATATGAAACATCAATTCCTAATGAAACTAGATATGTTGATATTTCTGAAATGGATAGCAGAAAAGATTTTAAATTTTATACAAAAGATTCACACTTGATATCTATTGATGTAAAAAATAATGTTCTTTGGACTTTATTATTTATGGATGGTGTTACAATCGATTTAGATTTACGCAAATTGGTAAATACACATGAAATGAACAATAATAAAATGCATAGAAAACATAAACAATATATCACATATATGCCTTATCCAATAAACCATTTGTATAGATTTCACAAAAAACGAATATATGGAAAAATCTAGATATTTAGAATTAAGAGAAGAGTTCTATAAAAAGTATGAAGAGCTTTTAAATGATGAATCAAGCCTTTTAGGTGTCGAGATTCATAAGTTAGGTAGTGGTATTGAGTTCAGAAAATTCATGTACATATTCTCATTCGATAATATGAAGTGTGGTTATTCTAATGTTGTTTCGTCTATTATAGGAGAAGATAAAGCTTTTTTAATTAGATTTGGATTCAAGCATAAGATTCAAATTAGAATAAAGCATTCAATGGTTGATAAGTTCGAATGTAGATATGATTTAATCATGGAACAGTTGGAAAAGCAAGAAGCTAAAGGAGTTTTTAAATAAAACATAAAAAGTTTTGGTTATTCTATAATAATCATTATATTTGTAAAAAATTATTAACTTAAATTTTATATTCAATGAGAACAAAAATTATTTCAATTTTATTACTATTCACACTTTTAATAAGCGTATCAATTTGTGGTTTTATGTATGTTGATTACAACAATACTGAGGTAGAGTTACGAAATTCAATCAATTCAAAAGTTGATGCTAACAAGGCTTCATTTTCAACAATGCAGGAAATTATATTTGGTTCAGCGTCTGTAGCTAAAAAGTATGCTGATGATTTTAAAGAAATATATCCGAAGTTAATCGCGGGTCGTTATTCTGAAAATCAAGGTCAAATCATGCAATGGGTTAAAGAATCAAATCCTAATTACTCTCCTGAATTATTGAAGCAAGTTCAAGCTGATATCAAATCAGAACGTAGAACATTCTTAACACAACAAAAGCAATTGATTGATTTAGGAAGACAACATGATAACCTTATTACAACTATTCCTAGTAAGTGGTTTATTTCAAATAACACTAAGATTGATTTACCTGTAATTTTAAATGAAAATGCAGAAGAGACTTTCAAAACTGGTGTTGAGAAAAGAGAAAAGTTATTCTAATGGGTATAGAATGGTTTTTATTGCTAATACCGATTTTTATGTCGGTGTTAGCATTTCTAATTTATAAGCATAAATTAGTTTGGGTAGAACTTATTGCGCCTACAATTGTTGGTCTTATTATCATATTTGTTTGTAAAAGTATTATGATTAATGGATTAACAAATGATACAGAGTATTGGACTAATTTTCCTATAGAAGCTAGATACTACGAGGATTGGGATGAGTATATTAAACAAACTTGTACAAGAACCGTTTCATGTGGTAAAGGTTGTACAACAACACAAACTTATGATTGTTCTTATGTTGATTACCACCCTGAGTATTGGGTTATGATTATGAATGATGGTAGTACAAAATATATTTCTAAAACATATTACAATTTCCTCTTGAAATTATGGGGAACTGGTAAAACATTTGTTAATATGCATCGTGATTATCATTATAATGATGGTGATATGTATAAATCTGTTTGGAATAAGAAATTTGAAGACATTCAACCGTATGTTACAAAACACTCTTATGAAAATAAAGTTCAATCAGTTAACTCAGTTATGAAGTTCCGTGAATTAGATTCATTAGATGTTAAAGGTTTATACGATTATCCCGATGTTGATAACTATGAGCAGGAATCATGTTTAGGATGTTCTGATGAAGATAATAAATTACTAAATATTTGGAATGCTTACTATGGATATAAGTATGAAATTAAAATGTTTATACTTGTTTTTGATGATAATGATGGTAACTTAGGTGAACTTCAACAAGAGTATTGGAAAGGTGGTAATAAGAACGAATTGGTTGTATGTGTTGATAAAAATGGTCGTTGGGTAAAAACATTCTCATGGTGTGATGATAAACATATTGAAGTAAATGTTGATAACATTTTCATGAGAGATATTGACATGAAATCAAAGATTGATTTGATGATAAAAGAAGTTGAGAAAAATTGGAAAAGAAAGCATTTTTCAGACTTCGATTATATCATAGTTCCATTGAAAACAAAACACTTATTCATAATAGCGATTATTGTTTTCATTGTTTCATTTGGATTATTGATTTACGGTGTTGTTAATGAGTTTGAGAATGATGAAAATGGTAACATAATTAATAGATAAAATGCCAAAAAGTAAACATAGAAAGAAACATAAAAAGAAAGTTAATCAATATAAAGAAAAGGTTCGTATTAAACGTGATTTTCCTTTTGGTCGAAAGTTGTTTGTAGATTAAATAATAATTAACTATCTTTGCAAAAAACAATAATAAATATGGAAAAAACAATTATAATTTTAAATGGTTATCCTAGAGTTGGGAAGGATTATTTAATAGACACGATTTGTGATTTAAAAGACATTGAGATTCCAAATGTTTCGACAGTAACATTGGTTAAAAAAGCATTTGAAGTTTTTGGTTATAAAGAAGATGTACCTGAAATAAAAGATGCTTTTAGACCTGTTTTATCAGACTCAAAGGATTCATTGGATAAACACCTTGATAATATCACATTAAGAAGTGCTTACAAGCACGTTAATGAAGAAATGGAACGTTTAGGTGTTAATTATGGTTTCTTACATAGTAGAGAGCCTGAAAACATTGAATGGTTGGTAAATATATGTAAAAAAGATTCTATCAATGTTCTTACTGTTTTGGTTGATTCGGATTGGCGAGATTTTGATGAAAGTGTTTCAAACCATGCTGATGAAAATGTAGAAAAGTATGATTACGACCTATCTTTTGAAAGCACAAAGGATAAGTTGAAATATACAAAACGAGTGATTAGATTTATTGAAGAATATATGCCAAATTTATAATCATGACAGTAGAGCAATTAATTGAAGATTACGAAAGAAGAATTGAAAATTGTAATAAACTTTTGGATTCAACAGATAGTAATAGTCAAAAAAATAGGTTGGAGACAAAGAAATCATGTTATAAAACATTTATTTCGGAACTTAAACGTATAAAAGATGAATAACTTACATAAAGTATTATATTCTCTAGTTAAAAGCCCATATAAAACTCGTGAGGGTTTTTGGGCTTCTTTAGGATTCGTCCTTCAAATGGTGATATTCGCCACTATTTTATTTTTTAACAATTTTAATTTTTAAATAAGTATGCCAAAGAGTAAACACAGAAAGAACCAAAAAAGAAAATCAGCACACAACAGAAGACAAATCAAACAACAACGTTTTTCATCAGATTTGAAACAAAAAAAGCAAATTGAAAGACTTGAAAAAGAATTTCAACAAAGATATGAAGAAGAAATTCAAGAAATCTTAGATGAAAGGGCTGAACAAAGACAAGCAGAACAACAAGCTAAAAGTGCTGAATTAGAAACTATAGCTAGTTCAGAAGAAGCAATAGTTCCTTTAGTAAGTGAAGATGAAAATACTATCGGAAAGCCAAAAATTATAAAAGGTGGAGCAAAAACCTAAAGGTCTTATACACTCTATTAATCGAGCAAAACAACCTATCGACTTTGTTGGTATTAAATCTAAAAAGATACACCCTACAGATATCGACGCACTCATAGAAATTGAAGGTAAGTATCTGTTTATCTTTGAGTTAAAGGTTAAAGGAAATAGACCACCATTCGGACAAAAATTAGCACTCGAAAGAATTGCTGTTAAGTGGGTTCGTGATGGTGGTCTTGCTTGGATTATATATGCGGAGCATGATACGCCTGTTGATGAACCAGTTTTATTGAAAGACTGTAGAATTTTCGAGATATGGTCTAAGGATAAAACGATACTTTTGAAAGACGACCAAAATTTACTGGTTAAGCCTTTTCTAAAAGTACTATGTAAAACACACAATATAACAAAACTGAAAGATTTATGAAAGAAGTAAAATTATCTAATGCTAGTATAGACCCGATAAATATTCCATCAGAAGAAGAAATCAAAAACTCAAAAAATTCTATGGAAGAAATTAAAGAAAAACTTTTCTTAACTGGTTCGGTGATAGAACAAAGATGTATAACAATAGCACAAGATATTATACCACAAACACCAATGATTCCTATTGTTGGTAAAGTTAATTACTTTACACAGGAGTACACATTTTGTCACCCATTCGAAACAAAAGGTAATGATGTTCAAGTTTTAATTTTTGGTGATATACAAGTTAATGAAATTGATTTGAGTGGGTATTATGGTCGTAATATAAATACATATATCATTAATGAAGAAAACTTTACATCGATGGTAGATGTTGTTAAAAATGATAAGGAATCATCTACGGTTGTATTTATAGCAAACTTTATCGAACAAAGCGAAATATTAACATCTTTCAAGTATGAATTATTTTGTAAACATTAGGTTGAAAGTCAACACTTTAAAAAATAATTTCAAAAATTCAAAAAATATTTGGATTATATTAGAAAAAGGTTTTATATTTGCAACGTGTTACGGGGGTAACATTAAAAATAAAAATAATTATTAATTTTAAATTTTAAATTTTATGAAAAAAATCATTTATTTATTAGTAGCGGTGTTAACAATCGGATTTACATCATGCTCATCCCATGACGAATTACCAAATGATGGTATTCAAACCACAAAAGTAGTATCAATTTTCAATCAACAATCGTCAGCAAAAAGTTCAGAAGAAACAAAGGCATCAAAAGACGTTAAGAGAAATGGAATTTATGACTGGGTTAAAGATGTGACAATTAATTTTGATAATACTGGTTTAAATCACACAGCACAAGAAACATTTACTTTAGTTCCTAACTCTACAACTGGTGCATTAGATAACTTTGAAATGGACGATGTTGCAATTGGTTCAAATGAAATTACAGCATGGACTACAACATCAGCAATAGGTTACAATAATTTAACTAAATTCAATGGTAATATCAATAGTTATAAGTCGGTTTTACCATACGTTTTATATGAAGCTACACCACAAACTAAAGAAATTGTACAAGGAACAAATGTTGTAAACTTAGATATGCGTACTCAACATGGTCGTAGATTATCAGTATTACGTTATAAATCGGGTTCTTGGGTGAAAAATAATACATTATGTATTGTGGATGTTTTACAGGACGGTGTTGTAGTAGATACAAAAGAATTAAAGAAAAATGAATCATTAATTTCTTATTGGTCTGATGAGACAGCATTAGTTGGAAACACTATTACATTAAGATTCAATATTTATAGTAAATCTACTGGTCAAATCATTAAAGTGTATAACAAGGTATTAGAGATTACAGCTTCTACATCAATCACTTGTGTTTATGAGGTTACAGATACGGGTTTGTTCGAAGATATCCAAGGAATTACTTTAAATTTCCAAGATTGGATTGAAACTTACTGTCCTGATTGTCCTACTGATTTAGGTGGAAACTAATAAAGAATAAAGAATAGAAAATAAGACAAAAGCCGTGACATTGTTACGGCTTTTTTAATAAAAACTAAATTAAATATTATGAAAAAACTTTTAACAATTTTAATACTAGTTTTATCTTTAGGAGCTTATGCTCAAAGATATGAACTTTATGCAGGTTATGCCGACCATAAAGATAGTAAGTACACGTTTGGTTATAATGCAGGATTTAACTTTATATTTGATATGAATCAAAGAGATTCAACAAGGGTTTGGGCAAATCGTATTATATTAGGCATGGAGCATTCGGGATTTGTCTCTGATAAGCAATATTTTAAGAATGGTAATCCAACCTCATCAGCTTGTGATGATTGTACCTATGATGAAATAGGTTTCAATGAAGGTAATTATGTAACTAGGAATTGGGTTCGAGGCGTTTCATTAAATTTTGGTGTTGAGGTTACTGATAACTTTTTTCTTTTAACTGGTGTAACATCATATCTAAATGTGCTTAATATAAATAATAATGAAGCTTCAAAGTTTAGAGAAACATTGATAGATTTTGGTATAAAGTATTACTGGAAATTGGATAATAACTGGATTTTTTCACCTACTATCAAATACAATCCTAATATGTTAAGTTATAGTATCGGTGTGTCATGGAATCACTTTTAAATAATAATATCTTATTGGGAATTGTATTCCTGATAATTAGTATAATACTTTCATTAGCTACTATGATTTTAACTGGTAGTTGGTTTGTTGGTGGTTATGATGAACTTAAAAAATCGTATTTAGATAACATTCCGTTATTTATATTTCACTTCTTGTGTACATTTTTTCTAGCATTCATTTATATGATTATCATAGTTTTAATATATAGTGGAATAAAATAATTGAAAAACCTTTTGGTAGTTTCCAAAAGGTTTTTTATATTTGTATAGAATTTAATAATAGATAAAATGACAAATACTCAATTAAAAAACGTAAAAGAAACAGTTAAGGAATTAAACTCTTTAGGATATACAACTAGATTCACTTCTGAAAAAGAATTTTGCAAAGATACTTTAACAAAAGACGTTATTGAATTAATAGTATATACTCCTGATTCATTTTTCGAAAATTTCACTATTAAAATACCAAAGGTTAAGGCTTATACAACAGAGTACGTTTTAGAGCGTATATCTAAGAAACAAAACGTTACTTACAGAAATTATACTAGTGATTTTAAAAAGGTTGCTGATATTATAAACGCTGATAAATCATTACCTAATGTTAGAGCTTGTAATTATGGTTTAGGTGTTGAGACTATTTTCGGTTCTAGAAAAGATAACTTCGAATTAATGGAGTCTGTTGGTAAAGCTTGTGAAAAATTAGGTTTAGAAGTTACTTATGGTTGTTCTGATGCTGAATGGGTTCGTCATATCAAAATATCTAAGAAGCAATCAAACATTAAATTAATCGAAAAATTATAAAATATGGAAGCTATAGTTATAAAGATTATTTTAAAATACTTCAATAATGTTATTTTAGAAGCATTGATACCATTTGATAATGATATCGAAAGTATAAAGTTTTTAGAAATGTTAGAAAAAGATAAGATGTCATATCTTTACCATCTTAGTGGTGGTGAAGGTAACTTTTCTAAAACAAAAATATTAACTAGACCAAATTCAAATTATGCGATTGTTGAACAATATACAAATTCTTATGGTTCTAATATTCCCGCAAAGCTTTGTATAAAACCTAAAGAACTTTTTAAAAAGCTATCATCGTTGAATAACATCAATACTAGCGTGTCTATAAGTCATGAAAAAGTATATTCGTTAGAACCTATTATAATAACAAAAGAGTTTCTTTTTAATGACATTTTCGAAAAATCTAAAAATGTTCTTGGTCAATAACTTTAAATATTTTATATTTGTTGTATAAATAATTAAAAATGAATACTGCAATAGAAATAAATAAAGCACAACAAATGATATCTAACGAGCTAAAAAGACGTGAAGAGTTGGTTAATGATAAAGAGTTTGTCAAAAAATGTGCTGAAATCGCTAAAGAAGTTGGTATAACTCCTAAACAATGGAATGAAAACCGTGGTTTATTAGTTTTAATGTTTGCAAATAAAGTTTGTAAGATTGAAAACGATATTGAGAGAAGTAAAACTAAAGAAATTAAATTCATATAACAATGTTACATATAGGATTTACAAGCGTTTATTACACTCTTTGGGATGTGAAAACAACAACAGAATTTAGTAGAATTAATTTACCATATATAGTTACTCATTATGCGTTTATACAAAACCTTTCAATGTGTGAAAACAAAGCAAAGCAGAAGGCTAAAGAAATGGGTTGTACAAAATTAGATGTTGACTTTCATCTAAAAGGTAAATTTAATTCATGGACTGAGCGCAAAAAAGGGTGGTGTGAATTACCTGATAAAATTTCACCATTTTTCATGTTCGGGAAGTATCGCGACAAAAATATATTCGAATGTCTCGATATGGAATACTTATGTTGGTATTTCGAAAAAACTGGTTCAATAGTGGCATCTAAAGTACTTGAATCAAATGGTTATGTTGAAATGGATGGTGTTTATATTCATAAAGAAAAAGCCAAGGAGATAATGGATTTAAAGGAATTATCACCTTTCAGAACTTTAACAGTTGGTGATTACATAGATGTAGAGATTGACAGGAATCTAAAAATAGATACTAGCTTTTTGAATAGTGAAGAGATTGCGTATCAATGGTTCGATATAAAAGGTACTAAAATACGTTTTGAATTTAGTGATTATAAGGTATATGATTATAAAGGATTCGAATATGCATTACCAATGTTAAATTCAAAACCAAAAAGAATAAAAAACAAGACATTACGTATAAAGATTGGTGAAATGAAAGAATCTTGTGGATTAATTAGTGTAGAAAATTTTCAAATTTTAAAGAATGAATAAAATAGAACTTAAACACGATATCATTAATAGTGAATATACAGATTATATTTATGAAACTTATGATATCCAAAATAGAGAACAAACAGTAACTGAAATTAATTACGACCTTTCTAAACTTGAAGACGAAAACTTCAATTGGAATATTGGTGTAATTTATGGAGCAAGTGGTTCGGGTAAAACATCAATACTTAAAGATTATGGAACTCTTAAAGATGTAAATTTCGATGAGAATAAACCTTTAATCCAAAACTTTGACTTCATAGAACCTAGAGAAGCCTGTAAACTACTTTCATCTATGGGTCTTTCTTCTGTACCGTCATGGTTAAGACCATATAAAACACTTAGCAATGGTGAACAATATAGAGCAAAATTAGCTTATTTAGTTGCAAATTCTAATGAAGGTGAAATTATATTAGTTGATGAGTACACATCTGTAGTAGATAGAAATGTTGCTAAATCGATGAGTTTCGCACTTCAAAAGTATATCAGAAAATATAATAAGAAAATCATTTTGGCTTGTTGTCACTATGATATAATGGAATGGTTAACACCTGATTGGACGTGTTCACCACAAAAAGGGGGCGCACTAGAGATAGGCGAACATCGGCTCGGAAGCAGACCAAAAATCGAATTACAAGTTAGTAGAGTCGAGTATGGTACTTGGGATTTGTTCAAAAAACATCATTATCTAACCGAACTAAACAATAAATCATATGCGCATTACCTATTTACTTGGAATGGTGTTCCTGTTTGAATTAATGTAATATCACCACTACCATCACCGTTTATTAAAAGAGCATTCCGTGAAAGTAGAATAGTTGTTTTGCCTGATTTTCAAGGTTTAGGTTTAGGATATCAGATTAGTAACTTTACAGGTGCTATTTATAAAGCAGATGGAAGACGCTACTATACAAAAACAGTACATCCTGCTTTGGGTGAATCTAGAAACAAAAATGTTGATGATTGGAAACCTACAGGAGATAATGGTAAGGTTCGTAAAAAGAGAAACGCACCAAGACCTTATGAGAGTCATTGGGCGCATAATTCTAGAATTTCTTATTGTCATGAGTATATTGGTAAAGAGGTTCATGGCTATGGAGAGCTTATAAAACCTATTAGTGAAATGAGAAAGGATAAGAAAAATCGAGAAAAATTACAAAAATAGTTGTGGTATAGATTTAAAGTTATATATTTGCATAGAAACAAATTTTTCTTTTTAGTCATTTTTGACAAAGTTATTCATAGTAACTACAATAAGACCCACGACTTCGGACATCGGTGGGTCTTTTTTGTAAAAATATTTTTTGTATATCAGAAAAAAGTGTTATCTTTACATAGAATTTAATACAAAAATATAAAATATATGTTCTCAAAAGAAAAGTCAGAAAAGATAACAGAAGAAGGTAAAAAGGGTTTACAAATATTAGATTCATATATAAATGAATCACAAGAACCTTTAAGATTTATTACACATGATGTAAATCCAAACATAACATGGAGTGTTGTTGATAATAAGTTCATTGAAAATATGAAAGAATGTCCTTTTGCTAAAGCTATGGATTCAAACGAGATTATAAAAGAAAGTTTGAAAAGTATTGATTCTGAACTTATTGTAATTAAACCATTATCACCACCTGATGTTAATAATATTGATAGTATGTCAATGGATTTTGTATATAAAGATGAATGTGAAAATATTGAAACAACTAAAACTAAAATAGATGAAACAAACTAGATTAAAGGAGATTTTAACGTCTCATATTAGTGGATTTTTAAATGAAAATCCTAATGTTGATTGTTGTGATATACCTGATGATGTATATATTAGAGCAATGATTCAAGCGATTGATGAGAGTAAAACTGGCGTAGTTAAAGAAAGTGAAATTTTCAGTATTGAAAATGCTCAAAGACAAAAGATTTATGATGTTGTAAATACTGAATTAGACTATATTAAAAATCATGAACCTAAAAATGATTCACATATTGTTGAAAATTTCCCTTTATCATCAGGTATGGAAGCTATTCGTTACAACTTGGATAAAGCAAATAGAGAATGGTATAACGAACACGAGCCTTATAAAAGTGCAATGAACTATATAAGAAAGGTTGGTGCAATTTGTATTAAAATGGGTATGAAATACGGTATGCCTGAAAGAAAATAGAAATAAAAAGTGAAATGATTGTGATGGTTTATAGAATAGCTAACTATTAAATCGAAATCCAAAAGCATATCATATATCATATGTGAAAAGACCAATCAGTAGCGCGGTGCGCGCCCGTGTGTGTAATAAAGTAACCTTTTTATTTTTTATTCGGAAATTAAACGGAAATTTTTAAAAATTTCCGTTTTTTCTTTTGGTATAAACGGAAAAAGTGATATATTTGTATTATCAAAATCAACTTAAAGAAATGAAATATCATTATAAAAATCAAGCAATACCACAAGAAGCAAGAAAAGATATAAACAATAAAATCCTACATCTTATTGAAACTGGTGATTTACAGGGTCTTAGTCATGAAGATATTTATAATGCATATACTGGTGATGGTGGTTTGCATGGTCTTAACTTCAAAGATTTTTCGTCATTCCATAGTTATACAGAAGCAAAGAAGGATTTAGAAGCGGGTCAATTTTTCACACCACATAGTACGTCTATTGATGTTGTTGATATTTTAAACATTGATAAAAATGATTTAGTTGCAGACCTTACTTGTGGTTCAGGTTCATTTTTCAACTTCTTACCAAATTTACATAATGCATATGGTTGTGATATTGATTCTAAAGCGACTCGTGTTGCTCGTTTCTTATATCCCGAAGCAAGTATTAAGAATTGTGATATTAGAGCATATGAACCTAAATTAAAGTTTGATACATTGGTATTGAATCCACCTTTTAATTTAGATTTTGGTGGTATGTCTTCACAGATGTATGTTTGTCAAAAGTCAGCAGAATTAATGAAGCCTTTAGCAATCATGGCTTTAATTGTTCCTAAGTCATTCTTAAATGATGAAATGATGAATAAGCAGGATATCGAGAGAATGAATGAGTTTTTTAACTTCATTGGTCAATATCCGTTATCTAATAATGAATTTAAACAAATGGGTGTTGATAATTTCGCTACTAAAGTTATGTTTTTCCAACGTAAAAGTGAACACGTATCGGATGTTTCTTTTGTTAACGAATTTACAACAAAGGATGATATAAAAAATAAAATAGAAGTTCTTAGAAAGATTAAATCATCTTTAAGAGCTAAAACTATGACAGAGATTAAGTCTGATGATAGTGAATTTGAATATAAAGTTCGAAAGTATCTATATGAGTTTAGAACACATAAAAACTTACAATACTATTATGCAAAGGCGCAAGCATTGATTGAAAAATTTAATACTCAAAAGCGTCCTGATGGTATGGAATGGGAAGAGTGGGATAAAATTAAACTTACAAAAAATAAGGTTTTAGCCACTTTTAAAAGAGTTATGAGTAATTCAGCCAAAGTTCAAAAAGATGTTATTAGAGTCATTAAAAAAGGTCATAGCTTCGAGATTAAGGCATATTCTAACAAGTCTAAACAATTACTTTCTAAAAAAGTTAACGACTCAACTATTGTTTCTATTTATCAACTTGTAACAATGTCGGGTGAATATGAAAAGTATTTGAATGTTTGTAAGTCTTTAAACTTAGATACTACAGAGTTAAAAAAAGTTGTAAATAGAAAAATTAAGGATTATTTATTACATAATTGTAAACTTACAGATTTACAAATTGATAAAAAAGTAAACTCATATGTTAACAGATTCTCATTTATTTCAAAAGGTCAACGTCATAAACTTAATGAAATTCAAAAAGAAGATGTTAAGAAGGTATTAACTAGAAAACATACCCTTTTAAGTTGGGTTATGGGTGGTGGTAAATCAGTTGCTTTATTATGCGCATCTAAATACTTGACTAAAAACAATCTAACAAAGAATGTATTTATTACTGCACCTGCTATCGCATTAGATTTGACTTTAAAAAATACTTTAAAAACGAACGGTGTTAATTATATTGAGATTTTAAAAGCTGATGATTTAAACAAGATTAAAGAAGGTCAAGTTGTATTAATTACATTAGGTCGTTTGAGAAACTTAAAGGATGAGGTAAAAGAATTTGTTAAGTCTAGAAGTAACAAAGTTTCTCTAATATTTGATGAAAGTGATGAAGTTAAGAACCGTTTATCTAAAAGGTCTAGAGCTGTTTTGAATGCATTTAGAAGATGTCACCGTACAATTTTAATGACAGGTACACCAACTAGAAATAACTTAAACGAGATTTATCCAAATATTGAATTGATGTACAACAATTCATATAACATGATGTGTAATGTACAGTTAATTTATAAGCAGGATAAAAAGACAAAGGAAATTAAATCACATATTAATAAAAAGAGATTTCAACCATTCGATGCTTATTACGGATTCGGTACTTTTAAAAGCTGTTTCGCACCATCAAAAGCTAGTGTATTTGGAATACAAAAAGAGTTACAGGATTTATATAATTTAAGCGATTTAACGGATATTATTAATTCAAGTATCATCACTAGAACAATGGAAGAATTGATGGGTGATAAAAAAGAAATGATATCACACTTTGTTCAACCAAATTATGCCGAAAAGGTGTTACAACAGGATATTTTAGAGCGTTTCCATGAAATGTGTTATAACTACTTCCAATCAACAGGAAATAGTCGTAAAGAGTCTTATTTACGTATTATACGTATGATTAATTTATTGATTAAATCGACTACATCACCTCATTTAATGAAAGAGTGGATTGGTGAAGGTTTGCCGACAAAGTATGCTAAAGTTATAAAGATGATAGAGGAAAGACCAAACGAGCAAATTTTAGTTGGTTGTGTAGGTATAGAATCTACAGAGAGTTATTTTAATCACATTAAAAAGACATTCCCGAATAGAGAAGTTATTTATGTTGATGGCACAATTTCATTTAAAAAGAGGGGTCAAATAATAGAGCATTTCAATAATACTGATAATGCTATTATTGTAGCGAATCAAGCATCTTTAAAATCATCTGTTAACATACCTGAATGTAATACTGTTATTATACCTAGTCTTCCTTGGAATAATAGTTCATTAGCTCAATTTTATTGTAGAACTATTAGGTTTGATTCTAAAAATAAAACACAAGTACATTTAATCTGTTATTCGGAATCAATCGATTTAAACATTTTAAACTTGATTTTGAACAAAGAAAAGGTTAATAATTTTGTTAAAACAACTGAGGTTTCTACAGAGGAAGATGTAAATGAAGAGTTTGGTGTTGATGGTGATATATTAGGTTCATTGATTCAGAAACACTATGATGAAGAAGGTGGTATGCGTTTAAGTTGGGGTGAAAAAAGTAAAAGAGTAGAATAAAATAATAAATTATGAACGGTAAAAAATTAAGAAAATCTTTCAAGGAATTAACACTATTCCTTGAAAGTAAAAGAGGTAATGTTATTGATAAAGAATTTATGTTATCGTGTGATTTTGAGTTATTAAAATTCAAAAATTCATGTGGTATTTTAGAAGGTCTTCATCTAGATTTATATCAAAATCAAGGGATAATATCTATAAATCATGATACTAGTGTATATAAAGATTTTGGCAACAGGAAAAGAAATGATTTAATATTTCATTTGTTGGTTTCAATGCATTTGATTGAGCAAGTACCATCATCAATGATGTTAACTGAGTATATTGATAAGTTTATTAAATTCTATGATGCTTTTAAAAGCTGTGCTAAAAGTAATGATTCATATCATATTAAACATACCGATAATTTGATTTGGAATTTTAATCAAAACTATTTCCAAATATTTGAAAATATTAAAGTAAACCGTTATAATCATGATGGTGGGTGTTATGTTGTTACTTCTAAATCAAATTCTCAAATTTTTCTTTGGGATTTATCTGTAGAATATTATAATAAAATGCTTAATTCAACAGACCCAAAAGATACATTTAAGGTAAATTCTAATATGGATTTATATAAAGTTCTTTTAGAACCTAAAATGAGAGATTGTATTATAGCTTATAAGAAAATGCGTTCGGAAATTGATGAAATGGAAGGTTTAGACTATTTAAAATCAAATAGACATCAAGTAGATATTCTTATTAGGGAGTTCAACAATACAACGGGTCATGCGTTTTTACCAAGCCTTAGTTTGAATATAAACCCAAAAAGTGAAAATTATTTTTGCTTAGAAGTTGTTAGTTTACAAGAAAAATTGTTATATTTGTTCCTAGAAGATTATTATATAGAAAATAAAATTTAAAAAAATGAAAAAATCTTTAGAACAAAAAATTCAAGAACATTTAGAAAGACCAGTTCAAGTTGGTGATACTATATTACCTAAAGGTCTTGGAACTAAGAATAAGAATGCATATATTAATACTGCTAAAGTTCATTCAATTTCTGATGGTGGTGTTTATTATAAACAATTTGGATATAAAGAACCTGTATTTGTTGCTGATGGCGAATATAAAATTTATATTGGAAATATTGGTATCAACCCATTCCCGAAGTTCCGTTGGGATTCTAAGCTTAGAAATATTAGTTATGGTTTATCTAGTATTTTTAGTGTCATGGGATTTGATGCAATGTCAGGAAAGTTTCGTGAAGAACCTGAATACACCTATGATTTAGTTGCTTGTAATTTCAATCCTTTTATGGTTAACAAAGATGGTGAGATTGAGCGTTATCAACGTGATTTTGTTTGGACTTTAGAGCAACAACAATTGTTAATAGAGTCTATTTTCAATAATGTTGATATTGGTAAGATTATTTTAAGAACTCGTTCATATGAGTGGTGTAAAGAAATGTATCATAAACAACCAAGTGATGCATCTATGTGTGAGGTTGTGGACGGTAAACAAAGATTAACTACTTTGATTAGATGGTTCAGAAATGAATTTTGTACTAAAGATGGTATTTACTGGAAGGATTTATCTTTAGTTGCTAAGAGAATGTTTTTAGACTATCGTAGATTATCTTATGGTGAATTAGGTGACTTGGCTACAGACCAAGATGTTAAAAATGTATTTTTAGGTGTTAACTTTCATGGAACACCTATGTCAAGTGAACACATTGAATATGTAAAATCAATAAATTTATAAATATGAAAAATTTCAATAATTTAACTGAAATGTTAATGAAATGTCCTTACTATAGAGGTGTTTTCATTCTTTCTAAAGACGATAAGTATGTAACAGTTTATAATGCTCATACAAATAGAGTATCATCAAAGAATATTAAAAAGAACTCAAAAGGTGAGTTTATTAATTGTAGTACACCAACACTAAATAGTCATAGGACTAGTACTAGATTGTATTTAACATCATTCAATACTATCTACACATATCCTGAAATTCCATTTGATTCTTATAGGGCTGTTTCAAAAACAAAAACTTTAGATTATTTCTTTGATAAAAAATTGCGCGAAGTTCATGTTGTTGTTAAAACAACATCATATCCGTGGAAGCATGGTGAATTTAGGTCTTTTAGACAGGAATCATACACTTTAAACATTAAAGGTTCTACAAAATATGTTTTCAGTAATGCTAGATTTGAGTTAATTAATTCAGAAGGTGATGTTGCAAGATATAAATTGGAATATGATTTACTTATTGAAGTAAAATAATTACAAAATCCTTTGGTTACTTCCAAAGGATTTTTTATTTTTGCTCAACAAAACAATTTAATAATGGATTTACTAGGAAAATTTAGCAACGTAAAAGTTGACAACACCAATAGATTACCGCATGAAGATATATCATATTTAGATGCTCTTTTAAATGATTATAAAGAAGCATTACAATACAATAAAGAGTGTATTAAATCTTTAGAACAACTTAGAAATATAAAACCTGAATTAAAACAAAGAGTTATAAACGGAACTAGTTTTAATAACACTTTTGAGTATATGTCTTTCGATTCAAAAGAATCTTTATTAGTCGCTCAAAAAGATGCAGGAAACTGTCACCATAGATTCATAAAATCTGTATCAGAATATATTTGCAAGAAATACAATATCGAAATAGATATTGAGAAGTGGGAATTTTCAGATGGTTATGCTGTTAAACAATTGTATAATCACTCTCGTTATCCGACATATTGGGGTATGAGTGATAAGGTAAAATATAGTGCTATTTCTGATTTAGAATTACATTATGATACTATTATTGATTATATTTTTGAACAAATAGGTGGATTAGATTTGAATGAACATCAAATTTTAGAATCTAAAAAGTTCCTTTACGAATTGTATAATGAAGATACACACAGAGGTGATGTGATAATTGCTAAAAATGGTTCTTTATCATTTCCTAGTATTTTGAATAATCCAAAGAGTCACCATGCTAGAGACTATAATTTGAAACTTATAAAATCATTATCAACTGTAATAAATGAATTATACAAAGAGTATGATTCTAGTGTATCAGATGTTTTGACTTATAAAGGTTTTATTAAGGAGTTCTGTATAAATCATAATTATAGTTTAGATGATGAAAAATGTATTTATGATAAGAAAATGACTGGAACTGATATTATAGAATACTATCAACTTTCTAAGAACGGAAAGATAAAAATAAAGTTCAAATCACATACATTAGCAAACGAATTTTTAACTAAAATAAATTAAGATATGTTAAGACGAATATTAGGTTTGGTTTCATATAAGGAACTACTAGATTTTGATAAAGATAAGGAATCTGAAAGAAGTATTAATTTTGAAAAATCAATGGAATTTATAAATGATTTATCTATTATGATTGATGATGTTGATGATGAAATTTTCGATATCAAAGATTTAGTATATAATGAATTAGATACATATTTCAAAGGTGAAAGTGAATCAGATTTAAGAGCTTTAAAAAGTGTTGTTTATCGTTTGTATCAAGAGTATAACAAAGTTGATAATATCCAAAAGTATAAATTGGGAGGTAAGTTCAAAAATTATAATTTGGATGGTGAAAATCCTTTTGACCTCACAAATATAGAGATATACCAAAAAGTAAAGGATTATATCATGTATGAGGATGAGCGTTTGGAGCAACTTACATTTTACAAGAAAGTACTAAATGATATAATGGTTCGTTTTTCGAAATTAAATAATCATAGTTCAAACAACTGTTTTGATTTAATAAGTGATTCATTATTTGATTTTGTTAAAAATATAGAAAATAACAATGTTGAAATTTTAAATAGTTTGGAAGGTTATTATTTAGAGACTTCTGAAAATCCTGAATTTAGATATATAATATTAGATTCTATTAAAAAGGAAAAGAATCGTCTTTCAAACAATATTGAGACAATCAACGCACTTTTAAACCTATCTGTATAGTATGAGTAAAATTTTAACTGAAATGGGTAGAAACCTGCTTATTTACAATCAAAAAGGTGCTACATCGAATAAGTTGGGTAAAATATTCGAATTAAATGAAGAATATAAAATCCTACGTCATTGCATGACTAATGTAACATCAGGTGATAAAACAATAGTTATTGAGATAAGTGGTATTTTCAAAAAGGTTTATGTGAAAAATATAAAAGGATTTGAATTTGATGTTATCGGATTGATTGATGAGTTTAAGTTATTCTTATCAGAAAATTACTCAAATTACTTGAAATCATTATATGATATGAAAAATATAATTGATATTGAAAGTAAGATTACAGAAATGCAGATTGAATTACGTAACATAAAAATGGAATATACTAACAATTCGAAACTAAAAGTTGGTGATAAAGTTAAAGTTTGTTATTCTCAATTTATGGGTGTGGGTAAAGACCCAAACAGAGAAGAAATTCTTTTTATAAAGTCAATTCATTATCCATCAGGAGATATGTATAAAGGTCAAAATGAAGCTAATTGTTTCAAATACACTTTCAATAAAGTAAAGAATAATGGCGAACCATACGCAAGAGATTATAAAATATATGGTAGAATAAAGTCTATAACTAAAATTTAAAAACGATGATTAAAGATGAAAACAAGATGATTACAGATAGCCAAGATGTTGAACAAACTAAACAAGTTGAAGATGGAATCGTTAATGAAGAGCAAACGATTACAGAAGACATCAAAGAGTAATGCTTAATGGGTTAGATATAAACCAAATTAAAACAAATTCTGAACTCGTTCAAATAGGTTTGAATAATCTATTCAACGAGTTCAGACATTTGAGAATTGGTAAAGTAAGACACGACAATAAAAAAGTTTTCAACCATATTGAGTATTTGGATGAGAACTTCGAAATAACACTAATCGAAAAAGCACCACATTCACTATTTTTCAAAGCAGAAGGTAATAAGGTAGCTAATAAAAAAGGTGGTGGAATTTATAAGTTCAGATTAAGCTATACAGACGGTAGCATAACTGGGAACTATTATTTTAATTTATCAGCAAAATCATAAACAAAACAAATATATGAAATCAGTACTTTTAATAGGTAAACCTGCTTGCGGAAAGGGTACACAATCCGAAAAACTAAAAAAAATAGGTTATATCCATATTGGAATGGGTGATATCCTAAGAAGACATAAAAAGGATAAAACAGAAATTGGATTACAAGCAATCGAATTGGATAAAGAAGGTAAGTTAATGCCGAATGATGTTATACTTAAAATCATGCGTGATGAGATTACTAGACTTCGACAATATAATAAACCTTTTATTTTCGATGGTGTTTGTAGAACGATAGAGCAATTTGAATATCTAAAAAACACAATTTGTCGCGAATTAAATATAGAATTTGAAGTTATATACATTCATGTTAATGATGATACTGTTATATCACGTTCATTAGAAAGGGGTAAAACAAGCGGTCGTATTGAAGATTCAGAAGTTGGTATTATTAAAAAACGTTTGGAAGTATATGAAGAAAGTACATTACCTATTTTAAATAATATACAAAATGCTCATGTTATAAATGGTGAAGATGATATATATTTTGTAACAGAACAAATAAACAATATTTTGGGAATTGATAATAAATCAAAACCTAGATTGGATTTAATGTTAGATATTGAAACTTTAGGAAAAGAACATGAAGGTTTAGTTCCAATAACATCTATTTCAGCAATTGGATTTGATAATTTTGGTATTAGAATTGATGATGATTTGATATTCGAAACACATATTGATATTGAGTGCTATGATAAGTATAAGCGTAGAGGCTTAGATGTTTATCCACAAATGAACACTATTATGTGGTGGATGAAACAAAACAAAGACTCAATGACATTCCTTGATAATAATGATTCAGATGTTGAATTATTAGTTGCTTTAATGGAATTTAAAATGTTCTATGAAAACCTTAGTAAAAAATATAATGTTTTCATTTATTGTAAATCACCTGATTTTGATACTCGTATTATAAATGAATGGTTAACAGCATTTGATTATGATATTTTCATGGTTTATAACAAATCAAGATGTATAAGAACTATCATTGATGAATGGGAGTTAAGAAACGATAAAAGCGTAGTAAGTGAAATCTTATCAAATGGAGTTCATTACCCTTTATTAACACATAAAGCATATGATGATTGCTTGAAACAAATTTGTGAAGTGAATTATTGTAGAAATAATCCTTAAAAATAAAAATCGGAATTTCCTTTGGGAGTTCCGATTTTTTTGTATATATTTACTAAAAATATTATTTATGCAAAGAATACAAAAATACTCAGATATATTTAAACATGAGAATTACGAAGTTGATTTACAAGATGCTTTAAAATTTCTTATCCATTTAGATAATAATACTGGTGATTTCCCATTAACATATCAAAAGAATAATGTAACGGTTGGTATATCTAAAAACTTGAAACCAAAGTTAATGTTCTTATATGAGGATGTTGAAGATAGTAGTAAAAACGTAATGTGTTATTGTATAGATGGTTTAAATTGGAAAGTAGAATGTGATAATTTTGTTTCAAATTATAACTTAAATGAACTTGAATATTTTGTTGAAGTACTTAGTGTGGCTAATAACTTATCACAACCTTTTAAAGTTGATGAGAAAACAGGAGCTTTCAAAGAGATTCTACGAAACTATAAAACAATAGATTTAAAAAAGTATGCAAACAAATACTTAAAGTTGTTAATTGAAATAAAAAATAGACTTTCAATTAATAACCAAAAGTTGAATTTACATGACACTTTGAAAGAGTTCACCAAATTTGATTTAAGCGAAAAGGCATATCTTACAGATTTAAACTATATTGATACATCTAGTTTAGATTGTTATATAGAATTACTAATTATGTTTAGAACTGTAAGTAAGATATGTGAATTAAATAAAGAACAAATTAAAAATTTAAAAACAAATGAGTAAAACAGTATTATTAAATATAGGTGAAGTTTGGGTTGGATTTACACAAACCTCACCAAAAACACTTTCAAATAGTAATGTAACAACACCAAAAACTATAATGCATTTAGAATTTAATCTTTTTGGTAAAACAACATATCGTTACAAATACGTAAGTGAGGAAACTGGTAACATAGTCGAAGGTGAAATCGTTGGTTATGTTGAAAAGGTTAACAATGAATACATTATTGAAATCACAGATATTTGTGTTTTAGCTAAACTTAAAACTACATTAGATGAAGTTACAACTAAATAATTCTGAAACAAAACTAAGAGTTACTGTTTCGCCAAGATGGTTTTATGGTCATATTCCTGAAACTTTAGATACTTATGAATTATTCCTTCTTAATCAGTATGTTAGGATAGGTGATATTATTAATAGATTTGTTTTTAAAAATAATAATGTTTCTGATATTTTAGGAGAAGAACGTAAAGAAATAGTTATTGAATCTATTGATATTTTCTATGAAGAAGCATATAAAGGTTGTTCAAAAAGAAACTTCTACGTGTATATTAACCAAGATTATGATTTTATTAAAGAAAATCGTTTAGGTTATGATTATCATTTTACTGATGAAAACTGGGAGTTTAATGCAAAAGGTGTTAATGAAGGTATTGATATGGATTTACAAATCTTTGGTAGAATGACATCTAGATATATTGAAAAATTACACCCACTTTATATGTTTAAAGGTGTTGATTATCATAACTTTATCGATGATTTCCATACTAAATTATGTAAGGATATTCTTGATTTAAAGATTGAAAAAGATGAGGTTGACCAGTTCTATAAATCTATGCGTAAGAATCAAAAAGAAATAAATACACATCGTAAATTGTATAAGCGTATGGGTATGATTTCCAATGATTTAGTTACACAAAAAGATGCATTTGAAATGTATTCAGAGGAAGAGTATTTGGATTGGTTTGAACACTCTATCGATATATCTGAACATAATGAAATATTAAGAATACGTAAATATAATTAGTATGTCAAAGTATAGAAAGAAGTATTTAGAAGAAGAAGGATTGTCTAAATTCAATCCATATAATAAGAATAATTATACATTATTTTTGGAAAAAGAGCTTGCTAAAAAGGATAAAAAATTAGCAAAAATTAAGAAAAAAGTTGAATCAATTTCAGAAGAAATTTAAACAAAAAATCCCGCTAAAAATAGCGGGATTTTTTGTTGCAATTAAATGTGTTATTTCAAGTTATAAATTGTAACTTTCTAACATTTTTAAGGAAACTTATTAAAATTTTAACATTTTTAAATACATGATTATAAATTAGTTATCGAAACTATACAACAAAAACTATTTTAATGTTTAATTTAATGTATGATTTTGCTTATAATATGTAAGTATTTTAACATAATTTGATTACAATCTGTAAGTTTTAATTAATAATTGAAAAATTGAATTTTTAGACATACCTAATAATATTTTTAGTCTTATCTAAAAATTCTAGTTAAATACCTAATAATAAGATTTTTAAGTAATAAAATTTATATTTTATAACAAATTGTTTAAAATTAAACATTTACACCCGAAAAATTTTTGACATATACAAACATTATTGTAGTTATAATATTTTAACAAATTCTTTGAAAGATTCTCAATAAAACAAATTTTTCATTAAAAGAAAATCAGTGAAAATGTACCTAGGTGCATTTTCTTTTATATATTATAAATACAAATAACATAAATAAAATCATGTTTAAAAATGACTTATTTAAGCCATTTTTATGAAATTGGTTTTTAAAAGCCAATTGTTTTTAACTTCATCTATGTGTAATAAAGAGACTCCTATATCAAATATAACGTATTTTAAGATATATTTAAGCAACTTTTATAACAAATCTATATGTTGATACCAAAAGTTTATTAAAACTCTCTAAAATGTCTTAAAACGCATTATTTTGATTTCAAAAATTATTTAAGATATTTTTTGTTTTTAGTAATAAAAATTATATATTTGCGCTATCTAAATTTTAAAAACATGACAAATAATTATAGCAAGAGAGTTGCAATTATGCAAAATATTACAGACTTGAAAATAGCATTATCAAGTTGCAGTCTTTTTGAAATTTCAAGAAGGCGTGAACTAAATGCTGAAATCTCAAAATATGAAGATGAATTAAGTAAACTAAATTAATTTTTAATATATGGAGTTAAAAACAATTAAACGGATTTGTCATTTAGCTGATTTCCAATTAGAGGCTAGGAGTACTCCTACTGGAAATCGTTATGATGAAATGATAAAAACCATTGATTTGATTCTCGAAAGGATTAGAGAACAAAAACCCGAAATGAATGTTATTACAGGTGACTTGATTGAGTTCTGTAGGACAACATCGGCAGAAAGAATGTTATTATCTTATTTTCTAAAAGAATTATCTAATATAGCCACAACAGTTATTTCATTAGGTAATCACGATTTAGCGAGTACTAATAACACTATTCTAATGAATAATGATATGCAAGTTATATCGGATGATGTTGAGAATGTAATCAAAATGATTAATTTACCTAACATTCATTTGCTAAAAAGAACTGGTTTCTATGAGGTTGATGGTGTTAAATTTGCAAACTGGGGTCATTATGAAAAGTATAATAAAGTTGATAGATTACCATATTCTCCTTGGGATTTGGATGATGCGAAAGACAAAAATCCTATGGATTATATTGAGTTATTCCATGACCCAATTGCTAATTGTAAGGGGTTTGATGATAAACCAATGGAGCAATTTTCGTCATATAAGATAAAACTTTCACATTTTCGTTCACCTTTAGTTTTAGCGGGAGATATACATAATCCTGATATTATAAGAACCTCAACAACCACATTCACATATTGTTCATCAACGATTATGAGAAATTTTGGTGAGGGTAATTATTATAGAAATGGTATATGTCGCCAAAAAGGTAATAGTAAGCATGGATTCAATATGGTGAATTATAACGGAACACGTTATAGTGAAATTGAATTTATTCGTGTTAATCCTATAGTTACAAGGCATACTATTGAATTAGATGAGAAGTTTAAGTATGATGATTATTCATTATTGGATATCCAATCATCACCATTGAATATGATTCGTTTCAAGGTATTGGATAATGTGGATTTATTTTATGAGCATCAAGATAAGATTTATGAGTACTTAAAAGGAAGGTGTAATTGTATTATTGAAGACCCTGTTTTTGGTAAGACTGTTGGTATTGATTTCAATGATGTTGAAACAACTGTTGAGAACATGGATGAATTATTTACAACTGAAAGTATTTTAGAAAAAGCACAAGAGTATATTAATGTCGCTATCGATAAAACTTCAACAGTTTCTGCTGACGAGAAGGAAAAAGGTAAGGAACTTTTAATGCGAATGTTTAGAAAAGAATTTGCTGAAAAAGGTGATATCATTAATGAATTAAAAGATATTAGATTAGTATCTTTTGATATTGATAATGCTTTAACTTTCGGTGATGGTGTTAATGTTAAATTTTCTGATGAGTGTTCAATAGTTCGTGTATTGGGTTCTAATGCTGTTGGAAAAACAAAGCTATATACATTGGTTGGTTATATGTTTACTGATGTTTTAGACCAAAACATGAAGGTTACTACTAAAAAGGATAATAGATTATCACTTTTCAATTATACTAGACCAAATGATGTCGTTAATTTAGTACTTTCATTTACAGTTAATGGTCAGCCTTATAAATTGACAAAAACCATTTCAAGAAATTGGAAACGTGGTGTTTCAAATTGGAGAAAAGCAGATTGGAAAAATTCTATTACTGGTGTTCCTTCATTAGAAGTTACATTAACAAAACCTACAGGCGAGGTTGTTGATAACTATGAATCTGTTCATGAATTTATGACAGGTTTAATAAACCAAAATGAGTTCTTTGGTCAAATGTTCGTTAATCAATCATCATTATCACAATTATTAAAAATGAAGTCAGATAAGCTGATTTTTGAGATTCTTAGAATTGTTGGTTTAGATTTCTTTGAGCCAATGAATGAAAGGTATGATGATTTCAAGGACAAAACATTAAATTCTTTAACTAAACCCGAAGGAACAATCGATGGTTTATTCAATAAGATTGCAGAGAATGATGATGATATTAAGAAAAACGAATCACGTTTAGAAGAGATTAAGTTGGATTTCAAATCTATTGATATTGAAAAGGAAGAGCTTAATAGTAAATTAAAAGAACTTAATGAAAAGGTTGGTAATGTTAAACCAGTATCGGAAATTGAGAAGTCTATAACAGAATCAAATACCAAGATGCAATCACATAGTGATGATTTGGCTAAAAAGAATACTGAATTGGATAAGCTTAATACAGCAAATGAAAATTTGAATTTGGATAGTATTAATAAATCAATTACTGAAAAAGAGGCTGAAAAGTTATTGAAGATTCAGGAAAAGTCAAATAAGGTTTCAGAAAAGAATAACATTCAGCCAGTAATTGATACTATAGAAACAGAGATTAGGAATCATGAAACTATGTTACGAAATGAGCATAATAAAAAGATTACTGATATCGAAGCTAAAATTATCGATAAGAAATCCAAAAAAGCTGTTAAAAACACGCGTTTAAAAGAGATAGGTAATATTGTTCAGACTCGTTTAAATGAACGAAAAGAATTGCATAACAATGAATTATCAAAATCGTCTAAACTTTTGAATGATAAAAGTGTTGAGTATAATAATAAAAGTACAGAATCTTCTACTGCAAAGAATAATTTAGAATCATCTAAAAGTTCATATAATACTTTGGAAGAGCGATTACATTCGCTAGAAGATTCTACAAAGTGTCATAAGTGTAATGCGTATGTTGATAAGGATATTGAAGGTTCTATTCAATTGACTAAGAATGAAATGATTGAAAAATCTAAAGATATTTCTAAATACAATGAGTTGGTTATTAAGTTATCGAATGAGGCTTTAGTTTTATTATCAGAAAAGGACAAATTACAAAAAGAGTATGACGCTTTAAAATCTAAGGAAATTACATATAAGATTACAGAAGATGCTGAATTAACCAAAGAAGTTAAGGAAATAAGTACTTTCTTCAAGACTATTGATATAGAGATTAAAGAGCTTGAAACAAAGAAAACAGAACTTGAAGATGATGAAACTTATTTAGATGTTGATTATATTAAAACTCGAAAGAATCAAATTGTTGAAAAGATTCAAAGTAAAAACACTATTGATTTAACAATCAAAACTTTACAAGATGAGATTGATGTTATTGATGGTGATATTACTAAACTAAGGTCAAATATAGATTTAAAGAATAGGATTGAAAATGCTATCACATCGACTAAGGGTTCTATTGATTTGATTGAAAAGGATATCGAAATTGTTAAAGGACAGTTAACAATTTTAGAAAATGAGAAGTTGGTTTCGAATGGATTATCTGATGTTTTCAAGGATATAGAGTTTAACGAGGGATTATTAAAGAAGAAGGATGAGGTGGTTATTCAATTAACTAGTGAGCAGAGTATTTTAAAGACAAAGAATGTTACTTTAAGAGAAGGTATTGTTAATATTGAGAAGGATATTGTTTCATTAAAGAAATATAATTTGATTACTTCTATTTTGAAGCAATACAAAATCATGTTGGGTAATAAAGGTTTGCAGAAGTACATTTTCATTTCTATTATAGATTTACTGAATAAGAATTTATCGGAATTATTATCTGATGTTCCTTTAAGATTATTCTTTGATAAAGAATCTTTAGAATTACGTATGATAGACCTTAAAAAAGAGGCTATAAGTGGTGTTTTATTAACTAGTGGTATGGAAACATCTATTTTAGGTTTAAGTCTCTTAAAATCGCTTAAATCACTAAATAGGTTATTAAAAACTAACTTCTTATTTATTGATGAGATTTCGGGTCAATTGAATAATGGTGAAGGTTTGAGTTACAAGGCTGATAACTATGAAAAAGTTTTTGTTGATTTGATGTCTAGGATGAAGCAAGATATTTCCTTATATGTTGTTGACCATGATATTGAAGATATAGGTGAGACTAGAGTTTTAGAGGTTATACCAACTAATGATGGTAGTAAGATTGTAGAGAAAATTTAATTAACAGGGTCGTTTATAAAAGAATCCAGTAAACGACCCTTATAACAATGGGTTCTAATTTTTATTATGGAAACATTTTTTTATTACTTAACACTATTCACATTAGGTTCATTAATTATTCAATTATTTTACCCTAATGTTTTTAAATATGCTTTTGAGAGATTCGGTATTAATTCTAAGGAATGTAGTGAAGAATCATCTACTATAAAGGTAGAAATTGATAATACATCTGAAAAGTTAAATGAATTATTAAAAAGTGAAGATTATAGTGTTGATGATATTGATGAAATTAGGAAAGAGGCTATGTTTAAAAATAAGATAGCAAAGAAATTAATGATTAAGGGTTTATATACAGTTTTATTTGGTATTCTTTTGATTCTTATAACTTTTTCTCGTTTATTATGGTTAATACTTGGTTGTTTTAGTATTATTGATATAGCTTTTTGGGTTTATATCCCTTTAACATTGTTATTATCTAACTTTTTCAAGAGATATGGTTTAGAATCACCGAATAGATTATGGGTTATATTACAATTTGGTATTGTAATATACTATTTAATAAATTATAATAATTTTTTTTGGTCTAGTTTAGAGATAGTTAGTGAAAATATTTACGGTTTTCCGTAAAAAGTTTAAAAAAGTTCTTGTATAAGTTATATTAATTCGTAACTTTGTAAGTGTAAAACAACAAAACAAAACAATATAAATATGAATAACAATTTACAACCAGTATCAATCCAACAAGCATTGATTATTGACTTTTTAAGAGAGAACCCAAACTCTAATATAAAAGAGATTAGTGAGGGTATTGAAAAACAGATGAGTGTTTTTTCGGAAACTAATAGAGGTTTCGAAAATGATTTACCTAAAATGATTTCAGGGTTAAAGAGTAGCGGTTATATTGATGTTAACTTAATAAGACATAGAAAGGCATATTCTTTAACAAAATAAAAACCCACCGAATGGGTGGGTTCAAAAATGTTCCTCTTACATCTTTCTCATTAATTTCTTAATTTCTTTTGTTGGTTTGGTATTCAAATCAATTATCCAAGCACCAATAAAGAATATTAAGAAAGGAATTATGGTAATTATACCTAGACTTTCAACAAGTAACTGAACAAAAGTTCTTTTATTTCTAAAAGGTAGATTTACGCTAGGAGCTTTTTTAGTATTCCCCTTTCTACGGTTCTTTATTTGGTAATAAAAACCACCCCAACGAACAGCAAAATATTGAATATTTCGCCAAATAGAAGAAGTCATATATCTTTTCTTATAGTTAAGAAATTTCAAATCAGCATATAGACGACCTTCATACGTTCCACCGTATGTGATATAGTCTAAATCATGAACCATTGATGGTGGTTCATAAAGTGACACCCATGATTCGGGTGAACCTGTAGAACCATCAAATTGTTCAGGATGTAGTTTGAAATAATCATAAGCATTTAGAATATCTGTTTGAATAGATTCAGGGATGTTAAATACTTGGAATGATAGAATAATTCTTTTTCTCTCATCGAAAGATTCGGGGGTTTTACCTAGCTCGATATGAGTTTTGGTAATTAAATTTTGCATAACAATAAAAATAATAAACATTAAACTTAAAATATTTATACTATGAAGCAAAACATTTCAGAAATCAGTAAAATAATCGTAATTTATGATGAAGCAGACCAAACACAATTCGAAATCGATTCAAATCGAGTTCAGGCTATGCTACAAGGTTTTAAATTACATATGATGAATTTGCCTGATGTTAATAAAGTAGAAATTAACAACAAAAACAACAACAAAATTTCAGATTTGCGTATCAATATCAATGATATAAAAGTAATTTTCAAACATGAGAATCTTTGGGGTCATGCTAAATCATTAGAAAGCGATGGTTTAAAAGGTTCTAGTACAGATTTTAAAAACTGGTCATTGTATGAAACTAGATATGGAAGTTCTAAGAATCCCGATATCTTAAATTTAGCATTCACAGGTGGGTTAACGGGAGCATTAGACAAAATTGGTAAGTTATTTGAATAAAAATATTGTTATATTAAAATCCAAGGTAGATTAATTTCTGCCTTGGATAATTAAAAATAAATAATTACCTTTGCAAAAAATAAAGTATGAGCGAAAAAATAATTTACATAAATGATAAACAATCAGAAAACATTGATAATTGTAATGATATTGCATTAAATGGTTTGAATGGTTTATCATATGATGAATATGTGGATATTGAAACACCAAATTTCAAATCAATTCAAATAGGGGAAACCCTTAGAGAAGATGTAGAAAAACAACTAAAAGTTACTAAAATGGAAGATATTTCGATATGTTTACCATTAAATGAACTTTATAGATTATGTGAAACATTATTCTTTGATGGTGTATCAACTGATTCTAAATCAGGCAATTCAGCTAAGAAATTCTCTAATTTATTCAAAAAAGAAATGGAAAAAATACAATTATAGTATAATTTTTGTAGAATAAACTAATTTTGTTTATTGTTCAAAACATATATATTATAATTGCGGTTTGATTTATTTGTCGTGGAATGACTAAAATTTCTGAAAACTGTTCCTTTTATCTTTCTTGAAAAATTTGATTTCCACGACTTTTTATTATTTTTAATACTAATCATACTATGTTAAAACAACTCGCAAAAAAGGCTAAAGCCGTAAAATACTCTCCGACATCATCATATTATTTAGATTATGATACCAACGATGAACTTTTCATAGAACGCAAACAGCGTAATGATATTTTAATTAACTTAGATAAGAATATTGATATTGACCTTTTATGCGAGGAATATGGTCATAGTGAAGATATTTCTGATTTATCTTTAGAAAAGTTACTTCAATTTTCGGAACAAGAAGGTGAACGTTTCGAAAAATCAAAGAAAAAATACATTGATTTTATAACTAGTGTTTTCAAAAATCTAAACGCATCGCTTAACGAATTTCCAAAGGATAATTTTAATGCAACCTATGAACGTATTAATATCCATGAATTTATTAATGATGAGACTAGATTCGAGCGAGAATTAAAGAGGGTTACAGATTCTAAAACAAAGTATGAAATGGTTGAAGAACATTGTTTAACTCTACTTTATACATTGCGTAAGGATTGGGAAGGTTTACTTAATGATGATGATATTTCTAAAAAAGTTATTATTGAAAAAGAGATTGAAAAATCTGTTTTAAACATCAGAAACTTTAGATTTGCCTATACTAAGAATATTAATGACTTATATTTAAGGTTACTATCTATTGATACAACTGTACAAAATAACGTAACAATATTAGACAACAACCAACAAAATACTGAAAAGACTTTTATTGTATCGGAAACATCTAGTATTAACCGTAAAATGATGTTTGATATTTATAAGTCTATCAACAACCCATTAGTTACACAGATTTATAAAGAGCGTTTTGAAAAGACTAAAAATGACTTTATTAATTGGGGTGATAACGCTGATTTAAAAGAAATAGACCCCGTAGCATATCAAGCAAAATTAGATAAAACTCTAAAAGGTTTAAAGTCTCGTTTGATTCCTGTTGCTTACTCTACATATACTGGTATTAGACCATCAGAAGATTATGGTGATTATGAACATTGGAATGGTTTACAAGCGTTCGATTTAGATATTAAATTCTGTGCTGATGAAATAAAAGACCCTAAATCAAATAAAGTTATCGGTTACGAAAATCAAATGTTTGATGAAGAAGATGTAGCTAAAATGAAAGTTAAGTTACATAAGGCTTTATCGAAGTATAATTGGTATTTATGTGCTAAAACATCTATTTCTGAAAAAGGTTTACACGTTATTACTAAGGTAAAACCAATGCACCATATTTTCAAGGATGATTCAGATAACAAAAACATAAATAAGTTTTGGTTTATGATGAATTATTATCATAAATACACAATTATAAAATGGATTCTTTTGAATGAATTGGGTATTCCTGAAAAGCATATCAATAAAGTTATAGATTCATCTATGGCTAAGATTTCACAAGGTATTGTTTTAAATACAGACCTTACAGCAACATGGAATGATACTTACATGGAATTACCTTTAACATATGGTTTACACATTCCACCAAAAGAGGGTATGGAATTAGATGAATGGATTCTAGAACCAAACAACCTTAAACGTATGCTAACATCTGTTAGTATGAAGGCTTTAGGTAATGAAACATTAGATGATGCTAGGAGTAGAAGACGTAAAAATTCTAGTCAACATACATTTAAAGTTGAGCGTGTAGATAATGTTGTTAAATATGATTTCAAAGTTGGTAATTTACCGAGTATAAGTGAAATAAAACCTATAGATTATGCTAATATCGATAAGGGTCAAAGAGATTTCATTAGACATAAAGCAATGCGTACTATTGTTGCATTATATGATGGTTCTGAAAACACTAGAAAGTTAGTAAGACACTATTTAAAAGTTGATGTTTACGGTAAAGATACATGGGGTGATGAAAAAGAATTTCACGGTAAATGGAATTATGCTGTTAAAAAACCAACTGTTTTTAATAATGTTCTACCATTTTTGAATAAAGCAGGTTTTAAGATTGAATTGGATGATTCAAAAATAGAAGAGATTAAAAACTCTAAAATGGGTGCTTCAATTGAAGGTCTTAAAAATTCGACAGTATCACTAAAAGAAATAATTCCACACTACTCATTTAGGTTACCAAAAGCAACCCCTTATTTGGGTCAAATTGGTAATCAAATAGTTGATTCTCTGACATATAGCAAGATAAATGTTATAGAAGCCGCGCCTGGTACTGGTAAGACAACATTATTTAATAAATTGGCTAAAAAGTATCGTATTTGTTTAGTTTGTCCTTATCAATCTGTATTAAAGAATAAGGTTGAAGGTGATATTGATGCGAGTCAATATTTTGATACATTTTATGGTGGTAAAAAGATTGATTTTAGTAAGTTGGGTAATAAATCTGTAGCAACAACATTTGATACATTTAACACTTTAACTGAGGAAGATTATAAGAAGTTTGATATTATCGCAATTGATGAATCTCATTTATTATTTACAGAAGGATTCCGTGGTAAAACATCATCTGCTTTAGTTCGTGGTGTTGATAGATTTGTGATTGATGAGGTATTAAAGAGGGATTTGGATTTTGATTCAAATACACTTTATAATAGTAATTATTTTATAGATAATGAACCTTTATTAAACAAATTAGAAAATGCTAATAAAACTAAGGTTGTTTTAATGACTGGTACAATTACTGGTGAGTTGTTATATTTTTCTAGTAAAGATAGATTGAATTACATAAAAATTAATTCAGACCATAAATACGGTAAACACGCTAATTTTTATTTATGTGAGACATCAAAATCATTAAAGGAAACTATGGCTATTAAAATGGCTCAAAGCTTGGATGAGGGAAAGACTTTATTAGTTCCTACGAATAATGGCGATACTTATATTAATGCGTTGGTAGAGCAATTGAAGTATTTAACTAAGACAGAGTTTACTGATGAAAACTGGGGATATTATTCTAAGAAAACTAATAATGACGAAATGTGTAAAATGATTAATGATAAGTCGTTAGTTCCTGAGAAAATTAAATTGATTTTCTGTACACGTTATTTAGGTGTTGGTGTTGATATCATAAACGAAAGAAAATTTGAAGTATTTATTAATGGTGATGAAACAACAGCACAAGATATTGAGCAGTATAATAATCGTATTCGAAGAGCTTTTATTGAATGTTCTATTTTCTATTGTGCTTTAGAAGAAAATTCAAGTGGTGTTGTTGAGATTAAACCAAAGATTTTTTCAACACCTAATGAGATTTCTTTAAGAGATAAGAATAATTATCAAAAAGAAATATCAGATGATAAAAGAGTAGCTACAGCTAATAGAAACATTTCTAGAAATGATGAAAAAGCTAGATATAAACTACAAGAGGTTTTAACACATAATGAAGCATATCATATAAATACAGCCGAAGGTGTTGAGTTTAATGAGGAATCTTTTTTAATTAAATCTTTTGCTAAAGACTTTGAACAAATAGCGACAAGTGCCTGTTATACAAAATATATGTTACAAACATACTATAATTACACGGTAGGATATAATTTCACCGTTTTGGATGATGAAGATGTAACAAAAAGATTAGGAATTATTTCTAAAGAATCATCAAAAGAAACTGAGTTAAAAAGAACAAAAGCATATGAAGATGTAATTGATTTTTGTGTAGAAAATAAGGATAAAATATTAGATTCTAAAATTGATTATCAATTATATGATGAACGAGAATTTAGAATAGATATTATCCCATTGAAAAAAGGTAAGGAAAATCCATTAGGTTTTGACTATGAAATAAAATACTCATCTTTATACGAAAAACAGTTTAAAGAGGCTTATACAAGGATGAAAAAGTTATTAAGGGTATATACACCCGAAGTTGCTAGTGAGTTCCTTAAAAAGCGTATTTCAAGTAATGGTAAAGTTAAAAAAGCCGAAACAAAAAGAGATATGGCACTATTTGGTTTCTTGAAGAGACTTATTTATGATGATAAATTACTGGTTGCTAACTATGATATTTTCAAAATAGTAGAAGAGTTTTTAAATGATGGTATGAATGATATTCAATATATTGATGAGCATAATTTTATATTTAATGAATTTGCTGTTTCAGGTATTATTAATAAAATCAATAATTATGGTAATAGCTTTATTTCTAAACTTGGTGATGGATTATCATTCCAATCAAATAAGAAAATAACTGAGATATACGAAAATGCTAAAGAAACTTTAAAAACACTTTTCGAAATGCGAAAAGTTAAAGGTAGTGAGGATTTTAAATTAACAAGAAGAATGATACCACCTATTAAAAAAGATAATAGTAACGGTTTCCTAGGAAATGAAGAGTTGGAAAAATTTCTAATGGGTGATACATACACTAATAAAGAATATAATGAAGATGAAATTGATTTAGATGAAGTAACAAACCGTAAAGGTGAAGATATGAGTAAAACTATTTCAAATAATAAAAGTGGTAGTTTCTCTGACTTCCAATATGATATAATTTAGAAATGACTTAAATAAGTCATTTCTTTTCACTAACTTTACAAAATAAAATATGACAAAATTAGAATTACTTATAAGACAAATAAAAAGAAACCCAAAAAGTATAAAATCAATCAGTTATGAACTTTCTGATAGACTTATTGAACTATTCGATAAGGTTATGGAATATAGTTGTTATTATGAAATAATCATGAATCCTGAATTTATGGATAGGTACGTAGTTGATTTGGATTGTGTTATTAACATATGTCAAAAATACCTTTCAAATATTGATGGTTTATCAGACCAGTTGACATCACAATTAAGTTATTTAGGTGCTATGGAAAATAACTTTATACATGATGAATCCGAACGGTTATATAATGAAATTGGATTTTTAGAACCTAAAGAGTTAGATAACAACTATAAATTATCGTTTTATAATGATGATATGTATAAATAAAATAAAATAAAAGAATTATGGAGGTATCAAAATACTTAAACGAGAAAATTATTTTAGAAAACTTAAAAGAATCAGATTATAGTTATAAACAAATTATAGAAACTCATATAAAAGAAGGTATTGAAATTACACAATCATTTCTTAGATTAGATTCGGATTCTTTTACAGAATTTGTATCTTTTATTAGAGAATCTTATAACAACGGAACTTACATACCAGTTTCAGAATCATGTGTTTATATTATGGAAAATCTAAGAACTGGTGATGATGGTATGTTATCTGTTGGTGATGGTAACTATAAAAAGGTTAAAATGGACTTACCTTCAAGAAATTCAACAAAACCAAAAGAAAAATCATTTAAAGTTTATAGACCGACAGAACGAAAACATGAAAATGGATTACCAATTGTTAAAATAATTCGTTGGGGTCTTAATGATGATAATGGTAGAACTATGGTTAAAAATGATGATAAAGAGCGTTCAAAATCATTCTATGCAAGACATAAATGTTCAACAGTTTCTGATAGAAATACACCTAAATGGTGGGCTTGTAAAGCACCTGAGTTATTTGGTGATGTTCTTAAATTATCAGGTGGTAAAGCAAAATGGTAGCTTTCACACAAGAAATCGTTGGTAAATACATAATTAGAATAGTTTATCGAAATTGTCCTAAATATCTATTTAATTGGCATACAGACGAATATGATAGGATAGTTAAGGTTTTAGATTGTTGTGATGGGTGGTATTTCCAATATGATAATGAATTACCTTTTAAGATAAATAAAGGTGATGTTATAGAAATTCCTAATTATTTACCACATAGGATTATAAGAGAATATTCTAAGAAAGACCTTATATTAAAAATATTGGATATTAAGTAAAAAATCCATTTCACATTTGGTGAAATGGATTTTTTTCTATACTTTTGTGTAAACAAAATATTAAATTATGAATAAAGTAACAACAAAAGTAATCGGTGAAGTACCTCACCCTAAAAAGAAAGGTAAGAAAATCCTTCAAGTAGAAAAGGTACAAGTTCAAGTAGATGAAAGAACTGTGGCAAATGTTAGTTACATTTCTGAATATCCAAGTGGGTTAAATGAGGGTGATGAAGTAGAAATCACAATGTTAGGTGGTGTAATACCAAAAGCCCAAGTTAAAAAGTTGGATTAAATGAGTGGTTTTTTATCACAACAAACTGCTTCCGAAAGTAAAAAACATCATGTAGGGTTGACTAAAGCCATTAAATATGTTTCTGATGATGATGTCTTAATCATTGAACCTATTAAATTTGGTGATGATGTAATTAAAGTCATTAATGTAACTGATGATTTTAAAGAAAAAAAATAACTTAGACAATATTAATGGAGAGATTGTATTTGTCGAGTATGATTCAATTAGTAAAATATCAAAAACTTTTAACAAACAAATATAAATGGAAAAATTCAAATCAATGTCAAATGAAGCACTTATCGCGCTTCATGAAAATGCAAACATTCAGTATTATCATATCGGTGAACCAATTATGACCGACCCTGAATTTGATGCATTAGAAAAAGAAATGGAATCAAGAGGTATTGATACCAAAACATTAAAAAATGCACAGTATGGTGAAACAACAAAGCATAAAACTTTAATGCCATCACTTAAAAAAGTGAATATAAAAGGTGATTTCAACCAAACATTTTTAGATAAAATCATTACATTCTTAAATAAATCAAAAGCATTCAAAAGTGGGCAAACTTTAGCTATGGATTTCAAATCGGATGGAGTAGCAATTAATGCAATGTTCGAAAACGGAGAATTTACAAAGGCAGTTACTCGTGGTAATTATTTTGAGGGTCGTGATGTTACAGATAAGGTAAGACATTTAATTCCCGAAGTAATTCCTAGTGATATCACAGAGGTTCGTTATGAGTGTGTAATGTTATGGTCTGTTTTCAATGAAAAGTATTCAGAAGAGTATTCACACCCAAGAAACTTAGCAGGTGGTATTTTAAATGATGAAGATATCATGGATAAAAGAAAATATGACCTTAGATTAGTTCCATTAAATGGTGTTCAGAATGGTAAATTCTTAGCAGGTGTTCATATCCCAGTTTTAAAAGAAACAGATATGAGTTTAACAACACACTTACTTGCATATGAAGACCTATTAGATATAGAAAAATTCACAGGTATTTATGAATCAATGCTAAGAATGCGTGAAGGCTTAGATGTTCCGAATGATGGTTTAGTTTTATCTTGTGTTGATAATGTTGATGTAAATGATACTGATGGTAAAAAATACCCTTATCATTCAATTTCTATTAAGTTCCCACCAAAAGGTGCTGAAACAATTGTTAAAGATGTTGTTTGGAATTTAAAGAAAGCAGGTGAATATGTACCAGTAATCATGTTAGAACCAGTTGAAATTGATGGTAGAATGATTACAAAAACACACGGTTTCAATCATGGTTTTGTAACGACAAACGGTATTAATAAAGGTGCTAAAGTTCGTGTAGATATCGCAGGTGATATTATTCCTTATTTACAAGAAACTATTGAAAGAAGTGAATTAACTGATTGGAATTTACCCGAAGATTCATTTATTGAAGGTTGTCACCTTTATACAAATGATGCTGATGCTGTTAAATTAGAGCGTTTTGTTTATGGTGCAATGAAATTTGAATTAAAAGATTTCGGTGATGCATTCTATAGAAAAGTAGCTTCTTATTATAATTATGACCCTTTTAATATTTTCATTAGACATATTACTTGTAAAGATGGTCTTATTGAACTTGGGTTAGGTAAGAAAACAGCAGAAAAATTTGTTCAAAGGGTTAATGAAAAGAAAACTATGGATTTGGATAAAGCTATTCATGCAATGGCTATTCCTAATTGTGGTGATGGTACAAGTGAACAAGTTGCAAAGTATTTAGCAAAAGAGGTTATTGGTGTAGATTCAGAAAAGTATGATGTTGATTATGATTTTTCTAGAAAACATAAAGAAACAGTTAAATCATGTACAGAAGGTGAGCTTAAAGAGAAAATCATGAACATCTATGAAAAGTATAGTGAAGAAGGTGTAGATACATCATTGGTTATTTTACCTGCTCGTGAGAAAAAACAAATTACAAGTGGTGGTGAAGAGGTTAAGTATATCATGACTGGTTCACCAAAGAATTTTGGATTTGCTACAAAGGCAGAGTTCCAAAAGACATTACCTGATAACTATACCGTTGTAAAGAACATTAAAGATGCTACGTTGTTGGTTACAGATAACTTAGAGGGTACAAGTTCTAAGATGAAAAAGGCTACTAGTATGGGAATTGATATTAAATCATACGACCAATTCTAGATTATTGTTTATAATTATTCCAAAAATCCGATTCAAAATTTTGTTGAATCGGATTTTTTCATTAGCTTTGTCAAAACAAAAACTCATTTATATGAAGAAAAATATTATTTACACAATTTTAATAATTATAATGATGGTTGCATCATTTAATTCAATTCTTTATGCATTAGATAGTAATACTACTAATTTGAATCTAATTATTTTCGGAACAATTGGTTTTATATTATCTTTGTTTAATGGTTCATTAATAGTTGGTCGAAAGCTTACAGAAAGAATTAAAATGTATAAGATAGGTTCACTTTTATTTGGTGTCGCGAGTGTTATTTCAATCGCATTTGTTTATCTTATCAATACTACATTTTTGATTACATTAACACTCTTTATCATACACCAAGTTTATACTTATAAAGCATTTTTGGTTAGAATACCTGACTATTTTAGAGATTTTGTTGATGGTGATTCATATCTTAATGATGTAAACGCTTCTGAGGTATTGAGTCAACTTAGTGAAATGATATATCCGAATAATTGTAATGTAAATATCATTGTAGAAGATATGACAGATTACGAAAAGGATAGTTTAAAACAATTCATACAAAAAGTTTGTGAAGACAGTTTTAGTGAGGTATTTTATGAAATAATTTTTAATGATGATGAATCTTATACATTAACATTAGATTTTGAAAGTGAAATTCAATTTAGAGAATATATTAGTAAATTTAAAACAATAATTAATACTTATGATGCGCAGTAATAACAACCTAGAAACAGAAAAAATAATTAGACGATTAAAATCTGTTAAAAAGAATCCTTTTATTTTCATGTCGATTACTGATAGTGGAAATACACAATATTTAAAATGTTCAGAAAACGGTGCTAAATTTCCATTTAATATTCCTGAGTTTATTGAACGTGTTGGTATGATGGCTTATGGATGTGAAATTATAGTTGATGAAAACTTTATCCGTTCTAATAACTTTTTACCACCAACACAAAAAACAACAATTGTTCTTTGTGATAATCCATCAACATTTAAAGATGAGGTTGTCGAAAATCAAAGTAGAACTGTTGCAAGATATATCACATTCATTAACAAGAGAAGTATTTTAAGTTATATCATTGACCATGAAATTAGACGTAAAACACCTCTTTATTTCATTCTTTCGCAAGATACACAAGATAGATTCTTAGGTATTAAAAGTCGTTATATCTATGATACATTAGAATTGTGTGTATCTGATAGAAAATCAAACGGTAATGTTTTATCAAATATTGAATCAACAGTTGATGGTTTCTACAAACATCGTATTGAAACTTTTGGAACTGATGTTTCTGATAAAGAAAATGAAAGACAACAAAAAGTAGATACCGCGAATAAAGGTCGTAAAGAAACTATTTTAAACGGTTCAATGAAAATAGTTGAGACATTTAAGAAAGAAGATACGGAAGGTTGTGGATATGTTTTCAAAAGATATTCTAAATAATGAATAAATATCAACTTTTAAGAGTTTATAGTATTTTCAAGAATCCTACAACTTCAAATAGTTTGAGGTTGTGGATTCTTGAAAATTTTATATCATTACCATTTGTTTTTATTCATGAGAATGCACACGCTTTAATGGCTTATGCTATTTTCGGAGATTATATAATTACATGGAATCATATAGTTAGAGTTGTATATAATCCAAATAAAAGAGAATTTGATTTATATGGATATCACGCATTTGCATCACATCACTTTTATTTAAAGAGTCCTATTCATAATAATATTGGTAGATATTTAGTCTCTATAGCACCGTTATTAGCACAGTTTTTTATTATTAACCTTATGTTCCTATATAGTAAATCAATAGGTGTTTTGTATTTATTAATTTTGCTAATTTTCAGGAAATCATGGACTTTATCATCTAGTGATAAAAAATCATTGTCATTAGGTATTTTGAATATAATTTGTATGCTACAAGGATATATAAATAAAAACGTTTATAAATATGTTAGTTAAAATAAAACAACAAAAAGAGATTTCACAAGCACCATTAAATATTGATACAAAGATTTATAATGCTTATACACAACATAATGGAATCAAATCATTCATTGATTTATCAACAGATGTTATTGTTATAGGACTTTATAGTTTCGAAGATATTAATGATGTTGTTTTTGATGTTGTTAGTACATCAAAAGTAGAAGGTATTCCAACAGATTCAACAAGTGGTTCAATAGTTGTAACAGCAGAAAGTGGTGATATACAAACGTATGTTTATGAGATTGAGTCATTGGATTACTCAGTTGGTAAACCTATTTTGAATAGCGCGTCAAACTCTGTTGGTGAATGTGCTATTGTTAGTGAACCTACTCATATAAGCCCTTTAATTAGTTCATTGTATGTTGGCACTTTAGCGAAACCAAGTTCTGATGTAATAGATACATGGGATGTTCAAGAAGGTGATGCTGTATTTTTGGAAAATTCATCAGATTTTTCAGCAATTGAATTAGACCAACTTTATAATGGTTCTGATAAATATCTTAAAGTGTTTCGAAATATTGATGCAGGTGGAACAGACCATACAAAGTTTACATATTTTAGGATTATTGAAAAACCTTCTATTTTAGATACTGCACCAGTTGTTGTGCCTACAGAAGATGTTTATCAAAACATGATTGGTTTATGGATTAATGGAACATTTATACCTGCTTATGAGGGTATTAAAGATGATGTTGAAGATTTATACTCTCAATCAGATTTAGAAACATTTTTATCTGATAATAATATCACAAACTATACTGTAACATTCGAAAAGATTGATACCGAATTTTATATGCAAAATTTAGATAGTGCTATTAATTGGAATAAAGAGTTTGATAAAGGATTTAAGTTAAATGATATACTTTCATTAGATATCACTTTAGCAAATAAAATAATTGAGATTTCTGATAGAGATTTTATACCATATTGGAATTTAGAAACTCTAGGTGTTCAATTTAATTCAATAACTGAACAATACAACACCCAATTATCATCTAGAAAGGATTTCATGAGTGACAGGGATTATAAAGTTTGGGAGTGGTTCACAATGTATTTAAGTGACGGGAATATACCTGATGTAAAATATGATATTTCTGATTACTTGACGTATAGTTGGTTTGCACAAAAACTAACAGATGATGATATCAACTTCTTTAAGGTACGTTTAGAATATATGAATAATGTATTTAGTGACTATAAATCAGACCTTAGTAAAAGTGAATTATTGCTTATTGTGAATCTATTCATAGTATTAGAGAGGGTTATTAGAAGTAATTCTGTATTAAATTTACCATCTAGTACATCTGAAATGTCTGCAAAGGCTTTCTCTGATGGATTCCATAAATTAAAGTTAAAACAACCATTTTAAAACATAATAACTATTGAGATATACAGATTTTATTTACACAACGTTAAAAAGGGATAAACAAGATGTTTACCTTAAAACAAACGATAAGTCGTTACCATGCAAGATTCAAAAATTTAAACTTAAAACAGAAGCTCACTTTACTAAAATAGAGGTAAATTCTAGAAGTATTCTAATCGAGTTTAAGTTTGAGTTCCAAAATCATAATTATAGCGATTCTAAGAGGTTTTATTTTGGCGAAGATGTTTCACCATATAAGATTAGAGAACGTATCAGAAAGTATATAGATAGTGTCGTTAATAAGAAAATTATTGATGATTTTGGTCAACAATTCATAGATGATTTGACAAATGAATCTTTGGAACGGATAAGAAAACGTTTTGTGAATAACAAGAAAACTGTACAAAACAATAGAAGATAAAATAAAATCAACATACAAGCTGAAAATAAAATGAAAATTT